AATGTTTTGCCATAGCCCATCCAACGAACCATGTCACAATGATATTCAAATTCTTCAATACTCTTATTTACTACTTCTTCACGGTCACTCGCTAAAACTACAAATTGGTCAGGGTGAAAACTAAGACGGACATCATTAGCCCGTGCAGTCTCGCCGATGGGACTGAACCATCGTGCTAGACTATCTTGCATTGTTTTATCTTGCCAAAAGTCTTGCCAACCATCCATTGTATAGAAGGGAAGCATGTCCGATGTAAGACGAACCATACGCAATGATGGTTCTAGTGATGACACTTTTTTAACTAGTGCATGAGTATTGAGAATGTTTTGCTTTGATACCTCAAGTATCTTTTCTTCTGCGGTGCTACGAGATTGTCTATTGATCCATGCACGGGTTGTACCGCCGGTGGTTAGTTCTCTGACAGAACAGACTTCACCTTTACTGTTTAGTTCACTAAATTTACAAGCAAAGCCTATGCGTTTGATAGATTGATTTGTCAAGATAAAAGTCCAAAGTGATAAATAATACATATAGTGTAACAGAATTACGCAATAAAGTCAACTATTTACGGACAACAACATGAGATTTACCGAATTTATATCTGAGAACGAAAAGCCAGGATTATGGGCAAACATCCATGCCAAACGTGACCGAATCAAACATGGATCCGGTGAGCGTATGCGTAAGCCCGGAAGCAAGGGTGCTCCAACAGCAGATGCATTGAGAAAGTCAGCAACTGATGAAGCAGCTAATCCAGCACAGCAAGCAGCTATCGCTATCAATATGAAGAAGCATCATCAGAAGCCAAAAGGTGTGGCGGAAAGCGAGTTGGATAAATTTAAAAAGTATACCAGACCAGTTGTAAAGACTGAACCAAAGATCGAAAGAACAACTAATCCTGCAGGAAGAACAACTGACCATGTTGAATGGAAAGTTACAAGTCCGACGGGCGAGATTCACAGATATAAATCTAAAAAACAAGCACAAGAGCATTTTGATTCTTTTGGTCAGCAAGGTGTGGCGGAAGGCGACATGTATGGCGATCAAGAAGTAAGTTGGGAAAAAGGTGGTCGTAGAGCCCCAACTGGTGCATTTAAAAATCCTCATACCAGCGCATTAGGTCGAGCATTATATCGTGACCTCAGCAAGCAACCTAAATTAAGCCCGCAACAAGTCCAACGCAACAAAGAGCGTTGGGCACAGCGTCAAGCGGAGCGTGAGCAAGGTGTGGCGGAAGGCTCTGAAACACCACAACAGCAACAAGTTCGTGCTGCAATTACTAAAGGCATGGAAAAATGGGATAGTAATAATAAGGCTACATATCAGAGTCAACCAACTAAAACTAATTATATGCCACCCAGCGGTTACGCTAGCGATTCATTGACAGGAGTAGATTCCATTGATCCTGATGGTACCGTGGTCATATCTCTTGGAAATACTGGTGCCGAAGCCACAATTAAAAAATTAGCAACATTAGGTGGTATGCCCGGCATTAAAACTAGACAACTGCAATCACCAACCGTTTCATCTAGAGGTGTGGCGGAAGGCAGAAAGCCATTTCGTGATTTAAAATCTTGGGCTGACCACGCAAAATCACAAGGATTGAAAGTAAGCCCATCTGATCACATTGATTGGACACACGATGCTACTGATAAAGAAGGTAAGGTGCGTGGTAGATTTGTGACTACTAGTGTCCCACAAAATAGTCGAGGATTCATCCACCAGCAAGGTGTGGCGGAGGGAGAGAGTACTATTCTTTCTCCTGGAACACAAGTTACAGTACCTCACAAGGGAAAAATGGTTTCAGGTAAAATCGTTAGATATGATTCAGGCAAAGGTATAGAGTCCCCAGCATATATTGTTGATATCAGCGAATACGAATCACTCATCGTTCCAGTTTCTAGAGTGAAGCAAGACATGGATGAAGGCGAGAATTGGTCAAAGCACAATAACAAACGTGCAGGCGGGATGAGTAAAAAGAGTGTAGCCAGTTATCGCCGCAGTCATCCTGGAAGCAAGATTCAAACAGCAGTCACAACTAAGCCTAGTAAATTAAAGAAGGGCAGTAAGGCAGCAAAACGCCGTGCTAGCTTCTGTGCTAGAATGCGTGGCATGAAGAAACATCGTACTGGTGCGAAAACAGCACACGATCCAAACAGCAACATAAATAAAAGTTTGCGTAGATGGCATTGCGAAAGTATTGAAGAACTACACGAATTAGTAATGCTTGCCGAACAATTTATTAGGAACAATAAGAAATGAAAAAACTACTAACGATACTTGCATTGACCTTCTTTGGTTCTGCATTTGCCGGAGAGATTACAGTATGTGATGGACAGTATGCATTATGTGCTGCTAGTACTTGCAAACCAACTAACAAAACAATTACTGGTAATAACGGCGTAGCATACCCAGAAGTAGAATGCCGTTGCCCAATACTTAAAGGTCGTGCTATCGCTGATACATCAGCAGGTAACATGCAAGGTTCATGTGCTGCAACTGATGATAAACATGTTTGGAGTTTGTTTGCTCCTAAACTTTACTACCCACAAGAGGCTAGCAATTTTAGCAACAAACCAAAAGATAAAAAAGTAACTATACAAAAGTGTGATGCTAGTTTGAATCTAGGTGCAAAGTCTAGCAATTGCTTTAGTTGGAATTGTACGATAGGTAGTGATGGTATTGCACTATGCTCATGCCCAACTGGTCAAGTACCGGCAAATACTGCATTTTTAACAGAAGCAGGTCAAGGTAACCCAGAAGCATGTTCACAATACCCAGTAAGTTTACCAATCAAAGCGCAAGATAAGGCTGAAGCTAAGGAAGCAAAAAAATGAACTTTAAAGAATTACACGAAGGCGCAGAGCCAAATATGCCTGGTGCCCCTAGTGGCATCAAGATTATGACACCTCAGCAGTTCGTTGCTAGTGCAGGTGATTCAAAATCTGATGAAGAGGTATCAGAAGGCGGTAATGCATTCATGCCAGGCATACAAAATACGGCAGAATACAAAGCAGGTTTTGCAACAGGCAAGTTACCAGTTCCATATCCTGAAGGTACACAACAATATGCTAGCTATTACAAAGGAGTGATTGATAAGTCTACCCCTAATTTAAATAAAGGTACAGCAGGAAATTCGTTGACTGAATTTGCCCCTAGTGATGACGGTGATGATGGATTTAGTGAAGAAACACTAAAAGGTCTTGCAGCGCAATGGTGGAATGGTGATGAAGATCCTCGTGTAGAAAAATTATTGATGGCTGCAGGTTGGGAGATTGGTCAAGATGATGGGTATGACAACGGTGGTGTGTTTGTGGTGCGAGCCGGTGATGACAGTGGTCATAGTTATCTCAGTTGGCCAGCAGAAGAACTAAATCCTAATTTATCAGAAACACATTTAAATAGAATTCGTAGCTTATCTGGATTAGTTGAAGCAACTAAACTACCAGCACAAACTCGTGATTTGGATAGTCAAGAATTTCAAGACTATATGAAGCGTATCGTTGGTACACCTGATTTAGACAAAGAAGGTAATGTTAAAGTAGATAAAAAAGGTAACGAAAAGTATACTACTGGCAAGACCAAAGGTGACAAATACAAGATGCCTTACATCCATCGTAGTAGTGTAGTTACATACTTAAGCCCAGATGGTAAAACATATGATGAAGATGCAGTTAAACAAACATTAGCAATTCGTCCTAAATCATTATTAAAGCAAAATGAAAAGATGAAACATAGCAATGGTGAGTTTGAACAATTCTTCAATGTTGGATTTGCAGCATTAGTAGGAATTGCATTAGATGAACAAACTAATAAATTAATCATTGTTAATACTTGTCCAGGCGCTGGCTCTTGTAAAGTAGAGTGCTTTGCTATGAAAGGCGGCAAGATTCAATTCAAGGCTGCATGGCAAAGTGACGGAAGAATACTAACATATCTATTAAATGATCCTGATGGTTTCTTCAATCAACTAAGTAGTGAAATATCTGCTGAGGCACAAGCAGCAGCAAAGGGTGATAAGAAATTCCCTAATGGTTGGCAAACAACAGTTCGCTGGCATGATGCTGGTGACTTCTTTAGTCCAGAATATTTAGACATGGCATTGAAGATGGCTGCTAAACATCCTGATGTTAAGTTCTATGCTTATACTAAAATGGCTGGAGCAGCATTAGCGGATAAGCCAGACAACTTCATTATCAATTGGAGTGAAGGTGCTAACACTGCACAAGAGAAACAAATCAAAGCACAAGATCCTAAGTTAGATAAAACAAAGAACAGTCGCATCGTTCCAGAGAAACTATTCTATGACTTATTGGCTAAGGACGAGAAGGGCAATTTAGCAAAGACTCCAGATGGTGCATGGCAACCTGCAGGGCCGCAAGAATTACAACAAATGAAACAGCGTATTGCAACAGAATACGGTATTAGTGCTAACTCTATTTTGAGTTATACTGAGTACATGGCTAAGAGAAATTCAATCCCAGCTGGAATGAAGTACAATGTTATTGTTGCACCAGGTGAAGGTGATGTTAGTGCTAACGACCCAGGCGTACTAAGTACCTTATTGCTAAGACATTAAACTTTAAGTATTTCTTCCAAAGAGTATAACTCTTTCATATAGGGTGACACATTATCTAATACAGATATTGTTAAGTCACCCTTTCTTCTTGGGCCGTGTTTTACATCAAAGTCAGCATCATTGACCTTCTTGTATAGATCAACAATCTGTCTAACTGAACGACCTATACCGTGACCTAATGATTCTATTTGATTGCTTGGTTTCTCAATTGCAGTATGTAATGCATCACATATCTCATTAACATGCACATAGTCACGAATGCAAGTTCCATCAAATGTATTATAATCTGTACCAAAGATAGTAAACTCACCCTTGTCTTTTGCCTGCATTAAATTGTGCATCAATCCATCTGGATTGGTTGGCGCAAATCCATCGCTACCAATTACATTGTAGAATCTAAAGATAGTATATGGTGTAGGTCTATGCTGTGTACAATATTCACGCACAACATCTTCTGCGGCACGTTTACTTATACCATATGCACTAGCACAACCTTCTGCTGCACCAGTACTAGCAAATATAAAGTTCTTTGTTTTTATCTTGTTGATGACATTCATTGTGCCATTTAAGTTAGTGATGTAATATTGAATAGGAATTTGTTCACTTTCACCTACATTAACTAATGCAGCCAAATGAATTATTGCGTCAAATTCAATTGATAAGTCAATTAGTTTGCGTATATCATGTTGATAGAATTCACGCAATCCGTCAGCTTGTGGAATATTGATATCTAGTCCATGCACTTCATACTTGTCAGCTAACATCTTAATTAGATGACTACCAATATATCCTGAACAACCTGTTATTAATATTTTTTTCATGTAAATGAAAACAGACTTTCGCCTGTCTCTTCCTCTGTTGGTTTGTATGTTGGGTCTTTACTTAGATAACTATTATCATCTGTGTATATATTAACAATAAATTTGTAACGGTTAGCCAACACACTTTCAAAATCTTCACGGGCTAAATGACTACGATTCAATTCTTTGATATAGTCACGGTAGCATATTGTATCATAATTATTAATCTTTGCTGCATTTGTATTGCTGCGTTTTGCTACAAAATCATCTAAGAACTTTATCCAACCTTGTGCAGTATCATCATCTAGTTTTTTGATATAGTCTAATGCACCAGTATTGTAATAGTTGTCAACAATATATAACATACTAATTAGATTGCTAGCGTTTGCTAGTTTCTCTTTATAGAAATATTTTTCATCAAAGTTATCAGACCATTCTTGATTGTCTAATACAACGCATGGCATATGACCAAGACATTCACTAAACGCAAAAGGATAATTTTCACCTAATGCTGGCATAAAGAATACTTTACAACTCTTAATGAAGTCTACCTTTTCTTGTCCTACAATAGCTACTTTAATTTCATAGTCTGTAATACCTGCTTCACTAAATGCTTTCTCAAACTTCTTAGCACCAGTACTATTAGTCATTACTTTGCAAGGTAAACCTGTTTCTTTCATTACTTTAATATAAGCGGACGGGTTCTTGCGTTCTTCCCATCGTCCAATAAACAATACACCACTACGAGGTCCATTGTTAGGTTCAAGCAATTTTCTCTCACTTAATGGCATACGCAATAGTGATACATTCTTTGCACCATACTTAGTCATCTCATCAACATTCTTTTGACTTTGTGTTCCTACAAAACTATGTGATAGTTCCATATGCTTGTTAAAGAAGTTATGATATTCATCTAAGCATACATCACTAAAGTCTTGTTCATCACGGAACACCATGCTATATGAATGAGTATAGAATACAACTGGAATATACTTACCTATTCCCATTGCATAAGCAGCACTCATTGCCTCTTGCGTGTTACACACTAGCATATCATAGATATTAGACTCAAAAGCAAGCATGAGACTTTTTCTAAAGTTAACCATCTTTTCAAAATTGATACTATCACTAAATGCAAATGTACCTGTATGATCTGAATAGCGTATACCAGAATCTGTATATATGATATTTGCACCCAATGACTTAACCAATGTAGCTAAATCGTTTGTTGGTTCTTTATCTAATATGATATCAACTTTCCAGTTGATACGATCTCCTAGTTCAGTAAATCCCTTAGCAAATTGACCTATACCACCATGTGTTATAAAGTGCTGATCACTAATTAAAAATCCAATACGTTTATTATATATCCGCATTCCATACCTCATCTACAGCCGGGACAGTAATCCATTCAGTTAATTCTTTTCTAATTAGAAATGAACCTGTTCTTGGATTTGTTATGCTGTAATCTGTTATTTCACGTTCATAACGATATTGCAATATCTTCTCTGGACCTTCTTCCCAATTGGGTGTAACAAGCCAACGCATCTCAAATTTCATATTAAATCCTTTAATCTTGCTATTAAATATTCATCTTTATCGTACCAACGATGTTCATACAACCAATCTGTATCACCTGCTCTGTATCCTGCGGTAATACAATATGCATTCTCTAACCACATTGTACGCTTTGTTATATGGCATTGTCTAGGCAATAGGGTAAACTTTAATTTTCTACCCATAATACATTTTTTAAAATGATAATCACCGGCTGTTTGTGTAGTCCAATCACTTGAGGGCATTATTCTCTATCCACTCTAGCATTTACATTAGCACGATGTGCCATATAGAATACCGCTACTATGTATCCAAGTAAGAATCCCCAGAAGAATGTCATTTAAGTGCCCCATTCGTTTTTGAATAACGGCACTTGTAGTCTATCACTGTACCGCCATCCTTTTCGCATTGCCATTTCTGCAACCGCCCTATTATTAAGATTGTACACCCGCTCAACGCCACCACAAGGCATAAGATAGACATGACCACGAAAACCCCTCTTACGATACGCATTTACTGCCTCCTCAGCTTCTTCCATATCCTCGTTAGTAGCTACTACAAATTTGAGATATGTATGCCCAACTTGGCTATATTCATAGATTATGTCTGGGCAGATAGCATCATCCCACTTCTCACCACTGATGCTGAGTTTAGGACTGACGCTGAATGTGATAGAACCCATGCTACGACTTGTACACCATTTATTCAAGAAGAATCGTAGATCCTGATGTAATGATTGTGTACCATTAGTCTCAAAAGTTAGTTCTTGTAAGCTACGCATCTTCTCGTTTGAAAGTAAATCAACAAAACTACGCTGCCAACCTAGTAGTGGCTCACCACCAGTGATGACAAGATGCTCATCTAACCAACGCTTCTCTGGCAACATATCCATGATACTACTAACAATACTATCAGTTTCAAGCATTGGACTTAAGTCTTTGAATCTGGGATCCCAACTCGCATAGCTATCACATCCTGTACTGACAAGTGGTAACATTTTGTAATCAGTATACTTTGTCGGGTCGATATTATTTGCTTCCTCGCTTAGTTTACCTTTCGGCATACCAAAGCCTGCACATTTGAAGTTACATCCGAATGTTCGTAGAAATACTGAGGGGACACCCATGTATCTACCTTCACCTTGAATGCTATAGAATAGTTCTGCTATTTTTAATTTTGCCATGTTTTATTGCCTGAATGAATTTATGTCACCTAAATATACTTTTTTGTTTTTAAAAATATCATCTTTTAATATTTCTTTTAGTAAAATTTTATCTTCTGCGTTTAAATTTAATCTATCGTACATAATGTTATCTAAATGTCCCCACTGCCGTATACTATTAAAATATATACCTGTCAAGTTTTCATATGATAATTGCCAATTAATATAGTCTTTAATTTCTTTATAATTACCTTTTTGGACAGTAAAAGAAGTACTCCAGCCAATAAAATTTTTAAAACTGTTACTTATAATCATTTCATTAAGAAATTTTAAATTTTCATCTAATTTATCTTTAGATCCATTTATTCTTATCTTTGAATAAGTTTCATTTGAAAATGCATCGATACTTACTGTAATATGTGTGATATTATTCCATAATGGTTTTATTTGATTCCAGCGTGATTCTGTCATTAAAATACCGTTGGTCATTAGTTTTATTGTTAAATTTTCATTTAGATTTTTTGTTGACAATGTTTTTAAGTAATTCCAATAAGTAGGACTTGCAAAAGCATCTCCACTACCAGTAATGTTTATACTAACCTTTTCACCTTGTTCTAATAAATAATCAACAAGTTTTTCAACTTTGTCATTGATATTATCTATTTGTTTATTTTCTCCCAATTTATGAAGTATTAAATTATTACGACAACTAGGACATTGCAAATTACATGATAAATCATAACAAAAATGAATTATGATTGAATTAGAATTTTTATAAAAATCTAATAATTGCAAAGGTACAATTGTATTACCAGGCATTACTTTATCATTTAACATTTGACTAATAAAAGGACAATAGTCATTGCAGTTTGTGAATTTACCCTCACTCATATCTGATATCATAGCTAGTCGTTCTGAATTATTAATGATATCTTCTATTGAATCTGTAATAATATTGCCGCAAAATTTTGGTAACCAAGAAAAACAACATATAGTAATATCACCATTGTGGTGAATTTCTAAATGTTTTGATATTTTATAACAGCCGAAATTTTTTAAATATTCCTGTGTTCTTGCATACTCATTTTCTGATTTCATTAAAAAATTCATGTTATGATTCAATCTTTAAATTCATTATCTTCTCTGTGTCCTTGACGACCTGCCATGTTTGAATCAGTCTCACGTACTTCTACTTTACAGCACCAAACACGTTTGGCTTCTTCACTGCCGCAGTTGGGTAAGAAGATAGTGTTCACATATTCATATAAGAAATCACTGATACCTTCACATCCTGTCTTTTCAACCTCTGTAATTTTTGCTAGTTTAAGTTTACCTAGATTCAATAGATGTTCACGCATCGGGTCATCTTGTGCGACTAGTAATGTATGATCGAACCATTCTTCTAATTTTTCTTTGAGTGGTTTCAAGCCACCAAAGTCAGTCACCCAGTTTCGTGCATCTAATGTATCCGCTTCAAATTCAAAATGAAACGACATTGCGTAACCATGAATCATGTTACAATGACTATCTGCACGCCATTGACGATAAGCTACTGGACCTATCTGTTTGTACGTTTTTGTACTGAAATATTTTTTTGCCATGTTGTTCTCCTATGTTAATTATAGCATAGGCAGCAGAATTTGTAAAGCGGGATGATGACCGAAGACCGCTATCTTTATTTATCCTTTGATTCAGCTTGTACTACACGCTTACGCAAACTACTGCTACTGAAACTATGGTCACGGCTATTGAATACTAATTCAATCTTACGCTTCTCGCAGATTGCTCTACCAGTAAAGTCTTTCTCCATGTACTCAACCCCTAGTATACGCACATCTACTGGCAATGTCAACAGTATGTCTTCCAAATCTTTTTCTGTATTGTAAACAACAATTTCATCTACAAAACGGACAGCACTTAAACTGATTTGGCGTTCAACAATACTTTGAATGGGAGCATTCTTATCTGGTCTATCCCATTGTGCATTATTTTGTAACCCAGCAATGAGGTAATCGCAATGATTCTTAGCTTCACTAAGCATTGCGATATGTCCTGCATGTAATATATCAAATTGCGAGAACACGATACCTATCTTTAGGCCTTGTAATTTTAGTTCTTTGATACGGTTGAATATCATTCTTCAACTCCAAAAAAGTGTTCTTTAATTGCTACATAACTGTCAACACCACATTGAACATAACCATCCCAATGTGTGTCCTTCATCATAAGTTCATCTTCCAGCACAGGCAGATATTGTTCTCTTACTTGATTCATACATTCAGCTATAATCAATTCAGCAAGATTTTCTAAGTTTTGTTTGTCATCATCATGCCCGTATAAGCTAGACCGTTTTAATGCCCAATCAAATCCAGCCTGTTCAGCAAGTTGTTGAATTCGTTCGTTCATTTCCCACCCCGAGCCAATTGATAGAATTCTGCTCTTGCTGCTGGATCACTTTTGAATCCACCACCTAATTTACTTGTAACAGTACTAGAGCCAGTATCTTCTACACCTCTTGATTTAACACAATAATGTTGTGCATCAATCATGACCGCAACATCTTCTGTCTCAAGGATATATTGCAATGCGTGAAAGATTTGTTCTGTCAATCGTTCTTGTATTTGTGGACGCTTGCTAAAGTATTCTACGATACGATTGATTTTACTCAATCCAAGTACTTTCTGATTGGGAACGTATGCCACAGTTGCTAGTCCATCGATGACTACAAAGTGATGTTCGCAATTGCTTTGTACATTGATATTGCGTTCGCATACCATTTCGTTGTACTTCATCTTGTTATCAACTGCTGTACATTTAGGAAATGCCTCATAATCTAATCCCCAAAAGATTTCATTGACATACATCTTTGCTACACGTTTTGGGGTGTCAATCAGACTATCATCTGTTAAGTCAAGACCTAATGCTGTCATAATATCAGCAAATAATACTTCAATGACTTCAATCTTGCCTTTACGGTCGATGATTTGACCTGTCTCTTTGATAGGAGTTTCAACTCCCATCTTAACCAAATGTTCGTGTACTTTTTGACCCAACTCTGGATCTGTTTTTGTTTTATTATAACTCATAGATAACCTTCCTTTGTGATGGTTTTTGTTTTGAAATGTAAGCTACCGTTGTGTAGCTTACATATTTATTTATCACAGATTAAGCCTTAGCTTCTTTTCTTGCTGCTTTTTCAGCGGTGATTTCATTACGGCGAGCCTTGACTGCTTTAGCTAGTTCACCCAATGCTTTACGGGCACGAGTTCCTGCTGCTGCATTACCTTTTTCAAATTTTTCATGTTCGGCTTCGTATGCTGCCAATTGTGTTTTAATATCATTATGTGCGTTCATTTTATTTCCTTTTTAAAATTTTTTTTTATTCGTCAAGTCTGGTGATTTCTAAATCACAATCAATAATCATTTCGCATTCGTCTTGACTCCAGCCGTGTTCTTCTAAGTCAAGCCAAGAATTACCTTCTTCAAAGAATTCTTCTATCCAAGCTGTAGTTTCTTCATCACAGTCATCTGTGTCAACTTCTTCCCAGCAACCATCGCTAGTTTCAACTAGTTCAGCTTCATATCCGCAGTCGTACATATCTACTCCTGCTTCAATATCAGGGGGATTATCATCTTCTGTTTCTACAGTAAATTCTCCCCAACGCCATCCTGTTTCAACCATGACCTTATTACCATCTTTAGTAAGATAGTTACGTTCAATGATTGATTTCTTCCATGTTGGTTTTACACTCCATATTGCCATTTTAATATTTCCTTTCTTTAGTGTGTTTTCTGTAATCAGTACTCATGCGTAGCATATCATCGCCCTTGCCCTCTAATATATCACAGATTCTATCAATCGTGCTATCGTTACGGTCACTTATCTTTCCCATGTTCTTATGAGGCTCTTGTAGAAGCCTACGTAACTTACCAATAGCATTATCAATGCTCCAAGGGATATACAAACGGTCAGGATCGTTAGCGAAAGTTTCAGGGAAGCTACGATAAGCAGGATAGAGAACATTGCATCCGAGTGCATCAGCCTCACTGACTGTGTTCGAAACCCAATCTTGTAACGCACAGTTAAATACAACCCGACTATCATTAACAATGTTGTAGTATTCATTCTTTTCTAAATCCTCATGTATTGTCAATAGTCCACGACTCACCAAGTCGCGGGTTCGTTGCATATAGCTGTCGCTATTAGATTTAAGTTTACCCCCGCTACACACGCAGAATTTAATATCAGTGTCTGGGTTTTCAGTGTACCATTGTTCAATGAGGTCCATATAGAAATCAGGTTGTTTCTCCTGATCCCAACGGGCACTGAATACTACACGATTCTTTCGTTCATTAAATGGCTTGATACTAGCGACACGACCTTGTACTTCACTCTTGCCAAATGCTAATCCACTGATATTGTAGATTGGAGCACGCCAACCTGCAATCTTCATATGCATTACCATTTCTTCATTAGTTGCTAGTACACCGTCTACGAACGAATCAACCATCTTTTCATAATGCCCCATAAATTCTGACATATTCCAAACATGTACAAAATCATCAGGATCAATAGACTGGGCAAGACAGCGAACAAAAATACGAGGACGGTGCTCACTACTGATTTGATTGAGTATATAAGGTAGGCTCTCAATACCGGGCTGAAACATGTCCTCAAAGTAGATAACATCTTCATTGTTCAGTTCTCCTGCTTTCATCATCTTGATTAGATTCATCAGTTGACTCATACCGTAGTATGTGCGACCATGTGCATCTAATACTTGACCCGTTACTATTGCTTGGTCATTACTAAGTGTTTCCCCGGGTACTACAACATAGTTGATACCTCTAAGATCAAACACCGTAGTATTCCACTCTTGCAATTGCAGAGTGTACCTTGCTTTGTAGGGCTCAAGCCCCATGTAATATAGCTTACGCATTATGGACGAGCGTTTTCTTGCCACTGATCTCTCGCAACTTTTCCAGTTGCGAATTTTGTATACTGACGATAGACATAACTACGTTGGTCGTAGAGTTCTGCTTCGTTGTACTTATAACCAAAATCCACGCAGAATTCTAGATATTTCTCTAGGTCCTCAAAGATTTGTTGAACACGTGGGTTTGATTGAAAAGTTTGTTTTGCCATTTTATTTCCTTAGATAGCGAGGTTAGTTAAAGGTTTAGTTACATTATAAAAAATCGTAGCACCATTCTCATTGTCCTCTGAGACAGTGATAGTGATATTACGATCTGGATACCGAGTTGCAATAACCTCATAAAGATCATCACTAATCATTTCACAACTTTTGTAATACAATGCAAGAATGCCTTGAGAATATTGATTCTCTAACCATCGTTTGAATTGAATAAACTCAATATCACGGTCGTTGTGAAATACTTCAATCGTCACCTCAAAGTGAAAGATGTGACGATGTGGAGTTGCTAAAAAGCTAACATCATACTCATCACCTGTTGCCAAGTTAGGGTCTGTTGCTGCTGCGGGGTATTTATGAATACCTTCTTTTTGAAAACGTACAAAAATTGTACGCATTGCTTTATCTTTAATTCGTTGACGTTTTTCAGCCAATACTTGCGTTTGTTGTTCCATTATCTATCATCCTCAAAATTAACTCGTTCATGGTCTTCATCCCATTGAAGTCTTGTATATCTTCTTAACTCTAAGTATACATCAAGCCTATCTATTTTCATATCTTTAAGGGCATCTACAGTAAAGTCTTTATCCTGTTCTGCTGCTAGTATTTTAGCATCAAGGTCCTTGAGTTGTTGTTCTAATCTTGCAATTCGTTGTCTATACATATTATTACTCCAAAACTAATGACATAGCGTCATCGCTATCTTCTATTTCCTCAATTGGTTCTTCATCTACAGTAAACAATTCATTAAACATAGTCATAGCATTAACTGTTTTTTTACCACTAATACCTTGGCTACCTGATTGGAATTGTTTCCAATAACTACTATGATAGTCAATCAACTCCCATGCTTCATCTTTAGTTTTCTTTGAAAAGATTTCATCAACTAATGTAGTGAAGAATCTATCACCTTCAAACTTATGAACAATCATCTTAGGAATCACACCTTGTTCATATTGCCGATTAGCCTCTTGAACTGCATTCATATGCATCCAAACATTGTGACTTTGAATCAATGTGTAACTCAATGTATCCCAACTTGTTTTAGTTTCTTTGCCATGTTGTCCTAAGAATCCTACCCCACGATAACACATATCTTTGAGTGTAAGTAAATCAGTTACTGGACTATCCGTAAATGTTTTATGTATTCCTTCAGCTAACACCGCATCACGAAACTTGCGAGTATCACTAGCATATGATTTCTTCTCGGCAGTCTTTTCCATTTGATAAGACCACTTCTTATTATGTTGAATAGTTGTATTAAAATATGCCAATCCTTTAGCTGCACTATAAAATGGACTTGCACAGTCAAAAGTAATTTGAAGTTTAGGATTATGATATTTACGAATAGCTTTTTGAATATCAGTAAACAATACTGCATATTCTAATATACTTGTACCCAAACAATGTACTAAATCATGCTTATCTTCACGCAATAACCCGTCGTGAATTATTTCAGTCAATCTACGCAATGTCAAATGAATGTCAATTTTATTTTGTCCACCGAACGCCCATCCGTTAAAATGATTATCTGGATAGATATTTGGGTCACAGTATTTTTTCATTTCAGTATACCATGTATCGCTGGCTGTATGATTACGACCCTGCAACACATTTAAAAACTTGCATTTCCCTGAGCGATTTTTTATAAAATATTCATTATTGATATGAGTAGCTGTTATAGCTTCTTCAACATTTTTGATACCATGCAGACTTTTTCCAGTACCTGGAATAGTGTTACCATCACTATCTTTTTCTACTGTCTTAGGGTCTTTCATATGAAAAGTAAGTTCAGACTGACTTGGTATATCTAAACACATACCATAGTCCATGTATGTGTCCATCCATGTTAATACTGCTTTGCGTTTTTTCATAGCACGAGGACAGTTAGGATCCTTCCAGTCTGCGGGCCATTGACCTTTTAAAATTTGAAAGCCACCACTGTCACCCAACATGAATGTACCTTGCTCACGCTCACGTATGATACTCTCATTGTTATCGTTCACAGTGGTATCTAAGTTAGCATGACCGGCAGAGTATAGTCCCCACTTGTAATAGTAAAGACCTTCTTTGCTGTTTAAGAAGTTTAATTTCTCAACATCGCCCTTGAACCCTGCAGGGATGCGAGCCTGATCAAAGTATGGTTCACCCTTGCGTTGCTTACCCAAACCAGCAATATAGAAACTGCTGACTGCGGGTAAGAACAATGCCCATTCAGGGTCTTGTTTTAGTGATAGATTATCCTGGACCATATGGTAAATCATTAACCTCTTCTTTTTTAATTAAAGTTCTGACAATACGTATCTGTTCTTCTTTTTGCTTGATAGTGTCTAGTAAATCTTTGATAGTGGGATTAGTTTCTGCTAATGCTGATAATTCCATTTCTTCATCACGCTTTTTTCTAGCCCAATCAAGTAATGATTCTGCATCAGATGATAACCCAATACTTGCATAGCTAGTATTCATTGTCATCCAAGTACTTCCGTCAAACACTTGCGTATCAGTACCATTAATACGTATCATCCCTTGAATAGGATTGTTTATATTCTGATTGATATAGGGAACACTAGTGTTCCCTGCGGAAACAACGGTGTACTTACCCATTGGAGCTATACCCTTGATCATTTTTTGTTCGCTGGAAGCAAGTAAACATATGTTGCGATACCACTATCAACTGTAATCTCAGTCGCACCTTGTTCGCTAATCTTGACTTTCTTGTCACCAACTTGATCCATGATACTCAAGAATTCTTTAACGGGCCACTTATGTGTACCAGCTAGTGTACCAGTCACTGGGGTGTTGAACACAAAGTTACCACTGTGAGTTGATGCATCACCAAAGTATATCTTCAAATCACTGCCATCAGTTTTGAATACAAAATGTTCTTCTTCGCTATTAGCATTTGCTTGCTTTTTAAGACGTTGAATACCTGCAACTGTCGGCTCAAATTCAACATTCCATTTAGCACCTTTGAATGATACACTCTTAACTTTTTCATCGACTACGCTTTTAAGCATAAGACGATAGTCATTAACAAAATCACCGTTCTTTGTTTCGAAATGAATAGTAGATGGAACATCTACACCATCACGCTGAGTACGAACAACATTGATTTTAGCATCTTTGTCATATTCGTCAAACCCGATAATTGTCTTGAGTTTACTCAAGTTAGGCATACCAAACACACCGATAAAGTCAGCTAGTGGGTCTTTGAATGTACCACTTACGATAACATTTTTGTTTTCAGCTACTGCATTGATAGTAGTCTCTGTATCAGTACCAGTAACTTTAACAAGTTCAATTGTACCAAGACCATGCGTATGGTCAATTAAGTCTTTTAAATAATCTTTCATTTTGTTTCCTTTGTTTAAAATATTTAGGAGTTCCTATCACGTATTATAGTGGAATATATTGCAATAGTCAACACCAGTTTAACCGAATGTGAATAAATCATCAAATGTTGAATTAACATCGGTGTTGCTTCTGATATCCCAATCTAATACACCAAGCAAGTTGTCTATCTTTTCATCAACCAATGTTGATTCCATTAGTAAATCATCAAATGGCAATTCTTTGAACCAACTTGGCAATCTCAATTCATCAACCGGATATGCGATACTAGTGAAACCTAATGCATTATCTTTGAGTTTACATACAACAATCTTCATACCATCTATAATCTTCTGGCTGTAGTTATCACCGTATACTCTGCGTAGATAGTTCCAGTTGATTGCTGCCCGTGCATGACCGACACCACACTTACCAGTCTTTTCAAACTCAATGGTATGCTTAGTCAAATTGTTAACACTCTTTGGACTACCCTTAGTCCAGCTGTCTTGTTCAGACAATTTGTTTTTGAATTCTTTGACCATTTCAATAACTTTATCCCTTTGAGCACCGGCAAGTACTTTTGTAAGTACATCCATTAAGAATTCTTGTATGTACTTTGGAGTATCAGCACGTTTCAAGTCAAGACCCATAGCTTTGATATCACCATTCTTGCCGTTTGTGTCTTTACGCTTGCCTTCTTTATCAAAGATATTAATAGCATAACGCTTCTTAGTAATAAAGATAGCACGATCACCAATCAATTCACGCCCAGCTTTAATGATTAAACCATTCTTTCTTGGAGCATGAAATGCTCGTTCCATGAATGCAGGGAATGATTCGTTTGCTTGTTCAGCAATACTATCATATAGTCCGATACAAGTTTCTTTGTTCCACTCTAGTTCCCCGTTCGCTATTTGCGAATTGAGAATAGGATATGCAGTAAAGTAACATGAGTCAGTATCACCATACACAATAGCATTACCATCGTGTGCATATTCACCTGCAATTGTTTCGTTGATTGTACTCATCATATGTTTAACAATCTGACGACCACTTAATGTAACTGATTGCCCGATACGCTTATCATAGAATCTGCAATGTTCATTCAATAGTGCGCCATACGCAGAGTTCAACAAAATCTTACGAACAAGTTGACGTTTATCATAATATTCATATTGGTCAGTGCCATAAGCTGCTTTTGCTTTAGCTTGCATTTCTTTACGTTCACTATACCAGCGAGACAATAGTCCTGGGACTACGCCCTCTTTCTCATAAGTAAAGATTGTACCATTCGCAGATAGCATCCATGGGCGATTGCTATCAAATATAATCTTCCATATTTCAGCAGCACTATATTCTTCACTGCGACCATCTTCATAATCTAATGTAAGCATTACTCCACGGTCTTGATTCATAATAGCTGTATACTCTAATACACTAAACAAGTTTTCCCATAGAATAGCACCAGTAACATCATCGTCACCTTCTTTGAATCGTTTCTTAAGGCTAGCAAGTTGCTTGCCCTTATCGTCCATATACTTGTCAGTTAATGTCTGACGGACTTGACCAACGATGGTTTCTCCTGCCATGTTGAGGGCACGAATAACCGAGGGATAGAGCGAGTTAATGTCAACTGCTCCGACATATTCGTGCATGCCTTTTTTGGGCGTAGCAACGAAGGCACCTGCTGCTGGCGTTGTTTCTTCTGCATTTTCATTCTTTCGTTTTTTGTCTGGCACTACTAAACCGCGTTCATGCGCTTCATTGAAAATTGCCATTTCAATCATAGCTACAGAACCCATTACTGTTGGCAGTAATACTGTATTCTCATGTGCTAGCTGATTAGCTAGTTCTAAGAATTGAAGTTTGTTGTGAATCTTCACTAACAACATGGTATCTTGACGATTATATTCAATAAACTTTTTAAAGTCTTTGTTATACAACTGGTCAAGAGTACCTTCATATTGAGTTTTGTTCTCTCCTACTTCCATCTCACCAATAGCATCTAACTTATATGAATGTCGTGATTCATAGTTATACTTTTTGTAGAGTTGTAAATAGTCCAAATGAATACGACCTACTAAATCGTATGTAGTTTCACTTTTGCCAAATCTTTCGTATTCTCTTGCTTTAGGAAGTTGACCCATCAAGCAAAACTTGCGTGTATCATCCTTACTCATTACTCTTGTGACACGATTAACCATATAAGGTATATCATATCCTTCACTGTTCCAGCCAGTCATTACATCAGCATCTTCAATGAGTTGAAAGAAAACATCAAACATATCCTTCTCGTTAGTGAAAAGCATACAGTTCTCAAACTCATTACATATTTCTTGCGCTGTTTCTGGACTCATGTGCTTAGGAGCAATGACCAATGTAACTAATGTATCTTGCCAATCCAAATATAATGAGATAGCAGTCACTGGATTGAATGGGTCAGTCGTAGGACTAAAACCTTTCTCAGGGTCAAAGTCTACCTCAATGTCAAAGAAGCAAGTATGTAGTTTAGGAACATCTGCCTTAAGATAGTTTTCACTAAGGCAACGAAAAATTACTGGCACATCACTTTCAAATAATTTCTTACCTGAATGTATACGTTTTTCTTTTTCAAACTCTTGTCGTTTGCGTGTACTGAAACGATTTACAGGGTCACCATATATACTGCGATACTTTCCCTTATGATCGGGATAGTAGAGTACATAGTTTGTGGGATATTCTTTGTATTGACGCTTTCCGTTCTGGTCTCGTTCCACCACATAGATACGATCCTCATCCCTTGAGTGTATTGCATCCACATAGGACATTACAGTGTTTTACCCACAGTTTCCAAGATAGTATTTAATTCCTCGTGGTCGGCATTTGTTTGACCAAGACTTGCTTTGTGTGCGACAGATATTGCCTTCTTAAGAATGCTAGGCTTTACTTCTAGTTCTTCTGCAATAGCCTTGACAGTATCACTTAGACCCTCGCGTAGGGTATCGATCTCGTGTAATACTACCATGCCCTCGTTGATAAGTTGAGTCAACTTAATCTTTTGCTCTCCGGTAAACATTTTATCACTCATAGTTTCTCCTTGTAAAGTAATTAGTATACATGCCTTGTGTAGAAAAGTCAAACATTTTGCTGTTTTTCTACAATCTTTTTAACCACAGTATTCAGTCCTGGGTTAATATGTAATGCGTGTGGCATTAAATGTGTTCTTACATAGTTACGCATATACTTCGTGTCATCATTGCTATTATCGTGACACCAATCAATTGATTTCTGTTCGCACCATTTTGTGAATTCGATTTTGTTTGTAGTTAGAAATGGGCGAACAACATTGTTTCTTTTTGCTGGGATAACTTTGGCTTGTCCATGCATTGCTGACCAAAGATATGTTTCTACGCAATCATCTAAGTGATGACCAGTTATCACTGGACCCAATGAATTGCCAATACTATCCAAAAAATCATAGCGTTCATTACGCCAATGTTCTTCCATGCTAAGTTCTTTGGGTTTACTCTTTTTAATCATCCCAATCATCAATGGAAGTTTTCGTTCTGTGCAGAAATTAGCAACAAATTGTAAGGCTCGTTCGCTATTCTCTGTTCCATGATGGAAGAAAGCGCAACCTACCTTATGCTTGTGTGAAAGGAAATCAGTGATGGCAACAGAGTCAACACCGCCACTAAGTGCGACAACAACTTCTTTTGGTAATGGAAAGAGTAGTTTTAGCATCTACGCATTATAGCATAGAAACGATTTTATTGAAAGATTTCTGGGTGACTTTTGCCAAATATTTTCATGGCTTTGCCCGCAGTCATATCTGCTAGCATTTCAATTGGGCTACCAGGATAACTATCGCCCGGTTCGATCATATTCAATTCACCTTGACGTACATGGGTTAGTTCGTGATAAACGGTACGCATAATGTCAACCATGTTACGATTAGCAACATATACCCAAACACTGTTATCGTTTTCTGAATGACGACCGGTGTGATGTCCTTGTTGTGCTTCTTCGGTATTGTAACTGAATTCAAATTTAGGTGTAGATTGTAGATGTAATTCTTTACTAGCCCACTGGATGAATTTTTGCATTATTGGATTGTCTTCCAAGAAGTTTGGTTCATCGCTTGCTTCATCTAATTTACCCTTGACCCATTCATCTGGTGATCTTTTGAATTTGTGAACGAACAAATCATGTAATGCTTTACCAGTGATACGATGTTTACTTGCAATATTTTGCATCAACTTGTCAATAGTATTATAGTCATATTTTTGCAATGACGGTAGTCTTTTTGATAATTCAATTGCAGCGGATTCAACAATGATGTGTTTTGTGAGCATTATGTATTTATCAATGGTGCTCACTTTAACGAACTAAATGGGTAGCGATTCCTATTCGTTGGCCAGCAGCCGGCCACACGGCCCTAAGGTGTGTTCTTACCAAGAATTTTCTTTTAATTCTAAGGTGTATGTATCAAATCTTTTCAATCTAGCTAAAAACTCATTAGTTTGTTCAGTAACAATTCCAGTCATTTGAAATGTAACTCGTGGAACATGTCCTGCATTTGCAGTAGAGTGCGGAACATTCTTCCAATCAAATGTACTGACATCGCCGGCTTTCCATCCAGTGTGATTATAATTACCATAACTCCAAAAATGTCCCATCTGCCAATCTGTTAATTGAACAACGATTCTAGTAACTAAGTATGGTTGTTCTGGATTCCATTTTTCAAGTTTGTCTAAATGCAAGTTCCAAACTTCACCCGGCATCTGCACATGTACACGATTCATGCAATCTTTCAATCCAAACAAATCACTAATCTTTTGCAGATTGGGAGATATCTTCCATGATAGATGACTGATTATATAATCTTTACCATACCCGGTTTGTTCTAAATCATAATCTTCTGCTGCTAGTTCTTCTTCAGGTCTAGATTTACCTGCTTGTCCTCGTGTACGCCATGTTGCAGGTTTGCTATTACTAACTGCGTTTTCAACATCACTAGAGTAGTCAGCAATAATTCTTCCTAACTTAACAACTGTGTCATAGTTTGGGTCCATTTTAGTTGTATCAAAGTGATACTTACTTCTTATTTTTGTATTTTCCCAATTTGAATTCATATTACAGTTACCCTTACATCTGATTCCCCATAATTTTGTTGATATTCAACTGGGGGTTGTTCTATATTTAACATATCACAGAGCATGGTATTATTTAATGGGGTTTTGCCTGGGTAGTTTAAGGTGCCGTTGACAATACCGATGTTCTGTGCTTCAATAATTTTAGACATTGCACGTAGATTTTTATAATGTTGATAGTTTGGATATGTAATATCAAAATGTCCGCATTTTACCCACCACCCTAAACAAGCGTCATCGGGTCTGTGTACCAATATCAGTGGACATTCTGGCCAGGTCTTTTTTATAAACTCAATATGTTGAGTATAGCTGAACCAATGACTTTTGATTATACGAATGCCTTCACCATTAAATGGGCGGTCAAATTCTAATTCGTGTCCTTGTTTGCTGCGTGTGCCAAGACCATCTCCATCTAAAAACCAATCGCCGAATTCCATGCCCGGATCAAAGTATGCACCCATATGCATGAGTTCTGTGCGACCAGTCGCATCATGAAAATAGGTGCGCTCAATACTGTGGTCACTGCGATCAATACTGGGACTGTGATAGATGTTCTTCGCTACACTGCTCCATTTACTGCCTGGGGCGCCGGCTACAAATATATATTTCATTCAGGTTTAAATCGTTGTGCTATTGGTTGCCATTCTTTGCGTAACTTAATCATGCTAGCATTTAGTCCTTGTGCTGTGTGTTCATTCGTACTTATGAACATCATGTTCTCCTCAAACTTTTCTTTAGCTTCTTTGCTATTGATAGCAGGGATGAAATTTGTACGATACCAGTCTTGTATATCTTTTGATGTACCTTTGGGTAGTATAAGATTCCAGCAGCCATATAGATTTAACCCCGGCGCGTAGTCTTTCATTAATGGCACTTTTTCTAATCCATGAATAGGTACTTCACTTGCTAGACCAATTAACTTTAACTTACCTGCTTGTACATAAGGATAACCAACTGCAACTGGTGTCACACTAAACTCAACATGCCCGCCCATAACATCTAATAATGCTTGCGCTGGCCCTTTGTACATAATAGTTTCAACCTTATCACCTGCTACATTCAACTTACTAGTTAGATATTCTACTGCTAGTTTATGTCCGCCTCCACCAATAGCAAAATTGATAGGTCTTTGTTTAGATTTAATTTCATTTATCAATTCTTCTGGGGTGTTTACTTTACTACTAGGGTGTGCCCAGAATGCTAATGGGCTTTTAGCAATATTAGCGATTGGTTCAAATTCAAAAATGTTATATTTAAGCATTTGCGGATACCATATTTCAGCAGTCACCCATTGACTATTACATGCTGGCATAGAGATGGTATATCCATCATTAGCTACAGTGTTGAAATAATTTGTAGCAAGATTGCCATCTGCGCCTGGTTTATATTCAGATATAAATTTTGTACCAGTGTTCTTTTCTACAATGTCTGCTACGATTTTAAAACTTATCTCATTGCCAGCACCCGGACCGTTTGGATATATAACAGTAATTGGTTTAGTTGGTTGCCAAGCTATAGCAGACAATGACACAAGTAAAGTTAGAATAAAGATTATTGATTTCATAAGAGTGATTAAATATATATTTAACAGCATTTATGACAGTCAATCAAATTTTATTAAACCAATACTTTGGTACCATTTGGCATCAAAATAGCGATCCTTCCAAGAAGGATACTAAATCAGGGAAACAATTAATAGACAAAATTAATCCCGGTGAATCAGTACTAGATGTAGGGTGTGGAACTAATCCTTTTAAAGGAATCATTCCCAATCTAACTGGAATTGATCCGGCTTTTGACCAAGCAGATCACAAGATATCAATTGATGATTTTGAAACTAGTGAGAAATATGATGTTGCACTATGTCTGGGTAGTATAAATTTTGGAGGTAGTAGTGACATTGAGAGACAAATTGCCAAAGTCATTTCATTAATGAAACCAAATGGGAGAATATATTGGCGTTGCAATCCAGGAAGACAAGATCACCCTAGTGATGAATGCAAAAATGTGCCTTTTTATGCATGGTCTATACAAGAGCATGAGAGACTAACTGCTATGTTTGAAGCACGACTGATTGAATGTTGTTGGGAAGATAATGGTCGTAGAATATACGCTGAATGGAATCTTTAATCGTCACTCTTACCACACTTAGCACGTTTAGCTTGTGTGAGTTTGCCGAAGTCAACTGGCCATTCTTGGCCTGGTTGTAATTCTTTAGCCCCTTGAGGGAATCCAAACTTTACACCTGAGGCTTGTTCAATCTGTGTTATAGGTAAACGAAACTTAGTTAAATCATTTCCTAAATTAGGATATGGAACAACATGTGGGAAACTCCATCCTGCTACTTCTTTAGTTTGATTGTTAATTACTATTTTATAGAAGCCATGTGGAACGATTACTCCATTGCCAATCTTCTTATCAGAAGTGGAATATAATGCTCCAACATATACGGTATATGATTGGTTCCGTTGAACTGACCATCCACGGACAGATGTTTCCAGTAATTTCCAGATTCCACGATTTAATGAGCCAGCCTGGGGCGCCATGTTTGTCATTAAAAAACTCTCAAATTCTACTTGCGTATCCCAAGACAAATCTCCATCAGGAGCCATATGTCCTTTATCGTAATTAGTTCCAATATAATCATCAGGTCTAGCACCATTAGAAATATACTGATTAGCGGCAAAAGCATTAGTACGAGCCACACAACCCAGTGCATTTTGCGGAAGTAGTTCATAAGTTACAAACCTTGGTAGTTTTGCAGATGCATCATAACCAACTAGATATGCTTGTTGGCATAGTGGCTGAACACCTTGTGTTTGAGGGAATCCGTATGGTGCATGTACTTGGCATTGTTGAACTGAATTTGGGGGACGTTGTGTCCAAGCAGATACGGTGAATGAAGCAGTGACTAATAATAGTGATATTATTTTTTTCATATTACGCTCGGGCTTTCTTTAGAGTACTACGAATCATCCATTGATGTTTTTCGTGAGCATCTAGCCTCTCAGCGATAAAGTTTGCTATACCTTGTTTGTTTTCTTGTGTAGCTGAAGCAAAGCAATGGTTGAGTAAATCAATCATCTTACTGTTATCTTCGAATAATTCAGCAAACATTAATTCAGCACGAGGAATTTTAAGTTGGTCTTGAATGATAGATAATTCAGCGTAGCGTGTTAAACTGCCGGGTGCATAACTATCCAATGTACGAATGTATTCAGCAACTTTATCTACTGCACTATATACTTCTTCATAGAAATTACCAAAGAATTCGTGATATTCAGGGAAGTCAGGTCCTTCAACATTCCAATGAAAGTTCTGTGCTTTGATGGATAGTGAATTAACGCTAGCCAATAATACTTTTAAATCTTCTGCTAACATTATTGCTGTCCTTGTTGTTGTAGTAACTGTTTTGCCTTTTCTACACTAAGCATTGGGCGAGGATGTGATCCATCTATAATACTTTGTAGATATTCTGCACTATAACCACTTGGTGCTTTTGCTGCTGGTTGTTCATCTGATGGTGCTACTTGAGTAGCAACTGGTTTACCAGTTAAACGATTAATACCAGGATCTTGATCTGGTAGTACACGACCGTGTGCGGCACCGCCTAATGCCATAGCACCTGCTAATGCTGCACTACCTAATGCGCTTTTCCAGCCTTCATCTACTTGGTGTACACCTGAAAGTATTGCTGATTCTTTTATTGGTACACAGTTATTAACTCTAGTATCACCCTTCATCTTAGTGCCTTGTTTTTTATAACCAGTCCAGCATTTAGGATCCATACGTTGTTTTTCTTCATCCATAGTTTGATTACCACTAGCTTGATCAATTCTGCGTTGTAAGTTAGCTTGCTCATCCGGGGTTGGAGCACCTGGATTACCTCCTGACACTCTTAAGTTTGCAGGTTTTGGTTGTTTTGCATTACTTGGTGCTGCTGCTTGTTGACTTTGTTGTGCTAATTTACTAAATTCTTTAGCACCATAACTTACTGCCGCAGTTCTATTTCTTCTCTTTAAACTATTTAATCCATCTAGTACATCATCTATTGCATCTTTAGCATCATCGACCGTTCTAAAAGATGATGGTCCAGATGATGGTGCGGCTGCTTGCCCTGCACCACCTGATGCTGCACCAGCTGATGGTGCGTATCCTCTACCGCCACTTGCTGCTGACATGCCTGAACCTATTCTACTAGCTGGTACATTACTAGTTGTAGCTGCATTGCTTGTAGTTTGTGGTGCTGATGCTCTGGTTTCAGGATTGACTTCACCAGTGTGACCCACATGTTGCATAGCTTGATTGGCTCTTGATGCGTCATAACCTGTCATTTTACCGCCACCGTATGCATCTTTCATTCCGGCATATGTTCCTTTTACACTACCAATTGCATCACCTACCCCACCCGCCATACGACCCAATAATCCTTGTTTGGGTTGTGCCGGCTGAACCGGTAACGGCTTTGCAGCAGGAAGTTTAAAGTTAGTAAATAAATTATTCAATGTCTCCTGTGGTACACCTGCTTTAATCATAATATCTGCAATTTGATCACTATCGGTTGGCTTATTTGCTTTATTCCATGCTTGCAATAATTTGTCAGCAGTAATCTTTGTTGTTAAGTTTTGCCCTTTGGTTTTAGCCCAATCTAGTATACCTTCATCAACTTGTTTTTTATGCTCATTAACTATTCTACCAATTAATCTATAAATTTGTGATTCAGATAGTTCAAATGATTCATTTCTCATTTGTAGACCATTGACTTCACCCGGCTTAGCAGGAACTCTTTTTGGTGCTATCGCTGATAGTGCAGAAGTAGCCGTAGTTGGTGGTTTAGGTTGTACTCTAGGAAATTTACTAAAATCACCTGTATCTGTTCTTGTACCATCTGATGGACGACCAACAAGTTCTGTACCTTTGTTTAATGCAGCAGTTGCAGCAGCTTGTCTTTGTTGTCTTGCTGCTTGTGCAGCTTGTCCTGCAGGAGTAGTTGGTTCTTCTGCTGCTGAAACTGATGGATCTGCACTTGTTGATTGTTTTAATCCTGAAGCTGCAACTGGATTAGGAGTGCTAAACATATCTTTAACTTTGCCAATTGCTGTTCTATTGTTGCCGCCACCTACTAAGTTAGCAGCACCACCTGCTGATTGAATCTCTTGTGCGCTTTTGAAAATTTGTTGAATTTGTTGAGGGTCAACTGCAACTCCTTCTTTAATTTTTTTTGCATCATTATCAAATTGTTTTTTAGTAGCAGTATTGATACCTTTAAAACGTTTGTCGCCTTTTTTGAAGTCACCTTCACTATCAGCTTTGCTAGCATTAGCCGCAGCAGCAGTTTTGTATTTTGCCAACTTGTCGTTAGATAGTTCTGCTAAAAATTCATTGGTTCTCATAATTATGCTTTCTTATTTTTGATAGATTTTTTGCTTTCGTATGCTATAGAAGCACCGGGTCTAGAAGAAGATGTATATCCTCTATCTTGTAATCTTGCTGGTTCATCACCAGTAGCTGAATATGGAGTGTTACTTAGATTGTTTGAATCATGTTGTCTCTGATATTCTTGGTTAGATGCATCCATTTCATCTTTACTAACTAATGGAGGTTGAACATCTGCACGATGTAATTTGAAATTATAAAACTTGATACCTTTTGATTTCATAAAATCTTTAACTGCTTCTGAAGCCTGTCCCGGGGAGTTATATTCTGTTCCAAGATTGATATCTTTTGTAATTGATTTACCATCTACTTGAAAAGTAATTTGAGCAACAATAGGTTGTATTTCATGTGCATGTGCTCCTGCCCCGCCCAATGCAGCAGCACCTGCTAGTGCAGCACCTGCTAAATTACTTTTCCAACCTTCTTCTACTTTTTTCTTAGCAGCATCCCATGCAGCATCAGTCTTTACATTGTATTCTTTGCCACCAGCGCCAATGTCAGCAACTCTGCTACCAATATCTTTTTTAGTTTTTACAACAGCTTTATTGTGTTTGTTCACACTCTTTTGCATTAATTTACCGAAGTCTGGATTGCGTTTAAGGGCCCGTTCATCTTCTGGACTTCTTGAACTTGCTGCTGCTGTTCTCAAATCACCTAAGTCAAATGCTTCCCTCATTCCTGCTACTTTGCTACCTTGAGTGTTAGCTGCGGTACCGGTACGGCTGGCTTTCATCTTATCTCCACCGCCACCAATGTGTCTACTACCATAATCGGTCTTGTCTGCCTTGCGTGGCTTTTTATATGGTAATTGTTGAACATTACCACCTTTACTTAAAAATGCTTGTAATGCAGAATCATCTTCCGCTACACCTTCAGCACTATCAGTAGCTAATACATCTGCAACTGTGCCAATATGATCGTTTGCTACTGTGATATAACTGTATTCCCATGCATCTAATTGATTACCTTGCTTCAACATCTGATGTATCTGCTTGCAATTCTTTGCAATATTACGCAACTCTCCCATAGCCATTTGTGGAATCTGTTCTCCACCATCACTATCTTCGTATGCAAGTCCACCGGCGATAACACCAGCACCTTCCGTTACCCCTTGCTCTGCTTGATCCATGTACCATTTAAGAATTTTTAGTAATTCAGTAAGTGATTCTTGCCCTTCAGGATTACAGTAGTTCTTAGCCATTCTAGCTAAGTCGTACATTGTTCGTAAGTTGCTGGTGCTTACATCACCTTCATTCATACCTATCTTACGCATCACCGCTGGAGAAGCGATTTTTTTTATCGCTTCTTTTTTTCCTACTTGTGCTGCCCTATTGCTTATTTTTTGTGATACATCATCATAATGTTTTGCCAATGGATTCATATAGCCGCCACCTAATGCATTATGCACCTCAGGCTTCATTGCTTGATTACTTTTGTTTTTAGCTAATTGTGCGGATCTTTGTAACAGATCAGAACTGAGTTCATTGATAGCATCACTATCAGGTTGCATCTCTTGACTGCTGATTAGATAATCCATCACATTAACCATCATACCTTTTGCTGCGCCAATCTTCTCTGATACCCACTCGGGGAATTCAGATTGAACGGATAATCTCTTATCTAAATCACTAGCAGCACGGGCGATAGTGTGTAGACTGTTCTTTAATGTGTGACCTTCGTGTTCACCATGGTCTAAGTCATGCTTAACAAATCCAGTTCTTCTTAGTCTACCTTGACCCGGGATAACGATTAAGTCTTGTTCTGCAATTTCCTCTTCGTTGACTTTTGTCATGCTTGCTTTGATTTCAGCTTTTGTTTTTCCATATTTCTTTTGAAATTCAGCAGTAGTTAACTCTGTTAAATCTATTGATAGTTCTTTAACTTTGCTTTCTGTAATGCTATTAGCGTAAGGCCCTTTCTTTTTAGCCTTCCCTTTCATTACTTGTTGTACAGGTTTCAGTCCCGGAACATTAACATTTTCACGGGTTTGAGTCATCATAGGCTTTGCTACGGTTGCGACTGACCCTGCTGTGGTTGAATTTTCTACTATTTGCTTAAATCTCATGACGGTTTCCCAAAGTTATAGAGTATTTATCAAAATACCATAATAAGGAAACTTTAGATTTTGCCGTTTGCTTTAGCTGTTGGGGGTATTCCAGCACGACTGGTGTTCCAGTAGAATGCTTTTGCGTTCTTTTTTATACTGTCAGGGTGTACATCTACAGTTAGTGCTGTCTTGAATCGCGGGTCATTCTTTTGTTTTTCGCTTGGAATATATCCACTTGCTTCACTTATTCCACCACGATATTGATTATCTTTAACGCCAGCATAAGGACTTACTGGTGGAGTTTTTTCTGCTGCAAATTGCATGGTGTTGTATTCTTCCGCCACACCTTTTACTTTTGGATCTAAATCTTTCAAGCTATTCACATCACCTTGCTTGCGCCACTTTGACCACATTTTTTGTCCAGCGGTAGTTTGTGTTTCAGAAGGCAATACATTGACACCTAACATGCGAATCAAAGCATACATATTTGCGGCTATACCTTGTCCTTGATATTTAGGATCGACTCTGGTCTTCATGCTTGTTACACCTTGCACTTCACCTGTATATAGATTTCGTGCTTTGGCAAATTGTGCATCTCCAATTGGATTGAGATTTTTTTTATCATATGCTTTGATAGATAAGAAATCATTTTTCTTCCCTGCATTTGTAACATGATAAAGTATTCCGTTTATGTCTTGTTTGAAATCTAATCCTGGTTTCCATAACTCATTGTTGAATTGTTCTTCTTCATCTATGTTCTGATACATAGTCTCAAACGATAACTTCTCACTATGTAACTTGTCTCTTAAATCATATAATTTTGTAATATATCCTTGACTACGCAACATCTTATATGCTAAATTTTCAGGACCAAACTCACCACCTTTATCTAATCCTGCTTGTCTATATCGTTTGATCGTGTCTATTATATGTTTTACTTTACTATATTTTCTTGACTGTAGTGCTATCTCTATCAAACCTAATAACTTTTCATACTTGCTTTTAGTAGAAGTTTGGTCAAAATCACTTCTACGCTTAGTGGGTATTCTTATCCACTGATCATTCATTACACTGTATTCACCTAAACTTACAACAGGTTGTCTACTGTCTTGTACATATAATTCTACTGGAATTTTATGAATTGTTATATCATGTGTATCATTGTATATTGTTTTCTTTGCTGTAAATAACTCTTTATATACTTCATTGGTAGGTAAATTACCCATGTCTACTAATATATGTAAATCTAAATCACTGTGCTTTGTGTAGCTAAATGCAGCATTACTACCTGAGATTGTTATGTCTTTTACATCTAAATCATGTACACCTAATTCTTCTAAAAAATCTGCTGCTATCAGCATAAGCTGGTCTCTAACATCTGGTCGCAATTTAGTTTCATTCCATAACTTAGGATTAAGTTTATCGTGGAATGTTACCGCATCACTTAGTTTAAAGCTATTAAGTTCTTTTTGATTCATTTTTTTGGGTCAGGTGGAACGGGAGGGAATTTCTTTGGAGTTTTATGTCTAAACCAACTCATATATGTATTTATTACTATATTATAAATCTAGTATTTGACGAGGTAACCAAAGTTCATATATATTTTTATCGATCGGAGTATCTACGCATTTAGATAAAGATTCAACTGCTTTTCCGTCAATAATATCTTCTAAAGATATTAAATTTTTGACTTGTGTATTAACAAATTCAGAATATTTGATTATATTTTTTGCATATTCTTCTGTAGAATTGAAACCTATATCATTTTTATACCAATCTTTATGCTGGTTAAGTTTGCTAAATCTACCTGCTGCCCATAATGCAATTTTAAAATCAAAGGTTATTATAGATATAATTTTATGTTTTTTTTCAATATGATATTCCATTTGATGACTTGGCAAACTTAGATATTTATTTTTCATGTTATTAATGTAAATATCTTTTTCTTGGTCTGTTTTAAATAATATAGGACATTTTAATTTGTCTCTTTCATCTTGAATTACTATATAATCATTTTCTAAAATAACGCCGGTTGGATCAATCATCGCGGTAATTAAATCCCCGCAGCATCCACCCATAAAAGAAACAATATTCATTGTATTAGAAAAGCCCCTTTCGGGGCTTTTTTATGCTGCTTTTACTGACTTGATTTCGTTGCCATCTTTGTCAGTTAATTTCATTCCCAGACTTTGTTGTTGTTCTAAGAACATTGGTCCCACTGTCTTAAGTAGATGTTCTTGATTTTCCATACAGAAAACATAACTACCGCTGTGACGCAATAGAACACGCTTGTCCATCCAGATACGACCACCTAAGTCACGCCAATTTTCGCAGAATGTCCAATCTTCGCTGTAGTAGCGATTCTGACGAACTGCTGTGTCAAAATATGTTTTCAAGTATTGATCATACATTGGATCTAATCCAATGTCGTTCTTGTATTGCTTAACAGCAGGGTGAGTATTCAATTTCTCAAATACATGTTTCTTCATTAACAAGAAACCTGTACCTGCTTTAGATACTTCTTGCAATCCATCTGGTCCTTCTTCTGCACCTTCAAATCCGTTAACTACCCACTTGATAGGCATAGTTTTCATTGGGTACAATCCACCGATAACGTCTACGTCACGGTTCAATAGAACTAATAGATGCCATGGCTCCCAACCAATGTCAGCGTCAACAAAGAACAAGTGTGTTGCATCTGGCATAGCTAAGAACTTAGCAGTTAGTGTGTTACGGGCACGACTGATAAGACTTTCGTTGACCATTGTTTCCAATGTCCAGTCAATGTTCAATTGACGGGCTGTGTTAGCCCACTTGATGAAACTCATAAATGTTGATTCAGTCAACATACCACCATAGCAAGGCATAGCGATATGCACTTTGGTTGTACGCAAGAAATCTACATTTACTTGTACTTGGCCTGCTACTGGGGTTTGATCTGCTGGAGCATCTGCTTTTTGTGCTTGCTCTGCTGCCGCTTGTTCAGCGATTTCTTGTACCTTTTCTACTGGTACTGTTTTTTCTTCTTTAGTTGCTTTGGGTTTTCTTGTTGCCATATGGTCCTCTTGTTAAGATATAATTATTTACATCCTACAGAGGGGTACGAAATATTTTTATTTTTCGTCTAGGTAATCAAATTTAGGTTCAACAGGTAATCCGTCGCTACGCTCACGCTTTTTCATTTGTTCGCTGTCTCGTGCGGCTCTTAGTTTAGCGATAGGTGCCCCATCACCTGCTAAGTCTTTTGCCACATGAGCCATAACATCACTTTCTTTTTCCATTACAGTTGCTATACCAACACCAACGCCTAAGCTAGCTAGTGTATATTTGAGTGTGTCTACCCAATTCTTGCCGTTCATTCTTGCACCCACTGCAGGGACGATTGAGTTCAATATACCTTGCATCATTAGATTAGTTTGATAGGGTGTTAGTTGTATATTATTAGCAAGATTTATTGCGCCACCGCCTAGTAGTGCTGCTATAGCTGTAATGATTCCACCTTGTAAGTATGGATTGTGTTTACCTTCTTTAAATATATCAATCAACTTTTTGCGAACAACTGGGTCATCAGTCTTTTGTAATAAGTGTCGTGCTTTCTCTACATAGTTTTCTACTTCTTGTTCTTGTGCTTTTTGCATTACAGGTGTATAGAACTTCATAGTAGCATCAACTATTGGATCAGTTTCTTTATCTTCTTCAATAGGTTCAGTAGTAGCACCCATCTTCATTTTTTCTTGCACCGGCATTGCCTTCTTAACTTTTTTAGTATTGTACACTCCAAATTCTCCACCACCGTTGGTTTGGCTTGTCCAACCTGGTAATGACGGTAATACTCTTTTAATCATTCTAGCATACAACGCTCTACGACCGGGTTCTGCGGCTTGGAAATATAACAATGAAGGTTTAAATTTTTTCACATACTGAACTATAGCATTGACTACAATTCCAAACACTTCTGCGGCTGCCCCTGTACCTTCGATACCCTGTTTAACAACTGGAAATCCGCCTTTCATATCCTGTGTAATTTGTTCAAAACTAACAAATTTGCTATTTTCATATACTTCGTCTGAATCAACATAATCATATGGACTCATGTTCTCTGGTCCAATATATGGTTCTAAGAAATCCAATTGATATTCTACTCCATTGCTAGCAGTGAAGTTAAATTTAATCATATCAGGATTACTAGTGTCCCATTGTGAAGTAGCTGTAGATGCTTTAGTATCAAAAACTTCTTGTAAATTAACATCAACACCCATGCCAGCATCTAATAGCTTAACGACATTTGCTGCTAATGCGGGGTTACTTTGTGTAGCTGGATACAAACTCATTACCATTGCAGTCTTGCGTTTCTCGTTTAGTTTAGGCCACATTGCACGAATCTCACTTGCACTGGTAATGCCAGGACCAAACTCTACTGTTGGTAGATATTCAATGTAAGCATGTTGTCCAAATGGTTTTAAATCTTTGCCTGTGTATGGTTGAAAGTATGCAGGACTTCCATCTTTCTTTGTGCCACCTGGTTTAGGTTGCTCATTCTTATCTTTTTCACTACGCACAAATATTAATACATCACTGTCAGGATTATACTTGCTTGTTATTTCTTGTGGTCTGAATGGACTACGAACTTGTACAAATTGTCCTTTCTTTACACCTGCTACTTTAGCAAGTTTTTCTTTGATTGCAAAAGGAAAAGGTCTTTCACTAGTATCGTCTGATGCCGCAACATATACATCAGCACCCGGAAAGGTTTGTAATGCTGATTGATATAGTGAGGCATGACCCGCATGAAACGGGTGAAAGCCTCCGGGCATTACGACTATTGTACTCATTGTTGATTGCCTGTTATTGCCTGTAATAAGGCTCTGGCTACTACACGGTCTTTTTCTTGTTCTTCATCTGATAGTTGAGCATATGGAATGTTCATCAACTTTTCGCGCTGCTGAAGTTTTGCTTCTAATTTACCGGCAGCTTTTAGTTTCTCTGTGTCATCAAATTGTTCTGGGTGTGCTACAAACGCTTTAGCAGTTACATTCCATCCTTGATGTATCGCATCACTAATCTTTTCAATATCTTTTTCACCTGCTGTAATTGCTTTCAAAGCAAATTCAGCCGACTTCATATTAGCTTTCCATCCAAATGTATTGCCAGGACTACTGCGACCATAGTGGTATGCATCATCCAATGCTTTGTCACTTATTTGTGCTAGTTGACCAATGTCCATGCTTTCGTTTAGCATGTCAATATATTTTCTAAAAAGTTCTGTACTCATTTTAATAACTCAACTTTACAAAATTAACTACACCTTGTTGGAAATCTACAATCTTTGCTCTCATGTACACAAAGTTACCGGTAACATTTGTATATTGACTTGCGTTTGGATTATCACTTCCATTGAATTCATACACATCAAACCATTGATTTTCAAGTGATGCTGGATTTGCTAGTGTAGCTTGGATAACGATGTTACCTACAATGTTTGACACACTAAGGTTAACTGTCTGTAAATCTCTATTACCTAAGTAATAAGCAGCAGCAGGTTGAGCATTACCTACAACCGTGTAGGGTGCTGCATTACCTGGATTTACATAGGCTGTCTGCGGTAGCAGAATAAGTGTAGTAGATTGGCTCATTATGCTCGTACCACTTCTACTACAATACTTTCACCGACTAATTCTTGTGCAACTTGTTCTAACGCAGCTTGAACATCTGCACCTACAAGTCCACCATTGTCGGTGTCTGAATCTTTAACGATTTTACTAAATTTGATGACTACTACATCTTCTACAATCTTTGCCATGGTAAATACTCCATTATTAATAGAGTATTTATCATTTCAGACAGGTACGGGTCGCTTTTCTAATTTATAGCGTTTTCCAAGCATATGTCCATACATTAATATCAAATAGCTTAGTGTACTTTCATTGTCATAGTCAATAGAATGATTTCCGCTAGTATAGCGATATTGCCAACTATTAATTGAAGCAATTGGGCGTCTAATATAGTCATTTAACCATATTTTCAATGCATTACTTGGAACCAATTCTTTACTTTTCTTGATGGTATCGTGCAAATCTTTAATAAAATCTCTTTCTTCAATATACTTAGATTTTAAATAAATTCTATACTTGTGCTTTGGCTCATTGACATAATACTTTGTACCAGCAAACTGCTCCAATTGCACTTCTGTGATTTTTACGGTAACTAGTCCAAGATCCTTCAATGTAAGCAACAAATCTAAATTGTTGCTGTACACTGACATAGTATCCATCTCAAGTCTGAAAGTTACTAATCCGGGATTTTTGTTACTGTTACGCCAATCAATGAAGTTATTAAGTTCATTGATTTTCTCCATCGTTACTGCTTTTCTATCTGCTCGTACCTTGCGATATCCGGTCTCATTCAATCTCCTAATCAACTCACCCGGAGATTTAACATAATTAGTGAATGCTAATCCATCGATAGTAAATTTAGCCCGATATCTATAGTTGTTGTAATAATTAGTTTCCTTATATTCATAAAAATCAATATTAGGAATGTTTTCAACTGACCTCAATAATCCCATCTTCGTTCACCTTGGCTGTTAGTTTATGTGTTACTGCAAAATCAATTGCACCTTCGTTCATCACTACATTGATTGTAGCAGATTTAATACGTTCAAACAAGACTTTTTTACTTAGAGGTACCCGAATCAATTCATCAATCTTGCGACTTAATGGTCGTGCGCCCATCTTCTTATCGTATCCTTGCTCTGCCAAATACTCAACTACTGGTTCACTTAGATTCAATACAATATCATGCTTGTCAACCAAACTCTTTTTCAAGTCATCGGTAAACTTGATAACAATCTTCTTAATCGCAAGTGTATCCAATTTGTTAAACTTGCAAATCAAGTCAACACGATTTCTAAACTCGGGCTTGAAGAATTCTTTCAATGCTTTGTCATCTTCACCGGTCTTCTCTTGTGTGCCGAAGCCGATGTTGTTGCGTTCGCTATCACTACTACCTAAATTACTGGTCATGATAATGATACTGTTCTTACAGTTAACTTGCTTACCATTACTTCCAGTGATATGACCTTCGTCCAACATCTGCAAGAAGATGTTAAAGATATCTGGATGTGCTTTCTCAACTTCATCAAACAACATGATCGAATGTGGGTTCTTGCTCAAGTCATTGATCAATCGTCCACCTGACACTTGACTATCACCAAACCCAACATAACCCGGGGGAGGTCCAATCAAACTACTTACGCTATGTTTTTCTGAGTATTCGCTCATGTCATACTTAAGCAACGGCATGTCTAAATTCTTGCTTAGTAGTTTAGCAAGTTCAGTCTTACCGGTACCAGTTGGTCCCAAGAACAAGAAACTACCTGTTGGCTTAGTGTCATTACCAATACCAGCAAAGTTAACATAGACTCGCTCAAGTACCTGTTGTACAGTTTCATCTTGTCCGTATAGTTTGTCTTTGATGTTTGATTCTAAATTTTGAATCAATTCAAAGTTATCACCCTTCATTTTATCAGCAGGTACTCCAGTGAATCGTTCAACTTGGTCAAACACAAGTTCTTTAGTAATGATTGCACCTTTGTTTTCTGCTACACGCTGTTTAGCACAAGCAGCATCAAGCAAATCAATAGATTTATCTGGGTTCTTACGGTCATGAATATAGCGGTCAGCACTTTCAACTGCTGCTTTGATTGCCTCATCAGTAATTTCAACATTGTGAAAATCATTTAGTCTAAGACTCAATCCATTAAGAATGCGAATTGTTGTATCGTGGTTAGGTTCATCAACTGAGATACGATAGAACCTACGCATCAACGCACGGTCCTTCTCAAAGCTATCATAGTATTCTTCCCATGTTGTACTAGCAATAACTTTAAGAGTACCTTTAGTAATTGCAGGTTTAATCATGTTACTGAAATCAACCGACCCATTGTTAGCACCACCTGCGCCTTGCATAGTATGTGCCTCGTCAATAAAAAGAATAGTCTTTTTCTTTGTGTTCAATGCCTCAAGTACTTGCTTAACCTTTTCCTCAAAGTCACCGCGATACTTACTACCTGCAAGTAGTGACCCAATCTCTAAACTGTATAGTTGATGGTCTTGCAAGAATTCAGGCACTTCTTTATTAATCATCATCTGTGCTAGACCTTCAGCAATTGCTGTTTTACCAACACCAGGATCACCGACCATCAATACATTACTCTTAAACCGTTTAGCAAGTACGTTAATGATATCATCAAGTTCTTTGCTACGACCAATCAATGGCTCAAGTTTACCTTGTGCTGCTAGTTGTGTCAGGTTGATTGTGTATTCTTCTAGTATCTCATCAGCTTGGTTCTCTGTTAGATTTCCAGTCTCACCATGCTTATAATGTTTTTGCCAATGTGATACAAATTCGTTTTTGTTAATTCCGTATTTCAACAAGAAATAATGTGCATGGCTATTGCCTTCTGACGCAATGCTTAAGTATAAGTCAACAGTAGTAACCTGTCTACGACCACTAAACAATACTTGTGTGACGCAACGATTCATAACACGCTCTAAACTATTTGTTTTGCGTGGAACTACATCGTCATCTTTGCTTACGATAGCATGTAAACTATCTAAGTATGCATTAATCTCTTGATCCATTGTTTCAACGTCTGCACCAAAACTATGCAAACATTTTTTGAATGAATTATGATTTATCAGTCCAAGTAGTAAATGTTCCACGGTTACATATTGATGTTTTCTTTCTTTAGCATAATGAATCGCTTGTTCAATAATACTATCTATTTCGGGTGAATGGTTCATTTTTGATTCCTTTGTTGTTTGTATGCTGCAATAGTATTTACTAATTGTTCGTCTATGATATCAGGTATGAATGGCTTAAACAATATAATTTGGTCTCCGTAAACTGTTGAGTTAGGTATAGGCATCCCATGCCCTGCTAATTTTAATTGCATATATGGTTGTGTTTTTGGTTTAACTGTAACCTCTAATGTCTTTCCAGACAATGTTGTGAATTCAAAAGTTGTTCCAACAATTAAATCTAATACTGATATCGGGTGATTACATGATAAATCATTACCTTGTCTATCATATTTAAGATGGTTCTCCACTCTGAAATCTACCATTAAACTAGCACCATCTATGACATTATCAATACGCATCTGATTGCCGTTGTTAATTCCTTTAGGTACTTGGATAGTAATAGCATGAGTGTTAGTGGGTGTTTGTAATTTTAATATTTGCTCTCCACCATAATATGCTTGTTCAAGTGTGATTCCTACTGTGGTTCTAAATGTTTGTGGTTGTTTGCGCTGTTGGCTAAACGGGTCAAACGGGTTGCCTCCGCCAAACATCTGACTAAAGATATGTTCAAACCCTGGGGGAACACCAGCTTGCTGATGAAATCCTTGGGGAGCAGGATTGTCGTATTGTTGTCGTTTGTTTGTATCGCTTAGTGTATCATAAGCGGCTTGAATATCTTGGAATTTAGCCTTGTCTCCGCCCTTGTCAGGATGATGCTGACTGGCTAGTTTCCTATATGCTTTTTTAATTTCGTCAGGTGATGCGTTTTTAGCTACACCTAATGTAGTATAATGATCCATTCAATTATTATAGCACAACATTATGCTAATGTCAACACCTTTAGTTAGCGCCGGCAACCTTTTCTTTAGTACGACCGTATGCTGCAATACCCAAAACAGCACCCATAGCGATATGATATAGTCCTGCACCTTGTAGTGTCAATGGTTGCCATTGACTAGTTACTGCACCTTTACTGAGTGCTTGTAGTAGACTCCAAAGAATTGGGAACACAATGAAATCAGTAAGGCATGTAGCCATATATAGCCATCCCATTGCGGGACGCCATTTTGAATTTATCCAATGTTCACTTTCTTTATCATTTGCAACTAATACATCAGCACCGCTTGCTGCATTAGTGGGTGCTGCACCAGTTAGTACTGGTTGTTGTCCACTTGATTGATTGATGTTTTGAGTACTTCCAAATCCTGTGTTTGGTTGTTGGTTGAAGCTAGGGGAGTTAAAACTGTTTTGATTGAATCCAGACGCTCCCGTTCCAAACGTTGAATTTCCACCAAAGCCTGTTGTAGTATTTGTTGTTCCATAAGTACTTCCTTGTGGAAATTGCGGAATTGTTGGATCCGCTGCTAACAAATCATGTTGATCATCACTCTTTGCTACTGCTAAATCTGTTGACGCTTTTTGTGCTAGAATAGTTGCCATTTTATAATCCTGCCATTGCTATGTATGCTTGTATCTCACTATCTGGTTTACCATATAATTTTACAGTTTCTAGTCCGGCGCGTCTACGCATCTCATTTAAATCTTCTTGGTTTTCTTCTTCAACACGATATTCGTGTGGACTAATAGTAATTACTTGCTTCAATACTTCCGGGTCAGCATCGTATTCTTCTTCATCAATAGAAATAGTCCAATCATTTATTGTTAACTCGGTAAGTGTTTCTAAATCATCAATCAATTCTACAATGCGTTCTGGAACTTTTGTTCTACGCTTCATCTCAACAAATACTAGATACTTACCAGGACTTAATTCACCTTCGCTTAAGCTAGAATCTAGTATCCAATCATATCCACGCTCAAACCAGTCAACCAAATCATTTCCTGCTGCTTCGCTTTTAACAACAAATGCCAATGTAACAATGTCACTGTCTTTGCCCATCTTAGCAGCATACTCATCTACAGAAACGGTAGGTTCTATTTGATCTACCATATCCAAATAATCTAAGCCTTCATTAATGATTCTTCTTGTCATGTTATACCTTACATTGGGGCTGCGGTTCCGGCGGCGGGCGGAGCACCTGGTGGCATACCGCCCATTCCTGCATCGCCTGCCTCTTGTTCTTCTGTGTCTTGCCCATCGTCTTTATCTAAATCTTCATCGTATGAATTATCTAATTCTTCCAGATCAATTGTCTGTCCAGCTAAGTCAATAGAACCTTCTTTGATATCATCTAGTAATTCTTTAGGAATCTCAATGTAAACAAACCAAACCTTCTTTGGTTTCATCTTTGGATATCTACCACCAGGAACAAAATCTTCGTAATCTTTAACTTCTACTGGAACTTCTATCTCGCTTTTAGCAAACTTAACTTTACACCCAATTGCTACTAATCGTCTAGCACCCTTTGGATTTGGCATTAAATCATATGGCCACATGAATATGCAGTTGACAGAATAGCGTTTTACCATTGGACCTTGGACTAATTCACCTAGTTCCCAGTTTCTGTATGCATATAAATCAGATTCATCTAGTACTCTTTCAAAGTCTAGCAGGGTATTCATTGAACCATCGCTGGTAAATATGCCCTTTACGGTGTCAATAATGCTGACGTAATCAACATTGTCAAAGAAATTGTCGGCGGTTTCGTGCTTCATTAATATATTTATCTTTTATTGATTATTAGCACTAATAAGAAATACTTGACCGTAGCCTTATATTTAGTCTACAGAATTGTGTTAAAAGTATGTTACTTTACATCATCAAAATTCATTTAAATAATAATGAGTATTATGAGTACTCACGCTCTTATGAAGGAGAATTTACATTGAGCAAACGGAAAACCAGTGCTTTACGCACTACCCAGCAAGATCCTCGCTTTACAAGCAAAAAAACAAATCAAACTTTTTACATGAAAGAATCAAAAACAATAGACTTTTCACAGGCTCAGAAATCTGTACGTATCAATAAAAGACCCGTACAGTTAGTTCCCAAATCACTGAATCAAGAAAATTACATTATCGCACTATTAGATGAGAACACCGATATCGTTGTTGTCACTGGTCCTGCGGGCACAGGTAAAACTTATTTGGCGATGCAAGCAGCTATTAAAGCAATGCGTGATGGTGAATGTGATAGAATCATATTATCCAGACCGGCAGTAGGGGTAGATGATGAAAAACACGGGTTCTTGCCCGGTGATATCAATCAAAAGATGGAACCGTGGACAAGACCATTAATGGATGTATTACGTGAGTACTACACACAGTCAGAAATTACTCATATGTTAGAAGAACAAATCATAGAGATTGCCCCATTGGCATTCTGTCGTGGTCGTAACTTCAAACATAGTTGGGTAGTGTTAGATGAAGCGCAAAATGCAACACCTGGTCAACTCAAAATGATTATGACTAGAATCGGCGTTGGCAGTAAGATTGTAATTACTGGCGATATTGAACAAGCCGATAGAAAATCAGCCGACAATGGGCTACTAGACTTACAAAATCGATTGAGGAAGGGGGTGATACCAGGGTTGCAATTATGTACCTTTGACATTAAAGATGTTCAGAGGCACCGCATCATTGAACATGTACTAAACTTGTACAGTTAAAAAGAGGGGCATTGCCCCTCTTTTACTTCTTCTGAACTTCACTTTCAGTATTGCTTTTTTCTAACTGGTCAATCAATGTAGGATAGACTTTTTTGTAATATTCATTTAGTTTCTCCCAACCAGTATCTACTACGTTACCTTCAATTACACATTTCTGTACTTTCTGTTTACCATAATCTAATATGACATTGCAGGTTTGAAGGTCAGATGTGCGTAGTCTTTTACTAATACTAACTTGTTCATCAATTTGTCCGTTTGGCTTACGAACAAATATAATCAATAAATATCTCACGATGTTAACTCCACTAAGGTTGCTGCTAGACTAATTTCAGGGATTCCTACTAACGGCAATTGTGCAAGACCATTGCGAATGAATATGATACTTGCATCACGCTTTTCTTGCTGTGTGCCCCACAAGTCTAAGTTATCGTACATCCATTTATATGTATCTTCGATACGTGTTGGATATAATGCAATGTATTGCATCAGTTGCTGACGACCTTCAATAATCTTTCCGGCTTTAAACAAAGTTGTTGCTTCTAACAATAACTCATGTTCGCTGTTACCCTGTGATTGCGGGGGCAATAGTTTACCTGTGCTGCTATTGACTTGTAGTTGATTCAGACATTTACGTAAGTCTGGGTATGCCACACGCACATAGCTGTCCAATGTATCTAAATCAAACTCTACTCCCTCAGTTACAAGAACCGTTGCGGCTCTTGCTGTATATTCTGTGCGATCGGGTTTAGCGATATGAAACTTGTGGCAACGACTCTCACGCAATGCTGGAATGATTTTGTGTTCATAGTTACAAGTAAGAATGAACCTCACTGTATCAGCATATGCTTCCATATCGTTACGCAATGCTGCTTGAAACTCTGGGCTTGTATAGTCAGCCTCGTCAAGTAATATCACTTTGAACTTACCAAACGGCATTGTCTGTGCGAATCCATTGATCTTATCACGCACAATTGCAACACCATTCTCACGACTTGCATTGATTTCTAGTACATCATAATCTTCTACACCTAACTCATTTATCAATACTTTAGCTAATGTAGTCTTACCAGTACCGGGGTCACCACTCAACAATAAATGAGGGATACTACCATTAGTGATCCAACCTTCTACTTGTTGTTTTTGTCGTTCGTCTACGAATACATAATCTGTTACAGATTTTGGACGATACTTTTCTACCCAAAGTTGATTCTTCATTTTCTAAGCATTTCAAAAGTTATGATGTGTGCGATACTTTGACCTAAGTCTTGGTCACTAGTGATGATATGCAATGCTGTACTGCGTTCATCTGTTCTAGGGTCATACGTACTATATTCCATTACATATCCACCGTTTGCTGAATAGATTGTGAAGTTCATACCATTATGATCTAATCTACGACCTTTACTAGAAGTAACAATGTGTCGGTCCATGGGAATCAACCCATTATCACCATCACTTCGAACTTTATCCCAATCTTCTCTAACCCAGCTAATAACTTTTTTCTTAAACCAATTTATCATTAATACACCTTGTCGCTAAATGTTTCGTCATATACTTGTTCATCTGACGCTAATAGTATATCACTAGGATCAACTCTACGCAATGTTTTCTTACCCGTTTCATCTTCAATATCGATTCCACGTGTCCAGCGACCATGACTTACCATGACCCATAGTTCTTCATACAAATCAGGGTCTTTATTCTCTGCGCCAATCTTGTATATCTTTCCCCAGCGAGGTCTGATACCAGCACTTTTCATATCATCATTGGGTAGTAGTATACCGCTAGTGGTAATACGAACATCAAAACTCATATCATAAACAATGATATGTGCGCCGATTGGTTTGAATTGACTTTTCTTAAACTTATGCGGTTCAAACGCTAATTTCTTTTCGTCAGTGGTTTCAAAGTCTAGTGTAATTTCTTCCATATTATTTCTTCTTGGTTGCTTTCTTTACTTCTTCTTCTTTTATTTTTTCAACTTCAATATCATCTTCTAAAAATTCATCCAACTCACGCTCATGCTCTGTTAGTTCTGGAATTTCTACTGGTGATGCTACTTTAGCATCTGGTTGTATTTTTGATTGGGGCTTTGGTATATTTTTTGTTGCTTGTGCAGAACGATTACCTACTGTTTTCCCATATGCTTCATTAACTTTGGCAGTTACTGGTTTGATAATTCTTCCGTATGCATCAATCGTATCTCCACGTGCATTTACGCCCATGTTACCAACTGCTCTAGTTTTTTCATTCTTAGCTAGAATCGCAGACATATCAACTGTTTTGCCCATTGCTGTTCTATGTGTAGCCATTTTAATCTCCTTATTTTAAAAATTCATCTACCGACAATTGGTAGTACAAGCTATTTATTCTGTGAATTCCTATCAAATACAATACATAGCTTGCCACACTACTACCACGACCCACTCCCCATACGATATTGTTTCTACGCATTGTGTCCACAAGGTACTTCAAGTACTGTAGTAGTGGGAACATACTCCTATCATGGAATTTTATCAGTTCATCACCTGCACGTTGTAGTTCTTCTTCGTTTTTACATTGATCCAATACCCATTTAGCAATATCCATTTCATAGTATTCAATGGGCATGTGCCATTGTGATTGATTGTGATTATCAAATTGTTCCAATGATAACTTACTGTCAACATATTCTACTAGTATGGGTAGATTTTCGTTAGACAGAAAAATATCATCTAAGTTGATTTTCTTATCTACAAAACACCCTTTGATAGTTCGTATTGGATCACGCATATATAAATCACAGAGATCATTTTCTGTGAGAATAATCTGCCCATACATATCTGTTTTCATCCATGAATGATAACATAGACTGTTGAGCAAATCAACAGTTATGGTTGTTTATCCTGAAAAATAATTTCAGTAGTTTTGTATTCTTTTTGTTCCCAATCTAAACCAACGCTTGCCCAATCGCAATGTTGTTTAATTAGTTTAACTATTTTTTCTTTTTTATTAGTTTTAGCTACATCAGACATAACGGTGCTGCATTCTGACCACCACGATTTATTACCAAAAGGATGGTTGCTAGCAGTATCTATATCATATATAAATTTAACATCATCACTTAATCCAGATCGTAGTGAGATAGTATTTACATGAAGTTTACCTTCAGTGATAGCATTAAGTTTTAATAATAATAGAATGGTTATAATTTGATCGTATGGTTCTTCTGGAAGAGTGCATACTTTAATATCTGCTTGTAGATATTTTTCTATAGCCTTTTTGTCTGTGTGTTCTACGAATACACTATTTTCTAAACACTCAGTTAAGAAATAAGTTATTCTATCCATTGCTATATTTTGCTCTTTAATAGATGCTGTATCAACTTCCATTCCTAATGAAAGTTCATATACAGTCATTAAGAAGTATCCTTCAAAATGAACCGCTGCTTGGAATGCGAATTCACGTTCTATTTTTGTTGCCACTTTCACCCTCTTTTTGTATGTAGACTTGATTCTTGAGGTTTTGTTTTTCCATAACCTGATCAAGTTTCTCGCCAGCTTCTCTGCGATAGCTTTCGATTACCATAGTAAGCTGATTGATTAATGGACGATTACCCATTTTATAGGCAAAGTTTAGCTTATTCATTAAACCGGTGATATCGGTCTGAATTTCTTCAAGTGTCTTTTCAGACAATTGTTTTCTGTCTAAGAATGGATGTTCCATTCAAATATTTAGTTAGGTTTTAAGTACCCATTATATTTTAAGCGTTGGCGCCTCTAAGTATTGCAAAATTAATTATTGGAGTATCACTTGGGATAGCAGATTGATTGTATATCTGTATGGTAAATGTATTAGCGCCAACCGATAAAATGCTAGGAATATAACTGGTAGCAGTAGCACCGGAACGGAAATTTATTATAACTATATCAGATACTGTACAAACTACATTAGATACAGCAAAGCTATTCCATGTATTAGCAGTAGATGTTGTAGTAAACAATGTAATTGATCCAGTAACACATGGTGCTGCCATTGCGACTGCTGTACTACGACTTGTTGCTTGAGTTCCTGCACTACCAGCACCTGATGCATATCCAACACCTTGAGTTTTACTATTAGAAAGTATAAAACCAGTACCGGTTAAATTACCACTAGTTAAAGTTGTTAATGTACCAACACTAGTAATATTACCTTGTGCTGCTGTTGTTACGGTTCCTGCTGTAGTTGCGCTTGTTGCTGCTCCGGACAAAGCACCAACAAACGTTGTTGCTGTAATAGATGCATTGCCCAAGTTAGCACTAATGCTTGTATTAATTACCGCAGATGAATTCCCATTTGATGATGATGTAGAGAACGTAGGGTATACCGTTGTTGATGTAGATGTATTTTGTAATAATGCCGACGCATTTGTTGCACTAGCTACAGTTCCAGTTACATTAGCACCTACCAATGAACTCAACCCATTTCCGTTACCAGTAAATACACCTGTGTTAGCAGTAAATGCTACTGCGGTTACTGTACCATTAACTCCCAATGATGTTAGTGTGCCAACACTAGTAATATTACCTTGTGCTGCTGTTGTTACAGTACCTGCTGTTGTAGCACTACCTGCTGTTGTAGCACTACCTGCTGTTGCTACACTTAAATTAGCTACCTGTGTTGTACTTGTAACTACAAAAGGTGCAGTACCGCCTGCAACATTAGATATAAATTGCGGACTGGTTACATTAGCACTTGCTAGTACTTGCGCTGTGCCTAAATTAAGTACATTAGCATTACCGGATACATTTGCTGTGCCTGTGATATTAGCACCAGTACTAGTTAATACTAATCTGTTAGCACCTGTTACTGCAATAGATACATTTGCATTAGCAGTAATAGAAATGTTACTATTACCATTTTGTAATAGTCCACTATTGATAGTAGTGATGTTACCAGTTGTAATAACTGATGTAGTTGTAGTTGAATTGCCTGAAATTAAGTTACCAACAACGTTAGCAGTACCTGCTATGTTAGCGCCGGTCGATGTAACAACAAATTGAGCAGTTACATTGCCCGCGATAAACGTAGAAACATTACCACCAGATGTAAGTGTGATATTGCTAGTACCACTATTGATTAATGGAATGTTAGCACTCGTACTAAATACACCTGTTGTACCACTTACATTACCCAACCAAGTTAATCCTCGTGCATTACCTAATGTATTATAAGTTACTACTTCGCTAGCAATAGTTACATTACTACCAAATGCAAATTCACTATTACCAGTATCCCATCCCATAAACGCAGTTACGGGCGCACTTGTATAATACTGTAATGCAGTTCCTCTATCTTTCCCATCATTACTTGTTAATGCATTGCCGTTTGGTCCGCCGCCCAATGAAATGATTGGATCTTGAACATTAAATGAAGTTACATTGTAATAGATTGTATTTCCTGTAACTGTTAAGTTTCCCGTAACGGTTGTATTTCCAGTTACTGTTAAATTATTACCAACAGTTAAATTACCCACTATAGAAGTGTTAGTAGGTAAATCTACTGTCATTGTACCAGTTGATGTTATAGGACTATTTGTTACATCTAATGAAGTACTAGATAGACCTACACTAGTGACACCTGCCGCCGCTGCTGAGGTAGAAACTGTAATGTTTCCATTACTACTACTAAGTGATATTCCAGAGCCAGCATTTAATCTTGTTACACCAGTATTAATGATACTGATGTTTCCTGCGGTAGTAATAGGACTACCAGATATTTGTATACCTGCACCAGTTGTTGTCACACCTACACTAGTTACAGTACCAGTGGAAGCAGCATTTGCTATACTAGTAACACGACCATATTGGTCTACTGTAACGGTTGGATAAGTATACGTACCAGCAACAACACCACTGGTAGCTAAATCCAATGTGATGATACCACTACTAATAATAGGTCCGCCCACTGAGGTGATCCTAGCTCCTGCTGCTGCGCCTACCACATCAATGTTTGATACACCACCGCCACCATTACCGCCTCCAGGCGCAGTAATTGTTATGTTCCCGTTACTTTGAGTTAAAACAATACTATCATCACCGGCAACTAAATTAGTTACACCGGTGTTTGTGATAGTCAAATATGTGTTGCTATTACTATATTCTACATATATTCCATTGCCAGAAACAAAAGTTGTAGTTGGACTAGCACAAGAAAATAGTGTAGTGAAATTGTTCTTAGATTTATTAAAGGCCGTATATAACGAATCACTGCCCGCAGCTTCGTTCTGTAACCCAATATTGATGTTTTCTATGCCTGAAATTGCCATGGTTAGTCCTTATTATGTATTTATCAATAGGGATTAAATCAGTATCACTCCATCATGTCATAGCTTGGCTGAAAACTGCTTCCACAACCGCAAGTTGTCTGTGCATTTGGGTTACTAATAGTGAATTGACTACCGGATAAGTCATCTTTAAAATCAACTTCTGCTCCGGCAACATATTGCATACTCATACTATCTACTAAAATCGTAGTAGATCCAGCTGGAATAGCCCAATCATCTTCGTTTTGTACTTCATCTAGTGTGAATCCATAACTCATTCCTGAGCATCCTCCACCTTGTACATACATGCGTAATCTTAATGCAGGATTTCCCTCTTCTGCTATTACTTCTAATATCTTTGCTCTTGCGTTTTCTGTAACTGTTAAGTTCATATTATGATGTTCCTTCGCTAAACCACGGATCAATGATAACCGGTTGTCCGTTACTTCGTTGCATGACATTTGCCGTATGCAAATCCCATCCAAATTTATTGATATTTCCTGTACTATATAATAACTGCATCACAGTATATAGCTGTTTATACATACTGTAAGTTTTTTTACTTGCAGGATTTTCTAGTATACTTTGCCATGTTCTAGCAAAAGTACCAGAATAGTTTGGACTAAAAAAATACCACGGGTGTCCATTTGTTAATTCGCTTTCCACAGTTGACCATGGTTTATTTCCACTAACATAATCACTTAATAACCAAACCATACCTTGTAAGAAACCACCTTTTTCTATAGGGGATAATCTCTCCATCTCAATCTGAGTGTAGTCTTTGCCATTGATATCGATGGTGTTCACTTCATTGAATCTAGGAACGCATGGTAAATCTTGATGACTCATTGAAAACTCATAAAACTTACGAAATACTTGTTCAGCTTTGCTACCCGCATCCTCTGGCATCAATATCTTGATCACATGACTATCATCTTTGGCAAAAACAGTAGCATCAGCACCGCTGCCAACATGATGATATCCAGCCGCTCTTAGTTGTTTCCAAATCTCATTGCTATTCTTAGTAGCTACTTCAGCTTCATCCAAATTATCTTTGACAATCTTGAAGTAGTCATCATACTCACCTGAATCAATAGGTGCCGCATGGTAACCGGGTACTTTGATTCTATTCAACATACGCTGGTATAATTTAGTTCTATTGTCATCTGCTTTGTGTGAAGTGAATGTAAGTTGATCAGGATGATAGCTAGAAATCAAATCTTTGATTGACTCAATGACAAATGAGAATACTTGTAATTCATTACCAGAACCAGTCTTTCTAAAAGTTGTACCAGTTCCGTCCTTTTCATATTCAGTAAAGTCTATTTCCCATACTGATTTACCTTCATCATCGTCATACTGTGAAGCATTAAAAACAATAACACGACCACCTATCGTAGCCTTAGTGGTGTATAAGTCTGGAGTTGCTCTAACTACTTCACTAGAGACATTGCTAGTAAATACTTCGGTTATAAATTCTGTGGCTCTCATAGACTCTTACCCCAACGGGTATTAATCACATTCCAGTTTATGATTTTCCACTGTTCTTTGATGTACTTTTTCTTATCACTGCCGTAATCTAATATGAAAGCATGTTCCCACCAGTCAATCAATAACAATATGTCATTGCGTACTTGATGATTTACTATCGTTTTAATCTTGCCGTCTGTAGCTAAGTATATCCAACCACTACCCTGTATCTTCATGGCCTCAATCTCAAACTCAGACTTCATGTTATCATAATCACCGTAATGTTTATTAACGAATCCCATCATAGGGCCGTTGGGCTTGTTATTGTTTCTCACTTCACGGAACTGCGGGAATAATGTATTATGCAGGAAAGCGCCTGCATAGTTGAAATCTCTATCACCCTCTTTATTATTGTATCGTTCAGCATACCCGTGGGCTAGTTTCCCATAGTGCAAATCCAATGTGTCTTTGGATAGTACAGGACTGACTTCAGCCGGAGTGAAGTTTAAGGGTATGATTTCTATGTCTTGAGGCTTACTCTTTTCCTCAAGCAATGTAATAATGTCACGCATAACATGTATTTATGCGTATTGTTACCTGCGCCGAGTAATGCGTCCTTTAGATAGGTCGTAGGGTGAGAATTCTACTTCCACCGTGTCTCCGAGCAATATTTTAATGTCGTTCTTACGCATACGACCACTGATGTAACCAGTAATCACATTACTTGGATTCATCTGTACTTTGAACATAGCATTGGGTAATACATCGATCACCTTACCGTCCATCTTGATTCCCTCTTCTTTTGCCATTTTAGTTTATTAAACTCCTTTAGTTGCGGCGCATTGTGCTGATATCTCTAGCTTCCTCATCGCTAAAGACAGGAACAGCATTACTCTTGTGCATAGTACCAATACCAAGAATCTTTGTTCCTGTGTATTTTGGTGCTGGCTTGCTAGACACGGGACCAGAATGTCCAGTATCCAAACTCTTGATGTGATGTGTGTTGGTACGACCGATCGGTGTACTAAGTGAATAGACCAATGGTTCTGCTGCCATCGCTCGTTTTTGTCTCTTTGTTTCCTGTTCAACTCCCCACTTTTTCTGTAGGTCGTGCCAGTCAGATTCTAGTTCACGGTGCTTCCGTGCTTCCTCTGCATTGCGAAACTTAATTTTGCCCTTGCGTTTACCACCCATCGATAGGGAGGGATGTGCTAGATGCATAGTCATACGGATATAAACATAGTTAATATGAGTATATTATAATACAAAAATCATTTATTGTCAACCGTCATCTTTTCAGTATTTCAACAATCTTTTCTTTTTCCAGAATGTCGGCTTCTAATTCCATATATTGCTTACGCAATTCTCGCAATTTTTTCCACTTTACCTCTAGTTTTTCGTTGGGATGTAGTATCGCTAACCGTTCTTCTATCTTAGTCAAGGTCTTATCTAGGCTTTTGCCCTTGACTTTAATATCACCCTCAAAAACAGCATCACCTTTAACTTGTAAAGTACCAGTAGGTTGATGACTAATAGTGTCAGTCCAGACTGGACTTGTGCCATTATTAACTAGAAATTGTCCGCCAGTTCCTGTAGTTATTGGATTTATTGGATTTATATTTATACTAGTACCTGTGGTTGTATAAACTTGTTGTGTTGGTGGATAGATTGAACTATTATTCATGTTTTCTTTAATATATAACGGCCTTCTTCATCTAATCCAACTTCAATATTATCTCCCTCTTTCCAGCCCATTTGGTCAAGCAATGCTTGTGGGATAGGTAATAATAAGTCATCGTCATTGTCAGGATTTGGTTGCGTTATTACTTCATAACGCATTCTTTCTTGTCCAGGATTAGGTCTAGCCATGTGTCTAGTATAATGTATTTGTTGATTACTAATCAAGTTTTATGGATGAATGGTCCGTAAATCTTTTCAAGTTCTTGGATAGTTTGAGCAACAGTACTATCTTCATGCTTTACTGCAATGCCACCTGCACTACTCCATGCATCTAAATATTTGCCATAATCATCTACTAGTACATTTGGGATGCCACCATTTAATGCATGTTTGTACTTTGCACCAGTGAATATTGCACTACCACTAGTTCCCGGGTTATATTGGTCTAGCCAATCTTTTTTAGCTTCTATGCTAGCCTTCGCATACGGACCGCGCAACGGAGCAGACAATACGGTGAACGGGATTTTATTATCATTTAGCCACATTACAATACGCATACCACCTGTTAGTGGCTTTAAGTCTCTAAAAAACTGATAAACTTGTTCCGGGCTACTTGTTGCTAATGCTTGTATATCTTCTTCTCGTCTTGGAATCTCTTTGTAACTAGAAACCCCATGCTTTCCAGCCCAGGCGCCAAAGAAATCTGCTTGAACTCCATCCATATCTAGGTATAGATGTGGCATCTTTGCTTCTGGTTCAGACTCAATTTCTTCTAATAATTCTCGTATACGCATCATTATATTTATCTGTACAGTATAGGAACGATTTTATAGCTAAATACATAGTACAACAATAATAACAATAATAAGGAGTACAAAAATGGTAACAAAAAAAGTTACTACTAGGCGAAAAGTAGTCGAGCCGCCTCCCCCTCCATCAGTAAAGAGTTTCCCGACCGCTGCCTTAGGTGTAGGTATGGTTATCCTAACTAATTACCAAGCAGAAGTAAAGCAAGCACTAGGATTAATAATGAAAGCATTAACATGAAAATATTAGATAAAATTTTAGAATTTAAGAGAACTCCATATGTTATTGCAGGGGTTATATTTGTAAGCAGTTTGGCTGTTCTTAGTTGTTTCAAAAGTGCAGAAACGCAACTAACCACACTAAATCATGCTGCTTCTCTCACTCGCACTATGGCTAAATCGTCAGATGATTTGACTAATTATGCTAGATTTTTCGTGACGACCAAGAATGAACAATGGAGAACAGAATTCAATAATGTGCTTAAAATCCGAAACGGAGAAGTAGCGGATGATAAGGGTGTGACAAAATCATTCAAAGACAGAGTAAAAGAAGTACCGTTTTTACAGACCGAATTAGATCAGTTATTAAAAGCAGAACAACTAAGCAACAATCTCGCTAAACTAGAAGTTGAAGCGTTCGCATGGATAGATAAGGGTAAGCCTGAATTGAATTTTGACATAATGATGCACCATTACACAGAAGCACAGATGTTGATGTTTGGAGATGATTACAAAAAATACAAGAAAGAGATCGTTGTCACTACGGATGAATTCTATGTGATGGTGGTAAGCAGATTACAATCAGAATATATGTTCTATATGACAGCAGCATGGACGATGATCATTGTCATAAATCTAAGTTTGATTTTATTAGTGATGGTTATCAAGCATAAAGAAGTAGTTGATAAAAAACCGGTTAGAAAAGTTATTAAAAAGATACCGGTAAAAAAGCCAGCAGTTAAAAAAATTATTAAGGAGTAAAAAATGGCAGAATCACGCAGCGAGAGAGAGGCACACATCAAAGATAGAGCCGGATGGACTATCACAGTAATAGCAGCATTATTAGCAGTTAACACATATATTGCTAATGGAATCAGTGGTAGTGTATTGACTAACACTATCAAAGCTAACGATACTTGGAACTTTTATCAAGCAAAAAGCATCAAACAGACTATAGCAGAAAATGCTAGAGATGATGCTATCGCCCGCAAAGATACTAAGAAAGTTGAACAATTGACTGCTAAGATCGACCGTTATGAGAGCGATCCAGTCAAGAATGAAGGTAAGAAAGAACTCATGGAAAAAGCTAGAAAGTTAGAAGCTGAAAGAGATGAGGCAAAACAACATAGTCCATGGTTAACATTTGCTGGATCAACATTACAACTTAGTATCGTATTATTATCTGCTAGTATTTTAGCAGTTAGTATGGGAATGTTTTACTCTAGCATTGGTGTAGGATTGATTGGTGCAATATTGATGAGCCAAGGCATTTGGATGTGGATGTAAGGCCATACTTATGGCTAACATGGTATGGTCTATCGCAATAATCAGTGCAGGGATTGTATCGCCGGTTATACAGCAGATTGGATATTTTCAAGATGAGGCTACTTGTCAAAGAAGCCTAACCGACCTTAAATCACAGATACCTGTACAACATAAAATGGTATGTGTACAATACCCAGAACCTCCGCCACCTCCACCGCCTCCTCCACCAACCCCTAAGTCACAATCACTTAATTCTAAGGATGCACGAAAATGATCGATCCGTTCACCGCATTTGCGATAGCACAAGCAACAGTGGCCGGAATAAAGAAAGCAGTTGCATTGGGAAAAGATATAAACGGCCTCATAAACGAATTTAGCAAATTCTATAATTCTGCTGATGAGGTACATAATGCTAGTGTCAAATTAAAAGTACAAAGCATCAGGATGAGTGATGCTCAAATTAATTCCCAAGCGTTACAAATGGCTATGCACTCCCGAGCATTGAGGCAATATGAGAAAGAACTGAAAGATATACTATTCTGGTCTGGCAACGCAGAAGTCTATTATGAGATGCAAGCTGAACGCAGGAGATTGATGGAAGAACGCCAAGCAGAAGATAGACGCATAGAAGAACAGAAGCAAAAAGACCGTGAAGCCAAAGCAAGAGCCATCATGGGAACATTATGGATCATGGGTTCTCTATGCATCATCGCACCACTAATAACTATTACATTCCAAGTGATAACTAATAAAGGTTTTTAACTTAACATAAATATTAGAGTATTAAAGAGGAATAATAATGGCAAATAGATTTTGGGTAGGAGGGTCAGGAACTTGGAGTACAACTGCTACTACTAACTGGTCAGCAACTTCGGGCGGAACGGCTGGCGCAAGCGTTCCGACAGCCGCAGATAGTGTTTTCTTTGACCAAGCTGCTACTTATAATGTCACAATGACAGGTGCATTAACATGCTTAGATATTACCATTAGTGCCGGTGTGGTTTTACTTATTACTGGTACTGCGCCCACATTGACAGTATCCGGTTCTATGACATTATCTAACACTACTGCTTGGTCTATCACTGGTCTTCTAACATTTAACTCTACAAGTGCAGGTAGAACAATAACTACCAATAACACAACGATATCTTCCCCAATAACATTTTCTGGTGTAGGTGGTGTATGGAGTTTAGGCGGTAATTTAACTACTACTAGTACTATTACCACAACATTGACTAACGGTACAATAAACTTAAATGGGTTTGATTTAACTACTGGTATATTTAATAGTCAAAATGCTAACACTCGTGCAATAACATTTGGTAGTAATTTTATTTACCTAGTACATCCTACCGCAGCAACAACTGTATTAAATATAGGAAATACTGGTATTACTTATACAGGAACTGGTGGTTTTAGCACAGCAATGACAGTTACCAGGACATTTACTGCTACAACTACCCCGACTGTTACGGGAGGTGTTCCACTTTATATTACATCTGGCACCTCAGCAGTTACATTTACAGCGAGTTCTTGGTTTACACTTTTAAATTTTAATGGCTATACTGGTACTGCCTCAGGAACGATATTTGCTAAAGACCTTACATTAAGTTCTGGCGGAACTTACACAGGTATCGTATTAACTACGTACGGTACAGGATCATTAAATGCTAACGGAAGCACAACTGGTATAGGTGCCCTAACACTTGGCGTAGCTACTCCTAACCCAACTGTAACTACACTGGCAACTAATTTTAATTGCTCTACTTATACCCAATCAGTAGCGACTGCAACATTTAATATAAATGGATTTACTTTAACTTGTTCAACTACAGCTAATTATAATGCTGGTACTTTATCAATAAATGCAGGTACTATAAATTGCACAACATTCCAAACTGGTGATAGTTTTACTCTTAACAGTGGTACTATAAATCCATCTGTTTCTTTTGTTGCGAACTTTGGTGCACCTAGTGCAACATTCACTTATTCACCAGGCGGCACTTTAACAGCAGTTCCTACTTTTACTCAGCAAAATGGTACTGTTGTTTTAAATCAAAATCTTACATTGGCTCAAAATGGAACTTATACTTTTTCTCTAGTCGCTGCAAGTGGTGTACTAACACTAAACAATAACACATTATCAACCGGTGGATTTGTTCGTACAGTATCTGGTGCAAATACTATAAATTTTGGAACTAGTGGACAAATATTGTTAACCGGAAACAACATGACTGTTTGGGGAGTTACTGGTGCGTTGATAACCACAACAGGTACGGTGTCCATAAACAGCACATACACTGGTAGTGTTGGCACTAGAACTTTTAGTTTTTACCTAGTTTCGCAGTTCAACGTTGCTATAGGGTCTGGAACTGGCAATACCATGTATTTAGCGTCTGGTGCAACAGATACGGTAACATTACTTGGCGGCATGAACTCAGTTGATTTAACTGGAATGACCTTTACACTATCTCAATCCAGTGCATGTACAATAGCGGGACCTTCTTTTATTATACCTGCAACAGGGGGTACAGTAAGTCCAGGCACAGGTCTGATTGAATTTAATGGCGCTGCTGTTGGTATATCTGTAAACAGAGCAATTGATAATCCTTTGTCTTTTACTAGTGGTTCTGTATGCACATTACTTGCTAACTTAACAACTGGTAGTACTAGATCATCAACGATGAACAGTGCCACATTACGTCTTAACGGGTATCAATTGACAACTGGCACATTTGCAGCCACAATTGCTAGTACAAGAACAATAGCGTTTGGTACCACTGGAGTAATCAATGTAACTGGTACTGGTACTGTTTGGAACACAGGAACTATTACTCTTTTAACTATTACTGGTATTCCCGTTGTCAATGTGACTAGTACTGGTAGCACTGCAATTACTGTTGCATCTGGGGCATTGCCAGAAGCACAAGCAATAAGTTTCAACTTTACTGGTGGAACATATGCATTAACTTTCTTAGGTACAGCAGGTTATACTGCAAAAAATGTAGACTTTACCGGGTTTGCAGGATCATGGACCTTAAGTACAGACAACACCATATATGGAAATTGGAAATATTCTACTGGAATGACCGTTACAACTGCACCAAATAGTTTAGTATTTGGCGCTACAATTGGTAATACACAAATAATGACCAGTAATGGCAAAACAACAAATACAATAAAACTTACAGGTGGCGGGATTGTTGGTTTGGCAGACCCATTGACATTAAGTTCTGACATACTAGTAGAAGCTGGTACATTTAATTCAAACAATTATGATATATCTACTGTTAGAATTAGTTCGTATACTACTACTACAACTAGAGCAATAAATTTAGGTAGTTCTATAGTTACAATGAGTGGTTTATTTCGTGTAAACACAATTGGATTAACATTTAATGCCGGTACAAGTACAATAGCTTATACAGGCACAAATAGTTTGACTGTAGAAAATGGATCAGTCATTGGTTTAACTTTTTACAATTTTACTAATACTACTATGGGTCCTAGTAACATTGGTATTACAGGAAAAAATACATTTAATAATTTAACATTACCTACATCTACTTCTACTTCTGCTATATATACATTTGCTAATGATATAATAGTCAATGGTAATTTGACTATCCCTACTCCACAATCTAATGTAAATGATGATAATAAATTAGTCGTAGCATCTGCTACCATTGGAAATCAAGTTAAAATAACTGTTAATGGTCAAATATCATCACTTACTAAAATCTTTTTTAGAGACATTAATGCACAAGGCAAATGGTTACCATGGGTTGGTGATCGCTTAGGCAATATAAGCAATAATAATAATATTTCATTTACTCCCGGTAGAAATAAGTATTGGAGTTTAGCTGGTGGTGGTAATGCCACACAAGTTGCTTGGGCATTAACTTCAGGCGGAACACCGGCTGCTGCTAATTATCCTTTACCACAAGATACTATTATCATAGATAATAATGGGTTGAATACAAGTGCATCAATAACTTTTAATTCGGCTATATATTTTACTAGTATAAACATGGCAAGTAGAACCAATGCTTTTACACTTGGTATTACTAATGGCGAGAATGTCTATGTTTCAGGAGATTGGACAAATGGTTCAGGGTTAACAAGTGTAACTAATGTGGGCGGAAAAATAAATTTTAATAACAGTCTACCGGGTTATGTTCAAAGTATAACAAGTGCAGGTAAATTGTTTAGTTCACAAATTTATATTAACACAGTTGGAATAGTTCGACTACTAGACAATTTTGATCAAGACTCGTTAGTTGGAGTTCAAGGATTTGAACTTACGAAAGGCACACTTACTCTTAACGGGTTTAGTTTAAATACTGCACAATTTAACTCAAGTTTTACAAATGTCCGTACTATTAATTTTGGTTCAACTTTTATAAATGTTACTCATCCTACAGCAGGAACTTCCGTAATAGCTATGTCCAATGCCACTAACTTTAGTGCAACTGGTACCGGTGGCTTTAGAGCAAACATGTCAGTAACTAGAACATTTAATTGTGGCACAGGTGGTGCACCTACAGTAGCACCAAACTTGTTTATATTTACTGGTGCAAGTATACCTACTATTAGTAGTGGTAGTTATTTTAATACAATAGACTTCACCGGTAGTACTTGCTCACCAGCAACATCAACAGTTAATGTTGTCAATGCAACATTAGCAACTGGAGTTGGAGTTTTTACTGGACTAACATTGAATTGTAGCAGTAGTGGAACAATAACAACTAATGCAAAAACAATAGCAGCAGTTACTTTATTGTCAGGAAGTCCACAAATATCTGGAACATGTACTTGTACGACATTCACAGTTAATGGTGGAACGCTTACTGCTTGGGGCGGTACAATTGTACCAACTGGTAGTTTTATTGTTACTACTGGTAATGTATACTTAAGCAATGGCGGTACATTAACCGTGACTACGATTACTCAAAACGGTGGTGGTGTATATCTAACTGCAAGTTTTACGATGACTGCTGGAACTAGTACATACACATTCAATGCAGGTACATTAAGTATATACAATACACAAAGTAATCAAACATTATCAGTTGGTAGATTTATTTCTAACGGCACTGGCGTTCGTTTTTTACAAATTTATGGATATATAAGATTAACAAACACAACGGCAGCAGCAACAGCAGTTGATATGGCAAATACAACTAACTTGATAGTTGATTATGGTACATTCTATAGTCCATCTGCTGGATTCTTAACATCTGGTACAGTAGCACAAACATATACAATAGGAACGACTGGCGGTAACGTAAACAATGCAATAAGTATACAATGGGATAGTGGTGGAACAGCAGTACCTACGATAACGACTGGTAGCTGGTTCGCTAACTTTAATCCAAGCGCAGCAGGCGCATTCACGATACTTGCTACTACTATTAACATAGCAAACTCAGTGACATTAAGTAGTGCTGGAACTTGGACAAACTGTTCGTTCAACTTGCGCGGCACTGGGACTTTCAATAGTAATACTAAAAGCTGTGCTACACTAACTCTTAATAGTGTTGGAGCATATAGTTTAGCTGGTTCAGGTCTACTATGTGTAACCTATCAACAGACAGCAGGTTCATTCTTCTGTGGTAATAATTTGACTTGTAGTGGCACTGCTACTTTCAGTGGTGGTAGTTTTGGTATATCAAATGGCACATTAGCCTGTACAACATTTACAGTTAACGGTGGAACTCATGTTTGGGCAGGTGGTAATGGAACATTAACAGCGTCGGTTGGTATTGTTGTGTCAGCAGGTTCATTCACATACAGTACCGGTACGATAACTGCGACACCAGCGTGGACTATATCGGGTACTGGTTCAGTAACATTTAACAATAGTTACTCGTTGACTGCGACTGGTACCTTCACTTTAACAGCTGGTACTTTAATACTTGCCCCAGGAGTAACTTTAACAGTTGGTATTTTTACTAGTAATGCTTCTGGTACACGTAATATTCAATTTGGTGATTCATTCACCGCAGGTAATATCTCACTAGCACATACGACAGCAGGACAAACTTGCATAGGTATGACCAATCTTACTGGTTTTACTTGGTCTGGAGCAGGTGGATTTGTTTCTGCGATGACTGTCGCTAGAACTTTTGGTGCAGGTGGAACGGGTGGAGCTACCGCAACTAATGCTCCCCCATTAACTATTACGGGAGGTTCGGCTGTAATAACATTTAATTTTCCTAGTTATTGGTCAAGACTCAATTTAACTGGTTTTGCCGGCGTGGGTGCCGCTTCACTTCAAGGTGGCGCGCAAAACGTGACCGGTGATGTCGTTGTTGGAGCCAGTGGAAGTTATGTTCCAGGTTTTGAGTTTTTTGGAGGAAATAATACACTTACCACAAATGGTAAAATAATGGGTTCCTTGACAATATCGGGCGGTAATACTACATTGAAGGATGCATACACAGGTAATGCAACTTCAGGTTTGAGTCTCACCGGTGGAAATCTGTATACGCAGGGATTTCCTATAACAACGAATACATTTGGTGGTACCGGGGCAAATGTTAGAGGTATATTTGGAACTGGTCAAATATTTAATATTACCGGATCAGGTCTTAATCAACCTAGTCAATTTAGTGGTTCAAATTTAACAGTAAGTGGATTGATTCTTAATTATAGTAATGCTAGTGCAAAATTTGTTTCAGTTGGAAACGTCGGAAACCTTACTTTTGACTCAACAATTAATATAGGTGCAGGTCAATTGACTATTACTGGTAACAGTACCGCTACTTTTAATAACATAACAAATTCAGTTCAACCATGCACTCTTACAATTGCTACCGGTCTCGGAACCCCAACATTTATTAATTTCAATTTGCGTGGCACAGCAGGAAATTTAGTAACTATCAACTCAAATGTTGCGGGCACTCGTGCAACAATTCGTAAAGCTAGCGGCACAGTATATGGAGATTATCTATCTATCCAAGATATAAATGCGACCGGTGTAACCGGTCAGACCAATAGTGCTCCTACTTGGTATGCAGGACCCACTTCAACCAATGTAAGTAACAATACAGGTTGGATATTCACGCGACTACCCATCATCTCAATGGGTAATGTATCCATCGATGCAAGCAATGGCGGCATTACTTTTGGCGACCAACCCGTTTAACATAAATAAAATATGAAATACTTAACCATCACCTTACTATGCCTGTCCTTCCTACCCGTTTATGCACAAGATAAACCCGATGAAGTTGTAAATGTCAAAATAGAATGTTACAATACTATGAAGATATTCACAGAGTTACAGAAAACTTATAAAGAAATTCCTGTTATCCTAGGTAAGACTAGTGATGAAGCAGGTTCTACTATGACATTATGGATGAGTCCAAAAGAGAAAACTTGGACAATCATAGCAACTAAAGATAAACTTAGTTGTATTGTTGGAGCCGGCACTGAAGCTGAGTTCTCTCCTATCTTTATGAAAAAGAAAGATTTATTTAATTGAAAAAATGTATCACAGCCTTACTGCTATGTGCTTCTTTTTGTGCTAATGCTTACCCCGCATTGACTGCACAAGCATGGTTAGTTGCTGATGACAATGGACTTATATTAGATGGTTCACACACTAAAGACGTTCGTTCTATTGCTAGCATAACTAAACTGATGACTAGCATAGTTGTATTGGATAGTGGACAATCATTAACTGAAACAATACCAAAGAAACTATACAATAGAACATTCACTCGACAAGAGTTACTCAATCTAGCCATTATCAAATCAGATAACAATGCTGCTAGAATGCTTTGCGAATACTATCCGGGCGGTATGTTTAGATGCATTCAAGCAATGAATAATAAAGCTACTGAATTAAAAATGCACAGTAGCAATTTCACTGACCCAACCGGGTTGCTTACTACCAATGTAAGCACCGCAGAAGATTTAGTTAAGTTGGTAATGGCAGCAAAGAATTACCCAACTATTACTAACGCAAGCAATACCTCAACCATTCAATGGCAAATTAACAAAAAGACTCGTGCTATCTTTCACAATACCAATGACCTAGTTGGCAAAGGCGTTGACTTTATAGTAAGTAAAACAGGATGGATAACCGCTAGCGGTGGCTGCATTGTTATGATGCTACACGGAGAGCAGGGAGTTAGGACAGTTGTATTACTAGGTAGTAAGAATACAAAGACCCGTATACCAGAAGCGTATATGGTATCTAAATTACATTAACGCTTTTTAGGCATGTAATCTACTCCTGCAATGGGAGTAAAGTCTTTGGTAAGATTGTTAATCATATCTTCACCGTACTTTAGTGTAATGAGGCTGAAATTTTGCTCATTACCTTCTTTGTGTATACCGATCATTAAATGTCGATGCCATTTAATTTTTGTGGCAATGATTTTTTTGACAGAATTATCATTTAAGATATCATCAAAGTTATTATTTTCACGGAAAAAAGTATAGTATTTCATTGTTTCCACAACACAAAGGCTGTATAGTCTCGTTCTTCTTCAAAGTAAAATTCGTACATGCCACCATCACTACCAGCTGGTACTACACAATTGTAACCCCATTCGCCAATACAGTTTCTCTCTAACCAGCCTATCATTGGTCTTAGTTTGCCATAATCAATAATGATTTCAGCTTTGAGTTTCGTATTTAGTGACAACTAACCCACTACTTTCTAGGAATTGTATTCCTGACGTATCTCTATATGTATCTCGGTAGTATAAGCTATTGATACCACTCTGATATATTAGTTTAGCACAATTGATGCATGGCGCATGTGTGCAGAACATAGTCGCACCCTCGCTAGATTCTGTGCTTGCGGACACTTTAGCAATTGCGTTTGTTTCTGCATGTAATACTTCTTGCTTGGTTACAAGCCGCTTTACAAACTTCTCATCCAATTCAACTACCTCAACTGTCTCACAAGTATTATCCCATCCACTTGGCATACCATTGTAACCTGTAGCAAGTATCTTGTTACCCTTGACAATGACAGAACCAACTTGCAATCGTTTAGCATAACTCAATGTGCTAGTGAGTTCTGCTACCTTCATGTAATAATCAATAAATTTTTGTTTCATTCTGATTCAACCTCAATCCAAGTATGATCTCCTAACCATTTAACAGCAGCAATATATTCATAACTTTCTGGAGCACTAGCACTCCAACCATTTGGTCCTGTTTTAGCTAATATCGTTTTCTTCTTTTCTCTTTCAAATACTAACCAATATGTTTGCCCATGGTAAGTTTGGAACTGATATTCAGCAGCGTGTACTGCGTCGGTTATTTCTAATCTGCGTTTAATCTGTCGTGCTTGTTTTTCTAATACACTAACCAATTCCATAATACGATTGTATTCTTGCTCGGCATGCATTCTGCCAACGTTGAGCATTATATCTTTTTGTTTTTCAACCGGGACTAAATCAAATTTAACACCGCCTGCTTCAGTTGGGTATGGGGTAATGTTTCTATTAAAGAAGGGCACAAGCGTATTGCCTGTGGTTATATCAAAACTATTTCTTCCTTTAAGTTTGTTACTCATTTTACATAGAATGTTTTGATATGTTCTCTAGCTGACCTGTTGTTTAATATACTTAGTACATAATTTGTCTGATTATATTTTTCACAAAATGCTTCACCTAATTTAGTATTACCTTTGAGTTCTTCAAATAGAAAATTCTTACAAAAATCATCAAATTCTTCTTGGGTGATATAGAAGCCTTCAGCTTTGCCCGGAAAATACGATACTAATTCTTTTGCCATCTGTTCAAACATATCAATCCCACATGCTACGAAAATACTTACCGAACAGTTCCAAACCTTCTTGTATCCGTTCATCGTGTTTCATGTGCCCGACATGGTCATACCAGTGTGCATCAGGATTCTTATCTACCATTTTGTATGTTGCTTCCAACACACCAGTAACTGGATTAGGATATTGTTTATCGGTCTTTACCCAATCATATTTAGGTTCGCCATGATGATATTGATCATCATAATCAGCTTTGAGTAGTTGCTCAAAAGACCATATCATCTTGTCTAGTGTTTCATCCCATTTTTCTAGTCCTGCTTTCCAAGCATCATCGTATGACTCTTGGTAAAACTCAAAACTATCTTGACTGCTAGAGGATCCATCATCAGCAAATTCATTTGGTACACCTTGCTTAGTTGCTTTAAGTTGCAGTAATGCTGGGTATATGATTAGTGCTAGAGTATGGTCCAATCCCCAAGTATCGTATGTATCAATTTGTACATCAATCTTTCTACGGGTCTTGTTATTCTTTGGATATTTGCCTATGTTTATTTTCATGTTTAGCAGTCAATATCTACATTACGACCTTTTGGTAAACTCAATCTCTTATTGCGTTGGATGCGTGTTTCTTCCATAGCAGCAGTTTCAAGTGCTTTTAAATGATGCTTGTGATTTTCTTGTTGATATTGTTTGATAGCCGCAAGGTGACGAACTTGAAAAGCCTTTTCTTGTTCCGTTACCTTGTTTACCTTCATAATGTTGTTTTTACTTCCCCGTCGACAAACCAAACTATTTCTTCATCATAAGTAACACCTGCAATCTCTGTTTTGCCTTTTGCAATTAATGCAAGTTCTTCCAATGATTTACCTTGACCAATAAATTGATTACTGGTATGCTCATATAGATAAAGTAATTCATTAATATTTTCAATGAAATATTTCTTAACTTGGATTACTTCAACCTTTTCCTCTTCCTCAAAATCTACCCCGGCTTCTTCTAATGCTTTCTGTAGACGATATAGTGTATATCTTGTACCAAAAAAAGCTCCTGCTAAAAATATAGACAATGACTGGAGTAGATAAATGATTGTAGAGTATTCCATAGTATTATTTATTAATAGTTAAATTAGACCATTTTTTCAACTTGTGAAACTTATTTAGTTTAGCTTCTTTAATTCCTTCAACAGTGACACCAACATTCATATCTGTCAACAGTTCTACCATTGCAAACAAGTCACCAATTTCTTCTTCAAGCATATTTATGTTAGTTCTGTTTTTACCCGGTTTCATTTGATCGGGTCCAAAACGCATACACTTACTAACTGCTTGTGTGACCTCTGCACATTCCTCTTGTAATATTAGTAATAATTCTTTTGTTTGTTCGTTCATTACTTGTTCCATTGTGTATTCAGTATAGAAACAACATAATCAGTTGATTCAGATACTTCCCATGTTCCATGTGGTGGACAGAAAACAAAAGTAACATTCTCTGTTTCTCCAGTTTCTCTGAGTACAGGTGATGTATGAATTGATTGAATCAAATCACTATTAAGTGCTATCTGCGTTCCACGATAAGCTGGGTTTGCGTTTGTTAGTATAATGTACATTTTGTTTCCTTAGTTTGTTTTTGCGTTTTTTAAATATGTCTCGTTATGTATCCATTTGTTATTCGTAAAGAATCCCCAATCTCGTTGCTGAGGTCCCATAAAGAATAACGTAGTAGCAGGTTTGTTGTTATCCAGTTCAAGCCAATGATATTCATTTGACTTACGCATGATAATGCTTCCCGGGCCGCGCCATCTAATAAATTCAGCGAATTGCTCACCTTTACTATTAAATTGAGGGGTATGCTCATAGTAACCGCCACTAAGAATGATTGTCATAAAAGACCATGGATGATCATGCATAATTGGATCATCAGACCTTACAATCTTATGTAGTGTGACATTGAAGGGGAACCATTTGCGGTCTTTGAGAAAGACATAGTAACGGTGCATATAGTCTGCGCCAGTTCTACGATCTGGAATTAACCTGTATCGACCTAGTTTGTTCATAACCTTATGAAATATGTTCATGTAACTCCTAGTATAAAATAATTAACGGGCTTGAGGTGCCCGTTGAACCTAGCTAGTCAATATTAGACTAGACCAAGAGCCAAAGCCTTGTAACCAGCAGCTACAACTTCACGGCTAGGACGACCCAAACGGTACTTAGTAGAAGTACGACCTTTAGTGTCGGTGTGCTTGTTAGCATATACAGCAAAACCTGCATAACGCAAATCGCTAACAGTAGCGGTTGGGTTCTTCACGCCAAAACGTGCAGCAATTTGTTTTGCGGTGAGTTGCTCACCTTTTTGTAGTGCCTCTAAGACACGGGCTTGTTTAGTTAAAGTCATTTTGTTTTCCTTATTAAATGATTCATCGTTGTTACGATGTACTACAATTATACGATAATATCTATTCTTATACAAGAAGTATTGGACATATTGTTGCATATTTAAATGTCCAAAAACAATGTCTGAAACACATCGGCTTGACTATCATGTCCTGCATAACCTCGAGGATTGCAAACCACGCGGGTCGTACCAACCATGTAGTCACTAGGATCATGCATATGACCGTGAGTCCAAAGAACAATCTGTGGATGATCCAAGATAAATTCGCTCAAGTCGCTAGCATATCCACCGTTCATCAATTGATCATTGCGATAGCGTTCATGTATGCTATTCAATGTAGGTGCATGATGCCCTACAACAACAACTTTGTTATCTTTTCTATCAGCCAATACTGTTTTAAAATAAGCTACTGTTCTTTGATGGCGATGCATTGCGTGAGCAGGACGCAACTTAGTAAAGCCGAGTTCATCATTACGAATGATTCTAAAGTCATTCATCATATCACCCAATGCATGTAATGTAAGAGGATCACCTTTGTTACAGTCAGTCCACAATGTTGCACCAATGAATGTTACATCATCAATGACCTTAAGTTCTTGCTCAAGGAAATAGATGTTTGGAAACTTACTATATTCATCACGCAGGTACTGGATACTGGCTTTCCAATTACCATGATAAAATTCGTGATTGCCTGCAATTACCACAACATGCGGGAATTGAAAACTACAACGTTTCATAAAGTCACGGAATCGTTGTGCTGATGCTTGTCTGCGACCTAAGTTAGGGATGTTCACCGGGTCCATTGGATGCACCTCAGGATGGTTGTGCAGGTCCTCAGCGACAAGAATATCGCCGGACAATATCAATACATCAGCATTCTCTGTATTCTGAATGTTGATATCTTGGAACTCTAAGTGCAGGTCACTGCACAATGCTATTTTCATTTTAATGCTTTTTTCATTTGTTTATCGTTCATATAAACATCATATGTGTTTGGCCCAGTTTGATGTAATGCTAACAAGTCTGATTGACTTATTGATGTTCCCACAACGCTAGCCTTTTTCCCTACGGGAACATTTTCATTTTCCTCGTGTGTAATATTTAGTTCCATAGGCTCACCTGTTTCATCTACTGCCATAGAATTCAGTAGATAGTCATCTTCATCTAGTTCCATGATTAACCCACTCATGTACTTTTTATCATGCGGGTTATGAACATCAAAAATTTCTAGCCCGTAGTATTCTGGGAAGCGAGAAATCAATGTTGCGCCATTCCGTTTCAATTCTAGTATGCGATCAAATCCGTTCATAATCTATTCCTAAGTAATTAAAATAGTAGTATACACTAAGTTTGATTTATAGTCAATCTTATTTTGTTAACAATTCTATTAATTTCTTTTGGGTGATAACCTCGTGAACACCCTTTACTTCTTTTACTATCATTTCCATCTCAACGATTTCCCAATCAGATATTTTGTGACTCTGATGTTGGTTTGACATAACAACTGTCAGGAATGATCGTAAGCCTCCAATCTTTTGAAAGATTCGTCCAATATTATCATAGTGATTATGATATGGAGTACCACTTACAAACATCGCTGGGTTGTCTTTACTTCTAATCTTGTAATAAATCATTACATTTAACCGTGTTTTAAAACAAACCATACCTCATCACTATTAGTATTAATTCGTATTTCAGTCAAAGTACGGTATTCACCACTAAATATGAATTCTGTATCGTAATTAAATTTGCTCTTTAAAAATTTTTTGATATTGGTATGATACTCAACTGTACTTTCAGGGTTTGTTACTGGTCCGATTAATTTATAAAATGCATTTGTAACATTTTCATTTTTGGTAGGCCTAACCATGTCAATTATAATCATACTAATTCTGCTATATGTTTGCAAGTGCCACGGAATGTATATCCAGGGCAGGTGCATGACTTTTCTTCTGTGTCAATAGAGTACACCTGACCCTTGCTACCGGACACTTTGATAATTGTACTCTTTTCTTTAACCTTTTTAAAGGGATTTGGGTTAAGTGCTACAAACTTACGACCACGCTTGTCAATAGTCAGTGGTGTTTTGAAATAGAGTGGCGTAGTAGAACCCTGCTTGATGTATGCAAGCACCTTGGTACCATCAAGCAAATATTTATGATTGGGCTGAACATCTCCCGACCATACTGTTGTTTCTACTACTGCTTCCATCATTAAACCTTAAACAAATCGTTGAGTGAAGTCCACGGAACAGTGGAATAGTTACTATCATAACTATCATTCACCAGTCGATACTTACGGCCCATGGATTTTATATACTCGCCCTGACCGTCAGTATAAACCCGTCGCATTTCTGTATAGGTGTTTTTCACAACTCCGTCCAGTAGCGCACGACAGGTAATTTTACGCTTGTTCATTTTTCAACTCCGTACTTGGCAAGTTCCTCGAAGGTGTTGATGGTGCCATCTTCAATCAATGCAATCAAACAATCAAACTCGTCACGATCACTAGAGCCAAACTCGTCTTCCTGCTCGTAAGCTAGGGCTAGTAGTTGTTCTTTCATTATGCAGTCACCTTAGCCAATTGCTCAGCCAATACATACAATTGTCCAGGCACCATTGAATCATGGCTACGATTAACACCAACATACCACACACCATCACACATAATGTAATAGTATTCGCAATCATATTCCTTGCTCAAAAATTCGGCATACGATTGGTCCACTGTGAATTCAACATTTTTATCGCCGCGATCACGACCATAGAATGTAGTCATCTTGCCGTACAATTCGGCATACTTTTCATGGGAGATGTTAGGGATAACATCGCAACCGCTGAAGGGATGTTTTTCACCGATTTCTTCTTTAAGACTAGAGATAAAACCAAGAGCAACCAGATGATTTGCCTTAGCACTATCATAGTGGTCCTGCAGGATACGACCATTGTGTTCCAGATAACCATCCCAGTGACAGTAAACGCTTTTCAGTTTCTCACCATGCATGACACCGATTCGTGAACGTGTACCCATTTGAAACTCCTGTTGTTAACTGATTAAGACTCTATTATATACCCGAATCCATTTATTGTCAACTATTAAGATCCAGTGTGCAACATTAGGACTTCAGGGTTAGCAGTATTTTGCTCAAAAGCCTCGATAAAATTGTGATGTGTTTTGGACCGATTGAGCACCGCATTTGCTGCAACAAACAAAGCCGCATAAGTAAGACCATTAATTTCCACAGTAATATCTTTGCCAAAGAAGTCTTTGTATGTCAAGAATTTGACACCTTCGTAGGGATGACGGTCGCTAAGATTGTCAATCTCATAGATGGACCAAATAGCACTCAATCCCAACTCCTCACGAACGGTCTCGTAGTAGTCAAATTTAGTGTCAAATTCTGTATCTGTCATTTTCAAGTCCTTTAATTAACTGTCTAAGTATGTATTATATACCCAAAACCATTTAATGTCAACCTTAAACTAGGTCCACTTGAATCTGTTTACCGCGGATAGTAGTGCCAAGTCCAGTTGGGATAGCTTTGCGGTGTGCTTTAGCCAAGTATCGCTCAGCCGCTAGCATTTCCATCGCATCCCAGCACAATACGCGGGCGTTAGTGGTAGCAAACATTTCGGTCATTTGCTGGACTGTCATGTACATGCCAATGTCGTTCTCGGAGCCATCGCCCTTGAAAATCACACGGAATTTTTGAGAATTTTTCAAACCTTCAATGATAGTCTTTGTACGCATTTTCTTGTCCTTTAATTAACTGTCTAAGTATGTATTATATACCCAAAACCATTTGTTGTCAACCTTTAGGGTTTCATCATAAACGCAAAGTAATAGAAAAACGGGCCAAACATCACCGAAGTGATGATGGCCGCTTGAAGTAGTTCAATTAAGTATTTCATGTTGTAAGTATAGCACAAAACCCATTTATTGTCAACCGTAAGTTATATAGTCTCTTATATTGATTTTTCTTAAGGAATCTTGTTTTTTGACAAAATTATCAAAATCAGTTTGATTGTCATTCCCACTAGCAATTAAGTTAGAGTAATGATTCAAAGTTGAATTTTCTTCTTTGGTAAATTTTTCTCTAGCTGCCAAAGTAAATGAATTTACACTAGTTATCAAAAGTTCTTTTTTGTCAGCTATGTTATTGAAACTATGACCTATATTATGTTCTTTCACAAAGTTTATAATATTATCAAAATCATAAATATTCAATGCAGTAAGTGTGGTATATAAATTGATACTAACTGCTTCATAATTGCTTGCAAATTTTTTATATTTTTCTAATACATCACAAAAAATATTCCACTTAGTGGGCCATCTCATATATTCTTGAACTTTTCCTACTCCATCTAGACTTATAGTAATTTGTATGGAGATACCTGTTTCAGCGATAGGAATTAACTCATCCATAAATGAGGTACAATTAGTATTAACTCTAATTGATTTTATATTTGGTGGCAAACTTTTTAATACTTCTTTTATATTTTTGCTATTGCTTGGTTCGCCACCAGTTAAGTCTAGTTGAGTTATTCTATCAATGGGCAATACTTTACTATTATAATAAGGAGTAGCATCTCTTATTTCATAATTAGAAGATATTAAAGATGCTATCTTAGTACTAACATGCGGACTACAAAATTGACATGCAGTATTACAAATATTATCTAACATTAAATCTACTGTTAGATAATCAATATCAGATTGCATTTTCATATCTTCGTTATAATACATCCTATCACTTTTTTGATTAATTTCTTCTTTTTCTTGGCACCGAACGCATTCTTTGGGAAATTTATTTTCTTTAAAAGTATTTTTTATATTTTTCATCCAGTTACTGTTTATCATTTCGCTATAACTAGAAAAAAAAGGTATATCGTTCATAACGCAACACCCACTGATCACTGCATTTGATCCAAACTCAACATAAGGTGGTGTAAGTTTAGCATAGTGATCAAGTCTAGCACAGTACATTACGGACGCTTTTTCAGTACAGAATCAGCTAATCCGTATGCTACTGCTTCGGTAGCACTCATAAAAAAGTCTCGTTCCATATCTTTAGCTAGTTCCTCGTATGTCTTACCAACACTATTGTGGTCAACATAGATTTGTGTAAGACATTTTTTCATAGTTATAATTTCTCTGACTTGAATTTCCATGTCGGTAGCTTGACCTCGTGCGCCACCACTGGGCTGATGAATCATATGCCTTGCGTTGGGCAACATATAACGCTTACCTTTTGCTCCCGCTTGTGCAAGCAAACTACCCATACTACATGCTTGACCCATGACGATGGTCATAACATCAGGCTTAATGAATTGCATACAATCGTAGATTGCCATACCAGCAGTTACACTACCACCTGGGCTATTGATGTAAACACTAATATCCTTCTCGCCTTCGCTTTCTAAGTAAAGCAATTGGGCAACGACTAGATTTGCCATTTGATCGTGTACTTCGCCCTCAAGCAAAATAACACGGTCACGCAACATGCGGCTGTATATATCATAACTACGCTCACCTTTGCTTGTTTGTTCTAAAACCATTGGGACTAAACTCATATACTTCCTTAAAATTAAAAGTATAACAGAAAGATTAGCTAGTTGCAACTATATTGGTTACCGTTTGCGTTTTTCTCTTGTACCTACTTCTTTGGGTTTTGATACTGGGTTGACGATATTTTTAGATGCAGTTGCTAATTGATCAATGCCTGCACTTTTTTCTCGTTTGGCTCTAGGTGTAGTTGTTGTCTGTTCATCATCTTTTGGCGCACCAGAACCTTTGTCAATTTTAAATGTGTAATTACCTTTTATACCAGTACTATAATATGTTTTACCTGCTGATAGATAAACGCCTTTGATGCTTGTACCTGGATAAATTGTATTGAATTCTTGCAGTGTCCATTTACCTTTGCCTTCACTTGCTTTGGTATACATCTGTACTAATGCACCATTGTTTAATATATCAGCAGCAGCTTTACTAAAATTTGTTTTTTCATTTACTTCTTGTGCTGCTTTATGCGCTACTGCTGCCATCAAGTGATAATACAAATTAACATTATCTGGGTCATCTGTGTTACGTTCTTCTGCTAACTTTGTTAAATTATCACTAAGTCCAAGTTGTCCAAGATTATCTAAACTAACAGGACCTATTTTCTTAAATGCTCTGATCATTTCAACATCGTCTGGACTAATGATACCATAACGTACACCCAGCATCAATGGAGAACCTGCTTGTCCTGCATCTTGTATCTCACGTAATATATCAACTACTTCTTTATGTTTGTTTAAGAATTTTCCACCATCCGGGGTTTCTGCTATCTTATCAATCTGATCAATCAAATTACTTGCGCTAGCTGTAGCACCTTTGCCACCTTTTGTACTAACTAATACGCTACCACCTTGACTATTAGTTATAACGCTATCACTAAGTCCTGCTGTTTTACTATCATCAAAACTAATCAATGTCTTTTGAAATGTTCCACCTAAAAACTTATTTGCAGCTTCACCGGCATTACCGGTGTATTGACCTTTTTGCAATGCTATTGGTTGTAGTATCTCACAGAAGTAATCACGAAAAGCCGAAAAGCTAACTCCCTCAGGTGCTTCAAATGATATTGGTAATGGTTGTCCTATTGCGATATTATGTGCTAGTGCATACAATGGACTATCTGTTCCTAAACTGCTAGCAAGTTGATTCATTATCTTTGAGATAGTTAAATCAAGTTTGTCAGTTAATAAATCTTGTGGACTTAAGCCAGCATCTGCTTTTGCTGCTGCTTTACCGCCAAACTTATATGTTGAACCATCTACTGTGAATGTGTTTGATACTTTGTTATCAGTAAGTGAGGGCTTAACTTCTTGTAGATATTGTCCAATAACAAAAGTACCAAATGAGATTATTGCAAACCCACCTGTACGTCCAGAACGACTATTTTGCCATTGAATATCTGGAACTTGTTGTTCAATTTGAATTAATGCTTGATCTAATTCTTCGGGTGTAAATTTGCCACCACCTTCCGGGAAGAATTTAATATCGTTAAATATTGCTTCATCACCGTTTTCATTTTTGAAAACGTCGCCTGGTTTGCGACCTGCTAATCCTGTACTTTCGTTCAGTTGGTCTAATAATGTTATAAATTCACGCATAGTTTAGTATTTATCTATAGGAAAAATTATAAATTTATTGCCCGATAGTAAATACAATGAAGGAGAAAATTATGTTAAAATTTCTAAAAAGTCTGTTTGGTATGGGACCATATAGCGAGAGTCGCCCGATTGATGCAGTTGCACCTGGTGCAGCACCTTATAAGGTACCAGAACCCGCTGCAACTACGCCGATTCCGTATGTTCCCGAATCACCACTTGTGAAGTTAGGTCCTGAGCCTACCGCAGTGCCGGTCGTTGAAACTACACCTAAGCCAAAAGCAGTAGCTAAACCGAAAGCAACAAAGCCAGCTGTAAAGCCAGCAGCTAAAGCACCAGCTAAGCCAAAAGCACCAGCAACAAAAAAGCCTAAGATTAGCATTGCTAAGTAAATGAATACGATAGGGTTTGACTTAATAAGTGACTTGAATCTAATCCCTGAGGATAGTTTCAATTGGGAAGGTAAAGCAACTAGTTTATACTGTATAATAGCAGGAAACATTAGTCAAGATTTACGCACTATTAAGCAAACCTTATCTCATTTATCTAAATTCTATCAAGGTGTATTCTATACGTTAGGTTCACTAGAATATCATAACACTGATGTTGTAGCTAAACGCACAGACGAAATACACAAAGCCTGCAAAAGTATACGCAATTTAGCAATCATGCATCATCATGTAGTAGTGATTGATGGCATTGCTATCATAGGTGCTAATGGTTGGTATGGAAACACAGTAGAAACTGATGATGTTGTAGTCAATGCTATAGTTGAAGTACATCGCAATGAAGATTTGATCTATCTAAAGAGTACCATTGAACGCTTACAAAAACATTTAGATGTTAAAAAAATTGTAGTAGTCTCTAACTCTGCGCCCAATGAAGAATTGTATTTTGGGGAACATCCAAAGCATTTAGAAAATCAATTACACATGAGTATGAGTTTAATATCCGATACTGAAAACAAAGTATCGCACTGGTTATACGGCACATATGGAAAAGTAGTTGACACCAATATCAATGGCATCAACTACATAAACAACGGGTGTTTTAAAAGAAACCCTTATTGGGCTAAAAGAATAGAAATTACTCTTTAAGCCTCTGCTTCAACTTTAATTTGAAGTGGATAACCTTGACTACGTGCTTCTAACGTAACCTCAATACCTTTTTGTTCTGCAATTTCATAAGGCAGTACAGCAACTACAGCACTACCTTCTTCATGGATATTGTGTGTAATTGTACTAGCAGTATCTTGATTATAATTAAAGTAATCAATTAAACTACCTACGACAAACTCTATACTAGTTACATTATCATTGATGTAAATGATTTTGTACAATGGAGGCTCAGCCAATGCTAGATTAGGTTTGATTTTGATTTTTGTTTCCGTTTTAGACATAGTTAGTTTATATGTGTTAGTTATAAAAAGTGTGTAGTCACCATAACTACACACTTATGCTATTATACTATTTAGTATAGGTAATAGCAATAGACTTGGGCTTTTTCTCTTCAGGAATTTCACGTTTTAAGTGAACATTAAGAATACCCAATTCTAAATGAGCATTAGAAATTTCTACATAATCAGCAAGTTGAAATTCACGACGGAAGTTTCGTTCGCTGATTCCTTTGTGTAGATAATTAACCTCATTTGTCTCAACTGTATCCGCAGCATGATTACCTTCAATTATTAAGAAATTTTTGTCTTTTGTAACTGACAGGTTATCGTGACCAAATCCCGCAACAGCAATACTAATCATATACTCGTCCTCATTTATTTGGATTACATTATACGGGGGATAGTGTGAATTGGAATTTAGATGTTGAGAATGCATTCTGTTCAACTCGTCAAACATAGTATCAAAACCGATACCAAATTTGTGTAGTTGTGGAATGTCAATGGTGCGAAGGTGTAAAGTTTTTGTGTTTGTCATTTGTTTTCTCCTTTATAAGCAAGATGACTATTAAGTAGACCCGATTATCGGCATCTACAATGAGTATTTATTATACTAAAAATACGCAAAAAATTCTACTATTTAGGTCAAAATAGTTTTTTGGGAAGACTTTGGTCACGTAAGTATTTTTGCCATCTGCGTTTGGCTAGACCTTTATCTACTTTACGCTGTATACTAGGCTTGACATATTGTTCCCGATCACGCAATTCCTGCAATAGGTTTTGGTCTGTAATCTTCTTTTTAAACTTCCGTAATGCTTTTTCAACATTTCCATCTGTTACAATAACTCGTCTTCCTTTAATACTCATAAAATTGATTTTGGTTCTAAAACTTGCTCCCTTGTTATATTTATCTCAGTTACGTTATTTTCTCTGTACTTTTTGGTGTTGAACATATGCGGCATGAGTACTTTTTCAATTTCCGTGTGTAATCCACGTGCCCCAGTCTTTAATTTCAAGCAATTTTCAACAATTTGTTCTAGTGCCCCGGCATCAAATTCTAATTTGATATTGTCAATACTCAATAGATACTTGTACTGGTCAATATAGTTGTTTTTTACTTCCGTAAGTACACGCAGCAATTCTTGCTTATTTAATTCCCCGATGCTAACCGTAGTAGTAAAACGGCCGATAAATTCAGGAATCATCCCGTACTTAGTTAAGTCATCCGGAGAAACTTGTCCTAAATCACCTTCTTTTTTGTGGTCTTTGATCTCTGCACCAAATCCAATACTAGTTCCGTTCATGCGGTTATTGATTATATCTTTCAATCCAACAAAGGCTCCGCCTGATATGAATAATATATTTTTCGTATCAATCTCCAGCATTTCTCCACCAGGATGCTTTCTGCCACCTGCTGCTGGAATACGACAAACTGTACCTTCAACCAACTTAAGCAATGCTTGTTGCACACCTTCACCTGATACATCGCGTGTAATGTTTACGCTTTCTCCTTTACGTGCAATCTTGTCAATTTCATCAACGAACACAATGCCACGCTCTGCTAGTCTAGGATCACCTCCAGCAGCATTCACCAACATGCTAATCATTGATTCAACATCATCACCAACATATCCTGCCTCAGTTAAACTTGTAGCATCAGCAACGACAAAGGGCACTTTGAGATATTTGGCTACAGTCTTAGCAAGCAAGGTTTTACCTGAACCAGTTGGTCCAATCAACAATACATTACCTTTTTGAATGTCTAAATCTTTAGGAGGATGTGTGATGCGCTTATAGTGATTAGCGATAGCCACACTCAGTACCTCCTTGGCACTATCTTGACCAATAACATGCTGGTCTAGATAATCTTTAATTGAAGAAGGATCGTTGTATGGTTCTTCTTCTTTGGGTTTAGGAGTTTCTGCTACTAGATTTTCATCTTCAATAAGTTGGGTACATAGTTCAATACATTCACTACATATAGCAACATCATCTCCAACGATTAGTTTTTTAACTTTATCTTTATGTGTATTACAAAAAGAACAATATGTCAATTTTGATTCAGTGGTCATATATTAATTTATCTTTTTGTCACGGTATTCATATTTTACTTAAGTGCAACCACTAACACTTACAACAGACAATTCAATCTTACTTGTTTGTTGTAGTACTGGATTGTATCCAGGTGAAATTTTTAGTTGTAGGAACCCAGACTCTATTCCATTACCAAATATAAAAATACCACGACGGTCATTCATATTATAGAATACTGGCTTTCTGTTTGCAATAGCATCCGGAGTATAGCATGTTTTATATAATGATTTACCATTACCATCAAGCATATCTAATGCAATTCGTACTTCTTTTCTACCAGAGATTTCAGTTTTAACATTTTGTAAGGTAGGCATGTCATTAAACTTAAACCAATTTCTATCACCTTGCGTATTATTCTTATCAGTAATGATAATGTTTGCGGGAGCCATTGCACCTGTTTTATAAGTGTTGTCCTCTAACAATCCCATAGCCTCACGCATTGCAATAATAAAATCATTGTTCCATTGAATACTATACGGAATCTTTAAGATAGTATTACGATAGCTATCCACAGATAATACATAAGGCTGTTGATTGATTACAAAAGCATTCTTTGGATAACTACCCATTACAGTTTGTAGTAGTTGATCACCTTTTTGCTTTTGATTCAAAAATGAATTAAGAGTAGTAGCTACCTTCTCACCATCAAAGGACTTTTTATCTTTACCCTGTGATAGTTTTTGATTCATCAACTTACTATCAGCAACTAGTACATCTACTGTAACTTCTACATTAGAGTTTTTTGGTACAATTGAGATTATTTTAAAATCATCAACATATCCAGCACTATAGACAGAAACATTGTCCTTTAATGTATTCTCAAAACTTGATTCACGCTCACTAAGAACAATTGTACCTACTCGTATTTGAATGGCTTCACGAAAAGCAAGTTCTTTTGCTTGTTCAAGTGTGGGTGCTGTGCTAACTACACGAATGTATTTGTTTTCAGCAACTGCACTACCAACAAACAATAAACATGCCACTAAACTTAGTAGCTTGTTCATGTTTATTTTCCGTCGAATTTTTTACGCAACATAGTTGCGGCAACATCGCTTTCAGTATCCCAGCGCAAAGTAACTGCTACTTCTTGTGGGCCAATCTTTTCTTGCTTGACCACACGGAAACCACGCAAGATACCTTGTGCATTTACTGCAATGTTATCAGTAAGATTGTGTGCAGTGTCGTTGTAGTTGTTACGTTCCATGAAGTTGGTAGACTTATCGGCTGCATCTTCTTGCTTAGCCTTCAACACTTCTTCATCACTCAGTGCTACAGTATCGCCGCTAGGAGCACGTTGTTTCATCTTGTCCATTGCTTGCTCAATGTTCTTAGCAATAGTACGATTTACACGGCTGCTGCTAACATCTTCATTGATGAAGTGCCGAACATTAGCACGGGCTTTGTCGCCTGCACGAATCAATGCTACACGGACATTGTTCTCAGTATTACCATTGGTAGCAGCAGTACCTACAGCCTCGATAGCCGTAATGTCACAATTTTTCTTGCTAGTGAACCAGCTGCATTCAGATTCAATTGTAATTGCCTCTGCTTTAAAACTAGTAGCCAATTTCTGAGAACGAATCGGCTCAATTTTATTATCAGCGGCCTCATCTTTTTTACCAGATGATGCACATCCGACAAGGGCCACAGCAAATGCTAACGCAGTAAGTTTAAGTTTCATTTTCATTGGATTTCTCCAGTAGTTAAAGATATATGTATTGTATACTAGAATGGATTAAAGTTCAAGAGTTTTTGGTCAAATAATCTTCAATTTGTTGTTTCTCTATTTCGGACAACAATTCAATGTCATATTCACCTTCTTCAATCTTTTGAACCAAATACTTAATGTATTCTTGGTCGTGTAGATAGGTATTGGATTGGTCCTTGTTGACCATAATCCATCTTGCGCCGTCAAATTTGTAAACCTTATTTGGTAAGGAATCTACCCGAACAAAGGTGTCACCTTTGCCAGCTATAGTTGGAAACGATGTTCCAAAATTTGTTTTAGTTTGTTTACCCGAATCTGCAACTAATTTTAATATATCTGGGCGCATGCCAGTCAATACATCTTTGTGCATATGCTTGTTGTCAAACATTACATAACCACCATCTAATTCTTGGTATGGAATAGTATTAGATTCTATCACTTCTGGCAATTCAACTATCTTGATAGGTTCTTCAATTACAACCGGCTCTATATCTTGCAGATAAGGACTATCAAAAACATCACACTCTTTATTTGGGCAGAATGGACCGATGCCAGGAGCATCAACTAATGGGGTGCCACACTTATAGCAAGGCTCTAATATAGGGTCACTTGGTTCACTCTTGTAGACTTGGATAGGTACGGGTTCTATTCCAGGTGGTGTTTGACTACCAGCCGGTGTAAACAAGTATGGATGGTCATTGATATCAAATTCTTCTATAGGTTCTTCTTCTATAGGTTCTTCTATAGGTTCTTCTATGACTTCTTCTATGACTTCTTCTATGGGTTCTTCATCGTCCCAGTCTTTACTCTGATTAGCAGCTAATACTAACATCAACGCTAATGGATCAAACACGATAACAAGCAAGATGATGACCCAGCGTACTGCTTTTTCTAAGATGTTTTGATCAGGGTTATCTCCATATATCAGTGCAGCGATATACTTGATAGGACCTACTTCAGCCTCTACTTTACGCAATTGACTAGCAATAGGTGCCCGTTCTTCATTGAATGTTTTAATTGCAGACTGTGACGCAGCGATATCACGCTGTAATGCTACTCTTTCCTTTGCTTGATTACGGCGAATCTGTACTGCTTTCTCAGCACCTTTATCCGTATCAGTACGACTCAACATCTGGTCTACTTGAGCATCCATCTGTTGTAATGCTTTTTTACTTGTCTCTATGTTATCACGTTCGGTCTTTATTTTCTCATCAAGCAATGATACTTGGGCACCGATATCACCTGTGCCGATACCTTGATCAATGTGTGCTTTGCTTAAGAAACCAAAGATACCCATGCTTGTAATCAATGCAATAGCCATTACAGCAGGCACTAAGTATAGTTTGAGTAGTAATCCAGCACGATGCCAATACTTACGCAACCAAACAGTTGTGGTAATCTTAGCGAGTTCAAGTACTGAACCCATGATGATAACTGGAACTACTGCTCCAGCAAAGATAGTAGTCAACCCGATAATACTATACCATGCGGCGATAGTACTAACTGTTAATGCTACTAATAAGGTGAAATTGGAAAAACTGAAAATTCTTTTGAGCATTGTTTATTTAGTCTGAAACAGACTACCTAAATAGTCATTCAAATAGCTGACCGTAGATATCAATGAATTGTTCTAAATTTAATACTAACTTTTGTGGAATGCCTGGACCTTGATAAGCCAAGTAAGTAACACTAGCACCACCGCGGTGTTCATCTTGTTCTCTTACTTGTATTATCTCCATGCGATTGCCATCCTCAAAGGTATATGATCTACCTACTAATGGATGTGTCATATTATATGACCAGTAACTTGATAGATTAGTTGATCCAATTCTGTTTGATAATCGTGATTACCTTGTCTACGCTTCAACCAGATTTTTTCTAACAATTCTTTACCTTGAAAATCTTCTTCCATTGGCAACGAACTGCGACTGGCTAATTCGTCAAGTAAATCTTCGGTTTCAAAGTCACTCAAATCAACATCAACTTCTACTTCGGTATAAACTGTTTTGTACATGATTATGCCTCAGTTGATTCTTCATCTTCTGCACTAGTCCATGGCCATCGCGCTTTAGTTTCAGCATCTTTCTTTTCTTGTTCGACTCCAACTTCGGTCAATTCAGTAGCACTATCACACATTGGACAAATCTTAATGGCTTCATCTAACTCAACACCATTATCATCTTCCCATTTCCATTCTGCATCAAATTTTGAACCAGTCCATTTGCATTTAGTACATTTGTGGGTGATAGGTGATACATAATCTTCATGCACTTCCCATTCTTCTAAACTATAGGTAACTTCATATCCGCCCTTGCGGTCAGTCCACCAATCATCTTCATTGAGATAATCCCAATCAATATCTACATCATTGTCATAGGCATCACCTAGAATAGTATCAATATCTTCTTCACCTGATTCTAGTTCAGCAAGTTTTGCCTCAATCTCATCTTCATCCAATTCAGGATAAATCTCACTCAATAGATCGGTGTCTATCTCTAGACCATATCGTTTCTCTACTTGATGCCATTCGCTCTTAACAACTGATACCATGATTTACTCCACAGAACGTAAAATTTTCTCACTATAAACATGCAACACGCCGCGGTCATCTTCAACGACCAAACGAATTGCGCCACTTAGTTTAGCAAAGACTGCTACAACATGACCTACAAAGGTATAGTCACCGCCGACCTTTTCTACCTTATCACCTACTTTAAATTGTGCTTCCATATCTTAACTCCTGGTTAAGATATATTATATCACTTATCGTCTCGGAAGCGAAGGAATCTGGGAAAACGTAAACTGTAAGTTCCGTCTTTATTTTGTGTTATGGTATCACACAAGATTTCAGCAGTACGACCAATGACCATATCACTATTATCCCAATAGTCAGTTCTATCACTGTCAGTAAACCCGCTACCAACATTGACTGAAATATCGAACCCAAGGTCGACGCCGGCGCAAACAAGAGCTCCAAGTCGTCCTTTATTCTTACCAGTGCCTTCTTCAACATCAATAACCTCCAAGTCTACAGTAACGGTGGGTTTCCATTTCATCCAAGCGGTAGTACGCTTGCATTCATAGAATGCGTCTAGGTCTTTAATCATAATACCTTCGAACCCATCTGCTACATTCTCTCTAGCATAGCGTTCAAGTTGATTGCGGCCTGCAGCAGTATCTAAATTGACTTTGATATGAGGCAAGTAATCAACATTGGGCATGAGTTCAATTACTTCTTTCATCTTATCTAATACTTTAAGTCTCTTAGTAAGAGGTTCTTCCCAACGACCTTTAAAGAATTCTTCTAATGGAATAATATCAAAGATATTAAATATGCTATCATCTGCTTTTACATCAGATTTTCTACGTGCTTGGCGCATTAGTTCTTGGAATGATGCTCCAATTACTTCTCCATCGAGTACAAAACCTTTCTTCAATAGCCTAGAATTTGTTTTCAACAATAAAGAATAATTAGTAGTAATCTGTTCTTCAATCAGTTTGAAATTTTCAAACTCTTTGCCATTGCGACTATAACATATAACTGCACATCCACCTGTATCATTTGGTGTTACTGTCATCAATACACGTACACCATCTAATTTAGGTTCAAGCCGTTTGATACCTTGCATCTCGGGTCTATCTTCACTAGTGGTTGCTAGTTGACAACCAAATATTGGTATCTCAAATTCAGTACCTTTGCATATTTTGTTAATTGTTTTTTCACTTATACCTGCACGAAGGTCTCTACGAATGATAGGTGCAACAAATCCATTCCATTCTTCACTATCAAATTTCCATGCCATTTGATGTACTGCTGTAATTGCTGCATTACCTGACAATTCACGCAAACTTAATTTGTACAACAAATCGCCAAATTCATCCCAAGGATTAGGGCAATGATTAACCCCTTTAGATTCTGGTACATCACGTACACCGAATGTTACATACGGATTATAACAGGCCTTTGCAAAGGTAAGGAAATTAATAGCACTTTCATTGCCTAGGACACTTGCGTCTAACGCTTCTTTGATGACCTCTTCCTTATGAATTCGGCTATCACTTTCATTCAACTTAGATATCCAACTAACTGACATGGTTTCTCCTATATATACTCACATTATATTTATTCAGAAATTGTTTCTACGATTTTTTGTTAGTGACTGTTTCGGCTTTAATGCGACATTCATCTACTACTTCCTCAGGAATATCCTCATATTCATCTAGTTCAGAACATTTATATTCAATTATCACACTGTCTGGATCCTCAGGCGCCATGCATTCTGGATCAACTTTGATCCAGCACATTATTACTGCTACTCCTAGCACACCTATGATAACATTTTTAATCATTTGGCACCAAACTTAGTTTTTCTTCTTTTAAGATTCTGACCATTTGAATATTGCGTTCATCTTGTTCTTTGCGTTCACGCTTTTTGTCAAGGTTCCTATCAGTGTTCATGCGGTCGTATTCTCGTGCCCACAATACACCTTGCATCCACTGACCAGCCCCTTCAAGTGAACCAGCAAACAATACTGCATCACGGGTATAGATGGGCAATGCGTCATTGTCTTTTGGGATTAATGCCACATTGTCACCGTAACGGGCATCATGCTTATAGGGAGCCAACTTCATGCCCAGCAAGTCCGCCCGTTGTTCAATTGAACGAATTTGTGTGATTATGTTCCATCCACTCATATTATGCCTTTAATTCTTCCCAGATTAATAGTTTTTCCATCATGTCAACAAACTTGGTTCTGCGGTTGTCAACATCATGCAACCAACATTCTACTAGTTTTTCATGTCCCCAACTATTTTTAGGAACTATTGGTTCAAGAGTCAACCATTGTACAATCTCATAGATAACATGCTTGTTAGCATAGTCTGCACTTCTAACTGCACCGTATAGTTCGTTAGTAAGAATGCTCGTAAGGAACCCGCCCGGTTCCCAACCTCTGAGGAAATAATTATCCAATGCTTCCACAGTATGTTGAGGAATAGACAATTCGCCTAATAGGCGCTTAGTTTCTTCCCCGGGAAACAATGTTAGTTTAGCCATGCTTACCAAAACATTACTGATTAGCCTGCTCGTGTGCAACAGCTTTTATTTGATTCACACCACTATCTAGCATTCTAGCTATAGGTGCTACACCTGTAGTAGATACTACGATACCAACTACCGCGCCTAAAAGAAAATTCATCATGTTATTTGCTCCGAATCCATTCGCCTGCTTTAGTCAAGTCTGACCCAGCACCACTGACTGCACCACCAACAGTACCACATGCGGTAAGCATACTTAACAAGAATGCAATAACAATAACTTTCATATTAACTCCAAAATGATTTGAATGCGAACATTATACTACAGAAAGGACTTTTACCCTATTTAATTGGGTAACATTGTCACGGTGAACTTTGACAGTACCATAAAGGTCATACATCTTGCCCACTTCTAATGGTTGTTTGAATGCAAAGAATAGAACCTGATCATCACTAGTGATACCAGTGATGTAGTTTGTGTTCCAATTTTGCGAATAGAAAGATTTGAGTACCTCAATCGTAGGGGATACTTTGTTACCCACAACGCTAATGTACCCGCCCTTAGCGAAACTGATACGCTGATCCACAGTCTGGCGTTTCATGCCGCGCTCGTAGCCTGAGGGCAAACTAGTGATTACTGCAAGGTCGTAATTGGTATCAATGATTTCACGATTGGCAAGTAGCATTGCAGTGTTGTCAAATTCAGACAACTTAATACCTTTAAGAATTTTGAATGTAAATCCTTGATAGAATTTGCGAACCAATTTACCTTGTTCACGATCCTCGTCGGTGATTTGAGTAGTGTCGGCAAGAAATTTTGTTACCAAATTGCGGTTTGTTTGCCCTGCAGGAGCATCTTCACTAACCTTGATGTAGCCTTGATTCAATCGTTGTGCCTGGCAAGCAGCGGCCCAAACATCATCGGCAGCAAGATTGAGGGGTACAGGTTTTTTATAAGCCATTTTTATTCCTTAAACAGTTTTATACTTTACGAAACAGACGATAAGTAACACCCTGTGCAGTCTTGCACTTTTCAAAATCTTCGTTTGCATAGCAAGTTTCTAGCATTGTTAGGCCCTTGCGATCACGCACGGTGGGCTTCTCTACTTTGACGCTGATAAATGTTTTGCGAAATTCAATATAAACTCTATCAGCACTATAGACCATTTCTAGGCCCAATTTGACTTGTTCAGCACGAATTTTTTGGATTTCAGTAAACAAAGAACTGTTCACTATACTACGCATTCTTGCATCACGTTCAGCAAACCACGCAAAATTGCCAGCAGATTTGTGTTTAGTTTCTTTTTCAATCATCATATAAACTCCGTTTGTTGACTGTCTAAGATTGTATTATATACCCAAAACCATTTAATGTCAACCGGGAAGATTCTCTCCAGTATCAGTGTCGATCTGTCCAGTGACAAAGGCAAAGCCTGTAGGAGTATCTGGGTAGTTGTAGAAGTGCTCACGGTTGTAAACTGCCGCATATCCATATGCCTCATCTTGGGCTGCTCCTAGATATACTTCACCTTCAACCGCGAACTCTCGCTCGCTTAGGACCTTGTAGAAATCGGGTCGGGCAGTCTCGGGATTGACCCGGTATACTTGAACATTCCAAACGATCATAATTAACTCCAATAATTGACTGTCTAAGATTGTATTATATACCCAAAACCATTTATTGTCAACCGTTTATTTCATTAGTAGGCCCATCAGAATTAGCTTTTCCAAGTGGTCTATCGCTTTATTAATGTTGTCAACTTGAGTTTGGGTATAATCTGTACTGCGAATTCTACGACCATTTACTTCAAGTTTGCTTAGTTCGGTCACCATAACTTGAATATTATCATACATCTTTTTCAAGTCTGGATTGTAACCCATGCGGTGTAGATCAGTCTTTAGTCTATCTGATACTTCTTGCCAATCTAGTGCTGTTTGGATTTTCATATTGTTATTATAATACCTTTTGGTATTTATGTCAAGGATGTTGTACAAACATAAATAAGATTGTGAAACCCACAATCGCATTATTCTTGTACGACCCGAAATGCTCCGTCCAATCAGGAAACGGGATGATGAAGGCTTTAAGTGAGTATTATAACTTCAAAATCTTTAGTAAAAATAAGTTAGAATACGATTTCTTTGACGGGGTAGATATGATTGCTGTTCCGGGAGGGATCGGGGATAGTGATACATTCAAACAACTTTTCAAAAACAACGGAAAACGAGTAAAAGATTTCATCCATGGTGGCGGTAGATACTTAGGTATCTGTATGGGTGCATATTGGGCAGGTAGTCATTACTTGAATGTACTAGATGATGTTGATGCGGTACAGTATATCAAACAACCTGGTACTGATACACGTAGACCACATGCTAAAAACTTAGCAATAACATGGAAAGACGAACCCATGAACATGTTCTTCTATGATGGGTGTTCGCTAGTTGGCAATAGACACAAATTCAGAACGGTCGCTACATACGCAAATGGTGATGCGATGGCTATCTATCAAAAACGCATAGGACTGATTGGTTGTCATCCTGAAAGTGAACAGTTTTGGTATGATAGCTACAGCTACATGAAGGGCAAGTGGCACGGCGGCGAGCAGCACGAATTGTTGTTAGATTTCACTAACGATTTAATGAATAGGTAATACCCTATTCTAGATCCTTGTCTCTGATCTTAAATCCTTCACCATTGTTCAATACACACGCCATAGTCTTGTCATATTGAACTACAGTCCAAGTGAGGGTCTCAGTATTGATCATCACAACGGTTTGAGTATCAGAGTATTTGCTATCTCCAACCCAGATTATTTTCTCTTTGGCCATCTTGGTTAGTGCCTCAAGAACAAATTTAGTTTTTCCGCAAGTTAATTTTCTGTCATACTCTGCTAGTTGGGCAAATGAAATAGTGGTTGTTAGGCATAACAATGCCAATATTAGGTGACGCATGGATTCCCCCTTTGTTGTCTGTATTTATTGTCATAATAGTGAAATAAAAATTTCACTAAATAGTAAAATGGGGTAAACTATGAAAGAAATACTAGAGACATTAAGAGTGCAACGCTGGGACGATCATCGCTATTATCATCACAGCAGGATAAATCAATTTTTGCATTTAATTAGTGCATTATCATTCATAGTAGCATATGCTTATCTATTCATTGATCCCGTAATTAGTGCTTACATCGCGTGGTTTATCTCAATGACTACAAGACAAGCAGGACATTTCTTCTTTGAACCCAAAGATTACGACACATACAATCAGGCCACACAAGATCATAAAGAGGCTATCAAGATTGGATACAATCTCAAACGCAAACGAGTATTGATCGCTTGCTGGTTGGCTGTGCCGTTGCTGGCATACTTTGATGCGGCATTGTTTAACTTTGTGATGCCAGACGCTGCACCAGACACACTAATAGATAGGATTGGTTGGGGTTGGTTATGGTTAGGATTAGCAGCAGTTGTGTTTAGAATGATACAACTTACTGCTATTCAAAGCCGCAAAGTAGCACTAGTATGGTGCTTAAAGATAATGACAGATCCATTCCATGATGCTGTCATCTATCGCAAGAGTCCATTATATCTGATGCGTGGGCAGTTGATTGATCCTGACTTGCGTCAAGATTATGAAGATTAAAGCGGAGTAAGATTGTCGCGGAATATCTTCCAGGCTCTCTCCCAACTCCAACGCTGGCTACCTTCTAATACTCTATCTCTATCTAATTGTAGGCAACCAGTTATAGCATCAGCTAGGTTCTCATTCACAAATCCAGTGACACCTTGCTCAACAACATCTAATGGTCCTAGCACAGGGTATGCTGCTACAGGAGTGCCGCAGGCCATGGCTTCAATCATCACAATGCCAAATGTTTCCCACCGTGAAGGAAACACAAACACATCAGCATCAGCATAGCATTGTGCTAGAGCGAAGCCGGTCTTGAATCCTTTGAACTCCACATCAGGATATAGTTTTTCCAGTCTAGCACGATCCGGCCCGTCACCTACTAATACTTTGCGAGCACCAGGATAATCCAAACTGCAAAACGCATCCAGATTCTTTTCTATGCTGAGTCTGCACACACACAACAGCACAGGACCGGTGCCTCTGCTGCCGCGATAACCGGGATTAAATATGCTTCGGTCAACGCCGCGGGTCCATGAGTTGATCTCGCCCCAGAAGCCATGTTCTTTCAGTTCCTTCACCATACTATCTGTAGTAGTCAATACACGACCACTATGTTTGTGAAACCATCTCACATATTTCCAAGTTATAGATTGTGGTATCCTTAGATACTTATGTAAGGCTTCAGGATACTTTGTATGATAAGCAGTATTATACCTACGATAGTGCCGGTCAAGATAAAATCTAGCGTAGAGACCAAGAGGACCCTCTGTGGCGATGTGTATATAATCCGGAGCCACCGCCCTAATCTTCTCCCCAATCTTCCAGGGAATCGAAATTTTAACTTCACTGTAGCCTGGGCAATCAAAAAATAGGAACTCCATGGGAGTAAGGAAAACAACACGATAGTCGTCCAGAACCGCACACGCCTCAATATTCTTATATGTAGTGACAACGCCATTTATTTGCTCTGGTAAGTTATCCGTTATTATCAGTATCGTCTTGATCATTTTCTCTAGTCCATGTAACTATTTCCCACTTACCATCATGATGCTCTACCAATGCTGTGCATGACTCTACCCAGTCACCGTCGTTCATGTAAGTGATTCCATCTATATCTTTGATTTCAGCATGGTGAATATGTCCACATATAACCCCATCAAAGCCTCGCTTCTTACAGTACTTAGCGAGGTTGTGTTCAAAGTGAAAAATAAAATCAACAGCTTTTTTCACACGCTGTTTCAAATACTGACTAAGACTCCAATAACCAAATCCCATCTTATGTCTTATCCAATTGAATCTGCTATTCCATGCTAGGATAGTATCGTATGCATAATCTCCTAAGAAACTTATCCAAGGTGCTAGTCTAGTTATACCATCAAACAAATCTCCATGCACTACAAGATAATGCTTGCCATCTGCACCTATATGTTCTATCTGATTGTGTATCTCAACGAGTCCAAAACTGAATCCATATGGAATCATCGGGCGTAGAAATTCATCGTGATTACCAGCAACATATATAACTCTTGTTCCACGTTTAGCGTGACCAAGAACACGACGGACTACATTAGTGTGACTCTGCTTCCAACGCCATTTATTTTGTTGGATACGCCATGCATCAATTATATCCCCTACTAGATATAGTGTATCGCATGAGTTATGCTTTAGAAAGTTGTTGAGTTTGTCAGCTTGACAATCTTTGGTTCCTAAATGCACATCAGAGATAAAAATTGATCTATATGTTTTCATTATTATTATTCTAATAAAAAAGAGCCTTTCGGCTCTTAGTGCTGGTTACGAGTTCCAGCCTCCTCTCTATCTTGAGGTCGGTTTAAAATAATCCTAGTTGTTTCCAATCAGAACGAATCTTAGCTTTGACTGCTGCCGGTAATGCAACATAGTCTAACTCATCTGCGGCTTTGTCGCCATTATTGAAAGCCCAATCAAAGAATGTTAGAGCAGTTTTAGATGCAGCAACATCACCTGGCTTTACATAAACAAGAATGAATGTAGCACCACTGATAGGCCATGCTTCTTTGCCTGCTTGATTAGTCAATATCTGATAGTAACTCTTGTTCCAGTCAGCGTTAGCAGCGGCTGCTTTGAATGCATCTTCTGTAGGTGCTACCCAATTGCCTGCTGCATTCTGCACATTGACCCAGTTCATCTTGGCTTGTTTTACATAAGCATATTCAACATAGCCCAATGCCCCCGGAAGTTGGCGAACCATAGCAGAAACGCCTTCGTTACCCTTACCACCTGCTCCTGTTTTCCAACTAACAGCAGTGCCTTCACCGATTGTATCTTTGAACTCTTTGCTGACTTTGCTCAAGTAGTTGGTCCAGATGAATGTTGTGCCACTTCCATCTGCACGGCGAACCACTGTGATAGCTTGATCGGGCAATGCTAGTGACGGGTTCAATGATTTGATAGCAGCATCATCCCAACGGGTGATCTTGCCCAAGAAGATATCAGCCATGACTGCACCTGTCAAGCGTAGTTGTCCGGGCTCAATTCCTTTGAGGTTGATTACCGGAACAACTCCACCAATTGCTGTAGGAAACTGAAACAAGCCTGATGCTTGAAGTTTGTCATCGGTGAGTGGCATGTCACTTGCACCGAACGTGACGGTCTTTGCTTCAATCTGCTTGATGCCTGCGCCTGAACCAACTGATTGATAGTTGATCTTGATGTTGGTAGACTTGTTATATTCACTCGCCCACTTTGCATATAACGGAGCCGGGAATGTTGCCCCGGCTCCTGTAATCTCTTGTGCTGATGCAGCGAATGCTATCACTGCCAATAATGTTGTAAACAGTTTTTTCATGTAATCTCCTTGTGTGTTACACAAATATTTAGTGACATAATTGTGACAGTAATATTACATCCATAAGAAAAGGGCAACTAGTGCCCTTTGTTCTAATTTGAGTTAGATTAGAAATTGAATTCTACGCCTACACCGTATTGATTAATATCAGTAGCAGCATCTAGGTAACTCCAACGAGCATTGAATGTCAATGCTTTGTTCATCGCATAGCTTACACCCAAACCACGACCGGTCACGCTAGTGTTAGTCTGACCATATGTACCTTGAACTGCAAAACGATCACCGATTGCTTGGCTGATACCAACGCTAGAACCTGTGGTGCTTACATTAGATACCTTGTCATCGCTATACATTCCGAACACTGTAGTTCCAGTACTAACCAATTTGTATTTCACACCAACGATAGTGCTGAGACTGGTGCTGCTGTCATCATAACGAGCGACTGTAGCAGACATAGGTCCCAAAGTGTAGCTGATGCTACCAGTCTGAACATTAGTAGTTCCAGCAGTTTCGCTATTAGCCATCACATATTGTCCTGTGAAGCCAGCGATACTTGCTGTGTTCACGAACAAACCATTTTGCAAACGACTGCCTTGTGCAGAGTGAATGGTAGCGGCAATAGTGCCATACGCATTGTCAAATGCGTCATAGTTATCCAACACACGAACTACACTGTGCTTGTCACGACCCATGCCTAAAGAACCTAAATTATTGCTCAAGCTAAAGAGTGAAGTACGATCACCTAAAGTGGTAGCACTTGGTGCGTCCATTGCTACGCCAGTTTCGATGATAACGGCAGCGGTGATTCCATCACCAACATCACTAGAGGCTTTTACACCTAAGCGGCTTGAGTCATTGGTCAACCGAGTGAGGGCACTAGCGGTACCAGCTGTGTATGATTCTTGATACTCACGTACTTTGCCATAGACGCTGACTTGGGGAGCGGTTTGTGCTAGCACAAAACCTGAGGCCAATGCTAGGGCCAAGAGTAAAGCATATTTCTTCATATTATATTTCCTTTAGTTTATAATAACCCTTCTGGGGTTAGAATAATATTTAGTCCGACAAATCCTGTCAAATAAATTATGTATTCAAGCAAAGAGTATACACTGATTACGCAATGTATTCTACTTAATATGGAAAAAGACACCTAAGTGTCTTTTTTGGTTAATATGTGAATTAACGATTAGCAATATACATGGTAATTTCAAAACCGAAACGCATATCGCTTGCTTGAGGGGTAGTCCATTTCATAATTGTTCTCCTATATCAAATTGACATTGTATATATCGTTTATATGTGTTGCCATAACCTAAATAACATAGTGAAAAGTATGAATCTTTATTAGTGTTACTACTAATAAGAAACCCGCCGAAGCGGGTTCTGGTTGTTTCTTTTATACAGTAAGTCCTACTGCACCTTAGCTTAAGCAGCTAAAGAATATAACTCATCGTTTGCAGTTATGAAATTTGCTTGATTAACGGTCATCGCCTACCGTGTTGCCGTCTCTACTATCTACCTCTGTCGAAACCAGGGCAGGCCCGTCAGAAGCATACTCCTACAGATCGAAACTGATAAAGATAAGTGCGTACACCTATCCGAGTGAGTATGCTTATGGTGGACCTGGCGGGAGTCGAACCCGCGTCCAGAAGTCCTTCGCTTTGAAGGGATTACAACAATAACTTCTATTTATCACCAAGTTTTCTTAGCGATCCAATGTTGGATTTCTTGCACCCGCCATGCTAGTCCCCAAGGCAGTGTGAAAAATATCTTCTCACCACTAGGAGTATACATGGTCCGACCATCACTGTCAACCCCCATCAATCCTATAAACATACGTTCTCCTCTGATAATTTGCCACAATGTGGACAATATAACTTCTTTGGTTTCCACGCTTCCATAGTAGCGATACTAAACCACCCTTTACACTCAGCACAAGTGAAATGATAGATGGTTTCTTTTTCTACATTCATCAAACAAAACTTAGATGTCCAGTAGCATATAACACTGCCATCACTGGCCCTGCAATATGTTCACCAATCTCATACAATGCCCAGACAGTCAATGCGACCGCCCACCATGGATTAGTTTCGGCTTTGTGTCCTAACCACATGAAAAACTTTCCATGTAATTGTCCTATCTTGTTTGCGAATTTGACTATCATGTATTTATTATACACTTTTAAATTCTAGTTTGTCAAATTTAATGGGTGTATAATGTTTTGGAGATGTAGTATGTGAATTAGGAACAGCTACGTTATATCTTTCAGGATTTGCCCATGAACCAGTATCTTGCCATTTATGTTTAAATGAGAAATCAATTGTACTATTTAAATGTCTTTCTTCTGCAATTAACTCCATGAATTCTTCGTGATTTCTGCCACCGTCTCCCCACTTTGGTTTAGCTAGTTTTCTAGCACGAATGGATGCATTAGATTGTTGTCTAGAATAATCTTGTGCAAAAAACGGAGATTTTGCCGATAAAGGATCTACTGGATCGATAATAGTGACCGGTTGTTGATAGTAATAATCAAAATCTGCTTCCCAATTACCTTCATCATCTATTGTAAAATTATGATTAGCCCAATAAGGGCCGGCATTTCTTTCACCAAATTCTATCATATCTAAATCTTGATCAAATTTAATTGTAGCAGTAAATCCTCCTCGTGTACGCCATAGTATTCTAAACAATGTAAATATTTCATTTACTAAACTATCAGCAAAGGGATTGATGTCAGGATGTATTATATTGTAATCAAAGTTTTCATATTCAATTTCTTTTTGCATTGTAGGATCATCAAACACAATTTTATAATGATGCATTGGCAAATTACCACGCTGCGGGATTGAAACTGATTTTTCAGTTAACAAATGCTGCAAGAATACTGCAAATACTTTCATCCTAACCATGACATGAAATTTAGAAAGTTTGAAATCTTTAGTTATCCATCCACCTGCATACTTGTGTGCTAGTAAATTAAACTTATCAGGATTTTGTCCAACAATAGTATCCATACCTAAACCAAATCCAAATCCAGCAGCAATATTAGCTATGTTGTTATTTCTATTACGCCATAAAAAAGTCATTGTATCTGCAAAATTTTGATATGATTCTGTTGGGAACCCTACTATCCAATTGGTAAAAGCATTTACTCCAGTTTTCTTCCCATCTATAAAGTTTTGTTCCATTTCAGCAATAGTAACACCTTTGTCAATATCATCTAGTACAGGCTGACTTCCAGACTCTATGCCATAGTTTAACATATGACAACCTGAATCAGCTAAATCTTGATAGAATGCTAAATCCATTCGTCCATCACATCTTGCATATCCAGTCCAATGAATTTTCATACCTTTAGCAATGACTCCTTTGCAGAAGGCTCTAAGTTCATTTAGATTTCCATTTACCAAACTATCAATAAACCAAACTATGTCAGTTCCTTTTTCATAGTATAATGTTTCTATTTCTTTTAGAATATCAGTAGCCATGCGTTGACGATATTTCCAAAAATGTGTTTCTTCACAAAAGGTGCATTTTGCAGTACAACCTCTACTCAGTTCACTATTAACTCCATTTGGAAATTCATATTCATTGAAATCAAAATTAGAATAATCAGGCATAGGCAAGTCATTCAAATTTAATCTTTGTTCTTCAGGTTGTGCTAGCTTTTGAACCTTGTCGTGAATTATTCCGTTTTCAATTTCTTCTAAAATTTCTAAAAGAAGTAATTCACCTTCCCCATTGATAACATAATCAAACATATTATCATCTTCTCCACTCCAAGCATGTGGTTCTTGGCAAGGTCTAATATTAGGACCACCTACTAGTATTTTAATATTTGGCAATCTTTCTCTTAATTTTTTCACCATATACTTAACTGGTTCTGCATTTGTATAGTACATAGTAAATCCTATAACGTCAGGAGGATTTTTAACAATCTGTTCTATGTATTTGTTTAATAAAATGCTCAGATGCGGATGTATATCACTATGGTAGTCTTTTGCTAACCATTTCCAATCTCTTGCGCCGTCCCACGGGTCGAAATCAATAAGTCCATCATTTCGCCATTTGTGAGATAAGTTATATGCCTTTACATTCAAATCAATACAATTAGATTCATATCCAGCGCCTTTTGCAACCGCAGACAGTCTTGCAAGATTGAACGGTGGAAACATTGGTGCCCATTCTGGACAAAGTATTAATAATAACTTTGTTTTTCTATACGCATAGTTGATATCAATAGTAGTTACATTTTTTTGAACTTTAGTTTTTGCATAAGGTGCAATAGCTTGCAACATAGCCAGATGCTTAATATCAGCGTCAGGCTCTAGTGGTCTTGATTCCACTATCTTTTTTTTATATTGATATAATTCACTCATATATATTTTTAAATTTTTCTTTTAACCAAACCCAATCATAGCTTAGTCGTAATTGTGTTAAGTCACCGTTGACTTGTTCATAATATTGTACAGCATGTTGGGCACCTTGTAAACTATATTCGGCAAAGTCACCAATTGCTGTTGTTAGCCATGTATTTAATCGTATTTCATTTTCTTCCGTTTTGGATGCTTTTAACTTAATACATTCACGGAAAGCTGTACGCCATGCATCCCACTCACTACTGTTATACATACCAATACCACAATTAACAGGAACAACTTCATGCTCACTATCCATTGTAAAGTCTAACCCAGTACCAAAGTTCTCTAATGTAAGTTTTTTGTTGTTAGCAACGATAGCTTGATGACCATATACTAACCCGTTCACTGGATTGGTAGCATGAAATATATAGTGCTTAGGTATCTGTAATCTGTCCGGTTGCCAGTTAAAATCAAACTTTGCTGATACTTTTAATTTAGCGTTTACTAAAAAATACCATGGTGTATTGCTACTATTTGCCGCAGCGTGTTGACTTTTTACACGACCATTTATACCGTCTATTCTAGTAATTTTGTTTGGTAATCCTTGTGTTATCTTTAATAGATGTTCGTAATTTCTATCAGCACTAGTTTCACCGTTACTAAAGAACACAATGTCCAATGGGTTAGATTCTATAAGTTTATTATTCTTAATAATGTATGGATAATCGTATAACTCTTTCTTTACATACTGTTTAGCTTCTTTTGGAACTATAATTCTTGTTCCACCTGTACTAGTAATAGTAATATTTTTAGTTTCATTGCTCCATAGATTCATTGGTTCAACATCAACGGCATTGATGTTTTTATTATCTTCAGTCACAAACACAGCGTATGGAAAATTAAAATCAGTATTTACGCTAGAAGCATGTGTATCATTTTCTGTAATAATGATTGGAGCCGGCAATCGGTTTACTCTTTGATGTTGATTATAGTTAATCTTCCCATACTCTTCCAAAGAGTTCATATTATCAATCAATGTTCTAAGTTTATTAACATCAATTAAAAATGTGTCACCAAACTTTTGCCTATCGCTAGGAAATACATGTAAGTGTTCTTTAGCAAATGGGTCGCAAATATAAGTAAAATCAAAATCTTTATAATCACATACTGTACTAGCTACCCACACATAATGTTCTTTTTTTACTGGGAGTTTATCTAGCATACTCTTAAAAGTATTCAAATAACTAGTTTCATACTTAATAATTAAGTTATTGATATTAGACAAGTCTTTATTGTCATGGTCGATATAAACTATATCATACAATACATTAGACGCTTTGGCTTTTATAGTTTTAACAAAATTCAAGTTAGAAAGATGTTCAATAATTTTTATATATTTGGTATCTTGCGGGAATGTTTCTTTATTAACTAAGTAAGTGGTACCCCAATGACTCCACTGAGTGCCGAACACATGCACCATCTTCATTTGCCATGGGTTAGGATAATATTCAAAATCAAAATCAGTGTAATCTAATTCACTATTGAGTATCCAACATAAATTACTGGTAGCACGATTGATGCAGCGATTTATTGTATCGACCCAACTGTTTAAATATCTTGTCTTTATTATATTTGGGAATCTAATCTTAAGTTTTTCAAATCTAGTTTGTGATTCAATATTACTTCTATCAACAAAGAACATATCAATTTTATTTTTTATTTGTTCTTCTACCCAATTAAACTCAGTATTTCCTCTGAGCCACATTACAGAGTTTACTAAAAAAGTTTGTGTTTTTGTGTTTTCACTTGAACCAAACACTTGAATATACTGTGACTGCTCAATACTAGGTTTCCAATCAAAATTAAAATTAGTATAATCTATGTGAGGATTTAATGCCCAAAATATTTCGTCAGGATGTTGTTTAATCAAATCTTCTAATGAAGTGGTCAACAAATATTTAGGATAAGATTTTTCAATTTCAATTGGCTTTTCTAAAACTATTCTTTCCATATACACTGATTCACCAGTGTTATCAGGGGTCAAATATCTAGGACCGTCATCCCTATCTAATATTGTACCAAATCTATAAACAAACGGTGGGCTGGTATCATCGGGATGCCAGCTGAAATCAAAGTTACTAACATCTATACCATCAGATACTTTCCAATTAACCATTGTAGCTAATCGCACAGATTTTATATCATCTATATATTTTATTTCAGTTGCATCTTCAACTACATATCTTGGGCCATTTGTTTTTTGATGTTGTGTTCCAAATTGGTATATGTATGGTTTTTCATTAGTGTTGGGGTGCCAGCTAAAATCAAACTGACTAATATCAATAGTATTTGGAATGATCCAATTTGGTGATATTTCTGTGGTAACCACTGTTGCCCTTAAGGTGTCTATATATTTAATTTCAGATGCGCCTTCAACTTCATATCTCAATCCACCTGTACTTTGATGCTGTGTTCCAAATTCATATATTAATGGAGGGTCAGTATCATCAGGGTGCCATGAGTAATCAAAATTATCAATAGGAAGAAGTTCTTTCCAGTTTTTTTTATTAGGCAATCTTTTTGCTTTTTGAACGCTTACATATTTTATTTCAGTGGCATTTTCAACTATATATTTTGGTCCACCTGTCTTTTGATGTTGTGTACCAAATTGATATATGTATGGGGGTGCATCTGGGTGGGGAACCCATGTAAAATCAAAATTTTCTGTGTCTATGTCAGACGGTATGCTCCAGTTATTTTTATTTGCTTTGGTACATGCTTTGATATCTTCTACGTAACTAAATTGTGTAGCATCTTTAACTACATATTTTGGACCACCGCGGTTATTCCATATAGTAGCAAATTCGTAAATATATGGTGGACTAGTTGGATTAGGTCTCCAACTGAAATCAAACTTAGTAGCATCAATATTATCAGGTATTTCCCAATTAGTTTGATCAGGCAATAATTCAACTTCATCGAACATATATTTTCGTTTAGTTGCCCCTGGACAATAATAAGCTAATACAGGTTCAACCGCTGCTTCATTCCACTTGCTGCCCCATACATACACAAACGGAGGTTCGGTATCATCTGGGTGCCATGAGTAATCAAAATTAGTTACTGGTAGTATTTCTTTCCAGTTTTCCCTATTAGGCAATCTTTTTGCTTTTTGAATATCTATATATTTTATGTCTGTGGCATCTTTAACTATATACCTTGGCCCACCTGTCTTTTGCCATTGAGTACCAAATTCGTATATATATAGAGGACTAGTTGGATTAGGTCTCCAACTAAAATCAAATTCAGCAGTGTCAATGTTATCAGGTATTTCCCAATTAATTTTATTAGGCATCAAGTCTAATAAAGTATCAAGATATTTTCTGTTAGTTGCGTTAGGACAATAATAAGCTAATACAGGTTCAACCGCTGCTTCATTCCACTTGCTACCCCATACATACACAAACGGAGGTTCTCTCGGGTCAGGTCTCCATGACAAATCAAACTTAGACTTATCAATAGGTATTATTTCTTTAAAATTTTTGCTGGGTAATAATTCAACTACTTGATCCATATACTTACGATCAATATCATGCGAATAAGGAGCATGATATTCTAGTACTGGTTGTAATTCTACCGGATTCCATTTATTACCCCATACATATACATATGGAGGGCTAGATGGATCTGGATGCCAACTGAAATCAAATTTAGTTTCATCAACTAAATCTAGCAATACCCAATTGTCGTTTTTTTCGTTTTTTCTTTTTAGTGGATCAACATCAGCACGATATATAATTATTTCACTATATTGTTTAGGGCATAACCATGTGCCACTATCTTTTTGATGAAAGCTAGGCCATACATTGTTATGTTCTTCTGCCCAAACATCCTCATCGGGCAAGAATTCAAAGTCAAAATCCCAATCAAAATTACGATAATCACAATGTTCGTTGATTATCCAAAAATGTTCCGTGGTACATTGATTTCTAGCATCTTCTATTGAAGTTGCAAATCTTTCTCTTGGGTGAATATTGGGTTTAGAGCCGTAATAAAAGACATCTCGTAGCATCTTATATTTAAACAGTTACTGTTTATGTGAAATATTTTTCAATGTTTTTAGTTGTGCTATAATCAGTTGACGAATGGAAATGCTGTTTGTTATGTTCTACAATTTCTTTTATATTAGTTTGCCATTCTATCCATTCTTCAGCTGGTTTAGAAATTAATCTTTGTATTTCTTTAAAGACTGCTATCAATCTTTCTTCATTATTTTCAATAGAATCATATGATTCATTAATGAATGGACTAAATGTTTTGTACCCTATTTTTCTCAGAACTTTTAATGTGTGGGGTCTACCTAACATAACAAAGGGATGCATACAACCTAAACATTTGAATGTTTTTTCAGTTATAAAAGTTGAATCAACTCCATAATTTGGTTCAGTATAAAACAATGTCTCAGTTATTATACTGAAATAACTATCATCAAAATATTTTATGTCATCAGGTATAATATCAATTGGATTACTTCTATCTGTAGTGATATTAAGCCTTAAAGGAAATTTATTACGATTCTTTTTTATATTAACATATTCATCAGATAATATATCCCAATTGAGTCCTGGCCCTTCAAATGAATAATATCCTTTGTCTATGTAGGAATACATCAATTCTAATAAATCTAGTCTATGCTTTCTAGGCATTTTATTAAAACATAGAAATACTTTTTCTTTTTCTTTTATATTATATTCAACTGGCAAAGAACTTAATATTGAATAATTTAAACTAAACCAATGTGCGTTAACACATATTACTGAAATTTTGTTTTTCCAATTGTATTGTTTATATATTTTTTCATACACTTCTAGCCCATCTGATGCACCACATACATAAATTAAATCTTTAGAATCTATATTATTTTTTAGTAAACTAGCAATATCTTGAATTTTTTGAAGCATCTGCAATACTATTCCTTCACCTATCAGATAAAATAAAAACTTAGTTTTTCCTTCTTTTTTTGCTTGTAGTATGTCTTTTACAATTATTTCATTGCTAGTAGTAGGAAATGCGGTATGTAAGTGCGAATCAATAATATGTATATTATCTATATGATTTTGTAATTCTGGCCATATTTTTAGTAATAGCGTAGTAGGGGTCATTTAAATTTCCTAGTATTACCATAATGCTTAACTACATGTCCTAACGTTGGAAGCATTTCGCGCCATGGATCAATAAAAGTATAAATTCGTTTTGTTTCTTTTTCCCAATCAATATCTCTTACCCATTGCTCCCAGTAACCAATTAAGTACACCTCTGTACTATCTGTTTTTAAATCTAGATCACCGGTATTAACATCATAGTAGTTAACTATTCCGCCGTACTGTTCTATATAATGTCCTACTAACATACTACCACTTCCGTTAGTATACGGCACACTAGGCTTATATGCTTTTCCTATAATAGTAACATTCTTGCCGTACTGTAAACATTTTTTAGCCATGCGATCTGCTTGTACTTCTCGTGCTTTCATTATAGCATCAAATAAGTCATACCCTAAATCTAATCTATCGGCTAGATAACGCAATGCAATATTATCCCTTGGATGACATGCACCACCATCTCCCATGCCAGCTTTCATGTATGCAGGCCCAGTGATTCTATGTGTACTTTTTGATAATGCGTTAGTTACAACATCTACATTAATATTGCCATTTGTTTCAGCAACATCTTGTATCATATTAACTAATGCAACTTTTGTAGATATAAACGTATTATAGAAAATTTTAATAGACTCGGCTTCATCCCATGTTCCTACTTCATACCTAGGATCATTCTCTATAAACACTTTGTAGAACTCAATCAATTCTTTTGCGTCTCCAGTAATACTACCATCATCAGTGCCAATAATAACCATTTCAGGATTTACCATATCCCACTTAGTAGTACCCATAGCTATAAGATATGGGTTGTAAATAAATCTAGCATTAGTGATACAAGGTTCTAATATATTACGAACTGTCCCCGGTAACACTGTACTAATCAATACAACTAATTGGTTTTTATTTACATACTTATTAACTTCCAATAAGATGTTAGTAACTATAGAATAGTCAAAATCTTTATTAGGCAAATGACTAGTTGGAGTCTCGCCGCCATATATGGGGTCATGCGCGGTGGGTGCTGCAATAAAGATAATATCTCTACCTTGTACTGCTTCTTCAATTGTTTTTTTCATAGGAAAAGCAGGATTTCTGTTCTCTACATCATAACCTACTACATCATAATGTTGTGCCATAACTTCAGCACACTCTTGCCCTAATTTACCTACCCCAATCATTGATACTGTTGTCACAAAATTTCCTTATTTAATATAATGGTTAAAATTATTTAGTAAATAATAGATGAAGAAAAAGAAAATTAGTTTCGTACAACCCAATTTTCAGCAAGGACCCAAAGAGTTTAATGCTTATTATTTGCCATATTCAGCCGGGGTGATTTTAAGTTACGCATTGAATGATGAAAAAATCAAAGAATCTTGGAAATTACATCACTTAGTATGGCGCAGGGAACCTATTGATGAATTAGCATTAAAACTCAGCACCAGTGACCTAGTAGCATTCTCGACTTATGTCTGGAACCATCGTTACAATTATAAATTAGCACATATGATAAAGGTGCTTAATTCAAAGTGTTTAATTGTTTTTGGTGGACCAGAACCTGCTATTGAAGATACTAAACTGTTTGAGAAAGAACCGTTTATGGATTTAGTAATCAAGATGGAAGGAGAAGTGACATTCAAGCGTATATTAGAAGATTTTGATTCGGACTATACGCACATACCTGGATTGTTAATTAACTCTCCTAATGGAATGATTAATACCGGAGATCCTAACCGCATAAATGAGTTAGATGAGATTCCTAGTCCATACTTGACAGGTATATTTGATAAAATAATTTCAGAAAATCCTAACATAATATGGAACGCTACACTAGAAACAAATCGCGGTTGTCCCTATGCATGTACATTTTGTGACTGGGGAAGTCTTACCTATAACAAAGTAAAGAAGTTTGATATGCAAAGGGTATATGATGAATTAGATTGGATTGGAGAACATTGTGGATTCGTCACTATCACCGATGCTAACTTTGGAATGTTTGTAGAGCGTGACAATGCTATTGTAGATAAATTAATTGAAGTGCAAAAGAAGTGGGACAATTTAAAAAGTTTCTCAATGACATGGGCAAAAAATCAAAAGAATGAAGTAGTTGATATTGTCAAAAAACTAATAACTGAATCTCCTAATTTTGGGCAAGGACTTACCGTTAGCGTACAGAGCATGGATCAAGATGTACTAGAAAACATAAAACGCAGGAATCTTGACCAACACAAGATTGACGAAATCTTTGCACTATGTGATAAGAATAATATACCAGTATATACAGAATTGATATTAGGTTTACCCGGTGAGACAGTAGAATCATGGAAAAATGCTTTCTGGAAAATATTCCGTGCGGGCAATCATAATGGAATTAACATTCTACAATGTCAATTACTAGAAAATGCTGAGATGAATTTATTGCAGAAAAAACTATACAAGTTAGAATCAGTTGCTGTATATGATTATATGAGTGGTAGTTACGGTGACAAAGATTTAAATGAAAGCATTGATGTAGTAGTATCAACAAAAACTATACCGCATGAATTAATGTTAGATACTCTAGTATGGTCTAGTTTTATACAAACATTTCATATCAATGGGTTGACAACGTACATAGCTAGATACTTAGCTAAACAAGATATAGACTATTCTGTGTTCTATGAAAATTTATATGAATGGATTAAAAAAGATTCATGGTTTAGATTACAATTCGCAGATACACGCAGTTATTTTGCTAACTGGATGACCAATGGTAGAATCGATCACCCTAAGATTGGTAACATTGAAGTATTTGGGTGGAACCTTATGCACAGAACTACTCTGTACATGGTCAAAGACAAAATGATTAATTATGTATTTGAATCATTAGATGAATTTTTGCGAGAAACTTATAATATTGAATCTCCTGTTAGAGAACAACTATTACAATTCCAAAGAAACTATGTTATTGATTACAGAGACCTAGGTGCTCTGCCACGATATCAAAGTTTTGATTATGATTTTTTAGGATATATTCAAGACAACAGTAATATAAAAAATAGTGCAATTTATAAATTTGACACTACTGAAGATAAAGATATGAGCCAAGACCGTTTCTTAGAAAATATGTATTTTGGTAGAAAAAGAAACTTTGGAAAAACTATTATTTCTCGTGCATCAGTTTAGTTGAGTTAAGAATGTAGTTTGATTTAATAACACTTTTTGATTATATTCACAGATTGGTTTAACGTTATTTAAGAATTCTGATAACTCATTGGGTTTCAATTCGCACAATCTTTTAATTTCTGCTACTACCTTTAACATCCTTTTAGAGTCATTTAATTCTAAATCATAACTTTCGTCTATCCATGGGGAGAATGTTTTGTATCCTAACTCTCTTAATTTAATCAAAGAATGGGGAGGAGATACTAACAATGCCGGGTGTTTATTTGCTATAGTTTTAAAAACTTTTTCAGTTAAATGCCTACCAAACCCATGGTAACTAACACTTGGTGATCCATCTTCAAACGTATCACTGGTATAATAATTAGTCTCAGACACTACACTAAAATAAGTATTTTCATATAGGTAATCAGTAGAGGAATCTAGTATTGCTCGATTTGTAACTAAATCGTTTGTATCGATATACAAATTTGGCATGTTTAATATCTGTTGTTCGTTATTCTTCAAAAGATTAACTATCTCAGGAGTATTTGCGTGACAGCTTAACATACTACTCCAAACAGTTTGCCATGATCTGTTGTCATCACTTGATGCCATGCTAACATACCCTTTGTCTAGCAAGTTATTAGCATACAATAAACTAACCAGCACTGGGCGATGCAATCTCCATCTTCTATTAAAGTTGATAAATTTTTTATTGTATACTTTATCTTTTAGTGTGTTTAGTTCAGTATATCCATCTACAGACATTATCAATTGTTTGTTAGATTTTATGTCAAACTCCATTATGCGTGTCCATACACATTTCATTTCTTCTACATTATACAATTTGCTAAATTTTCTAATTTCAAATAATATATCTGCGGACTCTGACATTAAAATAATTTGACTAGGTGGTAGTTTAGCTGTTACAATCAATCCTTCATATACACCTTGAACAACATTGTGAAATGATTCATGGCTATTATTTACAACTAATTTAATTTCTCTATTTCTTATTCGTTGTATGTCTCTTGCAGGAATTAAATCTTCAATCGGAAACATTTGAAAAACTGACATATGTTTAAATTCATAGTAGTAGTAATCACTATCTACAAAATTCAAGTGCTGCCACCATACTGACCCACTACGCAATTCTTTAATACTATCAAGATAGTAAAATGCATTGGTGTTTAACATCATTCCCATATTATATCCAATAATCTTTCATATACGGTATATAATCAAATATATTTCTATTACGATGCTTATCTAATGACGTAACAAATTTTTGCATTTCTAACCACTTATTGATTCGCAACTCGCTATCAACTTGTTTGTTTATTACAGTATTAAGTATGTTATTAATTGCCGAAGTGTACTTATCTCCTAAATTGCGTTCAGCAGATAATTGAATTACTCGTTGTAGAGTATCTTTAGCTTTCTCTTTCATCTCATTTGGCATGTATATAGGATCAAAATAGTCAGGGTTATTAACACATTGTATGTGCGGGAGACTTTTTAATATGCTTGAATTAGTTTCAATCTGAGTTTCCCACCAATCAATTAAAGTATCCAATGTGAGCAGGTTCAATGAGATTACAGTATGACTTAATCCAATATGGTAATTGCCATGCTGTTTAGCAATTTCTTTTAAATTATCTAACTGTGATGTTACCTTATTCCAACTGAAGGGGTATCTAATATATTCATTAATAGGACCTACTCCATCTACACTAATAGTAATATGCTTAGTACTAAAGTGACTCCACAACTCTAACAATTCATCTGAGACTCCAGTCAAATTAGTTACATATCCTAATGTTATATTTTTTGCTCTACCTTGGTCAATCAATCGTTTTAATAAAAATATATGTGGTTCATTGATTGTAGGTTCGCCGCCTAAAAACTGTATAGCACTAAGGTTAGGTAAGTTATCAATCAAGTTAGGTATATTTTCTTCAGTAAACCAGTTTGGAGTAATCCAATCCATTTTTTCACCAGTGATAATCTCTTGTTCTTTTTTCCAAAGTGAACTAGCAGATTCATTACACATTAAACATGCACTATTACATTTATTACCCACTGTTATATCTAATAAAAATATATTAGATAAGTCAGGTATAGTAGCAGTAGCAGTATGAAGATTTTTATTTAATCTAGATTCCACACTATCTAACGTATTATTGAATATTTGTCTGGTACTAGCTTGTCCATGCTGTTCTCTAGTACGACACATGTTACATATAGGATCCCATTTACCATCTAGTAGTTTTGTTCTTAGCGATACTAACTCATCATTGTTAAACCATTTTACTACATTATTATCATAGTTCTTTAGTTGATGCCGTGTTTGCCCGGGCCAAAAATAAGTATCTACTGCACAACAAGGTCTTATGGTTCCGTCGTATCCAAAACTTATAGAATTTGATGCTAGCGCACAATACAGTGACATTTAAATTTCCTTTGTAATAAGTATATCGGTTCCGCATGTACATTGCTGCTTTTTACATATCACTGGTTCTGCTACTGTAGTAACAGTATCATATATATTACCCAATGAAGGGCCTTGCCCACAACTTGCAGCAGTTATATGTCCAGTACTATTTATAAACAAACTTTCATCAACATAGCATTTCCATCCTGAAAAGAAATTTTTACGTTCTGCCACCAGTCTATTACCGTTCAACGGTTGCTCTGTTTCAGACTCATATACTTCTTTGCTTGCAGTTCGCCATTTACTTCCATTTGGCTTACTAATTTTAGTTTGTGATTCAAATGTATGTGTCTCAAAGAATTCATACATTCTAGGTTCACTGTATTTCCATGGACCCACATTGACACTAATGTCATCAAACAATGGCACCCATTCTAAATTATAATTTTGTAAAATAGATTTTACTCTTTCCCCAAACTCAACAACTTCATCAAATCTATTTTCTTGCATCATCATTCTACAGCATAGATAATTTACCTTATCTTGTAAAAAAATCAAGTTGTCTAAGTACCTAGGAGTATTTGCAAAATCAATATGATAGCTAGCTACAACGTCATGGAACAAGTGATAATTCTCTTTCCACCAGTTAGTGCTAGTACTCAAATTAGTATTGATTGCAATTTGCGGGTCATCTAGTCGTTCTTTTAACCATTTAATCAATGGTAATAAATGAGGCCAAACAGTAGGCTCTCCCCCACTAAAGAAGAATTTAAATCCTTTATATCCCCTAGCTTCTTGTGCAGTTAAAATTATGTTTAAATTGTCTACTATCTTATCAAAATCTTTTGGCTCATTCTTCTTAGGATTTTTGCCTGCCCAGTTACCAGGATTGCAATAACTACATTTAAAATTACAGAAGTCACTTACTTGCCAGGTTATATTGATATACGGAGTTTCTACCGGTCTTATCGCTATCAATTTATCATTCATATGATATCCTTAAACAATTCAGTACCTTTCAAATTACGATGCTTGTCATTAAACTCAATAAAATGTTTTAATCTGTCACTCAACTCGCTATTGTATGGAGAATTTAATACTGAATCTTTATACGCATTAAAAGTATGGTCATCAACTACAAATCTATTTGGGGCGTCATTGTAATATTTTCTATAATTCATTGATTGTTTGGTAACTATTTCAATATATTCTTCTCTAATGTTTTTAGGAATAGCGTTCAATGAAAGAAATTCAGGTGCAGATAAAGTTATAGGCCACCACGTTATGTGTTTATCATGTTTAGAAGATAGCAAATACAACATACTCCAAATTGACATAACATGCTTAAAATTCATAGCTTGTAGTACAGTATAGCATTTTATCTTCCAACCTGGTCGAGTTGATGCTAACTCAACTGCTTTATCTACGTTTTCTCTAACTTTGGCAAAGTCACTAGGATACCTAATATATTCACCTACTTCACCAACCCCGTCAATACTCATCTGTATTTCAACGTTTTTAAATTTTTCTAACTTACTATAGAATGATTGATTCCAAGTTGTCATATTACTAGTAAATTCTATTTGGCAGTCTGTGTTATTTGCTTCCAATAACATTTCAAACATTTTGTAATTAGCTTTAATTAAGGTAGGTTCACCGCCGGTAGTATATAATCTACGCAAAGTAGGAGCCATCTTTTTAAAATTGTTGTAAAATATTTCAGTTTCAAACCAATCACGAACATCAGTCTCATTAACTATTTGTTGTTCTGTTTTCCACTTTGACTTTAACCAACTTAATTTTGGATTATCTAAATAATTTTTATCTAAATATTCTGTTCTTTCTTGATGTATCAAAGAACTACTCATGCCCCAACAACTAACACATTGTAAGTTACATTGATTGCCTAATCTAAGTTCCAGGCTAACAGGTAATTGTGGTACTGATTGTTTTTCTAAATTTGCATCTAAATAATTAGATAACAATTTATCTTTTTGTATATATGACAACCACATTGCATTTTGACCCATTCTAGGACTATGTCCTGATAGTTTTTCTATTTTGTAGCAATCTTGACAATCAGGAGCACCTTCTCCTTTTATTTTTCTTTCTCTAACATATTGCATATAAATGCTGTCCCATATTTCATCAATGTCATGGTATCCTAAATTGTAAGATTTAGCATTTTTATCTGAGACAAAGGTATCTAAAGGAATACTACAGCATAGTTTTATATTACCGTTTGGGTTAGTGTTTAAATTTAACCATGGCAAAGTACAAAATTTATCTACACTTTTAATAGCCCAATCAAGTTTTTTAGTAACTGGTGCAGTTTCTAATTCATTCATAATATTTTTAATTCATTCATAATATTTTTAATTCCGGATAAATTTCTATAAATTTTTCATTTCTAACTTCATCAATGACTGTTATTTGTTTTTTAAATTCAGATAACAGATTAGTATGATCTACACTATCCATATAACTTACTATTCCTTTTACATCATGTATGATGTTGTCTTTTGCATTATTCTTAACTAACCAATCACAATATTCTTCATACAGTTGTCTAATTTTTTCTTTCTCATCTTCTGGTAAAATAGTAATTGAAAAGTATCTTGGATGTGTCAAAATATTTATTCGTATGTTATTGATGTCCAATAATCCTTCTTCTACCCATGATTTATGAAACTCAAACAAACTATGCACACTAAAGATACCTACAGTAGGGGTGATTTCGAAATAAACATCTGGACAAAGCATTATCATTTGTTGTCTGTTTAGTACTATGTCATCCCAGTTAGTTCCTTTCCTAGCATATTCAGCTATCTTGCCGTGCGTATCTAAACTAGCAGCGACACGAACATCTTTGAACTTTTTCCAATAATCAAGTATAGACTTGTCCTTGTAACGGAAATTACTAAAGTTAGTTGTATATCTTAACTTGATATGTGTAAGACCTTTTGACAACCAGTAATCTAGTATCTCATAATGTTGGGGAGTTATCAATGCTTCGCCTCCGGCAAAATACACTTCTTCTATCGTATCTAAATGCGGCATTAAATCATTCATAAAGTTAGGATTAGATTTTAAATCAATGAATTTCTTTGTTACTGATTCTGGGTGCAATTTTACTTGATCATCATACCAACTGCTACTCAAGCTAGGACCGCATGTCCTGCATTTCATGTTGCATAAATTACTGAATCTAATATCTAAGTATCTCATTTTAAAGTCATCAATGCTACCATCTTCTTTAGTTTCAGTTAAGTAAGGTAAATGATTTTTAAAACTTTGTAAACTGTTTTTACGCAACGTCCAACTGTCTGCGGTATCTTCTAACTCATAACACCGTGAACATGCTGTAGGTTTTTCTCCATTAAGCATTTGTTTTCGTATGGTTTTATAGTTGGTATTGTTCATCAAATCATTAAGAGATTCTTTATGAACATTCCCAAATACTTCTTTAGTATCACTCATGCAACATGGAAACGCATCGCCGTTAGGCCATATGTGTGTATGTATCCATGGCATCAAACAAATAACATTTTGATCAATATTTTTCATAATGGATTAAGTTGGTTGGTAGATTGGCACAATCTATAAAAATCTAACATTTCAGGAAATATAGCTAACATATCAGTCTCCCTGCGTTCATCTAATTCGTTGAACCAATTATAGAAATCTCTACGTCCTTCTATTAATTTGTTTTCTGGATAAACTGTCTCTGCCATATAATCTACTACACGTTTAAACTTTTCATATTCAACCGTAGTAAATTTATTGCTAGCATTATCATCTACGTTTTCTTCCATGAACTTCAATGCATCGTGCATATAAGGCATAAATTTATCTTTAGGCAATATGTTCATATCGTATTGAATTGGTTCACGCAGATATGGGGTATCAAATCTAATACGATGACTTTTTGTATCTTCATACCAATTATATTGCTGACGCCATTCTAAGAATTTAGCCAAATACTCTTTAAACGTAGTTACACTAAAGATATTAAACGTAATCATAAATGTGATTGGGCTATCTGTGCGTTGTAAGTATGCGTGAAAATTCTTTTCCCACAATTCTAAGTCTAGTCCAGTACGAATATATTCGGCACGAGGTCCCCAGGTGTCTAGACTAGTGAACAACTTAAATGCACGGATTTTTCCATCGTCACACAACTGTTTAACATTGTCACTTAGTTTCTCAACCAGACTTGTTTTAGTACCTAGGTTACTGTTGATATTTAACTCTAACCATGGCATAGGTTGATTGTCAATCTCTTTCAATAACTTCCATGTACTAGTGTGCATTGTAGGTTCGCCACCTGTTACACGCATGATATTCAATGTCTTACGTAATTCAGGCCACCATTTCCAAAATGCGTCAACGTATGGATTTTCTTCTTCACGCTGATATAGTTTCATCCAATCAATATCGCAACGATGATTCTTAACTGTAGTAACAGGACCGTTATTTTTTATTTCATTGTAAAAACTAGTAGAGTACTTCGGATGACAATATCCGCATTTGAAATTACACTCATTACCAAAATTAATCTCTATGTATTCCGGGTTAATGTTTTGATCCCATGGACCTTCTACTGTTTGTTTATAGCGTTCTTCGTTGAATATTGAAGCATTACGAATGTGCCTGTCACTAATATAGTCAGGGCCCATTGCTTCAATGTTCCAGCAATATTGACATCCAGTTGGCTTACTACCTTCAAGCATTTCTTTACGCTCAAGTTTCTTATGCATTGTATTATGCAATGCTGATGGGTTATCAGCTAATTCACTTAAGGGAATTTTGTGTGGTTTGGGATGATAGCAACTATGTGTCTCACCTGATTGCAAGTACATAGTTACATGGTGCCACTTAGCTAAACAAAAAGAAGGGGTGGTTTCATTCGCAATCTTAATCTTAATGTCTTGAATTCTTTGGTGTTCACTACTCATCACCATCCTTCAATCTTGCGAATAACATCCATTTCAGTTACTAATGGCCCCAGATTACGAAAATCTGCTTTATAATGTCTCTTAAAGAATTTGCTTTGTCCTCTATCTAGTGTACACATTGGCAATCCAAGTTTGTCATGTAATCCTGCACCTAATAGTGTTGCTTCACGCTCTGGATCTCTATTATATTCTTGTTCTTCCCACATTGTTATATAGTTGTCAAACCATTGAACACTGGTGTGGTCCCAATCAGTTAACATGGTCATGTATGTTCCAAGTCTTGCCCCGTAAATAGCCCACATCCCATTCTCAACATCAGCACCTACATTGTGCCATATGGTTAAGTTGTTTAGATTGCGACTAGCAACTGTTTCTTTGAAAGTATTAATATCAGGCTTTGCTCCTTTGTCTAAACACATCTTGACTCCTTCACGGAATCCAGCACGCCATGCTTGAAATGGTGTATAGTTAGGGTAAGTAGTAGAGTAACAATCATACATTGCCCAGTATAGGTTATCTTTGCTGTCTAAACAAAAGTCAGCAATACGTGATACATCACCGTCAGTTTGATGCTCATGTGTTTTCATTTCACGCACATAAGTTTTTGTCCAGCTACTCATACCGCCATTGCCGTAACGTAATCCATTTATACTATTAACTGCTTTCCAACGGAACTGTGCTTTCTGAAACTTTTCATCTTTGCTAGTGAAGTCTAATTGAATGTTGAAGAAACTTTCTTCTGGCATGTTGTCACCATCAATCAATATGAATCGTTCAGTATCACTAGCCTCACCTGCTGCTTTGTGTGCGGCATCACTACCTTTGACTCCGTCAACTCTTTTAGCCCATGGGACCATATTCTTAATCTTAAGCCAAAATTCTTCTTTCTGTGGTTCATCATAGCTTAAGTAGATACAATCTAAATCAGCTACATCAACAATATCATAACTCATATGTTTTTAATTTCCATTTAGTATGAGGATCAGTTGATTCAACTATAATGCTTACATCATCAATACTACAAGCAATGCCTTCTAATTCATTTGGCATCAGTTTATGAACCACTGCTTCTGCTTTGAATCTTGAAACTTTACCATCAATTACTCTAACATCAGGTCTGGCTTCAACAAAGGTCATTGCATCTATAACAATATAGTTACCTTCTACTGACTTGTCTCCAGTATAGCATATTACTTTACCATGCTCATCATAATATAATCTAAACTCAGGTGGTTCCAATTTAGGCGCTTCCCAAATTATTACATAGTCTTTTTCTTCATTCATAGTACTATCTTATCACAAAAATTCTTCACATGATAGTGAAATGGATACTGCTGTGGCACAGTCTGTACTCTAATTTGATTAGGTAAGCATTCATATATAAAAGTATCTGTCCAATTTTCAGTTGGAGTTCCATTGATATATTGTTTCATGTGAACCATACTCATTTCAGTAAATGTAGGCAATGTAGTTTTTTCTACTCCCATGATATGACATGCTAATGCATAAACCCAATCAGTACTTGCTAATTCATCTGGATTACACTTCAATATTTTTTTATATTCTTCCCAGTTATTGAATATTTCTTTTACTAAATCAAAGAATTTACTTGCTGTATCTGATTTCTTGAAATAAGTTATAGCATTATATACGTCTGGCAATTTATTATCATCGATGAATCTACGATAGAATCGGATATCTGATATTTCTTGTTTAAAGTTTCTGATTGTATTTGACACTACAATATCTCTGTCTTTTAGTACATCCCACCAGTGTTCAATGTTGCGTGGGATGTACATATCAGCTTCTAATTTGATTGTATAGACATACGGGCTTGCTTCATACACTTGCCAATCATTTGCAAAGCCACCCAAATTACCGTGAGGTAACATATCAGTTGTAATAATAGTTACATTGGCATCGGGCATTACTCTGAGTATGCTTTTCTGTAGTGTTTTGGCACAATTAGTATAGCTAATTTTCTCAGTATCCTGTGCCATTATTACAAAACCTTTATTCACTTATCAACTCCATAAAGTTTTCTTTGTTCATAACATGAAAGTCCATATCTTTTATGGTAATGTATTCTTTTCGAATCTTTCCTCTATTCCAACTGTCAAACATTATAGTATACTCAGTGTTAAATTCATTGTCATTGTTTTTATATACACTAGTATTTTTACCAACATGCATCAGATTCCATGGGATAACATCTTCGATTGGAGTAGTATGTCCATTGACAATTCTAGTAGCCAATGTTAATGCATAGTCATTGCGGAAAGTAACAGATATAAACCCGTGAATACTTGCATAATGTTCAAAGTTATTTTGAATCATTTCTAAACTATTGAATATTTGTTCTGCTCTTTTTGTTTTCTTAAAGGTAACTACAGTAGCCCACAATGTATTAAAACTGTATACACTTAACATTTCTTGCACCGCGTTTGGATGCATCAAAAAACTTGTAGTGTCGTGGCAGCAAAAGTCAGTTGGTAATTCGAAGGTCTTTAGTAACTTATCTGAATTTACCATGTAATCAGTATCTAGCAAGATAGTTTCATCATATGGACTAAATTGATATGCACGGTACCTGCCTTTATTGTACCATGGTCCCCAATCTCTTTTGTTGGATTTATCAGCAGGAGCCATAACAATGTTATCAAATTGATATGATTGTTTAACTGGCAGTGATTCACTATCTGTTATTAAGGTAACAGGAATATCCAAAAAGTGATTTATGCGTTTAGCAGTTGACACTGCCATCTCATAGTAATTATATTTTGGACTGTTGAATGCAAATAATAATGCGCCTCTAGTCATCTTTTCTTCTCAAGTTCAATCCATTCATTATACCAAATTTCCATAACGTTTGCATACGTGACAGAAAGTTTATGTAGCAAGTCAATTCTATTAACTTTGACTGGGTTATTGAAAGTATCAATTAAAATTATATAATTATCAGTGGATGAGTTTAAAAAGTTGATGGTTTCTAAATTGGCTCGCCAAAGTCCAGACTGATCAGCTACGATAAACTTACTATCGTACTTGTCTTTTAGATATGATTTGGCTGAATTATGATTGAAGCGGGCTTTAGCTTCACTTATTAATGTGGTTGTATCCATGTGTACTCCTAAGAGTATTTAGATAGATACAACTATGATGTGAAAAATTATGCGCCAGTTACAGAACCGGCTATAGTAATAGTTCCCCAACTATTTGCCAAATATGTAGTTTCAGGTGCTACAGCGGTTACTGTGGTGCTAGAACCAGTTCCTACTGTCAATCCATCTGGAATTTCATCCCAAACTGTATAAATCGTAATTACACTTCCTGTATCTCCGTTGACACCTTGTGTTCCATTGCTTTTAGCAATAACACGTATAAAAGTACTTAAATATCCTGCTGGGCCAGTTGATGCCAATTGTGTAAATACATTAGCGTTGCTTGTAGTTAACGCAAAATAACCGTTGTTTGGCAATGTAGTTGGTGCATTTCCTCCGCCACCTATTTTAGTTATTCCGGTAAATGAAACACTGGATATAGTGATAGTACCAGTTGACGGTGCGCTTAATACGACCGTACCTATATTGCTAGCTAAATTATTAAACAACAAATTAATGCCGGCTGTGCTATTAGCATGAGCGCATGTTACTTTTAGTTGCCCACCGGAATTAAAGAAATATCTTGCGGCATTGCCATTTGCAAAAGTTACAGTATGAGTAAAAGTAGCTGCTGCTGTCCATGTAGTACCAAGAGTTGCTGTATTAGCAACAGTAGAACCTTGTGTAGCTGCATTTAATCTAGGTGCGTAAATAGTTGTCAAGTTTGTAGGTATAGCAGACAAGTAAGTTATTGTGTTACCGGCTGCCGGTGCAGTAACCGTAGTAATTGAAGTACCCTGATGTGATGCAGAATTTGCTGTTTTATTAACTAAATTAGCCCAATCTGCTGCGTAAACTTGAGTACCGACTGTTACATTTCCTAAAGCAGTTTGTCCGTACCCAGCAGTTGTTCCACCAGTGGCCCAAACTGTGTTTAGTGCTCCATTAGAAGTAACTGGATTGCCACCTACCAATGCATTATAATCCGCTGCTGCTATGTTTCCGTATTGTGCGTAAGCCATTTTTATTCCTTATCTTGATACAGTAACAATTGCTAATACTGTTCCAATACTTGAATCAGTTTTGTTTTCTAATGAACGACCAATAACATTGAATGCAGTTGCTTCACCCAATTTAGCTGCTCGTGCAATGCCTTCACCTGCACTAACTAAACGATCATTCTTTTTAACTATGCCTTTAACTTTAACCTGCACACGACCTGTCATTGCGACCGGCGGATGAGTAGTATCATCGCCTGCACCTGAATTCATCAAGTAAGCAGCAGTATTTGAGATTACTCCAAAGATATCTTCACTAAGTTCATACTTAACACTAGTAATTTCTTTTTCCCCGCCCAACTCCACTACCGTGCCTGCATCATAATACGCATCAGCTTCAAATCGTTCTGCCAAGTCAGCGTATGTTGCTTGTAATCTACTACCGGTCGTCAATGTCCAGTTACCAGTTAGTTGTCCTGCTACTGTATTTCCACCAGTTGTTATGTTTGCTGTCGTTACGCTTGAAGGAGCAATAACTCCAGTGAATTGACTAACTGAGTTAGCTCCAGTTAGATAATCAGATACATTAGCGTTGTTATATGTACCTGCGAAACTAATTGCAACCCCATTCGCATACATGTATCTATCTGTCTTAATACCATATGTGTTGCCGTTGTTATTAATTACAATATTGCCGGCATTTACATAAAGTCCAGTGCCTGCTATGGTATTAGCAGTACCCGTGCCGTTTAAAGTCCACGTTCCAGTAATATTACCACCAGTACCTGCTGCACCTGTTGTAATATTTGCCGTGTTTAGTGTACCAATGTTACCAGTAGTTACATTAGCATTAGCAATTGTTGCGTTTGCAGTTACAGTAGCTAACCTCACTGTTATTGTGTCTCCAACTAATGCATTAGTTGCTGTAATATTATTTGCTACTATGTTTCCAGTGACCGTTACTGCACCAAAAGTAGTTGTTCCACCACTAGCAGTTGAAGTTAATGCTAACCAGCTACTAGCTGTAGTTGTTCCGTCTGCCGGGCAGACGTACATTGTGTTACTGTTCGTATTCCACCATAGTTGACCAGCCAATGGGTTAGCCGGCGGGCTAGCATTGGCATAATTTTCTAGTTGGTGAACAAAGTTTGTATCCACGTACTGACCGTACCCTGCATAGTTCCTGCCTGGTAATGACAATGAAGTACTGCTCGTATTGATAGTACCATCGGCGATGGTCGTCAGTACTTGACCATTACTCTTTACTATTGTATATGCCATGCTGAAATTGCTCCGTTATCTGTTATTTATCTTAAATTGTTACCAAGTTTGTCAAACTTTGAATTCGTACTGTATAATCAATCTGAATCTGTCTGTTTAAACTCTTTTGCACTGGGTGAAATATTACGTGTGTCAATAATCTAGTAAGAATATTTCCATTAACGTCAGTACCATTATTTCCAAGTAATCCCAATTCGTCAAAAACATAGGAACTATCAGTTTGGGTACTATTATCAAATGCAGCTTGCCCCGCAGGCTCGCCATAATCTAATAAACATTGTACTAATATATCAGTGTAAACTTTGCCCGTTGTGTGATTTACTGTCATTTTATTACGTGTAGGATCCAAGTTAAAAACGCTAGTATCATCTACGATTTTAGCGTAAGTTTGATTGTATAATGCAGCATTTTGACCAGTGACATTTGGCGGAAGATAGGTGATAATTCCAGTGTCTGAAACGCTAGCGCCGCCGTTACCAAACGCCATTTCATATATTTCTCCAAATCCACGACTGCTTAAAGTATCAGCAATTGCTATAGACATGTTTTCGTAATTAATAGCATTTTTCTTATCTACGAATATTTCCCCGTTGTTTGGGTCATAGATTTTCAAAAATCCTTCTATTTTGTATGTTAGTGTTATTGCTGACATTAATTATCGCCTCTTATTTGTACTAATACTTCTTTAGTATTAGGATCCGTTATCTTTACGCTGGAAGAAAAGTAAAATCCACCGTGTTCATTGGGTTTACTTTCCTGTCTTTCCGACGGTTGGTTTTCCTTATTTTCTTCTATTTTTTCGTTCATATATTATTTATCTTTAAGTTATATCCGTTCTTAAGAAATTTGCACCTTGGGTGTACGCAATCTGCAATGGGTCTCCATCTTCTGTATTATAGATTCCCGGGATTGGATTCCATGTAGCGGAATACAATACATCTGACATTCTGTTATTAGGAATCAAGCCAAACGCTTCAGAATATACCGGAATGTATGCTTGCATTCCGGTTCCGTTTGCTCCCCTAGTCAATTGAGAGACTGTATTTGCAACTAAATCACACTCATTAAATCCAATTTGTTCCCCGTTGATATACAACAATCTACCTTCAACAGTAGTAATAGTTAATGAATCTCCCACTGAAACTCCAATTGGTTGAATTTGTAATATCGGGGCAGTATCTTCTATGACTATTGCAAAGTTAGCACCACCTAAGAACAACCCAGTAGTATTGTTATATACTTGAATATGACATATAACATTCTTATTAGAAATTAAACCAATGTTAAATGTTCCATCAACTAACGCAGGAGCAGTTACAGTTTGAATTATGGAATCTGTCACTCTAGTAACATCATTTAAGTAAATTATGTCTTGCAAGATTTCTAACGGAGATACTAACCAAGTTCTAGTTTGATGATTAGCGCGGTAAACTGATGCATCTCCCTGCTGAGATACATTTAATAAATATGTTTCTTCATTGGGTGATGCAGTTGGCATCATACTTGTAATAATAACTTCATCACTAGTTTGTATATTTGATAGAATACTTAAATTATTGTATGAATTTAATCTTAATGAACTTGATGGTACTCTATATCCATTGATAGTTACCCACAATCTATCTACATTAACTTGTTCATATTGAGTTACGTAAATAGAACCAGAAGCATCTACTAACTGAACTTCTTCTTGGTACGGGAATGGAGTTTCGCTAATAGTAAATTCTTGCAATCCATTAGCAGTTCCTGTACCTGTGCCGGTGCCTGTAGCGACAAACGTGCCAAGAGTTACAGGAGTACCAACATATCCAATAGCATTCCAATTAGTTGTACCTAAACTTGTAATTTCATATTCATTACCTATAATGAAATTGCCAGCTGATATTTCAGGTCTAACTGCAAATATATAATATTTGTGTTTGGCTAAAATATTACCTAAGATATTTGTCTCCGATGGTGCTGGGTATTTAGTAAAGTATACAGGTGTATTTGATATCAAAATGTCAGTACTAGCTACTGTTATTCTATTTCCATTATCATCAGTTGCAGTTGCGACTGTATCGTGTATTGTAAATACTCCATCTATCCAAATGTAACCTCCACTAACATATGTAGAGATTGTAGTTACTGGATAATTAACTGCATATAATGCCGGATTATATGGTTCTGTATACAATTCATATTGTGTAGTTGACATTGGCCTAACATAATATAGATTATTGTTTAATTGCACTGACCCAATTACTCCATCAATACGAACTAACGAATTTAATATAAAGTTTGGTGTTATGCTAGTAGTCACTGTTACTGCACTAAAGCCACCTGCATAACCTGTTAAAACAGTAGCGACTGCCCCGGTCGTAACTGTAGGTGACGCACTTAATTCGTCTTGTATTGTGAAAGCATATGCCGCATTAGGATTAGTTGTTATTGCACTAACGGTATAGTTAGTTCCAATAGTACTGATGCCATTTATTGTAGTTAGCACAGCAGTTCCACTACCTGAACCTATTGCGTTAGCGGTAAATATGCCTCCAACTACTGGATATCCTGATAACCAATTGTAGCTAGATGCAATTGATTGCCAATCTGTATTACCTAAACTAGTTATGCAATATTGGGTACTTGATATAAATGATCCAGCATTTATATTAGCAGTTTTAAATTGTATAGATTGTCCAACAGTTAAATTAAGTGAAGGATCTGCCGTACTTATTAATGAATTTGCTAATTTTGCTGTACCATTACCAGACCCCACAGTAGCAGCGGTAAACAAGCTACCTACTGCATATGTTACTCCGGTTGTTCCTGCTACAGTATTCCAATTTGTAGTAGTACCTAATGAGACAATTATATATTGTTTAGTTGTAGTAAATGAACCTGCATTGACAACCGTAGCTGACCCGGCTTGTGTACTAGTAATACCAATAATAGCTGTAGTAGGGGTTATGACGTTATTAACATTTATTATAGGAGCTACGGTATAGCTTGATGTAAGTTCAGAAGTACTAAAATATTGACGTTCTGTTAAATTATATGACGTAACAGATATATTGTCATTGACATTGGGTGGAGTATCAAACAATATCGAATCATTATCTGCACTAATAGTATATGTTGACAATGATTGTCTTAGTCCGTTGATTTCTACAATAGCGTTAGTTGGGTTATCTTCCCCTACAAAATAATCTAATGCGAAAGAATCAGTAGAACCGTCACCAATGAATAATTGTGTTTGTGGTAAAGTATACCCATATTGTGTAGGAACTGTCTGCCCCAAGAATGAGTATACTAAGTAATCTACTGTATTATCATAATTAGCTGCAAAAATTATTGCAGCAGTAATACCATTGGTAGAAATTCCAATTGAATAATCATTTGATATAAACTCTGCGCTGCCTGTTGCATTTGTTAATTGGAATACAGGTCCACTAACAGTTTCAGAAATAGTAAATTCATTAGAATCATATATTGATTTAATATAATATGTTTGATGATGAACAATTCCACCAAATATTGTCTCACTAAAAACTATAGGAGTATTTACAATTAGTCCGCTTGTAGTAATTGTTGTTATGGTATTAGTTGAAGATTTGGTTCTTAATACAGTAGCAGTATAACCTAATACTAATAAATTACCATTATGATATACTGCTGGTGGACTCCATGCTGCTCCTAATCCAGTTTGTATAATAGCATCCATAAGCCCAGATGCAGTAGATAAGAAGAATATTGTTCCGGCTGTACCAGTAGATGAATTATAAGTATCTGATATTGTAATTCTATTAGTTGTATAGCCAATAGATTTTACATAGTACGTTTGATCTTCAACTATATTTCCAAACACAGCCCCACTAAAAGTTATAGCACCGTTTAGAACAAAATCATCTACACTATCACACTGTATAGTATTATTAATTCCGTTTGTTGATAACGCATACGCGGTGACGGGAGAAGTTGTTGGTTTTATTAAACCAGAACCTTGATAGATACCTGCACTATAATTTGCATTTACATCTATTTCACTAAACCCGGTAACTTCGTTATACTTAATAGGATCAGCTTCAGTATTTGATTTTACTAATTGATCTCCATTACCTACTTCATAAACATCTATTCTCAAATTATCATGTATAGTAGATGATACATACGTTATAGGATTAGATAGAATTACAATCTTGTTTATCCAATCTATTGTATAATCAGAACCTAATATCATTGTGGTACTTAGTTCAGTGGTATAATCTATCATAAACACACTAATTTGAATTGGAACATTTACTGCATTAATAAAGCTATATTGAGTCTGTGTGCCTGACGTTGGTGCTATTTCTAATGATACTACATTATAACCAATATTTTGATATATTGTTTGATCCCAGTTTGTTCCCGGTCTAGTATTTACAATCATAGTAATGTTATCAGAAACTACTCCTGCAACTAATTCTTCAGGACCGTACCCTTCAGTAAATGAATCACCCTGCACATTATAGATTGGGGCAGGAGTATTAACATAATTATCAAGCGTCCAAGTAGTACTATTAGTACTACGTAACATAGTATTATTATATCCTATTACAATTAATAATCCTGAAACATTGTCAGAAACACTACTCTGTAGATTTTCTGTAACATTAGATGTTTGTTGTGTCCAAGTAATACCATTTGTTGGAGCAGTAAGTATAACACCGTTATCACCCACTGCTATAAATGTACTTAAGTATGTACTCCATGTGACATTATTTAAATTGGTAGCTACTGGTGAAGTTTGTGGGAACCATGTTGTACCATTAAAACTAGTGTATATAACTCCATTGTCACCTACTATCACAATAGTTTGACTATTACCCGCGATGCTGTTTAATGAAAAACTAGTAGCAGTAAATGGAACTTGCGTCCATGTAAATCCATCAGCACTAGAGTATATTATTCCATAGTTTGTAGGAGCAACTGTTCCGCTAGATGCTGCTTGTCCTAACCCAACTGCAATAAAGCCTGTGAATCCTGCAGTACTTACATACGCAACACCATTAAATTCATTAGTAAATCCATTAGTAAATGTAAATGTTTCATCCCATGTATAAGGTACATTGTCATTAGGTTGTGTTACTGAAGTAATAATACTACTTCCAACTGCTACAGTAGCTGAAGCAATACTAGAATTTGTTACACAATTTAATGTTACTCCAGAAGAAGCTAATAATATTGGATCAGTTGAGTTATATAATGCGGTTGCGTCCCAATTGATACCATCATCACTTACTAATATAGGTGTTGCAGTATTATTTGAAGAAAGAATAAATTTTCCTGAAGTTCCGCCGGTATATATTATAGAAGTTACATTGATTGGAGTATTTGATAACTTATTGATAGTCCAATTAGACAATGTACTTGTATTAATTGAAGAATAATCACTAGAGTTTGATGCTATGAAATATGTTGAATCTTTGACTGCAATAGACTGTCCATTAAGTCCAACTGGATAGAATGTTTGATCTGTTAATATTGTATTTAAAGTATATTCATCTGCCGGTGCAAATGCATTGCCTAAATAAGTACTGTTTGGATATGTTATTCCATTTACCAATTGAGCAAGGTCTTTACCTGGCATATTAACAGTAGGTTGATAGTAACCTATAATTCTGTCTAATGCATTTAAGTTTCTATTATCAGGTGACAATAATTCCCATTTACCAATAATAAATTCATTATCATTATTACTAACAACACATTGATATACTCTATTGTTAAATTTAACTATACTAGGAGTAAAGTAGAATGGTTCCGGCAACAACGCATAGTCACCTGATGAAGCCATTGTCATTGATCCGGTTGCGTCTGTTAATTGTACCAATGAACTTAACAATGCAGGTAATGTAGATATTCTTACTGTAGTTGAAGTTGGTTTATCATATATATAATATGTAAGACCTAACGATATGCCACCAAATACTGTTTCGGTAAATACAACTGGTTCATTAACATTGAAACTAGCAGAACTCGTTACTGTAATTCTGTCAGATGCTGCTACAGTTTCTGTTGCAGTAGTAGATGTTATTCCTGAATATGAGAAATTTTGTCCGCTAACTGGTGCAGTCAATTCTGGATTAGAATATACTGCAACTTGATTTGATGATATTACTTCAAGATAATATTGTTCAACCACGCCTGCAGGGGTACCAACACATACTGCTGATGTGATTCCGCCAATTGAGTCGATGGTCAATGCGGTCAACGTCAAATCGTTTGCTGGACTTATTCCACCAATACTAGAACCTGCTATTGTAACTGTATTGTCAACCGCATATCCTTGCCCTGCACTAGTAATTACTATTCTATATCCACCTAATATATAGCTTACATCAAAGTTAGGGTCAGTAACGACTTCTTGTACTAATTGTACTTGGGTTTCTAACACATAGTGTGTACCGGAACCAGTGGTAGTAGTTTTGATTGTTGTTCCACCTACTACATATACTAAATTAAATGTGTTTCCAGATTTATTAGCAACATAGTAAGTAGTATATACATTGAACGGCGCAGGAAGAGTTCCTGTACTGCTAAGAACAACCGCTGTTCCATTTGGGAACGCTGAACCATTTGCTACTGTAATAGTAGCAGCCGTTGGGGTAGATGAATCAGTAATTGTTGCTGCTTGAGTAGAATTTAATAAACTAGTTCCTACAGTTATATACCCTTCACCACTTAATGTCATTAGTCCGCTATCAGTAGTTACATTATATACTGATCCAAATAATTGATCTTCTGATATAGTAAATCTACCTGTATCCGCCGGAGGACTACTGTCTATAGAGAACACATAGTATACCAAATTCAATGACACTCCGCCTATTGATGTACCAGTAAAGTATATTGGCATACCAACATACAATACATCAGTTAAGTTAGGATTTAAACTCAACGGTGCAGTTAACCAATTTGTACTACTTGTAGTATCTGTTACTGTCAATGCGGTAGTGCCGGTACCTGTTACTGTGTATGGTCCACCGGTCGTAGTTAATCCGCCTATGTCGTTCCCTACATTAAATTTAAGCCCATTATATATGTTAGTTAGTCCACCGCTAAAAGTAGAGATACAAATTCTGTTTACGGTTGCTAAAGTAGCTGATATACTTCTAGTTAATAGATTAGAAATAGTGCCTGACAATCCACTATATTGTTGTGAAGTTTGATATAAGGTAAATTGTTGACCTGTAATTTGACCAGGACTTACTGGCAAGTTAACATTCAATGTCATTGAACCAGATCCATCTGTAAGCTGTACTGCAAGGTCTTGACTATTGAGCATACAAGAACCGGTAGCGGTAGTTAGTGTTACTGCTTCACCGTTTACAGAAGTTGATACAGAGAAAGAGGTTCCATTTGTAAATTTCTCTCTTACATAGTAAGTTGCACCTGCAACTATATTACCAAATGTAGTACCTGTGAATATGATAGGTTCATTTATGGTTAATCCTTGTGTAGTTTCGCACGTTATAGAATTGTTGCTACTTGAAGTTGCAGTAACTTCAAACATCACCGGTAACTCATTGGTAGCAGACATTGTAAATGTTTCTAAATCAATTACTGTCAATACGTAATATATTTTGTTTTCTACAATATTACCAAATGTTTCATTATTTCCTGCGCTATTAGTCACAAAGAATAAAGGCATTGTTGTATAAAAACCAATTGTACCATTTTGCCCAGTTGGTGTTAGTAAGACTGTTACATTATTTGTTGTCCTAGTAGTAGCAACTGCATTTCTTAATCCAGTATAGTTAATGGTAAGTATCGCTTGATTTACTAATTGACCAACATATAAAATTAACCCTGCTGTAACAATTGTAGCTGTATTCTGAACAAAAACTGCGCCTGGTACACCATCAATACCTACTGTATCAGAAATAGTAAAGCCGGTGTCTTCCAATAACGCAGCAGTACCTGTACCACTAGCCACAAATTTTGATATAACAACATCACCAACAGCATAAGTAACACCAACTGTATCGGCTACACTATTCCAATCAGTGTCGCCTAATACAGTAATTACATAGTTATATCCTATATCAAGATTAGAAGAAGAGGTACTATTTGCATTTGGTAATTGTACCAATGATTTTACGTAGTAAGTTGTACTATCAACTAGAGATGTACCAATTGTAGAACCTACAAACTTAACTGGCATTCCAATATAGAAACCAATTGTAGAACCAATGTCACCAGCTACTGCTGCTCCACCGGAACTAGGGTTGATTCTTATTGCATTTTGATACGCAACCGTAGAATAACTTGATCCGTATGTTTGTACTGTATTTCTAGTTCTAGATGACCAGGTCAATGTCTGTTGATTTTCTGCATCTAGTATTTCAAAAGTTGCGCCGGCCGCACTTGCTAATATAGAATCTATAGAAGGATATTCTTCATATAATTTTATAGACGATGATGATATTTGATTACTATTGTGTAAATCACCTGCATAAAAAGAACCATATAATCCCCCAGGCGCCCAATCAATTACTTGACTAGTATAAGTTGTTCTATCAAATCTCAATGTTATCACATTTTCTCTTATTGGCATTGAATTTAATATGCAATACCCAATTGCACCTATACTAAAATTTTGAGTTCCTGTACCACTATTACCAAACACTACTCTATTATGATCTTGTATTGCTTCTTGGTACATAGTGTAGAGAGCAAATACAGGTGATGGAGTAATTTCTAACAGATTTACATAGTATTGTTGCCCTTCAATTAATCCTTCTATTGTTGTTGAATTAGAACCTACTGAGTATACTATTACATCACCGGTTTGTAAATCATATGCTGTGTTTATATTAATGGTATTGTCTAATACATTAACTTGACTACTATCAATTGATAAAATATAAGCAGGATCAATTACAATGTTAGGCAAGACAGCATATCCAGAACCTGGATTAATTACTTCAACCCCAATAACAGTGCCTAAACTCATTATAGCTTGTAGTTGAGCAGGGACTCTTGGTTCAGGGTATATTGTAGTATCAACGTATGCAGTAATCTGAGGAGGATTTATATAGTTTCTACCTGTGTTAAGAATAATCACAGGAGGAAGATCCATAAAAATATATTCACCCGGCAAGTGTTGAGTTATAGTCGTACCATTCATTCCCCTTGTCAACCCAGTCAATTGGTTGTTTAACAAATCTTTTCCACTATAGCCTATTTGTTCTTCACCAATTGTTATAGTTCCATTAATAGGGAATCCATTAACATTGCCAACATAACAATATGATGTATTCAATGAAAGATATGAATCTAATACACTAATTTGAAAATCTTTTTGTCCAATGTATGATTGAGTTTCATCTACGAAAACGCCAATACTTAATCCATAATTGTTATACCATTCTGTATATGCATTACTATCCCATATTGAACTTGTAGGTGGATATTGATATACACTATCACCTCCGTTATAAACTAATTGAGGGGAGACAAACTCACCAATGTTTGCATTCCATTGTGCCGGTAAGTCAAAGTCTGTAATGTCGCCTTCAAATACATCTGTGCGGGTATACTTGAATAAGAATTCTTTTATAACTACATGATAAGGCTTAACTTCGTTCAAGTATCCTTCTAAAAATAATTGATTGTCAGAGCGAAATACTTCAATTGGAACTAATTCACGAATAGTATGAGAAACATCTAAAAATGATGTTTTATTTAACCAAGTTAAGTAATTTTGACTTTCAATTGTTTCACTTTGAATATATTCAAATAATAATATTAAACTTTTGTTTCTAAAAATTAATAATTCATTTGTATAGATTTCTTCATTTAACGCACGAACTATGTAACGTGTTTCAGTTGACGGGTATGAATCGAAAGGAGTAGTATCAAAGAAGTTATCTCCAAACCCTAATCTAGCACTAGGATAATCCCATAGTACAGATGAAAATTCTATTGTGCCGTTATCTAACCCTATTCTTGTCCACAATCCGTCTGCGCCATATATGTATGTTTCTCCGTTGCCAGAACCATTAGATATTACTTTTACAATTGTTCCTGCTGCTACTTCTAATGTGGACAAATCTGCATATAGAGGAACTTGTATTGATGCTTTAGTAGCATCATTGTACCCAGTTGCCCACCAATTTATATAATACCAATATTGTGTAGTGTCAAATGCTTCCCCGGTTTCTGTTAAGAAAACTGGGTTCCTAATTTCTGCGATTGGGAATTGAGCAAGTACCGTATTAGCATACTGTAGGTAATTCTTTAACGCACCAAATCTATCATAAAAGAAACCTTGTCTTGGTCTAGATAGTACGCCGGTTTGTACTGCTTTTGGCAACAATGGGTCCGGTACTACACCACCTGCATTATCAACACCACACATACTATCTAGCATTCTATTGTACAGTCCAATTGGTTGATCAATACCAACTGCACCACGATACTGATATCCAGCACCAGATCCCGGTGTTCCTGATAAAAAGTCATCAGCGTAATTAGCACGAATTAAACTATATTGATTATGTGGAACATCGTTGTTGGATCCTGTTGCATAACCAATATTTAGAACCGTGTCATTTGCGTTAATATATGCAAATGCATTGTATAATGCATAAACACTTGGTAACAATGGTGCAAAATAAGTTATACCAGTTGCTTGTGGTTGTATTATATAATATTCTAATACGGTATCAGATAATGTTTTACCTAATTTTTCAAATATTATATTTGTATTTCTTGCCCAGAAATAATAGATAGGGGCAATCAACCCTTCAGCATTTATTACGCCGCCTACTGAATAATTATCTATGTTGTACGGGACTCCTGGGCCTGTATACTGTGACGGAGGTACATTGCTGCTAATCCATGAATATACAGCTACATCACTACCTGGGAATACACGACCCCACCATTGGCTATTGTATGAAACATCATTTTGATGATAGTTCATAAATCTAGTATTTGAAGTATCGAACCACAACTGCCCCACTTTATCACTTGACCATACGATACCACCTTGTGTATCTGCTGGGCTGTTATATCCCGCAGGATCATTATTTGATGTGATATCGATATTCTCTGCTACTGCTCCTAGTAATTTTCCTTGCAATGGGTCAATATAATCTAGATTTTCTAATGTGTTATTAGTTAATGCACTAAACAATTGAATATTGAATATTCCATTAACGTCAACGACCGGGGCAGAACTTCTGTATACAGCCCAATCTGGCGTACTACTTTGACTTACATAAGTAATAACTTGCCCATTGTATCCTGTGTTAGGAACAAAATTAGGAGTACCAATTGTTACATGATTACTATTAAAATCTAATGCTGTTCCATAATATGGTTGAGTGCCATAGTCTAAGTCCTTAGAATTAGTACTTTGTGCATAAACAAAGTTGCCTGGATTATCTATGTTTTCATTGTATGCTGACAAATAATCAAACATATAAACAGCGCCTGCATTAGTGAATACATCTATCCACTGAGTAGCATTATTGTCAAAGACTGTATCATTGTCTAATTCATCGTCAGTAAAATCAAATGTAGTTGAAGTATAACGTGCACCAACCGGAGCGCTTGCGATAAACGAACCACTGTAGGATTTATCAAATTTTACTACGGTTCCAAATTGAGTTCTACCGTCTAAATGTGGACACATTATCTTTTGTGTTTGTGTATATATTGTAATACCAATTTCACTTAACGTAGCGTTATCAACCACTGACAATGATAATTTGTTTCCAGCTGTTCCAATTGTAGTATCAACTAATGATATTACTAATTTACCATTAAGTGTAGTTGCATACACATTTGGTATTGAAACAATGTTTATACTTGTAGCAGCAGAAGTAGCATCACCAATTGGCAATATTACATTGAATCCATTAATTAAAATATTTCTAGGTGCTGTGATAGTGCAAGTAGTATCACCAACAATCATTCCATATTTTTCACCAGCATTAGTATATCTATGTACTGCACCTTCGTAATTTTTATCACTCAGTTCGTACGGGGCACCAATCAATATTTCATTTGCATATCTATTAACATCTACACTAGTACCAAATTCTACACCAACTCTTGGTGTTTCTTCGTTAGTTAGTGTTTGTGTTAACACAAAATTGCTACCACTGATATTAATTAAGTCACCTGCATTTATTGTAGGTGATTGTGAACTATAAACATACAATGAAGAACCAGTTACTGCATATGTATTATCATCTAGTGATGTTCCATTAACTGACACAAACAAAGGAGTAGTTTGTACAGTAACTGTCATACTACCAGACGCGGTTATTAAGTCAATAGGTGCAGTTGCATCACGAGTCAACGCAATTCTAAATGTAGTACTTGTTGGTTTATCATAAACATAATAAACCGTATCCGCAGCTATTGCACCTGCTGATATCAATGTACCAGAAAATACTACAGGATCGTTTACACTAAACCCTGCGCTACTACTGACAGTAATTCTATCAGTTGTGCTATCTGTAGCAGTTGCAGTTTGTGATACCGTAGTTGGAGTCCAGGCTAAAGGAATTACTATTGGTATAAACGGTTGATTGCTAGTTCTTGAAATTGTATTCTGAACAGTTCTAGAGAACACATAAGTATAACCATAGTTAGCAGTGTTTACATCATAATCTTTATACGGAGTACCTACTACAACGGTATCACCGTAGTAATCAGTTGCAATAGAGTACCCAAACGTATCCCCACTGACTAATCCAGCTACAGTAATTCTAGTAGAATATTCGTATAAATCTGTTAATGCAGATTTGCGATAAACATAAACATAATTATTGTCTATGTCAGAAATATATAACCAAATTTGATCACCTGACAATGCAGTTGAAGTTCCCCATGTAGTAACACCAACTGGTGCTGCAATAGTTTGATATAAATCTAATGTGTTAGATAAAGTGGTGTTTATTAACTGATAAATGTAAACATTAGGCGAACCAGTTGGTTCTGAAATCACAAACAAATCGTCAATATATGTTATGTTAGACCCAAATGAAGCACCATGGGTCAAAGTTTGAATTGAACTGTAAGAGTTTGAATCAGAATAATATCTATATCTATTAACTGTTCCAGCACCACTGTCACCAATTAAATATCCTAATGTGTCTGTATATGCAACTGCACTACCAAAATTATTGCTACTTAATTCAGTAATCTCATTGGTATATTGATAGTTTAAACTCTTGCGATAAACTGCCCAGCTACCATCATTGTTAGTGTCTACCCATACTTTTAATTTATTAAATTCATTGTCTAATAAAGGTAAGTTTATGATTTCTGGTGCAGTAGCTACGCGCTGATTCTGCATTCTGAAACCAACGCCTTGTCCAGTTAAACTAGTTATGTTAGGGTCAAGTGAGAGATTAATGATTACTCTATTTGTATCTACCACTGCTGCAACGATATAATAATTATCAATTGCAACATCAAAATTAACAATTGCAAAAACTTGATATACTGTTAAGTTATGTGCTTGATTAAATCTTATTGTTACTGTGCCATTCAAATTATTTTGTGCTGCAATCACCGAACCTAGACTAGCTGGAGTATATACTTTCCAATCTGATAGATAGTTAGCTAACCAAGCATAATCACGTACATAGAACTCAGTTATTGGTATTGTTGTTCCAACTGAGTTTTGTGCTGTTGACAATCCAGAGTAATAGTAACTAGCCATTTTAACATCATCGTAATTAACATATCCTGCCGTAGGATACAACTCAGATGGGTATGTATTAGCTATAGTAGGTAATATATCAACGTCAGTTATTGGACGACCATAATTGAATACGCTATATATAGGCACTTGCTGTTGTACGCCATTTATAGCAATACCATTAGTTAATCCTACAATACTAGGGTTACCAGTTAATTCCGTTTGGTTCAATTTGAATTGAATGAAGTTATTATTTAATACTCCTCCAAACTCACCTGACTTGATAGCCCAATTTTCATATAACTCATAATCAATGCCACCTTGCGCTAGTGTTGCACCTTTAAATGCACTTGCTGCATTTAATGTACCTTTATCTTTTATCATATTTTTATAAACATTGACTTGAGTGATATCAGTCAAATCAGCCAATGCCATATAATCTCTTGGGCGATATCCAATTAAACTAAAACTTAATAGGTCAGCATCATTTTCTAAATTAGCCCTATTCACATCATAGTACAATGTACTTTCGTATGAACGAGTTTGACTATTAGGTAATAATCCTTTTTGTATTTGATCGTAATCTGTTTGCAACCATTCTTGCTCATCAAACGTTTCTTTTGCTTGAACAATAGTTATAGCAGTCCAATATCTATTTTTATATTTTACAATTGAACCCTGAGTGTATTTTACTTCTCTGGTCCACTCTTGAATGTTATCTTGATTAAGGATGAATCCATATGCATCTACTGTTCCGTTCCATTCAGCAGTTTTTGTACCACGCACAGTGATACGATTTTGACGCAAACCTGTAACTAAATTGTAGATCACATCATTGAATAATGTTAAGTTATTGAATACGATGCCATGTTCAATATTGCTGATGTTAAATTGACCATATGATATAGTATCACCGTCGTTTAATGCTGTTACTGTAAATGCAGTACCGTCACGAACAACAGACATGTCTGTGCCTGATATAGGATATAGATTCTGATTTAATATAAAATTAAATTGTTGCAATGTTAATGGTTGAACAATAGAACTTTCTTTGTTTATTGAAAGTATTTTTGCTGCAGGATTTATAGAAGTTATACTACCAACTGCCCATCCAGTCTGTGCCCAATATAAGAATTCAGCAATCATCTGATTCCAATTGATTGGAATACCATTTTCTATCTCATCAAATACAACACCTTTTTGTATTAGATATTCGCCGTAGCTAACTAAAAATTGTGATACTTGTTGAACCGTGTAAAATTCAGTTCCATATGGAACTGTTACTGTTCTATCATAGAAGTCAGTTGCTACTCTTACAGTAAGGTTGTCAACAGTGATAGTTTCAACTGCTGGATTTGGTTTAGGTGCTAATACTTTGAAGTATGCATTAGTCTGACTATTTCCAAATACTTTATATCCACGATCAGTAACTTGTACTATTACACCACTATAAACTATTCTATCAAACGGTTGATTTTCGTATAATAATACTTGATAGCTTTCATCAGGAATTAATAATGAACTATTATTACTGTTGGCAGAACTCTTTTCAACATAGAACTTTAACAAATTCTTATCGCTAAAACCAGCTAAACGATATACTAAACGAACATCTAAATTATTTAACAAGGTAGTTATGTTTGTAGTTGCATCAACTCCAACTTGTTTTTCATAATCAACAATCCAGTTGATATAACTGGTTGCAGGAGTACCTGAACCATATATTGGTATATCACTTATAATCAAATGATTTATGTTGTTTACTAAGAATTGATTGAATTCAGCATTGTATTTGTAATTGTCAACATCTACTCCTAAATTAAAGAAGTCTGCTGGCTTAGTTACTGCTAGTATACGCATCAAATCAAATGGCCAAGTACTACTTCTACGGTAGCTAAACTCTGCGGGCCCTACATCACCTACGACCCAATCACGTTGAAATGCATTTTCATCATATGCCCCTACAATAGAAATTAGTGGTGATACTAAATTTCCATTGCTATCAACTGGGATAATTTTTAATAAATCAGGACGAGCATAATTAGGTTTTATATAAGAATTACCGTTATTCCAAACTAATCCTTCAGCTAAATCTTCCCAAAGAACTAAGTTATCACTAGTGTATGGTGCTGCACCATATCTAGTTTCCCACCATGTTGGTTTATTAGCAATGCCTAACATTTCCCATGGTGTTTGATCTGGGGTTGAAGTATCGTAATAGTACAGATATAAACCTCTAAAATATCCTTGCTCAATTGGCTGGCGATTTATCTTGTTGCCACTGTCAACATAGTTATAACTAAATTGATTATTCTTATTGTAAAACTGTGTCTTGTAATCTATTCTATTTTGCCCTACCCAATTTAAGAAAGATTCACTATATATTTGTAAAAATTCATCGTAAGTATAACCTGTTTCTCTAAAGAATCCAGGTATTATTACACCTTCATATGAACCAGCCGGGACTGTTTCACTTAATTTTAAATTATTATAAACACGGGTTTCATATTCAAGTAACACTTGGTCTCTGAAGTCAACTAATTTACCTGTACCAGGATTATAATTTCCATATAATTTAGTAAAAGAACCGTCATGTCCTACAATGAAATATGTTTCTGGATTATATGCTGTATCTAATACTACCGCAGGTACCGTTGCAGGATATAATCCTAATTTAGTAGGAGTATTTGGTGCATAGCTACCATATGTTTGATTATATTCGTTTACTGTAATTTTGTCATTAGGTTGTAAATCAGTAGTGACAGTTAGTGTAGGACTATCTATACTAATAGTATAATCAATTCCTTTAATTAATTGAGTTTGTTTTTCGTTACGAGTAAGATATACCAAAACTCCATTATAATTTGCTGTAGTAAAATTATATATTTGACTCAATGGGTATATACTAGTATCTAATGAATTAGCAAAAGAATATGTATTAGTAACATATGGTGCTTTTGCTGGAATCATGTCACTCCAGAAAAACGGTTGTTCATTATTACGTGCCGCATTCATTTGAATGATTGCGTTATCTAGCATTTGAGCAGGGGTTAACATTGTGCTATAGCTAGAATTATTAATTGTATCAATTAATAGATTTTTAAAAGTAATATACTGTCTGCTATTGTATAATAGTGCATCAATTACATCATGTGTTTGGTTTCGTAAAAATACCCCAGGCAATACAAGCGAAGCACTATTCTGTATTATTCTATTACCCCATGGTACTAAATTACCTAAATCACGATAATTATTTGCCCCAAATACTTCACCGGTTGTATTTGGATTGTTAAAGAAGATGCTTTGATATTGTCCACGAATGTCGCCAATGTTAGCAGTAGTTATATCTTCATTGAATGGATTGTTATTCAAATTATCAGGGATTTGATAATATGCTGTATTACTTACTTGATCACTTAATACTAAAATTTGTATTACTGTTTCTACTGCATCAAAATTAAGAGGAATATTAACTGTGGTAGTAGTATTGGTAGTTGTTACCGTGTAATCAGTATTAGGTATATAACGATTATTAATGTACACTTGTACAGTAGGCCAATTAGTTTTTGTAGAACTCATCGGAGAAACATCACATGTAAATGTGTACACCGGAGCAACTATCGTCCAATCAAATTCAAATATTTGATATTGAACACTAGGAGAGACTGCGGTTTGCCAACCTAATGATCTCACATAGTTAATACGGTCAGTGTAATTATATACATATCCGGTGTTAACTTTTTGTGTTATTGCCGTAGTGCCATTGACGTAATTAAAAGTATCTAAATTTAAAGAAACATCAAAACTAACATCCCCAATATTGTCTATTGAACTATAACGTATTGGGAAACCTAAATATATATCATCAGTTCCTGAACCTATTCCATATCTAAACAATGTTGAACCAGTGAATGACGTACTAGTATATACTAGAGGGTCACTAAAACTTATACCGTTTTCATCAAATATATCAAACTTTGGTGGTTGATTTACAGTTGTCTTTTGTTGTCCTGCATACCAATTGTTCCCGTCAAAATAAAAATCTTTACCTATGTTATTGTATCCGCGATATACAGCAGTTTGCTCATCGGGTAATACTAATCCATCTTCAGCTTCAAATAAAGTAATTACTGGAACACCATATGGTGTAGTAGTTGAAAATCTTGCTATATAGATTTTATTTCTTATGTTTGCTGTTGTGTCAACTGAAAATACTACTCTAGCACCGTCAAAAAGTGCATAGTTATCTAATGGAGTATCTGCTGTAACTACAGACGCAATTGAGGTCCCATCTATTATAGATTGACTATACCAGGTAACCGTTATAATTGTGTTTGAGCCCACGACTGAAACATCACTAACTAAAGTAATAGAAGGCAATACACCAATCGTATCTGTTATATATTGATTGACTTCAAATAACCCAGACACCCCGGTTGTAGGAACAGTTATAGTGGTAGAATACGGGTATATAGAAGTAGTCATTGTACCACTAGCGGTGGTAAGAATAACAGATTCTCCGCCTTTTAAAGTAGATACAGTTATTAAATTACTAGCAATATCAGTAATATAATAAGTAGTTCCGGATATTATTCCACCAAAAACAGTGCCGCCAAAACTTATAGTATCATTCACATGCAACGTAGCGGTACTACTCAATAAAATTTGATTGGTTACTGCATACGTTGTAGTTGCTGTTATACTAGTAATCGGACCAGAGACAGGTGCTATTATTGCATCGTATGTTGTCCAACCTGCTACATCTGGATAGTATCCACTCTGTCCTGCTACATAGGTAAATGCGTCAGTTGTTCTAGTATCAAAAAAATCTACCGGACTTTTTCCTACTGAACCAGAATCAAATAATTTTAAGTTAGGATAAAATTCAATTATTGGTCTTTTTGCTTTATTAGAATCAGTAGTATATTCTGTTATTAGTGCAGGAGTGTTGTTGTATGCAGCAGTAGCATTAATAACATCTATGTGAAACCAACGATTACTTCTTGACCATGCATTTCTATTAACTGAATTTCTAGCAATGGTTATGTAATCTGGATTTATAGGAACATATAAACTAGAATCATAGTTTCCAACATCCCATGCGGTTGTGTCCCACGGTGTGTATTCACCAGAGGCAAATAACCCAGGTGATACTAAATTAGTTACTGTTAGTAACTCTATGTTAGTTCCAACACCTTCTACATAGTATTCTGTATTGTTATACGTGTTAGGGAAAATATTTCCTTGGAATATAACTTTTAACCCGTTAGTGAACACTACTCCATTTGGAGAAGTATATTGTTTTTTACCTAATATGTCTGTTATAACATTAATTTGACTTGTGCTATTATTCTCAACTAGTTTAATAATACCTACTCTAGTAGAAATAGTATCATCTTGATAATACAACGTATCTAATATTGGACTATTGTATGGTTCTAATTGTATGTAACCTAAATTATTTCTATAGAAAAGTCTATTAATCCATTGAGTGCCATATAATGCTATTATTTGCTGTTCGTTTGGAATAGCATCACCTAGTGTCAATGATATGACTGGATTATTGGTTGCGCCAGTTAGTGTGATTTGATAGAAATTAGTTTCTGTGCCTAAATCATTTTCGCCGGTATTATAAAACATTAGCGTCAATCCATCTAATGATGTTATTCCGTCAATGCCACCTATATCATTTACATATGCTCCGTTAACTTGACTATACGGAAGTGTAGAAACAACACCTACTGTATTGTCTCCAGAAAAAATATAATCAGCTAGTGCATTTTTTTGCGGAACATTAAATGTAATCGTTCCATCTGATATCCCGTTATTAGTAACTCCGTATACATCACGGGTTTGAAGATTAGTTTGTGTTGGACTATAGCCAGTGACACCCGGTGCGCCTTGTATCCAAAAATTAGTATTTTGATTAACAACAAATGTATAAGTTCCGCCACGGATTAAGGTTAGTGTTGGGTTAGCTTCTGCATCAGCTAATGATTCAGATGTTATTACATAATCAGCGGGTTCTGATGCAACTACATAAGTAGCTTGAGTATATACTGCGCTAGGTTGTACTGTGACACGTTCGGGTCCGGTTGGCAGCCAGTAATATTGATTATAGTTTATTATTTTATCTAAATCAGTAAAAGAATCCCATGAATAAAACTGACTACTAAACAATCTACTATTGTCATATGTTATTCCGCCACGTAATGTTAGTGCATCTATTATACCCGGATAACTAATAAAATCTTTTGCAGTAGTATCATTTTCTTTTAAGAAAACAACACCTGGATCTAATTGATAATCAGTTCTAGTTTTAGTTGGTTCAGTAACATAATAGTCATTGGCATTAACACCATATCCAAATTTACTACCAATGTAACCCTCAATTCTTTCAATATTGGGCTGTGCAACTAGCTGGTCCAATGTTGCTGCTAAAAATTGAGCATTGGTGGTAGTTTTGAATATTTCTGGTAGAAAATCTAGTGTTCTAATTCTTGTTGCCATTTTAAAAATCTTTTAGTTATATATTACTTATGCTATCTGTAATTCGGCGGGTGTCAAAGCCGCAATGACAAGTACATCATTTGAAGTCGCTGCATTTACAAAAATTTCGTAAGGCAAACATTTAATCTCATACAAATCTCCAAATTTCATTGTTGGATCATTGGGTACTAATACACATGAACTAACATACTCTCCAATTTGATTATGTATGTACGCACTTAATTCACTAAAGTAAAAAGTATCTCCAAAGTCCCAATTGTTAATATTAAAGTAATTATTCATGGCGGTCAAAGTTGCACTACGAATTTCACTATCACTCGCATTCGTTGCAGAATTTTTAATTACTTTAATTGTTCCTCTTAATGCGGCTGCTGCTTTAGCACCAAATAATGGTTTAAACACTACACTGTTTATAATAGTATTATCAGTCAACATTTTATAATCTTGTACTTTACTATACTCAGTAGTTAAATCATTAATAGTTGGTTTAGTTGGCATAGGCACAGTACCAGTAGTATCTTGTATCCAATTTTGATATTCAGTATAATATGCTTGTGTTACCACGTATAAATCAATAATATTAGTGGTTGCAGGGTCAATGCGTGTAGTGTTATTACTGTTATGACGATATTGGAATTGCAATCCTTGACGCCCTGGTTTCATACTATATTGTGGTTGCTCAACTAAAGTATAGTACGGAGTAGTTATTGTTGGATCTTGTACAGTTATGTAAAATACATTATCTGTATAAGCATAGAACAATTGTCCTTCTGAATAATCATATTTTACAACATCTATATCTGTTGCAGTTGCATATTGATATGAAACAGTAGTGCTTGAAATTAATTCTGTTCTAGTTAGATTGATAGCATCCTGTATTTCTTCAAAAAAAGTGTATATTCCAATATTAGTATTTCCAGTTACATATCCGGTAACATCATAAAAGAAATCTGGATTGTCTACTACCGTTCTATTATTAACATCAATACTAGCAACTTGAACTTCAAAATCATTTATATAACCATCACTTTCAACTGTTTGACCAATGATACTACTACTAACTGCTTTAGCCAAAGGATAATTTGAATTTGGTTGTGTATTAGTAGCGAGAATGTTTATAAAGTCTTGCAATATTAGTCCAGAAAAAGGATCATATACTAATTTACCAGCTTCATATGTAAATCTAGTATCAGCTACACTACCAAAGTAATAATTCAATGATTTATAAGTAACCGTATATCTATTGTATCCAGTGCTAGTAAATTTAACAAAATATCCAGTTTGTGACGTAGGGTCTACACTCCATCTATCTTGTGCAATAGTTAACGAATTATCAAATACTAAAGTAAAATTTTGTTGTAGTTCTAATCTAATGATACATTCATTGGTTACTGTATTAGGTAACGTATTTTGAAACGCTGGAATTACAGTGGTGATAATTGCACCTGTAGGAATATAGTTGTTTAATGTAATTGGACCGGTACCATTGGCAAATTGTCCTAATCCATTATTATATCCATCACCTATAACATTTAATACAGTTGTCCAAATAGATGTTATATTAGATGGACCAGCAACACCGTATACTAATCTATTATTACTATCGAAATAGTAACTATCGGGTGCTATAAATTTTATCAATGCACCTTTGGTTAAATACTTTAAGTTGTATGTTGAATATGTGCCGGCTGGAATTGGAGTATCATTTCCGTTTATCAAATCATAAAAATAACCAGTCGAACTATTAGCATCTACTGTGCTAGTATGCCAATATATTAAATCATCATCAGAACTTATAGTAGTACTGTACCTAGGATAGTTCTGAACATAATATTGCAGTGACTTATTATCACCCAATATATTAGACAACGTATCGTTTAAGAAGGTTTGTATATCACTAAGATTAGTAATGTTTAGTAATGCATACCCATCAGTATCATCTAACCAAATGCCACCGTCATTTGCATAACTGTTAGTACTACTATATTTTCCAGTTGGGTCAAGTAAATCTAAATTTTTACTTACACCCACACTACTACGATTAATCGCTTTACTTTTAATAATTGAACTGTACAGAGTATACGGAAAGTTATTGTAATCTTCTCCATTAACCATACGATTTTGTGTATAGTAACGACTTGGCGCTCTTTGTTTGATATCAGCTAATGTTTCTCTAGCCTGTGCGTTTGTGACAGGGGTTTGCAAAGATAAACCAATTGTCAATGTCTCTACACGACCAACTCTACTAACATAATTCATTGTAACAGTAAGATTTTGAATTTGTGTAGGTTGAATAGTATAGGTCAATGCATTGCCTGCACGAACATATGCTCTAAAGTTACCAACTGGAATTTCACTAAACACCCCATCACCAAAAACATAACTCACTTGGTCATTGAATCTACTGTTTACAGAATAAATTTGTCTAACACTATTTTGTGTTTGTAGATATGCATTTGCATAGATGTTATCTACTTTAATCCAAAGACCAAACGTACCATTTGTTTGACTTATTTGATATAGCCATGTGTCAGTATTATTAACACCTTGTATAGACCCAATATCAAGCACTTGATTAGCTATTTGATTTTGATATGCAAAATCAAAATTTTGTAATGACCCTTGCTTGAAGTAAAAGAAAAATCCTGTGTTTGGACTACCGTAACCTAATTTATCGTTACGATACAACATATTAAATTGACTGGTAGGTGCAGGAGGAATTTCATATACATAATCTTCACCTACTGTACTGACACTACACAATTCAAAATTCATGTTCATCCCGTTAACTGTGGTAGAAAATGGTACAACAGGACTAGTTCCAGCTGGAATTTGTAATGTATATTCGTCTGTTTTTACTCCGAGAATTTGTGCAGAGTTTGCAGGAAGGCCCACACGTTGTGTGTTTACCAATGCTGCATTAATAATTGTATTATATTGTTCTAACCAATTTGGGTTAGCCGGGTCGTTCCACAATATAGGAATATTAGCTAGGTTAAATCCATTCAAATCAGTAAGATTTTGAGTAGTACGAACACTAGTTACTTTCAAGTAACCTTCTGCTGTTAAATTTCGTTTAGGCGTATAGCTTACAAGATTAGCTAATTTGATAACACTGTCTCTGCGTTCAGCAGTATCAATAAAGTTTTCACGGGTATTTAAGTCGTTGCGGAAAGCAAGACCTTGGCCCATAAACGCCATAACGTCAAGCAATGCAATAAATTCTGAACTCTCAATATAATCATTGAACGTTTCAGGATAGTATATACGTAGATAATCTATGAAACTTTTACGTAATGTTTCATAGTCATAACTACGGAAATCTGCCTGTTGGAAAGTCTGATAAATGGTTTTCCAGTCATTTACCCCAAATATTGCTGATTGTCTTGAACTTGTAGCCATAAGTATTCTCTTTTAAGTATTTATCATACTTGAAAACATGGGTTTTTTAGGTTACTGAATAGAAGCAGTATTGGTAGCATTATTAAAAAATACGTTTAATAACTGCGCTTGATTGAAGGGAGATACTGCTAATTCTAATTCTAACAATATTCCGTTTTCTTGCGGGAAGGCTCTGACTGAATTCAATATTAATCTTGGATCTAATCCAGCTACCCTGCGTATTTCAGTTTCTAATTGAAACTGTACATCTGCTGTATTTGGCTCAAAAACAAAGGACCAAAGCGTGGTTCCATACCCTGGTTGTCCTACTTTTTGACCTTGCGATATATTCAACGCATTTACAAAATCTTGTAGTACTAATGGAACATCCACTAACATAAATTTATTTCCAATATTTACTGGATCGATTAGTGAACCGGTACCTCCCGCTGGACCAGTAGGTAAATTAGTTGACCTAGGTTCGTTTGCTGTTATGGTACTGAATCCGACGTATGAGGGCATGATGTATTTATGTTATGTTGGCGCTGGTTCGCCGGTAATTAAAGTATATTGTTTTCTTTGCAATTCTACTATTTTCTTATCTAACTCATCTAAATCTTGTTGTGCTGCAACAGATGCCCCTTCAAGTACCGCAATTTCTAGATCACCTTGTGGTAATTTTTGTTTAGCTTCTGATGCTTTATATTTTGCTTTTGTAGAAACTTTAAATACATCCCAACGTTTTTCTTTTAAATCTGCTATTTCTTTTATTACGGCTTCTTGTTCTGCTATAGATGCACTGTCTGAATTAATTTTATTTGACATTGGTGGCATACCAGAGAAGTTTGGCCTTGGAATTTTATTGCTACCCAACATTGAATTAATCTGAGAAGTTAATTGACTTCTATCAACTGTTCCTGTTGCAACAGTTGGTAATTTAACTGGGGAAGAACCGCCTGAATTCATGGCATTAACACTAGCAGTTAAGGATGCGGCCGCAGACGGTGGTAATCCGCTAGTAGCTAACGCAGATAATGGCACTTTTTTTGTTTTTTCTATGTTTTGTGTTATTGCTGTACTCTCTGAACTTATAGTAGACACATCAGTATTAACTGTGTTGCTCAATCGTCCCGCAGATAATGAGGCGACCGTACTAGCAGCGGCTGCTGGTTTTGGTATGTTATTCATTGCAACGGCAGAAGCATTTCTAATTACTGCTCCCCATGGGGCAAGCCCGGGAATTGAACTTACTGAATTTACTGCTATGTTTCCAATAGTTTTAACATTCACTGGTGTTCCGGTTGCAACAGCACCAATCGTTACTGCTGCAATAGCAGACAATCCACCAGGCAATGCTCCTACTCCACTACCCCCGCCATTTCTTCTATTAGTTGGACTTCCGGCACTAAGTGCTGCATTGAGACTTGATGTAACCAATGCACTTACTTGGCCTTGAGTTACTTTCTTTCCAGTTGCAACAGAAGTAGTTAATCCTATGCTCTGTGCTATCAATGATGCTGTTGCTGAATTTATTTTCTTTCCACCATTAGCTGCACCAATTTGTGCTACTGAGCCAACTAATCCATTAATTTGACCTTGAGTAATGCTTTTCCCACTAGCTAGTGTTTGTGATAATCCTATACTTTGAGTTATTAATGAATTAGGAAGACCGTTTTTGCCTTGAGTGCTGTTTACTGCTCCAACAATTGCACCAATCTGACCAGCACTAAGATTTTTACCACTAGATAATGTTTGACCTATGCCAATACTTGCTCCTATCAATGATGCTGATTGTTTTGCAGCAGTGCTTGTTCCGCCCGTCGCTGCTCCTATTGAACTAACTAATGAACCAATTTGACCTTGACTTAGATTTTTTCCACTAGTCAATGTTTGTGATATTCCAATTCCTTGTTTTAATAATCCGGCAGTAGCACCACTAATTGTGCTATTCTTTCCGCCACTTGCTAATGCAGTAACAGTTGACATTAACAATGCACTAGTCTGCGGACTCATTCCACTAGCAACTTTTTTTGCAGCGTTTAAGCTAGATGTTGCTGCATTTGTGCCGGGCATTGTTTGTAATGCTGCTACTTGTGACGCGGGCAATGCTGCAATTTCTTCTGCTACCGCTTGTTCTTCTGAATTTTTTGCTGCTATAGCTGTTAAGTTTTGTGGAACGTTTGCTTGTAAAGGTTTAAACGATTTTGTTATTGCACCAAATGCTGATGCTGCAAGACTTTTTACTGATGCAACTGCACCAGCACCTCCATTTTTAGCAGCTGGTCCTAATCCAGCGAGTGAAGTAGAGATTGAACTTAATCCGCCCGCATTTGTTGAAAGATTTGATGCAAAATTACCTGACGCAATTGCAGATGCTACATTACCGCCTGCCCCTTTCAATGAATCAGCTAGTCCACCGGGTGCTGAAGGTAAGGTGATATCAGAAGTTACTCCTCTTGCTGCATCAGCTAACGCACCTAAACCAGATGAACCTAATGCTGATGCGGCACCTGAAGTAGTAACGCCTGATGCAGTTTTAATAAAATCAACAGTTGGTGCTACGCCAACTGTCGCAGCAGCGTTTACTACACCTGCAATTGCGCCAGGTGCTTCTTTGCCCGTAATGACTCCTGCAGTAGTTAATGCCGTTTGTGCTTGTTGCAGTGTTGCAGCTTTAGCAACTACTTGCGCCCCTGTATTTTGTACAAACGCATTAAGATTTTCTGCACCGGGTTTACCAGTAAACATACTATCTGGCATTGCAGTTGACACATCTACTCCACCTTGCACCAAACTTGTAGCTAATGCAGCAGACCCCGGTTTAATAACCATAGCTGCTTCCATTTGTTGTGGAGTCATTGCTAGTTTTCCTACTGCTGCATTAGTTTCACCTGCTGCATCCGCTATAACTCCTGTACCAGATGCAACCACTTCTGGTGCTACTTCTGATGCGTTTACTGCTGCTGCACTAACCATTGCACTAGAGACATTTGTATCTAAACTTTCACTTACGGCTGGTATAGGAGGAACCGTAGAAGTTAACGCTGCATTAGTTGTGACTTCTGGCGTAGCTGCGGTTGTCTGATTAGCATTTTCAAGTGCAGGACTTTCTTGTGCAGGAAGACTATCTGCTGGTGAAGATGATACGCTTACATCTACACCTTGCCCTGCATTAGCCCATGGCATGTGTGCAGGCGCTCTAGTAACAATTGTTTTTAACAATGCAGGCGCTGCTGCAAATCCTACTTTAGGATCATTTAATGTATCAGTATGTGCTATTTGTGTTATTAGTGGTACTTCATTTGGTGTTACTGAAGTAGAACCAGTGTTAAGATTAATCTTACTACCATTAACAAACATAGTTCCACCACTAGCATATGACCCTTCGCCGGATCCAAACATACTCATTGAACCGTTAACTTTAATAGTATACGTTCCTAATACATATCCACTAAAATTACTACCTGCTCTCCATCCAATATTGGTAGCAGCGTTTATGTTTATGTTGTCGGCTGCTATGTTTAAATCTTTTTTAGCATTAATGTTTATATTATTGTCTGCATGTAAATTCAAATCACCTTGTGTTCTAACATTGACGCTATTCATTGCATATACATCAACTGTACCTTCTGTGCCTAACTCAATATAACTTTGCCCATTGCTATGAATAATCTGTAATGTTTGCCCATCGTCACTCATCAATATCTGATGACCTTGAATTGTTCTAATTCGTACTAATTGGTCTTTGCCATATATGTCACCATCGTCCATGACAATGCTATGTCCGCCACGGCGTGATATAACTTGTAATGCTTCTAATGAGCCTTCACTACCTTTTTCTAGTACATCTTCATCTCTATAACCACCTTGGTAGATTGGTCTTCCTGGTGTGCTAATTCCCCAGCCAACTCGTGACGGACTTTCACGCAATGCGCTACTGCTTATTGGACCTCTGATTGGATCTCTAAGTAAGCCTTGTTGTTGATAAATTCCGGCTGCATAGCTATGAATAGGTCTTGCTTCATTTAAGAAATTTTCACTATCAGTTATGCTTTTATTATTTGTGTTTAGATTAGAAACAGGCAACTTAGGTGCGCCGCCTGTTTGTGCTGCTTCACCTGCGTTTGGTACAATATGGTCAGACGATCCAATGGCAGGAATCATTTGTAATAGTTCTGGTTCTAGTATTCCACCTATATAGTATCCGTAATTTGAATCGCCATTTATAAAAATACAAACTACTGTGCTACCAAGGTCAGGTGGACTAAACCACATGCCATATGAACTTGGATTTGTTTCATAAGTACCGTAATCTGTCGAATCACTTCCTGCTACTGCGGGAGTACTGCCAAAGAAAGGACTCATGTAATTTACAGTAGTCCAATTTGAATCATCATTGGGATCTGAACCACCAAAATCTTCTATATAAACATCTATCCTGCCAGCATGAGTATTATCAATATTATTTTTAACTATTCCAAGCACAGGCAAATTACGCAGTACGCCGCCGCCTGCGTCTGGTTTGCTTCTTTTGTTTTGTCCTTTGGGACTAAAATTATTCTCTGCCATAGTAATTATTTAATATTAACGTCTTTGTCTAGGATTTATATTCCCAGCATCATCATTTTGTACACCTTGTTTGTTAAGTTTTGTTTGATCTTGCACTGGTTTTCTTTCTACAAATATTAAATTATCTTCGTCCCATTTAAGTTTTCTTACTTTACCTGCTTCAGTTGTTTTTTCTGCGGTAGCAACATTTTTAACGGTTGTTCCTTGTCCTGTGGACGTAGGTGCAGTGCCAGTAGAAACTCCTCCGCGTTTAACATTGCCACCCGGAGTGTACTTTGGTACAGAAGGTGTCGTATTACCTGTTCTAGTTTTTGTCTGATTAGCTTTAGCTGCACTAGTTGTCGCTGCTGTTCCAGTACCTGAATTAGTAGGTTGAAAGACTGGCACAGTTTTTACTTGATTGAATGCAGCAAAAGGAGATTCAGCTTCTTTACTCTGTTCAATTGGATCATCTGCAAATATACCTGGAACTCCAGTTAAATCTTGCAAGAAAGTTCCTTTATTAAATTTACTTACCACTTTTATTAACATTATTGAGACACCGCCGCCTCGCTCATTAATTTTTGTTTGTATATATTTTGGATGAGGATATATATTTATAGACTGATTAATGTCCATTGTCCCGGTATCATTATTATAATCTTTGGGTTCTTTGAAATTGATTTCAATAAATACTTGCCCGCCGTTTGCACTTACCGTATACCCATCAGTTCCATAATATTCATCATACAAATCATTTATACTACTAGCTGCTGGTTGCATTAAAAAGTCAGGATCACCTAATATAGTTATGTTAGTTTCAGCCCAAGCTGCCGGATCATATAAACTAGATATATATGAATTTTGTGTTTCCATATTATAATTAGGTCTACCTTGTCTTGCTTGTCCAGTTGGTTGTCCAACTGCCACCGGGAAAGAAAATCCGTTACCGGATGCAGACGGAGAAATTCCAGCACCATCAAGTACTACATTATAAAATGCATTATTAAATGTTTGCTCAAATTTAATTACTTCAGTATTCAATCCAGTGAACCAATACTCATACCTTTTATGTGGTCCATAGTATGGAGTAGTTACATCAGAATATGCGCCAACTGAAACAGGTGTGCTATATGGTTGAATGATAAATTTAGTTTTAAAAACAAAATCATTCTGTTTTTTATCCCACGCTTTGACTACTACTTCAGCACTAATTGTATACCATTTAATGCTCACAGTTTTATTTGAATTGTCAATTACATCAGATGACTCTTGCTTAGATCCAGTATTATCAAGTCGTGATTTTTTTATGATATTCAATGCATCTTCTAGGTATGCACTTTGTTTAATTATTTCGTCTACTGCTTGAATGATAGGTATGCCTGTGCCAACACTAATTGTTTTTAAATTATTGTTTGGTTTTGCTCCTGTTTGTGCAGTTACTGCATTAGATTGTTCAGTTGAGGTAGCTGTAGTACTTGTGGGAGTTCTTCTTTTGTCTCTATCTGCTTGACTTAAAAGTGATGCTTTTGCTATTAAATCTTTTGCTTCACCTAAAAATTCAATATCCCATTCGTTAGCATATTCTATTTCTTTATTATCTAAACGTGTTTGTTGTTCTTTATTTAAAGTAGATAATAATCCCCATGCTCCTTGTGTAGCATCAGTTCCTGCATGAGCACCATTGGCACCACCTGCTTTAGAAACACCGTTTTGATTTCCTCCAATCAATGCATCATATACAGTACTACCAGTTATACTAGCACCTGACCAAACTATACCTTTTTTAGTATCAAATGCTTCAGAGCCAGGAATTGATTTAGCTTCACAATTGTACACAACTGATTGTCCACCAAGCCTAAAATCCATTTTTGATATTATAATATCATAATATCTTTCATATAATCCAATACCAGTGCCTCCCATATCTTGAAGTTTACTAGGATCAATTACATTTCCTTGATTATCGTACCCCAAAAATCTTATCCCTAAAATATAAAACTGTCTAACTGGGTTTGAAGTATCACCGTAACCCGGGGTTGGACACATTTGTTTTAATTGATCTTGCGCTCGTTTTAATCTTGATATAAAAGAAAACCCATATGGTTCAGTTATTTTAAAAGTTATGTCTGTTACATTTGTGGCACTTTGTGTTTCTTTTCCAGTGATAGCCTGTGTTATCACCAAATCATCTATGTAAAAATCTACATCGAATCCCGGAGCACGTTCATTTGGTCCGCTATTATTAACTCCGCCACTTTGTGCAATTAGATATGCTGCTCCTCTTTTTACTGTTTGAACACTAGACGGGGCAGGTGGAGAACTATTAGGAGAAGTAGTGCCAATATTAGTGGTACCGTCTGCTGATCTTGGTTGTACTTCAACCGTAGTTTGATTAGCTTGATCTATTGTTGCTTGACCAGCAGCAGTAATATTTTTAATTGCGTTTAAGTTTTTTCTTCCATCTAAAATAAATGCTTCATAAGCGTCCGGCGTTATCATATACAACGAAAGTTGATATGTATAACTTGAAAAATTTGCTAAAGGATTTTTCCATCTTTTATTAGGAGATTCATTTTGTGCTGGTTTTGCTTCTGGGGTATCTGCTTTTCCTGCTTGTGTTGTTCCTGCTAATCCTTCATCTGCTGGTACAGCAATTGGTTGGCTAGTTGCCATATTTCTTGGATGTGGGCCACTGTTTCCTGGATTTATTCTCTTTTTATTTGTCTTATCATCATTGGCTCTGTTTTGAGTAGAGGGAGCACCACGTTTAACAAGTCCACCTGGATATACAGTTCTAGTTACCATCTATTATATCCCTAACACTTGATTTATAGTAGTTCCCTTAGGCAAATATATGTTAGTACCTGCTACAAAATCAAAATAAGGATCTTTCAACATATTTGGATTTCTCATTGCAAATACCCACCACAATGTACTATTTGAATATAAATCATATGCTAATAAATCAGGTCGATATTCGTATACTGGTGTTATTTCCCAATATATATCCGACGGATCCATTGGTATAGGTCTATTAGACATAGTATCTAAATATTGACCGTTAACAATACTTGTATTGTAATACGGACTAGATGCCGGATATAAAGTGTTTATCATTACCAAAAACCTCCATCGGATGGTAGTTGACTACCTCTTAGTAGTCTTCCTGTTGAATAATCTCTAAGACTAAAATTATTACTTACATCATTTCTCGTAACAATAGGAACTGCTGTTATCGATATTTGTATTTTTGTAGGGACATAAGTAGGTTCTTGTACTCTATATGCTCCCGAAAATTGAGGTGGCGCAACAGTTGCTCCTGATTGTAATCCAGCATTTTGAATTCTACTATTGCTCCTTGATGATGTTGCACCTGATTTAGGTTGTTCTTGTGTAGAACCTGCTCTAATATAATCCACTTCTGTTGGCAATGAGTATGTAAAATTAGTTATTGCAAGTGGGTGATTATCAAATTGAAATGCACCTAATCCTGTAAGATAACATAATGGTGGAGGTGTACCTGGAACTGGACCCGGATCTTGACCGTAAAACATTTTTGTCACGGATCTAAAAAAGTGAATGACTGCTAATAAGTAATTAGCTTCAAAAACATCTTGTGCTGTAAAGTCACAACTTAGTGTAATTTGATCAACCGAACTACTATTATAAGTATAAAATTTATAATTTGTATGTGTTAATGTAGTAGGATCATACTGTGCTGCATATGCAACTGAAATAGCAGGAGTATAGGGAAATATAACCCCGTTAGTTGTTGCCAATGGACTTAATATACCGGGCTCAGATGACTTATATAAATAATCCGCACCACTTGCTAAACTTAATCGTACACGCCAATCTTCTTTGCTGTTAAAGTTTGATATATCTTGATTTGTCGCTTCTTCTCGTGTATTTTGTTCTGCGGCAGATGTCCCTCTATAAGTATTATTATTTTCAGCAGCAGCAGCTTCAATTCTAGCATCTTCACGGGCTTCATTTTCACGGGTGATTCTTAATCTTGCTTGGTCATCAGTTTCTTCGGCTTGTTTTTGTGGTTGTATCACTGCGTTCGGTGCTGGTGCTGCTTCAATCGTAGTTATTGGCGCAGGTGCTGCGTTTTCTACTACAGGGGCAGCAACCGGCGTCTCTGCCACAGCAGTAACTGCTGCCGGTACTGCATTTTCTACAACCGGCGTAACTGCGACTGCAGGTTCTGCTGGATTGCTAGTAGGAAGAACTTGAGCAGGGGTTGCAGCTTGTACTGGTTCGCCTGCTGAATTAGTTGAAGGTTGTTTTGCTGGATTTTCAATAGCACCTGCTTGCTTTAAATTGTTTATTCCATCATTGGTTTCAGCAACAACCGCGGCTTGTTTTGCTGCTGCTGCTTCAGCTTCACCTTTAGCAATTAATGCATCGGCTCGTTGATTATCAAGTGCCACTGCTTGGGCTTTTGCTGCATCTCTTTCTGCTTGACTAAGTGTGGGGTCTGCTGCTTTCTCTTTAGCAGCATTTACTTGTTGTCGAGTTGGCGCTTGTGCTAACGCTTGAGTTGCTGATTCTACTGCGGCATTTTTTTCAGCTAGCTTACTTTCTTGTATTGTTGATAATTGTTGAGACCAAGCTAAAGCCGAATCTTTAGACGAAGGCGGCATAGTAGCAACATAACTGCTACTAGCTAAATTATTCGGGGTATAAAATGGCATGTTGTTCTTATCCTTATATACTATTTAGCATAAATATAATACGCTATTTTTACCGTTTCTGCTAAAAATATGTTGCATTTCTGCAACTATTATGCTATAATCAGTCAAGCATAATCAAATCAAGGAGAACTATGTCATTACCCTCAAGAAAACCTGTCAACTATTTAAACAACAAAGATATACTAAAAGAGATACACGAAAGTAAAAACGCATATTGTCATTTTGCCAAACCAGAATATCATAGATACGATTTTATAGTAGATATGCCCCAATCTTCAATTGAGGATAGTTTAGAATATGCATTTAAACCAGAATCTATTCAACAAGCAAAAGAAACTAGGGCTACTAGGTTAGGGATAGAAGCAGGAGCAAAAGATTCAGTTGACCCAGAATCTATTCTAGTGACAGATTTAGTATTTAGAGTAATGAATTGGGATCATGTCCCAGTAGCCCCAAAAGTTCCCCGTAAAACAGTTAAAAAGAAAACCGCAAAGGATATCTTTGAATTTGAAGAAGTTGATCCAGATGAGATTTTTGCAGATTTAGAAGATGTGACGACCAAAGCAGAAGTAGATGACATGGTACATGTCAAAGTTAACTTTCCACCATTCCAACATTATATGATCGACAAGAACAATACATTCTATTGCGTAGGCAAAAGTCATTGGAAAGGTGATCTAGAGTCTGGGGAATTCAGCAAAGATCATGGACAGGTCACAAACAAACTAGCCCGTATGTATATTATGATGTGCGAAAAATATGCTATGAAGTATAATTGGCGTGGGTACACATACAATGATGAGATGCGTAATTCAGCTATTCTTCAACTTACATATGTTGGATTACGATTCAACGAAGCCAAAAGTGCTAACCCATTCGCATACTATACCGCAGCAATTACAAATAGTTTCTGTCGTGTACTGAATACGGAAAAGCGTAATCAAAATATACGTGACGATATCTTAGAGATTAATGGACTTAACCCAAGCTGGACTCGTCAAGGGCTGGGTGCTGGTATGAGTTCAGTGGTGTACGAAGAATAATTTTACCAATGTGATTGATTTCACATTGGCTTTACTATACAATAACTAGATGAGTAACCTTTTTAAAAAAGCCGCGGTGTTTACTGACATTCACTTTGGCCTTAAGTCAAATAGCCTGCAACATAATCAAGACTGCAATAATTTTGTAGATTGGTTCATAAAGAAAGCAAAGAGTGAGGGATGTGAAACGTGTTTCTTCTTGGGTGATTACAATCATCACAGAGCAAGTATCAACATTCATACACTACAGTTTGGATTACAAGCACTGGAGAAACTAAATGATAACTTTGATAGGGTATATTTTATACCGGGCAATCACGATCTTTATTATCGTGACCGCAGGGACATTCATAGTGTTGAGTGGGCTAAACATTTACCAAACGTACAAATCGTCAATGACTTCTTCAGCCAAGGAGATGTAGTCATTGCACCCTGGCTTGTACAGGATGATTACAAGAAGGTACAAAAACTAAGTGGGAAATACTTGTTTGGTCATTTTGAATTACCACGATTCTATATGAATGCTATGGTAGAGATGCCCGATCATGGTGAGATCAATACTGACCACATGAAAAGTTTTGATAAAGTATTCAGTGGGCATTTTCATAAACGACAAAGCCGTGCTAATGTGTGGTACATTGGCAATGCCTTCCCACATAACTATGCTGATGCAGGGGACGATGCTAGAGGCATGATGATATTAGAATGGGGACAAGACCCAGTCTTTCATAGCTGGCCTCGTCAACCATTGTTCCGTGTCTATAAGTTAAGTGATGTGCTTGAAAACCCAGAGGGTTTGCTATTGATTGATAGTCATGTTAGAGTACATCTTGATATTGATATTTCATACGAAGAAGCTAATTTCATCCGTGAAACATTAATTCCAGAACATAAACTAAGGGAGATGGCGTTGATACCAATGAAAGTAGACCAAGTTGAACAAGAGGGTCGTGGTGACTTGAAGTTTGAATCAGTAGACCAGATCATCATCGACCAGATCAATAGCATTGAGAGCAATAGCTTTGATAAAAAGATATTGTTGGACATCTATAACAATCTATGATAGAACCAAAAGAATACAGAGATTTAGAATCATTGATGAAGGTTAACAAACATTTGGGTATAGCATTATCTGAATTGACTAATACACATTCTTATGTTGGTGTTTTGACTGAGCAAAGACGGTTGATCAAAGTCAAACTTAGACTGGAAACCATAATAGAACAAACATTAAAAGCTGAAAAAATAGCTAAAGATAAGTTTTTTAGAAAATTAAAATGATAGTATTAAAAAATATAACATTACGGAACTTTTTAAGCATTGGTCAAGTAACACAAGCAGTAAACTTTGACAGACAAGAACTAACACTTATCCTAGGTGAGAACTTAGACTTAGGTGGTGATGGGGCTCGTAATGGTACTGGTAAGACTACATTGATCCAAGGGTTATCCTATGCATTGTTTGGTGTACCTATCAATAGCATTCGTAAAGATAATCTAGTCAATCGTACTAATGCTAAAAACATGATGGTAACATTAGAGTTTAGTGTTGAGGGTATTGAGTATAAGATTGAGCGTGGTCGTAAGCCAAATGTGTTACGATTCTATGTTAATAATTCATTGCAAAAAGGAATGGATGACGCACAAGGTGAGAACAAAGAAACACAAGCTGCGATTGAAAAGGTTATACACATGAGCGCCGATATGTTCAAGCATATCGTAGCATTGAACACTTATTCCGAACCATTTCTAGCACTTAAAAATAACGAACAGCGTGATATCATTGAACAATTGTTAGGCATTACGCTATTGTCTGAGAAGGCTGAAGTCATCAAAGGTATGCTGAAAGATACCAAAGATAATATACAACAAGAAGAATTCAATGTAAAAGCAATTGAAGAAGCCAATAAGCGTGTTAAAGAACAGATTGATGCTACAAAGCGTAGACAGAAGTTGTGGAAAATGAAACATGATGAGGATTTAGAGCGTCTTGCTATTGATTATCAACGGTTGATTACTATTGATATTGCTGCGGAGTTACAGGCTCACAAAGATTTAACTACATATAATGAAAAGCGCAAGTCTATTGATGACCTTAACAAGCTGATTGCTCGTTGTGTAGCTGATGAAGCTAAAGAATCAAAAATAGTCAACAAACTAACGAAAGAAATTGATGATTTAAAAAATCACACTTGTTATGCTTGTGGACAAGAGTTTCACGATACAAAACATGAAAATGTATTGGCAGAGAAGCAAAACGCATTACAAGAAGCCGGGGCACAGGTTTTAGCTACTAATAATCAACAACTAGAATATTCTCAATCATTAAAAGAATTGGGTGTATTGGGTACTATGCCTGTAACACATTATGATACAGAAGCACAGGCTATTAAACACAACAGCCAACTTGAAAATTTGATTACTCAAATTGAGAACAAGACGGTTGAGGTTGATCCATACGGTGAGCAGATAATTGAGATGGAAAACAAAGCATTACAAGAGATTAACTTTGATAAGATTAACAAGTTGACACGTACTATGGAACATCAGAAGTTCTTGCTTGACTTATTGACTAGCAAAGATAGCTTTGTTCGTAAAAAGATTATTGACCAGAATCTATCATACTTGAATGGTAGACTGACGCATTACTTAGACAAGATTGGATTGCCGCATAATGTAATATTCAAAAACGATTTACAAGTTGAGATTACAGAATTGGGTCGTGAACTTGATTTTGATAACTTGAGTCGTGGCGAACGCAATAGATTGATTCTAGGATTGAGTTTTGCGTTTAGAGATGTTTGGGAGAACTTGTATAGCCCAATCAATACATTGTTTATTGATGAATTGATTGATAGTGGACTAGACACAATGGGGGTTGAAAACGCTATTGCTATTCTTAAAGACATGAGCCGTCGTAGAAAGAAGTCTATTTGGCTTGTCAGTCATAGAGAAGAATTAGCTGGTCGTGTTCCAAATGTGTTGAAAGTTATAAAGGAAGCAGGGTTTACATCATATTCTTCGGCAACTGATATTAATTAATTTTTCAAAAAATGATAAATAAGAAGTGAATCCAAACAGGAGAACTTATGTTTATCAAAAACGAATCTTATATTAGATATTATGAAATTATAACTCAAGCAAATAATATATGCCCGCGCACTATAAAAAAGTCTGAAGCTATGGAAATCAGAGGATACATTGAAGACCACCATATCATTCCTAAATGTTTGGGAGGACAAGATATTATTTCTAATAAAGTATGGTTGACTGCCGAAGAACATTTTATGTGTCATAAACTCCTAACTGAAATGACAGTAGATAATGCTAACGGTAAAATGTGGAGTGCATTATGGCGTATGATGAATAAACAAAGTAAAAATCAAGGACGAGATTATATTATTGATGCCAAAGAGTATGCAACAGCGAGAGAACAAAATGCAAAAAATCATAGCATCAGAATGAAAGGTGAACTAAATCCATTTTATAAAAAAACACACACTGATTCTACTAAAGAAGCAATGTCTGTTAGTAAGAAGGGCAAAACTTATGAAGAAATATTTGGAAAAGATAAAGCCGACGAGATGAGAGATCGCAGAAGAAGTGAAAGTTTAGGTAAACTAAAGGGCCCACAACTAAAATCTACATGTCCACATTGTGGTGTTGACGGTGGGTTTGGTATAATGAAACGATGGCACTTTGAGAATTGTAAATTTTTAGGTAACGTTAAAACATCATAAGTATGATTATGTCAAGTCCACAGAAAAACAAAGGTTCAGGTTTCGAAAGAGAAATCGCTAAATATCTATCCGATACTTACGGCGAAAGTTTTATTCGTGCCCCAGGGTCTGGAGCATATGTGGGCGGGAAGAATCAACATAGAACACAAATATTACATGAGGGGCAAGTTCGTTCATTTAAGGGCGATATTGTACCTGGACAATCATTCAGTAGAATGAATGTTGAGTGTAAGTTTTATGCAGATTTTCCGTTTCATTTGATACTTACTGGAGAGTGTAAAGTATTAGATGGTTGGCTAACGCAACTAATGGATGTTGCTGATCCAGACGATGTGAATATTCTTTTTCTGAAGTTTAATCGTAAAGGTCGCTATGTTTGTGTACAAAGCAAACTAACATGGGTTGCGGACAATTTCACTTATTACACCTCTCAAAAACACGGAGACTGGATGATTTTCGAATTTGATAGTTTCTTCTTACATAATATACCAATATTAAAATCATATTGTTCAACAGACACCAAGTCAAATCAAAGTTCCATATTAACTATTAATGTTTAAAAATTTGTTGGCTCAGTTGTGAGTCCTCCTTGAGTTTGTACAGATTGTGCTGTGCTGACGGATCTGGAGTATGCTTATCAGTAATGATAAGGAAAACCGAGAAGGCTCTCGTCAAAGCGAACCTTCAATGAGTCTATATCCAACTCTATCTTGCGGATATAGAACATGCGTTGTCGAAGAATCAATTGAAAGACATTGGTAGCTTCACTACAGTCCCAAAAACACTACAGGACAACCGGTTGCGTATAATGTCAGAAATAGGCAATTATACGGGGAACAGATGGCAAAGGATGACGGGCATGGCAAGTTTCCATTGGTAGTGCAAATTTGCACTACCATGGCTCTCTAAGCGGCAATATATATCCGATACAATAAAGTTTTTGAGAATACAAAATTGTAGAAAAATAAGACCGAACGAAGTGAGGTCTTAGACAAACGAAGTTTGTCTTTAAATGGATATCCCGATTTTGATAAATGAATAATTACGGATTAGAAGAATGGCATCTGTGTTTTCTTAGTAGTTTCTAAATTATCTTCTACTATCCTGCCAATGGCTTCTCTTTCATTCGGGGACATGTTAAGTATATCTTCATATGTTACCCCTCCCCGCATGTACCAAGAAAACTTTAACGAAGATTCTTTTATACTAAAGGCTTCTTTTTCCAGATCATCTAATAATTTTTGTATCTGCTCGTTGTTCAGAGAAAGAAGCCTTAATCGAAAAAATCAGTTACATTTAATGTTAATGTTTGTGTGTATTCATGTGAGCAATTTACACATTGTATTTTTTGTGGTTTAATATTTGAATCGGATCTTAGATTTACCATAGTAGTACGAATCTTTTCAAATGTACTTCTATCACATGAAGATAAGAATTCAATAATAAATTTAGGATCAGTTACTGTTTCTCCAGGAACACTTATAGATTCTATAGTCATAGATATCAAGTTCATATTAAGTGTAGATAGTTTTTTCATTATCTCGCCGGATTTAGTATTTCGTAAATTATCATCTTGCATTTCTTGCAAAACTGAAATTTCTCTTTGTGCTTCAAACTGTGCTAAGTTAAGTTTGTTACTATCATTATATGTAATTGGTTTAAATTTGATTATTAAATCACCAATTGGAAAAGTATTACCATAATCAACATTTTTAATGCTTTGTAGTAAACCACCTAGATTAATAGCGTAGGATCCTTCATTTTCACATTCTGGACAATTTGATTTTATTTCTAATTCATTTCCATTAGTTGCTGAACGAATAGCAATCAATATAGCGTCTATGTCTATATTTGGCATTTTCCATGGATCTTTGATTGCAGGAATACAGCTTTTTATAATCTCAACGACCGCGCTACCGTTAAATAATGCGTCTGGAGTTTTACTAGTAATTTCATCAATAGCAGTCATGGGGTAAACAGGAAGTTCACCACTTTCAGGCATGTCGATGGATCCCTCAGGGTAATATTGCCCTTTACTAGGTAGTGTAAGATACAATGCAGGTCTGCGGAAATACTGTTTTAAGGGGTTGTTCATTGATAATTCTCCAAAATATTGTATTTTTAAAACACTAAATACAAGTAAACTATTTATTGGTTACGGAATAACGGAAAAATAAAGTATGATGAACGAACAAGAATTATTTGAGAGATTTGACAGAATCGCTGAAGCCTTGGAAAGAATGGCTACTGGTGTTGATCATTCCACTGAAACCATTGATTCTGAAACTACTGCTAGACGAGAATTAACTCAAGAAGAAAAAGATGCTCAAGACGAATTAAACAAGAGAAGAAAGCTGGAAGAATCATATTGGAATCAACAGAGAAAAGAAAAACAAGAGATTGATGCTAGAGTCAGAAGGAATTTTGATGAGTTAGGCGCTAGTATAAAATATGTCCAAGAAGGCAATGCAATATTAGGAAAAATTGAAAGACAAAGAGTAACTGAAGATAACCTGCGTAAAAAAGCAGAAGAACAACTAAACAAAGCACTAGAAGAAAACGATAGTACTTATAAAAAATTAAGCGAGTCTGGTAAAGAAAGATATAAAGCTGAGTTAAGAAACGAAGCAGCAATGACCAAAGCATATGCTGCAATTGGTAGAACTATTGACCAGTATGGAAAAGTAACAAAAGAAACTGATCATTTAACTTTAGCTCAACGTGCATATCTTGATATACTTAAGCAGATGGACGAAGTACAAAGACAAATGGCTGGAAATGTTTTAAAATTAGGAGCAGACTTAGGTAAATTAGCAATCAAAGGCACCTTTGATTTGTTTGTTGCAGGCATCAAAGGTGCATATGAAGGAACAATAGCATATCAAAATGCTATACTTGATGGTGCAGGGGCTAATGCCGCAGCCGCTGCACAAGTATCAGCCGAAATGAATGCACTAGCGGGTGCATTAGAATCTACTGGTTCTAGTATGGTTAGTTTAGGTGCAGAAGCTGCAAAGACTGCGGTACAGATGATTATATTAGGTGGACCAATAGGAGCATTAGTTGGCGTAATAATGTTACTAGTAGGTGCTGTAGTAGCATATGAAGGCTATGAGAAAGAAGCACAAGCTAAAAAAATGAAACGTGATGCTGAACTTCAAGCAAAGCAAGCAGCAATATATGATCAATTATATAAAGACTTTACTCAACTTTCATCAGCATCACTAACTAGTGCAGGTGGAATGACTACACTGTGGAAACAACTTGGACAAGTATCAATGTCTGTAAAAGACTTTGGTAAATTTAACAAAATTTTAGTAGAAGGCAGCGCAAGTTTAGCTACATTTGCTAGTTCTGCGGTAGAAGGTGTACAAAAATTCACAGATGTAGCTGGATCAGTTATTAAATCTGGACTAGGAGATGTATTCCGTCAGATGGGTCTGACCAATGAGGAAATGGCAGCACATACATTAAAGTACATGGAACAACAGCGTTCACTTGGAACGCTACAAAATAAATCTGCTACTGATTTAAAAATAGGTACTGCTAACTATATCCGAGAACTAGATAGAGTTGCAGCATTGACCGGGCAATCTAGAAAAGATCAAGAAAAAGGTAGAGATGCGATAAGAGCAATGGCACAAGTTAGTGCGGCTAAAAATATTGCAATGCAACGCGGGGATACTAAACAAGCTGGAAAATTAGGAGTTGTTGAAGAACTTGCTGGCGGTTTGAAAGCAACTATGCCGGAATTTGCAGCAGCTTTGGCAAAAAGAGTATCAGGTGCTGCTCTTGATTCAGGTCAAGTAGCAATGATGAAAAACCAAGGGGAATTGTTAAGGTATATAGATAGTGGAGGAAAAGACCAAGTAAAAATGCAAATGCTGGTTGCTCAAGGGTTAGAAAAACAAGATAAAGGAAATGCATTTTTAGTTAGAACAGTAGGAGAAGTTGCTGGATATACGCAAGACAACTTTGCTGACAGACAAAAATTTGAACAGCAAATAGCAGGTTTAAGAAAAGCAGAAGCTGATGCGAAAAAAGCTGGAAAACCATTCGATGCTGCTGCGTTCTTAGACAAACAAAGAGAAGTTACGGATCCATTTACAAAGGCTCAAGCAGACGCTGCTCAAAAAGCTAAAGAAACACAAATAGCATTTGAAAAAAATGTAATGGGATTATCAACGGAATTTCCAAACATTATGAAAGAAATGATTAAAAAATTACCAGAATCTTTATCAGGTCCAATAATGAAATTCTTTGAATATGTTGAACAGTTTGGCAGATATGTTTTGAAGTTTATTGGTGATCCATCAGACACTCTTAAAGAAACATTAACTGGAAAAGACAAATCTCAAAGAGATGCCGAGAATTTGATTGATAAACAAAAAGAATTAAAGTCAGTTGAAGAAAGAATAAAGAGTCTCAAAGAGTCAACTGAAAATCCAGAAAAAGCTAAAAAGCAAGCAGATGAGAAATTTAAGTTAGCTGAACAAGAACTTAAATTAAAAGAACAAGCTGTGACGGATTTGAATATTCAAATGAATAAAGAAAAAGATCCAAAGAAAAGAGAGTTACTAGCTATTCAAGGATCTGCAAAATATTTAGAAGAAAAAGAAGCAAAAGAAAAATACAGACTTGCAAAAAAATCAGTCGAAGATAACGAAACAGGATTTTTTAGTAAAAGTATAGAAACAAAGAAGAAAGAATTAGCAGACTTAGAAAAAAGAAAATTAGGGTTAGCTAATGAAACAACAAAATTAGAACAACAAGTTAAATCAAATCCGGCATCAACAACTGCTGCAGGGTTTGCTAAAACGTATGGTTCAAGCCCAGCTTATAGTATGGCAATGGCTGGCGGTAAAGGCGGAGGTGGTAGTGCAGGAGCTATGGGTGCAGGTGATCCTTCAGGAGGTGGCAGCGGACCAAAACCAGAATTAAAAAGCGTCACTAGTAAAAGTGGTCCATCAGCACAAGTCAATAAAAATGTTGCAGACAATTTTCAAAATTTGATTAATCATCTTGACATGGCAGGTTATAAAATTAATGATATGGGCGGGTACAATAATCGAAAGATAGCTGGCACCGATGTTATGAGCGCACACGCCCAAGGTGCTGCGCTTGATATTAATGAAAAAACTAATCCAATGGGAAGTAAATTAATAACCGATATGCCTGAAAATATTGGAACAATAGCAGGTAATCTTGGATTAGGATGGGGTGGTAATTGGCAAAGTAAAAAAGATGCAATGCATTTTAGTGCTACTAGAAGTGAAGGTGGTACTCTTATGGCTAAAACCGGTGGAGTGTTTAATGGTCCTCCGGGAGGATATCCAGTAGAACTACATGGTAGAGAAGCGGTAGTTCCACTTCCAAACCCAGGAGACAAAATATCAATTGACAAAGGGCAACAAGATGGTGGAGCAACAAAAAGTGCATTATCTTCTGTAGTAGCAGACAACAATACTACATCTTCAAAAGACAACAGTTCTGCTATATTAATGGATTTATACTCAATGATGGAATCAAAATTTGATGACCTCATTGACAAAGTAAGCACAACCAATACTTACACTAACAAATTATTAAAGTATTCTCAGGTCTAACGCTAAATACTAGATAATATTATGACCTATAAAAAACGTTTTACGAATAAAAGTGGTATTTCCAGTCCAATAGGTGGAGGGAATAGTAATTCCGGTGCATGGAATGGTAGCCCAGGACAAAATGGTTCTGAAACAGGTGGTTGGAATAACGCTGAAATGGGTTATAAAAACTACATGAGTAGACTTCCTGAAGTCTATACTGGTCACCCAAATCGTATTGAACGATATAATCAATATGAAATGATGGACGTTGATGCTGAAATTAACGCATGTTTAGATATCATTTCAGAATTCAGTACACAGAAAAACGAACATAATGATACCCCATTTAATCTAGCATTTACTGAGGATCCAACTCCTCACGAAGTAGAATTGCTTAAGACACAATTACAACAATGGTGTAAACTAAACGAATTTGGAACAAGAACATTCAAAATATTCCGTAATACTATAAAATATGGGGATCAAGTTTTTGTTCGTGATCCAGAAAACTTCAAGCTATACTGGATTGATAATACAAAAGTTATTAAAGTTATTGTAAATGAAAGCGAAGGTAAGAAGCCTGAGCAGTATGTTATCAAAGATATAAACATAAACTTACAAAATCTTACAGTTGCAACTAAAACAAATACAGACTTTGCTGCTAACCCAGCAACTGGTATGGGTGGTACAGGTGGTGGTGGAGCAGGTGGTGGATATACAGTACCAAGTATGCCGTATAATACAACTGGTAGTCGTTTTACATTAGGACAAAGTGAGTCGGCAATTGATTCTAAACATATTGTTCACTTGAGTTTGACTGAAGGACTAGATAAATTTTGGCCATTTGGACAAAGTATCTTAGAGAACATTTTCAAAGTCTATAAGCAAAAAGAATTATTAGAAGATGCGGTTCTTATCTATCGTGTACAACGTGCTCCGGAACGTAGAATGTTTAAGATTGATGTTGGCAATATGCCAAGTCACTTAGCTATGGCTTTTGTTGAGCGTATTAAGAATGAGATTCATCAAAGACGTATCCCATCAGTTCATGGTGGTTCAGCAATTGTAGATGCTAGTTATAATCCTTTATCAATGAACGAAGATTACTTCTTCCCAGTCACAGCAGATGGCCGTGGTAGTAGTGTTGAAGTATTGCCCGGCGGACAAAATTTGGGTGAAATTGATGACTTAAAATATTTCAATAATCGTTTAGCACGTGGACTGCGTGTCCCAAGTAGTTACTTACCCACTGGGCCTGATGACAATACTACGCCATTAAGTGATGGCCGTGTTGGTACTGCCATGATTCAAGAATTCCGTTTCAATCAATATTGCGAACGACTACAGAAGTATATGAGTCATAAATTAGACGAAGAATTCAAGTTATTCTTGCGTTGGAGAGGCTTCAATATCGATAGTGGATTGTTCACATTAGAATTCAATCCACCGCAAAACTTTGCTGCTTATCGTCAAAGCGAGTTAGATACAGCTAGAGTTGCTACATTCCAAGCTATGGAAGCGTTTCCTTATATGAGTAAACGTTTTGCATTAGAGAGATTCTTAGGATTGAGTGAAGAAGAAATCAATAAGAATGAGAAGATGTGGCGTGAAGAAAATGGTAAAGACGATGATGTTGAGCCAGAAAGTAGCGACCTTCGTAATATTGGTATTAGTGCAGGTGATATCGATGCTGACTTAGAGACTGCTGATTCACTAGAGAATCAACCAGAAGAAGGCCAAGAAGCTGGTCCAGAAGTAGCAGGTGCAGTAACAGACGCCGGTAATACTCCTGGTGGAATGCCTGCTCCGTCCGGTAATGCAATGTAAGATAAATACTATTCTATGAAACTTTTTGAAATGTTTAATCCAGCTGTAGAAGGTTATCAAGATACCAGCGCGGACAACAGTAAACCAAAGTGGAAAGAAAGTCGTAAAACAAAACTAACACTAAGACAGATACGTAAACTTAGAAAAATGTTAGATGTTAGAAATTTTGAAAAAGCAAAATATATCAAAAAAGTGCATGAGCAGTATGGCGCAAAGCCAGATGCTGAGACTCCTACAGTCTAAATCTCTATAGTTTCCCTAAAAACGTAAAAAATACGTGCTTATTGAGCATGTTTGGTGAATAGTCACTAAATAATTCTACAAAGCCATTACTTAGGAGAAACATACAATGGATAACAAAAAATTTGAACAACTAATTGATTTAATTATCAATGAAAATGAAGAACAAGCCCGTGCATTATTCCATGATATCGTAGTTGAAAAAAGCCGCGAAATCTATGAAGATATAATGAACGATGAAATGGACGAAGGCATGGGTGGTCAAGTAGGTCAGATGATGGATGAAATCTCGGCTGAAGAAGAAGGCATGACCGAAGAAGAAGATGAAGAAATTGACTTTGATGATGAAGGTGATGAAGATATCATTGATATTGAAGCCGATGACGATATGGAAGGTGAAGGCACCGAAGATCGTTTAGTAAGCATCGAAGATAAGTTAGACCAATTGATGGCTGAATTTGAGCAAATCATGGGCAATGGTGATGACGAAATGGGCGATGATGAGTCTGATGCTGAATTTGACGATGGTGCAGAAGAAGCTGGTGCAGATTTAACTCACGACATGGAACAAGACCATGACGAAGAAGGCGCTATGATGGAAGCTATCACACTAAAGAAAGTTTCTGTAACTCATGGTGACAATGGTCAAAACACAAAAAGCACAAGTTTACAAAACAGTGGACAAGCTGGAATGGACAGTCGTCCGGTAAAGTTCAGTGGCGCAAGTGAGACAGTTCCTACAAGTCCTAAAGGACCTAGCAACTTTTACTCAAAAGGCGAGACACAAGTAAAAGACGCTAACAAGTGGAAAAATGCTCCAGCACAAAACAATGCTGATTTAGAAGCTGCACCAAAACCAAAAGCAGGTGATAATGGCTCTAATAGCAAGAGCGTTATTGAATCACGCAAGCCAGTAAAGCGTAAACTATAAAAGGAATCTTGGAGCAATGGCTTTGTATCTCAAGGAACACTTAACTTTTGACCGTGCCAGCATGGTGGTTGAAAGTGTAAGTGAAGGCGATAAGAAGAACCTTTACATGAAAGGTATCTTCATTCAGGGTGGGGTAAAAAACGCCAATGAGCGTGTTTACCCCGTTTCTGAAATCGAATCTGCTGTACAAACATTGAACGAACAGATTACAGAAGGTCATTCTGTATTAGGTGAAGTAGATCACCCAGATGATTTAAAGATCAACTTAGACCGTGTATCACATATGATTACTACCATGTGGATGGACGGTGCTAACGGGTTCGGCAAGTTAAAGATTTTACCAACTCCAATGGGGCAATTAGTTGCTACTATGTTGGAGAGTGGGGTGAAACTCGGCGTTTCAAGTCGTGGTAGCGGTAACGTGGACGACATGAACGGCAAAGTAAGTGACTTTGAAATAGTCACAGTGGATATTGTTGCACAACCAAGCGCACCTAATGCGTATCCTAAAGCAATCTATGAAGGTATGATGAATATGCGTCATGGTCATAAATTGATGGATATTGCAAAAGATGCAAATGGCAACAAGAAAGTAGAGAAATACTTGAAGGAGGAAGTAATGCGCCTCATCAATGATCTCAAAATTAAATAAAGGGGAAACAGCATGTTTGATGCTATCAAGCCATTACTTGAAAGTGGACTTATTAACGAAGATGTAGGCCAGGCTCTTAACGAAGCATGGGAATCTAAGTTACAAGAGGCACGTGAGCAAGTACGTGTTGAATTACGTGAAGAATTCGCACAACGTTATGAACATGACAGAATCGTGATGGTTGAAGCCCTAGATAAAATGGTTACAGAAAGTTTATCAGAAGAAATTTCCGAATTTCAAGCTGAGAAACAAGCAATGAACGAAGACCGCGTACAAGCTAAACAACAACTGCGTGAAAGTGCAGTTAAATTCAATAATTTTATGGTTACTAAACTAGCCGAAGAAATTAAAGAATTGCGCTCTGAACGCAAACTACAATTAGAAAGTCAGCAAAAACTTGAGCAATTTATTGTTCATGCACTAGCCCGTGAAATTAAAGAATTCACACAAGACAAGCAAGCAGTTGTAGAAGCAAAGGTTAAGTTAGTTGCTGAAGGTCGTAAACAACTTGAAGTATTGAAGTCACGCTTTGTGACAGAATCTGCTAAGAGAATGAACGAAGCTGTTACTAAACATCTTAAGGGTGAATTAGGTCAGTTGAGGGAAGATATCAAAATTGCTCGTGAGAACAATTTTGGACGTAGAATATTTGAAAGTTTTGCAAGCGAGTTCTCAGTCACTCATTTGAATGATAAAGCTGAAACACGTAAACTTATGAATGCTCTACAATTGAAAGACCAACAATTAGCCGAATCCATGACAGTACTTAATCAATCTAAAAAATTGATTGAGACAAAAGAACGTGAAGTCCGTATGATCAAAGAGTCTAATCAACGTGAAAAAATGATGAGTGATTTACTTGCTCCATTAAACGATGAGAAGGCAAAAGTAATGAAGGACTTACTAGAAAGTGTACAAACACCAAAGTTACAAAACACTTTCGACAAGTATCTACCAGCAGTTCTAAACAGTGGAACAGAGAAGAAAGCTAACAAGCCTATTCTGCGTGAAAGTGTTCAAGAGGTAACTGGTGATAAATCTGCCATTAAACAAGAAGTAGATATGGATCAACGTGATAACGTTATCGATATCAAACGCCTGGCAGGGCTTTAAAATAGACATAATTTAGGAGATATAAAATGTCAAAAGTATTATTAGAAGGACGTTGGAACGAGACCAAGGAAGCCCTGTTAGAAGGTCTAAAAGGAACTCGCAAGTCAACAATGAGTGTTATCTTAGAAAACACTAAAAAGCAACTACTTGCTGAATCTTCAGCAGGTACAACAACTGCTGGTAACATCGCTACATTAAACCGTGTGATTCTTCCAGTTATCCGTCGTGTTATGCCAACCGTTATCGCTAACGAATTGGTAGGCGTTCAGCCAATGACAGGACCAGTTGGTCAGATCCATACTCTACGTGTTCGTTATGCTCAGTCATTAACAGACAATAGTGCTGCTCAAACTAGCGTTACAGCTGGTCAAGAAGCATTAAGTCCATTCTTGATTGCTCAAGCGTATTCACGTACACCTCAAGCTGATACAAGCACAAGTTACTACACTGGTAACGATACTGCTGCGCTTGAAGGTAACGGTGGTAAGCAAATCTCTGTGCAAATCTTGCGTCAAGCTGTTGAAGCTAAGTCACGTAAGTTACAAGCACGTTGGACATTTGAAGCTGCTCAAGACGCACAATCACAACATGGGATTGACGTTGAAGCAGAAATCATGGCAGCACTAGCACAAGAAATTACTGCTGAAATCGACCAAGAGATTCTATTGTCACTTGCTACTCTAGCTACAACTGAGTACACATACAACCAAGCTACTGTATCTGGTACAGCTACATACGTTGGTGATGAACATGCTGCACTAGCTGTTCTTATCAATCGTGTTGCTAACTTGATCGCTCAACGTACCCGTCGTGGTGCTGGTAACTGGGCTGTTGTATCTCCAGCTAGCTTGACAGTATTGCAATCTGCAACTACTTCAGCTTTTGCTCGTACAACAGAAGGTACATTCGAAGCACCTACAAACACTAAGTTTGTTGGTACATTGAATGGCGCTATGCGTGTATTCGTAAACTCTTATGCACCTGATACACAACCAGTATTGGTTGGTTATAAAGGTTCAAGCGAAACTGATGCAGCAGCATTCTATTGCCCATACATTCCATTGATGAGCAGTGGTGTTGTTCTAGATCCATCAACATTCGAACCAGTCGTGTCATTTATGACTCGTTATGGTTACATCGAATTAACTAACACAGCGTCATCTTTCGGTAACGCTGCTGACTACGTTGGTGAAATCGCAGTTCAAAATCTAACATTCCAATAAAAACGGAATCAAACTTTTACCCTCGGGATGGGAAGTTTACTTAAAGGGCTCTTCGGAGCCTTTTTTGTTTTTGCATAAATACTATATAACAATGGAATAATTATGGCATCAGAACCTTTTAACAGCGTAGGCGGATACACAGTTGGTATACCACCTACGCCGGTAGTTAATAATAGTGGAGTGGTAGTCGGAGATGTTAACACTGATTACGTACTAGCTAACACTGTTCTTACAGATAATTTACGCTATGCAAATGGGGCAAGATATGTACCAGGAAGCAATACACAACTAGTATTTAATAATAGTAATAGTTTTGGAGCAAGTGCTAATTTAACTTTTAATAGCACAACTAATTTTTTAACAACTACTAATCTTAATGTTACAGGAGCTGCATCATTGGGTAATGTAGCAAATGTTTCTATATTGGGTGGATTGAATGGATACTTCTTACAGACTGATGGATTAGGTCAATTGACTTGGGCAGCAGGTGGTAATGGTGGAGGTGGAAACGGAAATCCAGGCGGCTCTAATACTCAAGTTCAGTTTAATAATGCTGGAAGTTTTGGTGGAGATGCTGGATTTACTTATGATCAAAACACAAATACTTTAGTTGTACCTAACGTAAATTCACCTAACTTTACTGGTAATCTTACTGGAGTAGCATCAACAGCATTAACAGCAAATACAGTTATTAATAGTTCTCAACCTAATATTGTAAGCGTAGGAACACTTGTAAATTTAAGTGTAACTGGTGCAGTAACAGGACAAAGTTTTGCAGGAGACGGCGGCAATTTATCAAATATCACAGCAGCTAATTTAGTGGGCAGTGTTCCTTTAGCTGCACATGTAACTAGTAATGCTCAGCCAAATATAACAAGTGTAGGAAATCTACTTGTATTAGAAGTTGCAGGAACTGCGACCGCAGGTAATTTAAATTCAAGCAATAGAATAAGCGGTGGTAATCTATTCATTACGGGCAATGTTAGTGTTGGTGGAAATATCTCTTTTGCTTCAGCTAACTCATTTGTAGCAAATGCTAATATCATTGAATTTAATAGTTCAAATGTTAACTTAGGGGATGCTAGTTATATTCATATATTAGGTGGTTTCAATGGACAAGTACTAGGCACAGATGGTCAAGGAAATCTATCATGGGTCAATGGCGGAGGCGGCGGAGGTGGCGGCACTCCAGTAGGCCCTAACACAGCAATTCAATATAACAACGGCGGAATATTTGGCGGTACTAGTCGTTTTACTTGGAATAATTCAAGTAGTACCATGAGCGTAGCAGGAAATTTAATAGCTAATAGCTTAACAGTTGGATCAGGGATTTATCAATTTGCTACAACTTCAGTATACACAGCAACAACTGCAAGCACTAGTGCTAATCAAACTATTTGGTCTGTTCCATCGTCATTGGTATCAGCAGTAGAATTTACAATAGTATCAACAAATATAACAGCTAACACAAGAACAACAGTCAAAATTGCATCTACTATTTTAGGTAGTGCAGTTGACTACAACAAATATGCAGGACTAGAAATTAACGGCGGCGTGGGTAATTTTAATGTTGCATTTAATGCAGGTAATTTAACTATACCCCCAAGTTTAGTACTTAGGGTTACTCCATTATCAGCTTCATCTTGTAATTATAACATGGTAATCACACAGTACGCCGAGATTTAATGGGTAAATGATAAATAATACAAAGGGGATATTTTATGGCACTTAGAGCACTCAATTCGATAGGCGGTTTCTCAGTTGGAGACAATCCGCAACAAAACATCATTTTAGCTAATGGTGATATTACTTCCAACAACTTTTCTGCTAATGGGTTTGCCAACATTAACGGTAATTTAACCGCTAACTTTGCTAATTTTAGTGGTAACTTAAACATATCAAATAGTAACGCAAATTGGGGTGTTTTAACTGATAATCTATATTATAGTAATGGTGCACCGTGGGACATGTCAAACCCAGCGGGTGCAAATGGATATATTCAGTACTATGATGATGGTAATTTTGGTGCTAGTGCTAATTTTCAATTTACTGCTTCTACGAATACCTTACAAGTTACCGGTACAGCAAATGTTACAGGTAACTTAAATGTATCAGACACTCTTGCTGGCAACATTGCCAACTTTAGTGGTAATTTAACTGCTCTAAATGCTAATCTTGGTAATCTTGCTACTGCTAACTATGTAAATATAGCACAAACATTAAATGGCAATGTTGCTAACTTTAGTGGTAATTTAAAATCAGCTAATGCTAATTTAGGTAATCTAGTTACTGCTAACTTTGCAAACTTTACCAATGATATAGTTGTTCAAGGCAACATCGCTAATGCTAATAATGTAAGTATAACATATGAACTAGCCGGTAATACTGCTAACTTCAGTGGTAATATCACTTCTTTAAATGCTAATTTAGGCAACTTAGCTACTGCTAATTTTGTAAATGTATCTAGTAATTTAAATGTAACTAATACTGCTAATGTTGGTAATCTAAATGTTACAAATAATGTAACAAGTAATTTAATTCCTAATGTATCTAACACATATACATTGGGTAATCTTACAAACATGTGGAAAGACTTGTACTTGTCGGGTACAAGTATTTACATCGGTACACAAAACATAACAGCAAATGGCACTAGTATTGCAGTAAGTAATGATTTTGCTGCAAATAGTTTCTTTGCTACAAATAATGTAACTGCAAATGGTAATGTTTATGCAAATGCAGGTGGTGCTGCCGGTTATATCTATGCTAACTTTGCAAATGTTCAAAGTAACTTGTATGTTGGTGCTAATGCCAATATTGTTAACACACTAACTGCTGCTAATATCAAAGACACAAACTTAGCAAATACACAAATTGTTTTTGCTAATGCTGCTAATACTTTAAGTGGCAGCGCAAACTTTGTATTCGATGCTACATCAAATACATTGTCCGTTGATAATGCAAATCTAACAGGCACTTTAAATGGCAACATTGCTAACTTCATTGGGAACTTAACATCATTAAATGCTAACTTAGGTAACTTAGCAACTGCTAACTATGTAAACATAGCAACACAACTTAATGGTAATGTTGGTAATTTCAGTGGTAATGTTACTGCTGCTAACTTTATTACAAGTGGTTCAGGTGGTAACATCAGCGGTGCTAATGTTGTAAGTGCTAATAGTTTCTTAGCTATCGGTGGTACAGCAAACTTCAGTAATACAAGTAATGTTGCATTAGGTAGTGTAAGTAATTTACATATCACAGGCGGAAGTAATGGTTATGTATTGACTACTGACGGCACTGGCAATGTAGCGTGGGAAGAAACTGCTCAATCAAATCAAATTTTTAATGGCAATAGTAATGTAACTATTGCTGATCCAAATGGTAATGTAACTATTACTGCAAATGCAGGTTCTGCTTACACCTGGACATTTGCTAATACAAATGGTTCATTCAATGCACCGGGCGACGGTAGTTTTGTTGGTGTTATTGGCGCTAATGCTATAACAGCTAACGGTAATATAACTGCAAATGGTAATGTTTATGCAAATTCAGGCGGCGGTGATGGTTATGTTTATGCTAACTTTGCAAATATTTCTACTGATTTATTTGTTGGTGCTAATGCCAATATCGTTGACACATTAACTGCTAATACTGCTAACATCACTAATCTTAATGTAGCGAATATCAGTACTACTGGCAATATCACAGCAAATAACGCAACAATTAATTTAGAATTAGCTGGTAATACTGCTAACTTCAGTGGTAACGTTAAATTTAATGGTGCTGAAGCTAATATAGCTAATGCTTTATATGTTGGTACAAATGCTAACATAGGTGGCAACTTGAATGTAGTTGGTAATATTGCTAATGTTAATAACATCAGTGTAACAACTAATATTACTTCTAATAGTGCAAACTTCACTGGTTTCTTACAAGGTGCAAATGCTAACTTTACAGGTAATGTAAATGCTGTAAACTTCATCGGTAACCTTGCTAATGGTGCAAGTAATGTACAAATTGATAATGGTGGTAATATCAGATTCAGCCCAGGTACTGGATATGCAAATGCTGTAATTTTTAGTTCAGGTGGTGTTGATACAATTGGTTATGTAACTGCTAATGGTAATATCACATCAAATACTGGATTTGTTTCTAATACTGTAACAGCATTTGCTAATACTGCTCTAACTCTTAATGCAGGTACAGCAACTGGTGCAGCTAACATAAATGTTGTTCTTGTACCATCAGGTAATGGTACTGTTGATGTCTCTAGTAAGAGAATCACAAGTGTAGCAGCTCCAACAAGTGACTCTGATGCTGCTAATAAAGCATATGTTGATAGCGTAGCACAAGGGTTGAATATTAAGGCATCAGTTCGTGTTGCTACATATGCTGCACTTCCAGCGTATACTTATAACAATGGTACAGCTGGTGTAGGCGCAACTATTACTGCTAATGCATTTGGTGCATTAGTTGTTGATGGTCAAACAATTTCAACAATAGGCACTCGTGTCTTAGTCAAGAATGAAACTGCTGGCAATGCTCCTTATAACGGTATATACACACTAACAACAGCAGGCGGCGTTGCTGATTATTTCGTATTGACTCGTTCATTGGATATGAATGTAGCAATAGAATTTGATGGTGCATTCACTTTCGTTTCTGTTGGTACTGAAAATGCAGATACTGGTTGGGTACAAACAGGGGAAATTGTTACAGTTGGTACAACTCCTGTAGTTTGGACACAGTTCTCTGGTGCTGGTCAATATACTGCAAATACTAGTGCTGGTTTAGCATTAAACGGCACAGTATTCAGTGCTAAGGTTGATGGTAACACTAACCCAACAACTGCGTTTGACGGTAACGGTAATATTTATGTTCCAGCTGGAGCAGCGTTCACGACACCAAATATTGGTGCTGCAACTGGTACAAGTATTGACTTATCTGGTAATGTATTAGCGGCTAATATTAATTCTAACGCAATGATTACGACTGCTAATCTTGAAGTTAGTGCTAATATCTTAACTAATAATATTACTGCTAATGCTAGTGCTAACATTGTTGGTAACTTAAGTGCTAATAATGCTACTGTTACTAACTTATTAACAGTTAGTGGAAATGCCAATGTTGCTTTAACATTAAATGGTAATGTTGCTAACTTTACTGGTAACTTAACCGCTGCTAATGCTAACTTAGGTAACTTAGCAACAGCTAATTATGTAAATGTAGCAACACAGATTAATGGTAATGTTGCTAACTTCAGCGGTAACTTAACTGCACTTAATGCTAACTTAGGTAACTTAGCTACTGCTAACTATGTAAATGTAGCTAATGACTTGAATGTTGTTGGTACTGCTAATATTGCTAATGTTTCTATAACAGGTAATATCACTGCTAATAATATTACTTCTAATAACATTATAGCAATGCAACAAGCCAATATTGGCAACACATTGATTAAATGGGCAAACACTACAACAACTAGTACTGGTGCTAATCAAACTATTGCATATTACACTATATCAAGTACTGATATCGTTGGTGTAGAGTTCTTAGTAAAAAGTTATGATTCCACTCCCGGCGACACTAAATACAGTGTAGCAACAGTGCAAGCAGTTACTAATGGAACGGCTGCAGATTATGCTGTATTTGGAACAGTTAGATTAGGTAATACTACTGGTATGCTAGCAGTTAATATGAGTATTGTTGGACCAACAGCAAATATTAACTTGCAAGTTACCCCAGCTAGCAGCAACACTACAGTATGGACTACACAGTATAGATTGATTTAATAAATGGCAACTCAAGCATTCAACGCGGATACCGGGGTTAGCGTTGGAAGCAGTGCTAGTCTTGTAATTGATGCTAACAGAAACGCAAATTTTGCGAATGTTAGCGCCAACCTTGGAAATTTTTCTGGCAATGTTTCTACCAATAGCTTCTTTGTAGGAGACGGTGGTTATTTAACCAATATAAGTTCCGGCGGCTCTAGCTTAAATGTAAGTCAATACACGACTGGAACAATTAGTAATACAGTAACAAGTGTAGCTAATTTATTATTTGACACCACAACAGGTTTTAGTGTAACTAATTTAGGTAATGGCAATGCATTAATTCAATTAGGTAGTTCATTCAAAACTTGGGAAGTTGCAGGTCAAACCAGTCTTGTTGCGGTAGGTGAAGATACTGTACAGTTCATAGCCGGCTCTGGTATAGATATCACAACTAATGCCTTAGCATACCCACAACAAATCACATTCTCTGCTAATTTAGGAAACATCTCAGACAATGAGATTAGCAATGGAACTAGTAATGTTTCTATCCCAACAGCAAATGGTAATGTTTTCATATCAGTCAATGGTAACGCAAATGTAGCAGTGGTTACTAGCACTGGTGCCAATATCAATGGAACATTAACTGTAAGCAATACAGTAACTATCTCAAATACAGCAGGTGGAGCAACGAACATTGCATTAGGTAGTCCTAGTCAAGGAAATCTAGTAAGCAATGCAATATCTTTTACCACGGACTCAACAGTGTCAAACGCCATCGCCCAATTAAATACAGTATTAGGGAAATTAGTTCCCCCGTCTCCCCCTAATTTCCCTGCCAGTCAATCAATAACTATTAATAGCTTGTCATCATATCGTATGGCAAACTATGTTCAAACTGATAATACTCCTGGCGCAAACAAATCAGTAGCAGGTGGAACAACGGTATCAACCGTAACCAGAGTAGCAACATACACTACAAGCAATATAGCTAACGCTGGCCCGGGTGATAGTGGAACAATTACTGCATTTCTGAATGGCGCCAATGCAGGAAGTAGAATACTTACTACTAGTTTAAATGGAAACGGTGTTTATAGTAATTTAGTTATATTCAATAATGCTGACTATAATACAGTCAATGCAAATATTACTGCCGGGTTTTGGAGTGTGTTTTCTTCAAGAGCCTCAGGTACAGTAACTCAAGGTTGGAATGAAGTATACATAAGAGATTCAGCTACTAGTAACACTAATACTGCAAATTGGTTCTATGATTCAAGTTCACCCGGCACTCCCACATTCAGTTCACTATCAATAACTGCGCCCGGGTCACCTACTTATACATACTCAAGTACTGTTCCACATTATGCTAATACTAATAATTTTACCATTGGATTTAACTGTACAAAATTAAGTGGAAACATGTATCCAGTGAGTGATGCGTTTGTAACAGGAACAGCAGGTGGCGCATTTGCTGCACCAACATCAGTAACATACGCTACGGCAGGCGTTACTACACCACTAGCACAAAATTTATATGTAAGTTCTGGTTCGCAAGCAGTATCAACTACTAGTAGTATAATATCAGGATTTGGTGCAAGTACAACTGGACCAAGTGTTAATGTACTAAACAGTTATGCTACTGGAACACAGTCATTCACTACTACATTAGGTGCCAATGTATTATATAAAACAGGAACAGTAAGTTCATTGAGTGTTATACAAGAAGCTAATATTTATATTGGTTCAACGATAGGGGTTGGATCTGGATTAGCATTTAGAATATTAAACCCAGGTGCAAGTAATACTCCATACTTTACAGGATATGAAACTGCATTTGATAGTCAGTCAAGTTTATTAAGAGTATACGATGCAACCGTAGTAGCAAATGTATTAAAACATGATCAAACAAATTACTCAACGGGTTATTTACCAGTTGGCCCTGATTTAAGCACTGGTAGAAGTGGTACACAGTATTTTACTTTTAAAGTTGTTAGAACATCTGTATCTAAATTTGATGTAGGATGGTCAGGGAACATAGCTGGATTATGGGTAGCTTTGCCTGGAAGTACCATTGATAACACTTCAACTGCAAATGGTTGGTTAGATATGACAGTTTCGTATGCTGGAGCAGGAGTTCCGGGTGCGAATGTAGCTGCTGGTGGTAATGGAAGTGACGGTTCTGCATTGGGAGGAACAGCTCCGATAAATATAGTACAGACAAATAAATTCATTACTGCGACCTTTGGAACTGTAAGTAGTTCTAGTACAGCACAAAATGAAATTTATTTAAGGGTAGGATTAACAAGCGGACAAACTGTTACAGCATTATCATTGAGAGCGGCAAGCAACTAACTAAATCATGGCAACATCACAAAGTCAAATTGTTGATTTACTATTTAAACAAGCGTTTGGCGTTACAAAAACCGACACGGCTGCAAACAAAAGCCCTAGTAATGAATCAATACCTAGTCCCGCATTAATTCGCGGTGACACAATTTGGGTAGAATCAGATCAAATACCAAATCCAGCTGCTGCTACAGTAGATATCGTACAAGCATATTTGGGTGCAAATGCAGTACAAACAGTAGCAGATACCACAACAGTTCCAATTGGTGGTATATATCCAACGTGGAAAACTAATTTAACAACTTGGATACCACAAGAGTTTGGCGCTACTTATACAGTTCAAGTATGGGTAGATAGTTCGGGAGTAGCAAATCCAACAAGTACAGGTACTCAGATATTTGCTGACGGTTCAGGTGGCACAGGACAATATTACTATAACTATCAATCGGGTGTACTTAACTTCATAGGGGAAACAATCCCTGCACCGTTAGTAGCCGGTAAAGTATTATACATTGTAGGATATAGATATATAGGTGTAATTGGTATAACTAATTCTCCTTCGGGAGGGGCTGGCGCAACTGGCGCTACGGGTGCAACTGGATTAACAGGTATACAAGGAACAACAGGCGCAACAGGTGCCACTGGATTTAGTGGTGCAACAGGAACAACCGGTGCTACGGGTGTTGTAGGAACTACAGGTGCAACAGGTGCAACAGGTTACATAGGAACAACTGGTGCTACCGGTGCTACTGGTGAAATAGGTACGACTGGTGCCACTGGTGCTACTGGATATATTGGGACAACTGGTGCTACTGGAGCAACCGGATTTAATGGTAGTACTGGCGCTACAGGATTAAATGGTGACACAGGTGCAACAGGTGCTACGGGAGAAATTGGTAGTACTGGAGCAACTGGCGCCACCGGTGCAACTGGATTAACGGGCAATGATGGTGCAACAGGTGCAACGGGAGCAACCGGTTTTGTAGGTACAACCGGTGCTACTGGCGCAACAGGTTACATAGGAACAACTGGTGCTACTGGCGCAACAGGTGAAATAGGAAGTACAGGTGCAACAGGTGCTACTGGATATGACGGGGCAACAGGCGCAACAGGCGCAACAGGATTATCTGGTAATGAAGGAGCAACTGGTGCTACTGGATATATAGGAACAACAGGTGCAACGGGTGCAACGGGTGTGCAAGGAACAACTGGTGCTACAGGTGCTACTGGATACACCGGAACAACTGGTGCTACTGGCGCCACCGGATTAACTGGTAATGACGGTGCAACTGGTGCAACAGGTGAAATAGGAAGTACAGGTGCAACTGGTGCAACAGGTGAAATAGGGAGTACAGGTGCAACGGGCGCTACAGGTTACATAGGAACCACTGGCGCGACTGGTGCTACTGGTGAGATTGGTGCAACCGGTGCAACTGGCGCCACTGGATATACAGGAACAACTGGTGCTACTGGCGCAACAGGTGAAATAGGGAGTACAGGTGCAACGGGCGCTACAGGTTACATAGGAACAACCGGGGCCACAGGCGCAACTGGATATGATGGTAGTACAGGTGCAACTGGATTAACTGGTAATGATGGTAGCACAGGTGCAACAGGATTAACAGGCAGTGATGGGGCAACTGGTGCAACTGGGTTAACGGGTAATGATGGAGCAACGGGTGCTACTGGCGCAACTGGTTATGTTGGTACCACAGGCGCTACAGGTGCAACTGGTTATGTTGGTACCACTGGCGCTACTGGCGCAACAGGTGAAATTGGTAGTACAGGCGCTACTGGGGCTACAGGGTACATAGGAACTACAGGCGCTACTGGGGCCACAGGTGTACAAGGCACAACTGGTGCCACAGGCGCCACCGGATATGATGGAGCAACTGGTGCTACTGGTGAAATTGGTAGTACTGGCGCGACAGGTGCAACTGGATATGATGGTTCTACCGGTGCAACTGGACAAGCCGGAGCAGACGGAGACAAATATTCAACTACATCAAACACATCATTTACGTTAGGCAACACTGGTAATCAAACGATTACATTAAATGATTTAGTTGTTGATTATTCTACCGGACAAGATGTCACTGTAGCATATGATGTTAATAACATTCAATATGGAACTGTAATCAGTTATAATCCTATTAATGGTGATTTAGCATTTAAGAAAGTAGCTTTTATTGGATCGGGTACATACGCTACATGGTCTGTAAACTTATCGGGAGCAGTGGGCATTCAAGGTGCTACTGGATATCAAGGTGCCACTGGAGCAACAGGTTATATTGGAACAACAGGTGCTACGGGTGCAACTGGATATGACGGAGCAACAGGTGCTACCGGGGCAACTGGTACTACTGGAGCAACAGGTGTACAAGGAACTACGGGTGCGACAGGCGCTACTGGATATGATGGTAGTACAGGTGCTACAGGTGCTACTGGATATAATGGAGCAACGGGTGCAACAGGTGCTACAGGCTACATAGGAACCACTGGTGCTACCGGAGCAACAGGAGAAATTGGTAGTACTGGTGCAACTGGCGCCACTGGATTAGACGGAGCAACAGGTGCTACTGGATTAGACGGAGCAACAGGTGCTACTGGATTAATAGGTAACGATGGTGCAACTGGTGCAACAGGTATTGACGGTGCAACTGGTGCAACTGGCGCTACAGGATTAAATGGTGCAACAGGTGCTACTGGATATATTGGAACTACTGGTGCTACTGGTGCTACTGGATCAGATGGAGCAACAGGTGCAACTGGTGCCACTGGATATGATGGTGCAACAGGAGCAACAGGTGCAACAGGTGAAATAGGAAGTACAGGTGCAACAGGTGCTACTGGATACATTGGAACAACAGGTGCAACAGGTGCTACTGGTGTTGTAGGAGCAACAGGTGCAACAGGTGCTACTGGAGTAGACGGTGCTACTGGTGCTACTGGAGTAGATGGCTCTACTGGTGCTACTGGAGTAGATGGAGCAACGGGTGCAACTGGTTATGTTGGTACCACTGGCGCTACTGGCGCAACAGGAGAAATAGGTAGTACTGGGGCAACAGGTGCTACTGGATACATTGGAACTACAGGTGCAACAGGTGCTACTGGTGCTACTGGAGTAGATGGAGCAACGGGTGCAACTGGATACGACGGATCAACAGGAGCAACAGGTGCTACAGGTGTAATAGGAACAACTGGTGCTACTGGAGCAACCGGATACATAGGAACAACTGGTGCTACTGGAGCAACCGGTTATATAGGCAGTACAGGAGCAACAGGTGCTACTGGCGAAATTGGAGCAACAGGTGCCACCGGCAATGATGGTGCTACTGGAGCAACAGGTGCAACCGGTGTCACTGGAAATGACGGAGCGACAGGTGCAACGGGCGCTACCGGTGAGATTGGTTCAACTGGTGCCACCGGATCATCAGGAGCGACAGGTTATGATGGATCAACAGGTGCTACAGGCGCTACAGGTTACATAGGAACAACTGGCGCCACGGGAGCAACTGGATATGATGGTACCACTGGCGCTACGGGAGCAACTGGATATATAGGAACAACAGGTGCAACAGGCGCAACTGGTTATGTTGGTACCACTGGTGCTACAGGCGCAACTGGTTATGTTGGTACCACTGGTGCTACAGGCGCAACTGGCGCTACTGGTTACGATGGCTCTACTGGAGCAACCGGTGCGACAGGAGCTACTGGTTATGTTGGCGGTACGGGTGCTACAGGTTTTACTGGAAACGACGGGACAACAGGCGCTACAGGTGCAACAGGTAATGATGGTGCGTCTGGAGCAACAGGCGCTACAGGTTATATAGGTGCTACTGGTGCTACTGGTAATGACGGAGCAACAGGTGCAACCGGTGCTACTGGTAATGACGGAGCAACAGGCGCTACAGGCATACAAGGAACAACTGGCGCAACAGGCGCTACAGGATACATAGGTACAACTGGTGCTACAGGTGCAACAGGTATACAAGGAACAACGGGTGCTACCGGCGCTACAGGATATACTGGTACTACTGGAGCAACCGGCGCTACTGGATCAGATGGAGCAACAGGCGCTACAGGCGCTACCGGTTACATAGGAACAACTGGTGCAACAGGTGCTACGGGAGAAATTGGTAGTACGGGTGCTACTGGTGCCACAGGATATGATGGAGCAACAGGTGCAACTGGTGCATCCGGTATTGCAGGAGATAGATATTCCACAACATCAAACACATCATTTACGTTAGGAAATACTGGTAATCAGACTATCTTTGTTAATGATTTATATGTTAATTATTCAACCGGGCAAGAACTAATTGTTGCTTTTAATGTAGGTAATATTCAATATGGAACTGTAACTACTTACAATCCAGGCACCGGTGCATTATTATTTGTTAAAGAGACTTTTATTGGTTCAGGCACATATGCATCATGGACAGTAAACTTATCGGGTGCAATTGGCATTCAAGGAAATCAAGGTTCAACTGGTGCAACTGGATATGAAGGTAGTACTGGTGCAACAGGTGCCACCGGAGAGATTGGATCAACAGGTGCCACCGGGGCAACAGGGTATATAGGAACAACTGGTGCTACAGGTGCTACTGGTGAAGTAGGTGCTACAGGTGCAACAGGTGCTACTGGATATGATGGTGCAACAGGAGCAACTGGTGCTACTGGCGAAATAGGAACAACTGGTGCTACGGGAGCAACTGGTTATGTTGGTACCACTGGCGCTACGGGAGCAACTGGATATATAGGAACAACAGGTGCAACAGGTGCAACTGGTGAAGTAGGTAGTACAGGTGCCACAGGCGCAACAGGTGAAGTAGGTAGTACAGGTGCTACTGGTGCTACTGGTGCTACAGGTGAAGTAGGTGCTACAGGTGCAACAGGTGCTACTGGTTTAATTGGTAATGATGGTGCAACAGGTGCTACTGGTTTAATTGGTAATGATGGTGCAACTGGTGCAACAGGTGCAACTGGATACGACGGATCAACAGGAGCAACAGGTGCTACAGGTGTAATAGGAACAACTGGTGCAACAGGTGCAACTGGATACGACGGATCAACAGGAGCAACAGGTGCTACAGGTGTAATAGGAACAACTGGTGCAACTGGTGCAACAGGTGAATATGGCGCTACAGGTGCTACTGGATATGACGGAACAACCGGCGCAACAGGTGAAATAGGTAGTACAGGTGCTACAGGTTACATAGGAACAACTGGTGCAACTGGTGCAACAGGTGAATATGGCGCTACAGGTGCTACTGGATATGACGGAGCAACCGGCGCAACAGGTGCGACTGGTGCAATTGGCTCTACGGGTGCCACTGGTCCAGTTGCAGGTAGTAACACACAAGTTATATTCAATGATGCAAGCGTAGCAGGTGCAAGTGCTAATCTAACGTTTGATAAAACAACTAACGCACTAACTGTATCAAATGGCAATGTATATCTTCCTACTACAAATACTGGAATAATAGGTGGTGTTTTAGGACAATCATGGGCAGGTGGATTCAATGGTAGTACACAATATTTAACTGCACCCGCCCCAGTTATTGGTACTAGTATATTCACTATAGAAGCATGGTTCTACACTAGTGCAGCATTAAGTATTCAAACTATCGCATCTTTCAGTGCAGATTTTAGATTGTTTGTAAGCACTAATGGTAGTCCTGATGTACAAGTTTGGCAAGGTGCAAGTCCATTAATACAACAATCTATCACTAATCCTATAAATCAATGGACACATATTGCTGTTCAGCGTAATAGTTCAAACTTAGTAACTATATTCATTAATGGTGTAATTGTAAATCAAACTACTCTTACAAACAATTGGAATAGTGGTACATTACAAATAGGTTATGATGGTGGAGGTGGAACAACATTCGACGGTTACATCAGTAACTTTAGATATGTTAGTGGTATTGCTGTTTATCCATCAGCATTTACTCCGCCAACTACAGGATTAACATCTACACAATTAGCTAATGTTAATGGTAATCCAAGTAATGCAATACCAGGTACACAAACACAACTACTGACATTACAAAATAGTACAATAATAGATAATTCATCATATGGTCTTGCTATTACAAATTATGGTACTCTTACTACATCATTACAATCAACACCTTTTGCAGGTTCTATTAGATCAGGATTTCTTTTTAATGGTAGTGTATGGATAACTGATAGTGGTTTAGTTGTAAACAACATAAATTCAGGTAATGTAAATTTCGCAAATACAGTAGCTGTTACATTAGGAAATGTAAGTAACTTACATATCAGTGGTGGTGCTAGTGGATATGTACTCAGTACTGATGGAACTGGTAATTTAAGTTGGGCTGCTGGCAGTGGGGGTGCAACTGGCTATACAGGAGCAACAGGAGCAACAGGTGCAACTGGATCTGATGGTAGTACAGGTGCTACTGGCTACGACGGAGCAACAGGTGCTACTGGATACATAGGAACAACTGGTGCAACAGGTTCAAGTGGTGTAGACGGAGCAACTGGTGCTACAGGTGAGATAGGAACAACCGGTGCTACTGGCGCAACTGGATTAATCGGATCTGATGGTAGTACAGGTGCAACCGGATACATAGGAACAACTGGTGCCACTGGCGCAACAGGTGAAATAGGTAGTACAGGTGCAACTGGTGAATATGGTTCTACTGGCGCACAAGGAGCAACAGGTGCATCCGGTATAGACGGAGCAACTGGTAGTACAGGTGCAACTGGTGAAGTAGGTAGTACAGGTGCAACTGGTGAATATGGTTCTACTGGTGCAACTGGCGCACAAGGAGCAACAGGTGCTACTGGATATATAGGAACAACAGGTGCAACTGGAGCAACAGGTAATGATGGAAGTACAGGCGCAACAGGTTACACTGGATCAACCGGTGCTACTGGCGCTACAGGAACAATAGGTAATGATGGTTCTACTGGTGCAACCGGAGCAACTGGATACATTGGAACAACTGGTGCCACAGGTGTTGTAGGAGCAACAGGTGCTACTGGATTTGATGGTAGTACAGGTGCAACTGGATACATAGGAACAACTGGTGCCACTGGTGCAACTGGACTACCCGGATCTGATGGTAGTACAGGTGCAACTGGATATATAGGAACAACTGGTGCAACAGGTGCTACCGGTGTAGTTGGAACCACAGGAGCAACCGGTGCAACTGGATATGACGGAGCAACAGGTGCTACTGGTGCAACTGGTTATATAGGAACAACTGGTGCTACAGGTGCAACTGGATACAATGGTAGTACGGGTGCTACTGGTGAAATAGGTGCTACAGGGGCTAGAGGTACAAGCACAAGTCTATTCTTGTACAAAGCAAACACGGGCGCAACGTCAGGATATCCAGGTGATGGTGACATTATTTGGAATCAATCATCTCAAATTACAGCAACTCAAATTAACGTAAGTCATTTAACTGATGACGGTATTGATATTGATGTATTTTTATCATTGCTCGATGCGACAGAAACTATTTTGATACAAGATCAAACCAATAGTAGCAATTATCAAAATTTTGTCATAACTGGAACACCCACAAATGTAAACCCCGGTGCAGCAAATAGTTATTGGTCATTACCAGTATCATTAACTAGTTCAGGTGGCACCGGTACTAGTAATTTTAGTAACGCTCAATCATTGTTCTTAGCATTAGTGCAAGGCATTCAAGGTGCGTCAGGACTACAAGGTAGTACAGGTGCTACTGGTACAGCAGGAACAAATGGAGCTACTGGTGCTACAGGTGCAACAGGCTATGACGGTAGTACAGGTGCAACTGGATATATAGGAACAACAGGCGCAACAGGTGCCACTGGTGTTGTAGGTACCACTGGTGCTACAGGTGCGACGGGTTATATAGGAACAACAGGGGCAACCGGCGCAATTGGTTCAACAGGGGCAACTGGTACAGCAGGTAATCAAGGTGCAACAGGTGAGATAGGTAGTACTGGTGCAACTGGTATAGCAGGTAATCAAGGTACTACTGGAGCAACAGGTTACATTGGTACAACAGGAGCAACAGGTGCTACTGGATACATAGGTACTACTGGTGCTACAGGTGCAACTGGTTTAGGTAGTACTGGAGCAACAGGTGCTACTGGATACATAGGTACTACTGGTGCTACAGGTGCAACTGGTTTAGGTAGTACAGGAGCAACAGGTGCAACTGGAACAGCAGGATCAAATGGTAGTACTGGTGCAACTGGAGCAATTGGCTCTACGGGTGCTACAGGCCCGGTAGCTGGATCTAATACTCAAGTTATATTCAATGATGCAGGCGTAGCAGGTGCAAGTGCTAATCTAACTTTTGATAAAACAACAAATTTATTGACTGTTGCTAACGTAGCAATAAGTTCAAGTGCTAACATCACCGGTAATGTAGCGTTGTCCGGTGCAAATGTTACTTTGGGTAATGTTAGTAATCTACATATAACCGGAGGAACTGCAAATCAAGTATTAAGTACAGATGGTAGTGGAACATTGAGTTGGACTACCCCTGGTTCAACAATTGTTACAGTAGACACATTTACTGGTAACGGCGTACAAACAAATTTTACATTATCAGTTACCCCAACAAATGCAAACTATGTATCTTTAGCTATTGGCGGTGTATCACAACCTCATACTACATATAGCTTAACAGGTAATATAGTCACAATCAGTTCTGCTCCTGCTAATACTGTAGCAGTAGAATTTACTAGTATCACTGGTGGCAGTGGTGCAGGTGGAGGTGGTAGTGGCAATACAAGTACTAGTGCGATATTCTCATTGCCAAATACATTAAGTGCTAACACTACCTTAGCAAGTGGCGTGAATGGATTGAGTGTAGGACCAATTACAGTTAATTCAGGTGTTACTGTCACAGTACCATCTGGACAGCGTTGGGTAATCATATAAAATGAAACTAGATAATGGTAACGGATAAATACTTACTGAAAGATAATTAAAGAATGCCATACGGAACATTAGCGATAGATTCAATAACACCCTCAGCGAACGCACTATCTGTCACGGGTAGCGTGTCATCGGTAAATACTTTTGGGTTCAAAAATCGTATCATCAATGGTGGACTATCAATTGATCAAAGAAATAGTGGCGCAGCACAAACTATAACAGCGGCTGCGGCTATTGCTTATACTGTAGACAGATGGTATGCATATTGTACTGGTGCAAATGTCACTGGTCAACAGATAGCTGGAACATATCTATCATCACAATATCGCTATCAATTCACAGGTGCAGCGAGTGTTACTGCGATTGGGTTTGGTCAACGCATTGAGCAACTTAATTGTTATGATTTAGCAAACTCAACTGCTACCCTTAGTTGTTATATCTCTAATTCATTACTAACAACTGTTACATGGACAGCTTATTACGCTAATACAGCAAACACATTTGGTTCATTAGCAAGTCCGACAGTGACACAGATAGCTACGGGAACATTCACAGTCACATCATCTAGGGCGCAATATTCAGCGCAGATAGCTATACCATCAGCGGCTACTACTGGAATTCAAATAGTATTCACAGTGGGCGCACAGACGAGCGGTACATGGGTAATTGATACTATTCAACTTGAAGAAGGAACTCAAGCTACATCGTTTGATTATCGTTCAATAATTACAGAATTACAATTTTGTCAGAGATATTATGAAATTGGTGGTGGCGTAAGTAATGCTGATTATGCAATGCAATATTATAAAGTCACTAAACGAGTAACTGGTGCAGTAACCACAGCAGGGGTAACTGGATCAGTCACAGTTGGTCCACTCATAAGCACAGATAATTTTTATGCGAAATTTAGTAACGTAACTGGATTCAGTTGGATAGCCAATGCGGAGTTATAACATATGGCAACTATAATAAATGCAGATAACGGTGTAGTCAGCGGTGTTCCGGGACTGAAGTATGTCTCAGACTCTACTGGTAATCTTCAACTACAGACTAATGGTACTAACGCATTATTGGTAGACACTAGTCAATATCCATCCGCAACGGTGAATGGATTAGGTACTGGTCGTATTCCAGCAGAACAGTTCTATAGATTGAATAGTGATTTGGTTGGTGCGAATGTGAATACAGCACAAAGCATATTAGGGGTTGGGGTTACATTGATCGGTAGTACGGTATATCAGTTTGAAGCTGTTTACGCATTAAGCAAAACAGCCGGGACAACATCTCATGCGTACGGGCTTGGATTTGGAGGAACAGCTACTATAAACAATATTGGATATGATGTACAAGGGTTGTTTAAAACAGGAGCTTTTGCTGGAGGCGCCCCTGATATGGCGTTGTATATACAAACAGCTACAAATACTGCTGTAACTGGCCCTTTGGCCCTTGCTGGTCTTCAGTTTTTTTGTCTAATAAAAGGTACAGTTTCTGTTAACGCCGGCGGTACATTTATTCCGCAATATACACTAAGCGCAGCGCCAGGTGGCGCATACACTACAGCTATTGGCAGCTATTTCAAAATCTCTCCACTAGGTGCTAGTGGATCGAATACAAGTATAGGAACATGGAGTTAATATGGCAGCGATAATAAACGGTGATACGGGAATCACATTTCCAGCTGGTGGTGTTGGAAATCCTACAAGTGCTGTCGTTGGTACGACTGACACACAAACATTAACGAACAAAACGATTTTAGGCGGAGCAATTAGTTCAGGTACTTCTGTAACTGCTAGTGGCACAAGCGTAGGATTTCCCAATATCCCAAGTTGGGCAAAAAGAATCACATTGCAATTGTTTGCAGTATCAACAAACGGCACATCTGGAAATTTAACTGCCCAGCTTGGAACAGGTGGCACGCCGACATACGTTGCATCTGGGTATGCTGGTACATCTTCAATTATTAGAGGCTCAACATCAACTGCAAGCGCAGGCGCTATTAGTACTGGTTTTGATTTGTTAAGGGCATTGGCTACTACGGCATTTACATCTGGAACATTTGTTTTTACTCTTGTAGATGCGGCAACAAATAAATGGGTTTGTTCTGCAATAATGGGAAGAAGCGATGAAGCAACTACAATTTTTACCGCAGGTTACATTGAGTTGGGTAGTGCCTTAACTGCCGTTAGGTTAACAACTACTACCGGTGTAGATAGTTTTGACGCAGGTACTGTAAATATTCTGTACGAATAAATCATACCAACTAGATATTCACTTTCAAAAGACGCATAAATATAAGAACAAGGAACATAGATGGCAGTTTTAACGATACAACCGGTAGCAATTGACTCAGCGAATAACTTCACATTCGCTAGTACAACCAGCAACTCAGTAACCGTCTCGGGAAACGCTACAGGTAATGTTAATATCGCCACTGTAACTGCAAACTTAGGTTTCCGTGGTGTTTTTGCTACATATACAGATAATTCTGCTGCATCATCAGCGACAGTAGCTAATGCAGCTATACACGCATTTGCTGCACCAAACTTAGCAGCGGCGAACACAGGTGTCACGTTCACAAACGCAGCTACTTTCTATATCGCAGGTGGACCAGTAGCTAATACAAATGCTACGATAACTAACTCATATTCATTATTAGCAGGGGGAAACGCACGTTTCACTGGTAATATCATAGGTACACTAGCGAATGGCAATAGTAATATCTATATCGCTACCGCAAACGGCAATGTGACTGTAGCTGCTGCTGGTAACACAACACTAACAATCACTGGTACTGGGGTGAATGTAGCTGGTACAGGAAATTTTAGTGCTAACGTTGCTGCTGCATATTTCATAGGTAATGGTAGTCAATTGACAGGACTTCCAAGTAGTAGCGGTGCAACAGGCGCTACTGGATATACAGGTAGTACTGGAGCAACGGGTGCTACAGGAGCAACAGGCAATTCAGGTAGCACAGGTGCAACTGGTTTAGGTAGTACAGGTGCAACTGGTGCAACTGGTAATCAAGGTAGCACAGGAGCAACTGGCTTAGGTAGTACTGGCGCTACTGGTAATGATGGAGCCACAGGAGCAACTGGCTTAGGTAGTACTGGTGCAACTGGTGCAACTGGTGCAACAGGTAATCAAGGTAGCACAGGAGCAACTGGATTAGGTAGTACAGGTGCCACAGGTGCAACTGGTTTAGGCAGTACGGGTGCTACAGGAGCCACTGGTTTAGGTGCTACGGGCGCCACTGGTGCAACTGGCTTTAATGGCGCAACCGGAGCAACAGGACCAGTTGCAGGCAGTAATACTCAAATTGTATTCAATGACGCCGGCACTGCGAATGGTAGTGCTAATTTAACATTCAATAAAACAACTAATGTATTAGCAGTAGTTGGTAATGTAACCGCAAGTAATTTTGTAGGTGCATTAGCGAATGGGAATAGCAACGTATACATAGCAACAGCTAATGGAAACGTAACTATAGCAGCAGTAGGCAACACAACATTGACTGTTACTGGTACTGGCGCTAATATCACTGGTACAGCAAACATCTCTGGTAATTTAACTATAGGATCAGCCACTGGTGGTAACTTAACTGGTGCTAATGTTATTAGTGCTAACACAGGTAATTTTACTGCTAATGTAACAGCAGCATACTTTATTGGCAATGGTAGTCAATTGACTGGACTTACTAGTTTTACAGGTTCAACTGGTGCTACTGGTGCTACTGGATATAATGGTGCCACTGGCGCAACTGGTTTAGGTAGTACAGGTGCTACTGGTGCAACTGGTTTAGGTAGTACAGGTGCTACAGGTGCAACTGGTTTAGGTAGTACAGGTGCAACAGGTGCAGCAGGCAATGACGGTGCAACTGGTGCAACTGGTCCGATTGCCGGAAGTAATACTCAAGTTGTATTCAATGACGCAGGTGTTGCGAATGGTAGTGCTAATCTAACTTTTAACAAAACAACCAACGTGTTAGCAGTAACTGGTAATGTTAGTGCTACTTACTATATTGGCAATGGTAGTCAATTAACTGGTATTGCAACTGGTACTCCTGCTAGCATCAGCAATGGAAATAGTAATGTAAACATTCCTGCTGCGAACGGTAACATTACTATGAGTGCTGTGGGTAATAGTAACGTAGTAATTATCACTGGTACCGGCATGAATGTTGCAGGAACTGCAAATATCTCTGGTAATTTAACAATAGGTTCAGCTACAGGTGGTAATTTAACTGGTGCTAATGTAATATTTGCAAATGTGTTTACCTCGAATGTAACAACAGGTACTGCTCCGTTTATTGTTAGTTCAAATACAGTAGTAGCAAACTTGAATGCTGATTTACTTGATGGATATACTACAGCAACAGCAAATACGGCAAATACAGTTGCAGTAAGAGATGCAAGTGGCAATTTAAGTGCTAATTATTTTATCGGTAATGGTAGTCAATTGACAGGTGTAGGTAGTGCCGGTTCATTGTCAAATGGTAATAGTAATGTAAATATTCCAGTGGCCAATGGTAATATAACTATTAGTGCTGTTGGTAACGCTAATGTAGTGATAGTAACTGGTACTGGTATGAATGTTGCAGGTACAACAAATATCTCTGGTAATTTAACAATAGGTTCAGCTACAGGTGGTAATTTAACTGGTGCAAATGTATTAAGTGCAAATACAGGTAATTTCAGTGCTAATGTAACAGCATCATATTTCTTAGGTAATGGTAGTCAATTGACCGGTCTTTCAAGTAGCAGCGGCGCCACTGGTGCTACAGGTGCAGGTGCGACTGGTGCAACTGGAGCTACTGGTTTAGGTAGTACTGGTGCGACAGGTGCAACTGGTGTAGGTAGTACTGGTGCAACTGGTGTAGGTAGTACTGGTGCAACTGGTGTAGGTAGTACTGGTGCAATTGGAGCGACGGGCGCTACTGGATTAGGTAGCACGGGTGCTACAGGTGCAGCAGGCAATGACGGTGCAACTGGTGCAACTGGCTTAGGTAGTACTGGTGCAACTGGTGCAACTGGTGCAACAGGCAATTTAGGTAGCACAGGTGCAACTGGCGCCCAAGGTGCAACAGGTGCAACTGGTTTAGGTAGTACAGGTGCAACTGGTGCCCAAGGTGCAACAGGTGATCAAGGTGCAACAGGTGCAACTGGTTTAGGTAGTACAGGTGCAACTGGTGCCCAAGGTGCAACAGGTACAGCAGGTAATGACGGTGCAACTGGTGCTACTGGTTTAGGTAGTACAGGTGCAACAGGTGCTCAGGGTGCTACTGGTTTAGGTAGCACTGGTGCAACAGGTGCAGCGGGTAATAACGGAGCAACTGGCGCTACAGGTCCGATTGCAGGATCTAATACACAAATCATATTCAATGATGCAGGTACAGCAAATGGTAGTGCTAACTTAACATTTGATAAGACATCTAGCGTATTAACAATCACTGGTAACATAATAACTGGTGCAGGCACTGGCGGCAATATCACCGGAGCTAATGTTTTAAGTGCTAATTCTGGTAACTTTGCTACTACTTTGAATGTTGTAGGTAATGCTAATGTAGGTAATTTAGGATTTGGTAGTGGTATAATCACTGGTACAGGTAATGTAACTGCCGGATACTTCTTGGGAAATGGTAGTCAATTGACCGGTATATCTACAAGTAGTAATACTATATTTAATGGCAATAGCAATGTAAGCATCCCGTCAGCAAATGGTAACATCAACTTAAGTGCTGTAGGCAACGCTAATGTTGTAATAGTTACTGGTACTGGTATGAATGTTGCAGGTACAGCGAATATCACTGGTAACATCATAACGGGTGCAGGCACAGGTGGAAACATCAGTGGGGCTAATGTTATAAGTGCAAACACAGGTAATTTTACTGCTAATGTAACCGCATCATATTTCTTAGGTAATGGTAGTCAATTGACCGGTATTACTAGCAGCGGGGGTGCTACAGGTGCTACAGGTGCAGGTGCAACGGGTGCTACTGGTTTAGGTAGTACAGGTGCAACTGGTGCTACTGGATATGATGGTGCTACTGGTGCAACAGGATTAGGTAGTACAGGTGCAACGGGTGCTACTGGTTTAGGTAGTACAGGTGCAACTGGTGCTACTGGATATGATGGTGCTACTGGCGCTACAGGTCCGATTGCAGGATCTAATACACAAATCATATTCAATGATGCAGGTGTTGCTAATGGTAGTGCTAACTTAACATTCGATAAAACTTCCAGTTTATTAACAGTTACTGGAAATATAGTAACGGGTGCAGGCACAGGTGGAAACATCAGTGGGGCTAATGTTATAAGTGCAAACACAGGTAATTTTACTGCTAACGTAACAGCAGCGTACTTCTTAGGCAATGGTAGTCAATTGACTGGACTAACTAGTTTTTCAGGCGCTACAGGCGCTACTGGATTAGGTAGTACTGGCGCGACGGGAGCAGTAGGTAGTACAGGTGCTACTGGTTTAGGTAGTACAGGCGCAACAGGTGCAACAGGCAATGACGGAGCAACTGGTGCTACTGGTATAGGTAGTACAGGTGCTACTGGCGCTACTGGTTATAACGGAGCGACTGGTGCAACAGGACCAGTCGCTGGTAGTAACACACAAATTATATTCAATGACGCTAGCACTGCAAATGGTAGTGCTAATCTAACATTTGATAAAACAACCAATCAACTTACAGTAACCGGAAATCTTCAAGTAACAAATACCTCAAATTTAGGTTCTGTGAGTAATGTAAAAATTACAGGTGGTTCTAGCACATATGTACTAAGTACAGACGGTGCCGGTAACTTAAGTTGGGTAGCACAATCAGGGGGAGGCGGCGGTGGTGCAAGTATCAGTAATGGAAACAGTAATGTAAATATAGCTACTGCAAACGGCAATATCACTATGAGTGCTACTGGTGTTTCAAATGTAATGGTAGTAAGTAACACCGGCGTAGTTACATCTGCCTTAACAGTGGGCGGCGGTGTCGGCGGTAATGTTACAGGTGCTAATGTGATTTCAGCTAATACAGGTACCTTTGGTGCAAATGTAACAGCAGCATTCTTCATAGGCAATGGTAGTCAGTTGACCGGTATCAGTGTAAGTGCTGGCACATTTGTGTCAAATGGCAATAGTAATGTAAATATTCCAGCAGCAAACGGGAACGTTAATATATCAGCAGTAGGTAATGCTAATATATTGGTAGTGACTGGAACTGGCGCTAATATCACAGGTACAGCTAACATTGCCGGTAATGCAAACGTAGGTAATTTAGGTACAGCAGGACAGATTATATCTACTGTCGCAACAGGTACTGCTCCATTAATAGTTACTTCGACCACAGTTGTAGCAAACTTAAATGCTAACGCATTGCAAGGTAATACACCTACATCTGCAAACACAGCAAATACAATTGCTCAGAGAGATGCTAACGGTAACTTGAGTGCTAACTTCTTCACAGGTAACGGTGCATTCTTAACTGGTCTTACTTTTACTACATTCAGTAATGGTAACAGTAATATAAATATACCAGCAGCAAACGGAAACGTAACTGTAGCTGCGGTTGGTAACACAACATTGACAATCACTGGTACTGGCGTGAACGTAGCAGGTACTGGAAACTTCAGTGGTAATGTAAGTGTCACTGGTAATTTAAGTGCAGCTAACCTATTGGGGTCTCACGCAAATGGTAACAGTAATGTAAACATACCAGCAGCAAACGGAAACGTTAATATATCATCAGCAGGTAATGCTAACATATTAGTAGTAACTGGAACTGGCGCTAATATCAATGGCACATTGAACACTGGTAGTGGGAATATTAATACTACGGGTAACGTAAGTGGAGCATTCTTCATAGGCAATGGTAGTCTATTGACTGGCATTTTTCCAACAACATCAAGTATAGCTAATGGAAATAGTAATGTAAACGTAGTAGCAAATTCAAATGTCACTATCTCGGTAACAAGTGTACCAAACGTTGTAGTTGTAACATCAACTGGCGTTAACGTAGCCGGCACATTGAATACAGGCAGTGGTAATATTAATACAACCGGTAATGTCAGTGGAGCATTCTTCATAGGTAATGGTAGTCAATTGACTGGTCTTACTATCAGTGCTGGCACTTCTTTAATAAATGGTAATAGCAATGTGACAGTCATAGCAAATGGTAACATTACTATGAGTGCCACTGGTACTGCTAATGTATTAGTTGTTTCTAATACCGGTGCAAACGTCACTGGAAACGGATTTTATTCTAATACAGTTACTGCACCCTTCTTTGCAGGTAATGGTTCACTATTAACTGGTATAGCTACCAGTGGTGCATTGATTAGTAATGGTAGCAGTAATGTAAATATACCAGTTGCTAACGGAAATGTTAATATATCATCAGCAGGTAATGCAAACGTATTAATAGTTACTGACATTGGTGTTAATGTACCGGGTAATTTAACAGCTGGTAATTTAATTGGAATTTTTGCAAATGGAAATACTGATTTTAGTATTCCAGTAGCAAATGGTAATATACTTACTGATGTTGGTGGTGTAGCAAATGTTATGATAATAGCTAATACTGGTGTTCTAGTACAAGCTGCAAACACTTCATTTATTGCTAATACAATTACTGCTAACGGCGTTGCGTACGGTAATATGAATTTTAGTACCACTATACCAGTCGCTAATAACGTTGGTATAAGAGCAACTCAAGCTACATATACAGATACTATTAGTTTGGCTTCAACTTCTATCACACTAGCAGGCGCACATGGATTTGATATACCAACTATGGCAGCGTCAAATCTTCTTGTTACGTATGGTAACGCAGCAACGATGGCAATATTAGGTGCACCAACTGCTGGCAGTAATGTAACAATAACTAATAGATATGCATTGTGGGTTGGTGGTGCATCAACACCGGCTAACTCATACTTTAACGGTAACGTTACTATTTCTGCTAACTTGACAGTTGGTAACTTAATTGGTGGTATTGCGAATGGTAATAGTAACATAAATATCCCATCAGCAAACGGAAATGTTAATATATCAGTAACTGGTACAGCTAACGTATTAGTAATATCTAACACGGGTGCTAATATATCTGGTACTGCCAACATTACTGGTAACTTAAATGCAGCTAACTTAACTGGTATATATGCAAATGGCAATAGTAACGTAAGTATCCCATCAGCTGCCGGCAATATTACTCTATCCGTCGGTGGTACTAGTAATGTAGCAGTATTTTCTAATACCGGTGCTAATATATCTGGTACTGCAAACATCACTGGTAATCTTACAGTTCAAGGCACAAACGTAACTATTGGTTCTGGTACCGGTGGCAACATATCTGGTGCAAATGCTATAACTTCTAATAGTTATACAGCAAACGGTGCAGTTACTGGTAATGCTAACGTGAGTACAGTCACCGGTGTTATGGGTATTAGAAGTATATCTTCAACTTATACGGACAATTCAGCAGCGGCATCCGGTACATTGTCAGTTGCAGCAGCACATGCGATTGCTACCCCAACTTATGCAGCAGCAAATACTACAGTAACAGCAACCAATGCGGCTACTTTCTATATTCAAGCACAGCCAACTGCTGGTACGAATATGACAATAACTAACCCATATGCACTATATGTTGCAGCAGGTAACAGCTTCTTTGGTGGTAACATCATTGGTACATTAGCAAACGGAAATAGTAATATAAATATTCCTGCAGCTAATGGAAATATAAACTTCAGTTCAGCAGGTAATGCCAATGTAGTAGTTATTACTGGAACAGGGTTACGTGTAAACGGTGCAGGTGGATTAGGATATAACAGCACTATTGGTGCTAATACTCAAACAGCTAATCGTAATAATTCGGTTACTATCAGTAACATTACTGGTGCTATTACATTGTTCAGTACAATTACTACAGCAAATACAACCAATGTGTTTACTGTTACTAATACTACAGTAGCAGCAACTGATGTAATTATATTGAGCCAACGATCTGGTACTGTTGGTAGCTATATACTCAATGTTGCTAATGTAGCAGCAGGATCGTTTGCTGTACAAATTTATAATGTAGTATCGCCTGCTGTTGCCGAAGCACCAATCATTAACTTTGCAGTAATCAAGACAGCATAAATATTTTTATAAAAGGAAACAATATGTCAATATCATATACATGGACAATAGAAAATATGGCTTCTCAAGTGCAATTAGATGGTTATACAGATGTAGTCGTACAAGTAGCCTGGAGTTGCACTGGAATTGACGGTGCTTATTCAGCAACTATACCAGGATTAACTAGAATCACATTTGGCGGTGGACCAGATTTTACCCCATATAGTGATTTAACAGAAGAAGAAGTATTAACTTGGGTATATAGTTCTGGAGTAGATCAAGCTAGTGTTCAAGCACAGATTGATAATCAAATAGAATTACAGATAAATCCCCCTATCGTAATGTTACCTTTACCTTGGACTAATTAAAAATGATTTTATTTGGAATGACCCTTACCGGCGGATTTACTATATCTAAACCGGACTTGAGTTCTGTTGAATATCTAGTAGTCGCCGGCGGCGGCTCTGGTGGTGGTGGACCAGGTGGCGGCGGTGGAGGTGCAGGAGGCGTATTATCTAGTAGTAGTTTTTCTATATCATTAGGCACTCCATATACGGTTACAGTTGGTGGTGGTGGCGCAGGTGTTAGTTATGGCGCATATGGTAACTACGGAAACGCCAGTGTGTTTAGTTCTGTCACTGCCACAGCGGGGGGACGAGGGGCAGTTGGTGGTATAGGCACAAACGTAGGTGGCAACGGTGGTTCTGGGGGCGGTGGCGGTTCTGGCCCAAACAGTGGTGTGTTAGGAAGCGCAGGCGGTACCGGGGTATCAGGTCCACCTATTCAAGGATATGCCGGCGGCTACGGTACACAGGTCAGTGGAGCACATCAACAAGGTGGCGGCGGTGGTGGTGGAACAAGCATTGGTGGAAATTCATCTACGTCTGGATCCGGTCCGGCAGGTGACGGCGGTACAGCCGTGTATAGTACTATCTCTGGTGCAAATGTTTCATATGCCGGTGGAGGCGGTGGCGGTGGACACTATACTGGCACGACACGCGGTGGTTATGGTGGCGGAACAAATCCTGCAACAGGCGGCGGAGGTAATGGTGCAAATCAAGATACCAATGGAACCGCAGGCAGTGCTAACACCGGTGGCGGTGGAGGTGGTGGTGGTAATGGACCAACATCAGGTCAAGCAGGCGGCTCTGGTGTTGTTATTGTCCGTTATCCAGATAGTTTTGCAGCAGCATCAAGTACTACAGGTAGCCCAACTATCACTGTTACCGGCGGATACAGAATATACATCTGGACTAGTTCAGGTTCAATAACTTTCTAAAGCAAATATGATCATAGGTAATTTATCTGTTGCAGCTGGGGGTGTTGATTTTTCATTCCCGACCATTTCATCTATCGACTACTTAGCAGTAGGTGGCGGCGGTGGCGGTGGTGTGGGTACTGCTTGGGATACTGACTCGGGAGGCGGTGGTGGCGGTGGTGGAGGATTCATTGAAAGAACAAATATTTCAATCACCCCTGCTACACTTTATACTATTACCGTAGGCGCAGGGGGCGCCGGTGGATTAGTAACTAATGGCAGCGGTATTGGCGCTACAGTAGCAGCAGCTACCAACGGGAACACATCATCTATAACAACTTTAGTTAATGCACGTGGAGGTGGAAGTGGCGGATATTATACTCCAACAAATGGCCGTACTGATGGCGACGTCGGCGGGTCTGGGGGCGGGGCAGGTTCAGGTGGTGGTGGTCAAGATCAATTTGGAGGAGCTGGTAATGTACCGGCAGCAACTCCACCTCAAGGTTATGCTGGTGGAAGAAATTACACAAGTGATGTACAAGGGGCTGCCGGTGGAGGCGGAGGCGCTGGGGCTGCCGGGGCAAACGGAACCGCAGCAAGGGGAGGAAATGGTGGTATTGGGGCAATCACTACATTTATTAGTACTACATTAGCTACTAGTTTAAGTGTAGGGCAAGTAAGCGGGGGTTCTGTGTATTTTGCAGGCGGTGGAGGCGGATCTACAGGATCCACAATTAATCAAGGACTTGGTGGTCTTGGTGGAGGTGGTAACGCAAGATATAATGCTAATGTAGTATCAAGTCTACCTAACACAGGTGGAGGTGGAGGTGGATTAGGATTTGGTGCAAATAACATGACCGGGGGAACTGGTGGTTCGGGTATTGTAATCATACGAGTCACAGATTCAGTTTACAACAACTCATCAAACATCATTGTTACCGGCACTGTATCGAATACGGTGATAGATGGGTATAAATTATTCATTTTTACCGGTAGCGGAACAATAACTTTTTAAGGATATATAAATGTTAATAACTTCAGGAGTGACTATTGGATTAGGTGTAACGATTATACCCCCTATCCCTACACCATCAACAGTAGAATATCTAGTAGTTGCCGGTGGAGGTGGTGGCGGTACCATTGGTGGTGGCGGCGGTGGCGGCTACTTAGCCGCAAGTGGCTTTGCAGTTCCTACAGGTTCAGCAATTACAGTAACTGTAGGTGCTGGCGGCGCGGTACCAGTGGGAAGTTACCGTATCGGTGGCAACGGTGCTAATTCTTCTATAACTGGAACAGCAGTATCCGTTGTTTCCGTTGGTGGGGGAGGCGGCGGCGCTTACTACTATAACTATGGGGAGATGGACGGGGCTAATGGTGGCTCAGGTGGCGGCGCTGGCGTTACATATGGCGGTGATAGTCATGCAAATGGAAATCCGGGTACAGGTGTTGTTGGGCAAGGTAATAACGGAGGAACAGTTTCAGCTACTGCTGGGGGTGGTGCAGGCGGCGGCGGCGGAGCAGGTGCGGTTGGTGGTGCCGGCTCAGGTAGTACAGGTGGTGCCGGCGGTATCGGTGTCTTAAATGCTATCACTGGTACTAGTTATTATTGGGCAGGCGGTGGCGGTGGCGGTTGGTCGCCAGCTGGTGCAGGCGGTAACGGTGGCGGACAAGGCGGCGCTGGGCCAGGATCGTCTGGGGCTATGGGGAGCGGACTTAATTCTGCTACCATATATGGTGCAGGACAAAATACAGGTGGTGGCGGTGGTGGGAATTACCCATTTTCCGCCGGGCCTGCTGGGTTTACTAATACAGGTGGTTCTGGAATCGTTGTTATTCGTTATCCAGATAGTTATCTAGCAGCAACAAGCACTACAGGTAGCCCAACTATTACAACTACCGGTGGATATAGAATATATACTTGGACTAGTTCAGGATCGATAACTTTTTAATTAACATAGTTTAATTAATAAATATATATTATAAAGGAGACATAAATGAGTCATTTTGCAAAAGTAGAAAACGGAATAGTCACTTCAGTGATTGTTATAGAACAAGATGTATTAAATACTGGTTTGTGGGGAGACCCAGCATCTTGGGTACAAACAAGCTATAACACATACGGTGGAGAGCATCGTCTAGGTGGGACCCCAATGCGTAAAAATTACGCAGGACTTGGATACACATATGATAGTGAACGAGATGCATTCTATGCACCTCAACCTTACCCAAGCTGGACATTGAATGATGATACATGCCAATGGGAACCACCTACCCCAATGCCAACTGATGATAAACAGTACAGTTGGGATGAAGAAACTGTTTCATGGAAAGAAATCACAGTCTAACAAAATGATAAGTAGAATGTGAATGTATTTCAATTAAACTATGAAACAAGACTTAAGAGTTGGTACGACTTAAGAAAATCCCTAGAAAACAGTGATATAGAAACCGTTTGTCTAGCAATAGACAAATGGTGGCAATATGCACCTCTATTAAACCATCATCTACACCCAGATGATGTAGATAACTGGCCCGGACCATGGGAATTACTAGTAGAAAATAACTACTGTCAACTCAGTAGAGGATTAGGAATGGTATACACACTGCAATTAGTGGGCATCAAAGACATTGACTTTTGCCTAGCAATAGACGATAATAGTGAAGAATGTGCCTTAGTCATGGTCGATAACGCAAAATATATACTGAATTACTACCCTAACACGGTAATAAGTAATAGTCTACAAGATTTTAAGTTGGGCAATCCAGTGAATATGGATATAATAAATAAAAAAATATAGGTGATGAATGATTAATGTTTTAAAACGCAATGGCAAAAAAGAGCCATTAATGTTAGAGAAATGGCAAGCACAAGTAGCAAAAGTATGTACAGGAATCGCTGATGTAAGCCCGAGTATGGTTGAGATCAAAAGTCAACTACACTTTTACGATGGAATCACTACAAGTCAGATAGATAGTATAACATTACGAGCAATCGTTGATTTGATTGACGTAGAAAGTAACCCTGAAGTTGGACATACGAATTATCAGTATGTAGCAGGAAAGCAGCGTATGAGTATGCTGCGTAAGGATGTATATGGTCAATATGAGGTTCCGCACCTCTACGATATTGTGAAAAAGAATGTAGCTACAGGATTGTATACAAGTGAATTACTAGAATGGTATACTGAGGAAGATTGGAACAAAATGAATGATATTATAGATCATTCTAAAGATGAGACTTATAGTTATGCCGCTATTGAGCAACTTATCGAAAAGTATCTAGTAAAAAATCGCAGCACTAAGGAAATATATGAAACTCCGCAAATTCGCTACATGGTTGCAGCAGCTACCGTCTTCCATAGTGAAGAACCAAACACAGCAAGACTCAGATACATCAAAGAATACTACAATGCTGCTAGTGATGGTCTTTTTACATTGGCTACCCCTGTGCTTGCTGGCCTGGGAACTCCAACTAAGCAATTCAGTAGTTGTGTGCTTATTCGCAGTGACGATGATCTGGACAGTATCTTTGCTTCGGGAGAGATGATGGCCAAGTATGCTAGCAAACGTGCTGGCATTGGTCTAGAAATTGGAAGATTGCGTCCGTTAGGCAGTCCCATCCGTGGTGGAGAGATCATGCACACCGGCATGATACCTTTTCTAAAGAAGTGGTTCGGTGATCTACGTTCATGTAGTCAAGGAGGTATCCGTAATGCTAGTGCTACTGTTTTTTATCCTATTTGGCATCATCAGTTTGATGATCTTATTGTTCTCAAGAACAATCAAGGCACAGAAGAAACCCGTGTGCGACACATGGACTATGGTGTGGTTCTATCCGCATTTTTCTGGAAGAGATTCAAGAACAAAGAGAACATAACATTCTTTGACCCTAACGAAGTACCTGACTTGTATGAAGCATTTTATAAAGATACTAATCTGTTTGAAGAACTTTACTGCAAATATGAAAAGCAGAAAACCCTGCGTAAGAAAACGATGGCTGCGGAGGAAGTTTTCAAGAGTGGTATTCTCAAGGAACGAACAGACACTGGACGTATATATCTAGTGTTCATTGACAATGTGATGAAGCAGGGTCCATTTGATCCCGAGTATCATACAATTTACCAGAGTAACTTATGCTGTGAAATACTTTTACCCACTAGATCCTTTAAGCGTCTTGATGATCCTGATGGTCGCATTGCCCTTTGCACTTTGGGCTCAATCAACTGGGGAGCCTTCAGAAATCCGGAAGACATGCGTCGGGCTTGCCGTATTCTACATAGGAGTCTTAACAATATATTGGATTACCAGGACTTCTTAAGTATTCAATCTAAACTTAGTAACGATGAGATACGCCCATTAGGCATTGGTGTAACTAATTTAGCATACTGGCATGCTAAACGCAGTCTTAAGTACGGCGAGAAAGATGCATTGGCTGAAGTCAAAATTTGGGCAGAACATCTAGCATTCTATCTAACAGAAGCAAGTGTAGAACTTGCTAAAGAAAGAGGTAAGTGTGAAGGTAGCGACAAGACAAGATATGGTCAAGGAACATTTCCGTGGGAACTAAGAGCCAAAGGTGTTAATCAACTAACTGACTTTAACCCAGAATTAGATTGGGAAACACTACGCACAAATATGAAAGAACACGGTGTACGTAATGCTACGCAAATGGCTATCGCTCCTGTAGAATCAAGTAGTGTAGTTATTAACAGTACAAATGGTATTGAAATGCCAATGAGTTTGATATCTGTAAAAGAAAGTAAAGCAGGTAGCTTCACTCAAGTAGTTCCAGAATATCACAAATTAAAGAACAAGTATCAGTTGATGTGGGAGCAGAAAGACTGTGATGGTTACTTAAAGACCGCAGCAGTACTAGCAGCATACATCGACCAGAGCATAAGTACTAACACATTTTATAATCCTGCTCATTTTGAGGGTCGTAAAGTTCCAACTACATTGATTGCAAAGAATCTGATGCAAGCACATATGTGGGGACTTAAGACTTTCTATTATAGCTTGATTAACAAACAGGGTAGTAAAGCACCCGATGAGATAGCCCCAACAATGTTGGAACCAATCGACTTTGATAATGAAGAAGATTGTATTGCATGTAAATTATAAAGGAAAAACATGAAAAAATTATTAGTTATATTAACTGTATTAGTATTAGCAGCTTGTAGTAAAACAACAACTGCTCCTACAGCAACCGTAACAACATTCACCCCTTCTTTTGTAGTAGACTACAATGGATGTGGAACTGATCCAGTAATATCAGGTAACTCTGTTACATTCGGTTCAGGAACAAATTGTCAAGCAGGTAGACTTGTATCACAACAAGGATATGTGAATATCACACAAGTCAAAGCAACGATTGATCTGTCAAAACTATCACAGAACTATGTTAACGCTAGTTTCTACATGGTATCAAACCCAGTACAACCTAGTGTTCAACCAAAAGGCACTAACTACTGTGATGCAGGTGGTAGCCAGAACCAATGGAACTGCCAAGAGATTGATATCATAGAAACAAATGGTAACAAAATCACACAATCTACATTACATCTAGGTACAGGTGGTTCTAGTGCTCCACAACGATATGAGTATTCATTCGCATCTACAGCGAATAACAGTTGTTTCAACTATTCATCAATGACTAGTTCACCTACTGCTACTAACGGATTACACAGTATGGTCAATGTCATTGACATGAGCAAACCATTTGATATGGTGACTGATTTCACATACGGAACAACTCCTACAATGAAAGTAACATATTCACAGAATGGTAATTTTGTGATAGTATATGATAGTAGTATTGGTACAGGTGCAGAAGGTAGTGGTAGTGTAGATATGACTTCATTGATAACTAGCATGAAGAATGGTTACTGGTTGAATCTATCATTCTGGCAAGGCTTTAGCCCGACTGGCCCCGGTAGTGCTCCGTGGTGGAACAACAGTTGTTCATGGGGCGCATTGTGCAATAATACAAGTGGATACTGGAGTATCAGCAACATACAAGTAACTGCTGATAGCGTAATAAAATGAGTCAAGCACAATACGATTTACACACAAAGACAGATTACTTAAATCGTAAGATGTTTCTAGATCCGTTGGGTCCAGTTACTATCCAACGTTTTGAAGAAGTTAAATATAAGAAGATCGCAGACTTTGATAGTACTGCTAGGGGATTCTTTTGGCAACCAGAAGAAATCAGTTTAACTAAAGATGCCAATGACTTCAAAGAAGCCAGTGATGCAGTTAAACATATCTTCACTAGTAACTTACTACGACAGACAGCATTGGATAGTTTGCAAGGACGTGGACCAACACAAGTGTTTACCCCTGTATGTAGCATCCCTGAACTAGAAGCATTGATGTACAACTGGGGCTTCTTTGAGACAAATATTCACAGCAAGAGTTATAGCCATATCATTCGCAATATCTATAATGTGCCAAAAGATATATTCAATACTATACACGATACACAAGAGATTGTGGATATGGCTGCAAGTATTGGCAAGTACTATGACAAACTACACGAGTTAAACTGTTTCAAAGAAATCAGTCCAAAGACAGTAAGTGAAGAAACTCATATTAAAGCAATATGGTTAGCATTGAACGCAAGCTATGCATTAGAAGCATTTAGATTTATGGTATCATTTGCTACTAGTTTAGCAATGGTAGAGAACAAAATCTTTATTGGTAATGGTAATATTATTGGATTGATTTTACAAGATGAATTACTACACAAAGCATGGACTGCATACATCATCAATCAAGTAGTCAAAGAAGATGAAAGATTTGCTAAAGCAAAACAAGAGTGTGAAGGTGAAGTATATCAATTGTACTTAGATGTAATCCGTGAAGAAAAACAATGGGCAGACTATTTGTTCAACAAAGGACCTGTAATTGGATTGAATGCTAATGTATTGAAAGACTTTGTTGATTATACAGCAGTAGGTGCATTGAAAGAGATCGGTATTAAATATCAAGGTAATGCGCCAAAGAGTACGCCTATACCTTGGTTCAACAAACATAGTGATACAAGCAAGAAGCAGACCGCACTACAAGAAAACGAATCAACAAATTATGTAATCGGTATTATGAGTGAATCACTTGATTACGACCAATTGCCAAATTTATAAAAGGAAATAAGATGAAAGCCATAGTATGGAGTAAGTACGACTGCCCTTATTGCGACCAAGCAAAAGCCTTACTAAAAAGTAAAGGGATACAGTTTGAAGAAAAGAAAATTGGTGATGGATACACCAAAGAAGATTTATTAGAAGCAGTACCAACTGCCAGATCAGTTCCGCAGATTTTCCTAGACGGAGAACTTGTGGGTGGGTTCACAGAACTCAGAAAAAAATTAACAGAAAGCGTATAATGGAAATTGGAAAAGTATTTACAATTAAATTGAATTCAGGTGAAGAATTGATTACTAAGGTAGTTGACATTACTAGAGATAACATCATTATTGAAGAACCAGTGAGCATTGCACCAGGGCAACAAGGTATGCAAATGATACCTAGTATGTTTACTGCAAATCCTAAGGGTAAATTTACACTAAATAATACTAGTATTAGTCTTTATGCAGAGACAGATGACAATATTAGAATGAAATATTTAGAAGCAACCACTGGAATTAAAGTACCGGATAAGAAAATCGTATTAGGATAATATGGCAAAAGTAAGCAGATTGGGTGACACAAATCAAGAAGGCGGTAGAATATTACGCGGCGCCAAGACGGTTTATGTTAATGGAATCCCAATCGGTTTACATGTTAGTAGATTATCGGGGCATGGCGAAGATGAACACAGTGAGAATGTTGCGTATACTACAGAAGCTAGTCCAACAGTATTCGCTGAAGGTGTTGCTGTACTAAGAGTTGGGTCGGGTAATAGCTGCGGACATCGTATTGTTAAAGGCAGCGAGGATGTGTTTGTACCATGAGTGATTCAGGAAAACAAAGTCCTTTGGGCGTTAACGTACTAAGCGGGTTATTGCAAAATACTGGCATAGGAATTAATTCTACCTCTGCTTCTTATATGGGTTCCAGTACTAGTATTAGCACTTATACCTACGGTACAATAATCTCTAATACTGTACTTAATAACTTAACAAATGCAATAAGACAAGGATGGGTAAGATATAATGCCGGTGATATATCATTGTCAACCTATACTAATTTATTAGCAATAGGTAGTACAACTATCCCTGCACTAGGCAATAGCCCACCAAGTACATACTCGGGTAGTCAAAGTTACAACTTTGCTTACACTGGACAAAATGCTAGCTATGGATATTACAGATTATTCGCTTGGCAAGCATATAACGAATACAATTATAATTCTAGTTTACCAAGCTATATAGATTTTTTGGGTTCTTTCCAACAAGCTGGATCATATATAAGCCAATCAAATCAATCTATAATGACTTTACAAAATTCTCTAGAATTTTTGACAGGCACTTATAGTAATATGAATGACTTGACTACAGCAGATATAACTGGTGTAAGTTTATCAACTACTAATTTTGGTCAAGATTTAATTAATTTAGGTAAAGCACTAGACTTAAAAACTATCGCTACATTTGGACTACCTTCTAATCTATTAGCTACTATAAAGAATGTTAATGGGTTAACAACATCATTGCGTATAGCATTACTCGCAAGTGGATTGTCAGTATCTGATGTAGATAGAGCAACTAGCAATAATAATGTAACAGCAAATCAACAACAAATGATTTATGGTGCATTCTTGATAATAGCAGGTGTTGACTTAGATGAAATATTGATTTCGTTAAATTGCAAGACAACAGGATTGGACACTTTAGCAGATTTATTGAACCCAAGTAAAATGTTTCCTAATAGCTATCTGACACTAACGGTTCCGGTATACAATGTAGGACAAACACAATCTACAAACAGCAAGACTTACTATCCTATATATACTAGTAGTGGAAGTTTGAATTCAGGTTTAACTGCACCAGCTATAAAAGCACAAATAGGGTCAACATCACCGTCTGGTACTGCACAAGTATCATATACTGGATATAGTAGTATTAACAATGTACAAGTTATACCACAAGGATTTGGGTCTTATTTACAAGATTTAATACCAGCAGATATAGCAGTTGCAGCGGGCGCATTCAGTATGTCAATGCAGCAGATAAAAAACATCACTAATGTTCCTATAGAAAAGTTTGCTCAAGTAGCAGCAAACTTAGAAACTACTCAAGGATTAAATTTAGTCAATGGAACAACTGTTCCAACTGACACAATCAATGCACAGATAGCATTGACTTCAATAGCATTGGGTAGTGGAGCAAGTAATACATATACATATAGTGATTTCTTTGGTTCAATGTCTGGATTACCTTATCCATGGGAATTGATGCAAACACTAATACTATCTATTCAAACACCAACATTAGCAACTATATACGCAACTTTATATACTGCTACGCAAGGTGCTACTCTTGGATTAGATGCAGCAGTACAAGCACAAATTGATTTGGCAAATGCTGAGATATCAACAATAATGAATTTATCTTCAATTCAAGCAACACAACTTAATAGTTTATATAGTAAAACTGCAACACAATTAAACATAGAACAACGTGCTAGGTATAACGGAATTAGTACTGTAGTATACAAGACACCAACTGTATATAGTTTTGTAGATAGTATACCTAATTATGCATTAGATACTCAACCTAATATGGCTGCACAAACATTAGAAGCTATTAGTAATTTAACTAATGTAACTGGACAAAGTATAGTGGGTATGATGCGTGAGAATAGAAATCAAACTAGATTGAATTTAGTTGGAATTCCATTAGATAACAATATACCAGATAATGTTCCATTAAATGCACCAGATGCTGCACCAGCATATCCTGCTGATACAAGTATTATAACAGCACCTGACCCAATAGTAATACCCGGAAGTTTAGCAGAACCTGTGAATATCATTCCAATTCCGCTAAATACTATAGACAATTCTTCGGTACTGTTACCTTCAGTACCTTCAATAGCGCAAGCTATCAATGATGTAATCACATGTAATTGTGATTGCTGGGTTCAATAACCAAAACATTTGGTTATTAATCAAAACTGTAGTATACTACAGAAAAGGAAAATTATGTTTTTATCATTAAAAAATAAAATAGTATTACTGTCCATGATGTTTTTATCATTCATGGTTATTCCTTTGCCAACACAATCATTGTACAATTTACCAGAGATTAGTATACCTACTCTGAAGAAAATTGACATGAAACAACTTGCGTGTATGGCAAAAAATATATATTATGAAGCGGGCGCTGAGATAATGCCTGGTCAAGCCGCTGTCGCCAGAGTAGTAATGAATCGTGTTAATCATGGGTTCGCCGAGACTCCATGCAAAGTAATCTATCAAAAGACTACAATCAATGAAAATGTTGTATGTCAGTTTAGCTGGGTTTGCGAGGGCAAAGGTGATCCTAACCCTGCAAGCGCAAGATACAAGCAAGCAGAAATGATTGCGTACCAAGTAATGACAGGCATGTATAAAGATGTTGTTCCAAAGACAACATTGTTCTTTCATTCGATACATGTTGATCCATCGTGGCCATACAAGCAAGTAGCAAAGATAGGTAATCACATTTTCTATAGCAAGCAAAGAGTCAAAAAAACTGATGATTGATGATAGTAAGCTAGATTGGAATTGGGAAAAGTATCTATCATCAAAAGAAGATGGCATACTGATTCCTAAACAAGATAACTTAGAATATGATTTACTTACTACTGAGTGGATCATAGAAAAAGTTAAAAGTGATAAAGTCTATGCCCAACATCTATATGCGGCAATGTGCAACAATGACTTTATGCGTAATGATGTATGGCCTATACTAACTGAGAAAAAATGGAGTTGCAGTTGGAGACATGCAGGTGGAGTCATTTCTGAAATACGCGGTGAAGGTGATTATTTGGATTGGTACTGTAGTGGTATAGTTGATGCGGACGAAGATCAGTGGGGTATTTTAAGTGAAGATTCAAAGAAAAGACTACTTGAGACTAAAGCGCATGTAGCTGAAAGTGTTGTTACCGATGAAATACGCAAAGATTTGTTTAAATTAAATTGGATTGTAGTAGAAGATAAATCGTCCGACTAAATACAACACAGGAGATATATTATGTTAGAAACTTTGTTATATTTATTGTTAGGTGCATTCGTCGGATGGAACTTCCCTCAACCACAATTTGCTAAAAACATTCAAGCAAAAGTTTTATCAATGTTTAATAAAGAGGCTAAATAATGGCATATTCTCAACAAGTTGTAGATCACTATGAGAACCCACGTAACGTGGGTAGTTTTAGTAAAGAAGATGAAGATGTGGGTACAGGAATGGTCGGTGCCCCAGCTTGCGGTGACGTAATGAAACTGCAAATTAAAGTAGATAAAGAAACGGGGTTAATAACAGATGCCAAATTTAAGACATATGGGTGTGGGTCGGCAATTGCTTCTTCAAGTCTTGTCACAGAGTGGGTCAAGGGTAAAACACTGGATGAAGCTGGAGCCCTCAAAAACTCACTCATCGCCGAACACCTCGCCCTCCCACCAGTCAAAATCCATTGTAGTATCCTCGCCGAGGACGCCATCAAAGCCGCAGTAGCAGATTACCGTAACAGGCACTAACATGAGTACAGAAGAAGATAAAATTAAGCACAGTAAACGCTTGCTTAAGGACGACAATGCCATCACCAAACAATTGCAAATCGCTAAGGAGATGGGTCATGCAGGTCATGACAAATTCATCAAAGAACCACATCGTCTAGCAAAACATCATGCATTGGATTGTGGTAATCCAAAATGTCTGTTATGTCATAGTGAGAAAGTATTTGGTCACAAGACTATTCAAGAACAACGCTTTGACCAAGATGTAGAACATCCTAGAGGAAAACATAGTAATGGTTTGACAATAAAAGAAGATTGACTGTTTGTGACCAGATAAATACTGTTAGACACACTAGGAGGATTTATGTCACAAACAATGCAAAACTTAGCCGACGCTTTTGCTGGCGAATCACAAGCACACACTAAGTATCGTTACTTTGCTAAAATTGCCCGAGAAGAAGGTAATGAAGAAATAGCAAAACATTTTGAACACACCGCAGATCAAGAGATTCTACATGCATGGGGACATCTAGAGTTAATGATCAAGAAGCCAACTACTGAAGAATGCTTACAAATGGCAATTGACGGGGAGACTTATGAATTTGAACATATGTATCCTGAATTCAAAGAAACGGCTGAATTTGAAGGTAATATGGTTTTTGCTAATGAAGCGAATATGCAAATTCAAGAATCAAAAGAACATGCGGAGCAATTCAAAGCATTGCTAACCAAAGCTGAAAAACGCTTTGGTGCATTAGCTAAGATTGAAAAGCGTCATGCTGAGGCATATCAAAAACATCTAACAACATATAAGGAGGCAGTATAATGGAACATATATGCGTAGTATGCGGCCATGTCCACGATGAAACAATTGAAGGTAAATGGGAACAACTTCCTGACGACCATGTTTGCCCTGAGTGCGGATGCGGCAAAGAAGATTATGAATTGCTATAAGTGATAGAAACCCATAAAAGAACTATACTTAGAATGATCACCTATCGCTTAACTGCATGGGTGTTTACCATAGTATGGACATATTTGTTTACTGGGAATTTAAGTAGTGCAGCTGGATTTGCTACTGCTTTACACATTTTATTAAGCATCGACTATTACATACATGAACGTATATGGTTAAAAATAAAATGGGGAATAAGTGATGACAAAACTTAAAATTCTTATAACAGGTAACCCTGACAAAGATATATCAAAAGAAATTGTCAATATTTATCCAGAAGCACATACTGTTTCAAGATCAGATAATTCAACATATCAAATGGATTTAACTATTGATACTAATGTTTTTGAATTAGCTAAAATAAGCAAAGACTATGATATAGTAATCAATTCTGCTTTGATACCAAATTTTGGGCAAACACGCATATTGCAAGCAGTATGGACCGAATGGAAAGTAGAAAAACATCAAGGGCATATAATTAGTTTTGGTTCAGCAGTTGATTATTTTTATAGACCAGACAATAGATTATATCCTATTGAAAAACGTGCGCTTAGAGATTTAAATAGGTCTTTGTCCAAACATGTTACTTGGTACAATTCAAAAATAAAATGTACATATTTTAGCTTTGGTGGAGTATCAACAGAAAAAACACTCAATCAATGGGGACATTTTTCACACTTTGATACGGTCGAGATTGCAAATTATACTAAATGGATAATTGAATCTCCTTCAACTGCTAATATAGATGAATTGCATATAACACCTATTCAAACTGCAACGAAAGAAGAATTAAAAAAACTAAATAAGAACAATCCTATCAAATGGGATTCCGGTGACACCCGTTCTTTTCTTATATCAGCCGAATAATATGAAAAATCTTTGGAAGAAAAAAATTATAGATTTAGCAGCAATGCAACTTGATTTTCCTGTGACGGATGAAGATATCTTGATTATGGCTAAGGAAATAGATAATATCCCTGACAAATACTGGTATTGGTGTACATTCAGGGAGTCTTATCTACTATGTCTATATGGCAACGAAGATGTAAATAATAAAAAAGATATGTATTGGTTGTCATTTGCTAACAATTGCACAAAGATAAAAGAGTTATGTAATAATTTTATTTTTCCAATGACAGATATTAGACCTAGAATAATTATTATTAGAACAATGCCTGGGATGAAGATGAGGTTGCACACAGATTGTTATGCAGATCAAATGGAAAAATTAGAACCAAAACTTAGACTAGTACTTAAAGGTAGAAACAACACCTTGTATTATGTCAACGATAAAAAAGAACAGATACACATTCCTAATTCTTGGAGAGGATACTTAATGTCCGGTGCTGCACTACATGGCATGGACAATGAAACTGAAGAAAAATATACATTATGTTGGGGTGATCCATGGACCGGTGATGAATTAAATAATGATAAATTTTTTGAGTATATAACATCACAATATACCAAATATAGCAGTGATGCTATTCGTGTATCATCTTTAGGTAAAGTTGATCATGCTATCGGAATAAAAGACCCTAACAAAGAAAAAATATATAGCTGGGATGATTGGCATGAACGTAAAAATAGTTGATGCAAATAGTATAGATGTTTATAACTTTAGAAAAGAAATTATCTGCGTAGATGAAAAATCAATTGAAGATTATCTAACAGACGATATCAAATACAATAAAAATATACCTGAAGAAGTTTGGAAATTTAGCAAACTTAAATGGGAATCTCTTGGGTTTGATGCATTATATGCAGTATATGTAAATGACGAGATTGCTGCCATTAGTGGCGCAAAGTTATACGGAAGATTTCTTAGGGTCGGAATGATGTATTATGTTCTTAAAAGGTTTAGAAAATCCGTTAGGAGTACATTATGGGCTAATGATGGAATGTTAACAACGGCTGTTAATGATTTTGCTAAACAAATAGATTACAGTTTTGTTTCTATATATGCACATAATACACGATTAGAAGCATGGTGCCGCGCTTTAATTCGCGGGAAACGGTACGGTCAGATAGGAAACGGGACAGAGCATATTGATTTACTTAAAAGTTATACGATGGATAACGATCTAATCATGTTTAATAATGTTCCTCAGTATATTTTGTATAGAAAAGAAACAACAAATGACATTGATCCTGATATATTCTTAGAAAAGTTATCAACGCTAATAAATACAACATGAAACAACTATTCACCCCTACTCACACTAAAGTTAAAAATTTACAATGGGCATTGCACCTATTCATCATTCCTGCTATCTATTTTGGAGACATGTATTATTGGTTAACTACCTTAATAGTATTTTGGTTGATGCATGGATTAGGTTCAGGTATAGGCGCACATAGATTCTATACACACAAGACTTTTACTACTAGTAAAGTGTGGGAAATAATAATGTCATTTTGTTTTACTGTCAGTTGCACAGGTTCGACTGTTGGATATACTTTGATGCATCTCAAACATCATGGATTTAGCGATCAAGATAAAGATCCGCATAATCCAGAACCTAACTTTTGGAAAACATGGTGGGGAATTTATGATGAGACTAAGTTAGTATTTGGTCCCAAAGTGTATGCTAGATTGATGTCTAATCCAATAATGAATTTTTTCCATAGGAACTATTTCCTTATAATCATATCATATGTATTATTATTAGCATTGATAAATCCCATGCTGATTATTTTTGCTTTTGCTATTCCCGCTGTAATGCAATTTCAAACTAATGCGATTTTGATAGCACTAGTACATTCCCCAAAGAGCAAATTTGTCGGAGGATATCGTAACTTTGAAACTACTGACCGTTCAGTTAATATATGGTGGTTAAAGCCGTTATTGCTTGGAGAAGAATTGCACAACAATCATCACGGGATGCCAAGTAGTATAACAATGAATTCAGGTAGAGGATGGAAAGACTTTGATCCATTGTACTATGTAATCAAGTATGTTATTTGCGGAAAGGAAACTGTTCGTGAAGTATAAAATACTAGATGCTAATGCAGTAGAGGTCTATGATGTTGACTATAAGAATTTATCTACGGATGAAGTTAATCAGATAGCAGAGTTGTATTTCAAACATCTTGTTGTGATAGCCAGGGATCAACACTTATCTCCAGAAGATATGATCAAGGTAGCAAATCAGTTTGGCGTTCCTGAATATTTTGATCCAGAAACACAACGACAAAGAGCCGCTGAGAATGTCAATGGAGTACAAAGAGTTTGCAAAGGATTCAATGACGATGGTACTCCTAAAGGATTGTTTGGGCATGATGAAGAATTGAATTGGCATGCTAATCGACCATCAGCAGAGAACGAACGCAAACCTATCATATTCCTAGTAGCAGCACATGATACTAAAGGATCAAAGATAAGCTGGGCCAATATGGCATTAGCCTACGATGATCTAGACCAATCGACTAAAGATTTCTTAGAAGATAAGAAAGGTATATATGGATTTGAGCCGGACACATATACTAAGTCATTCAACATATGGAAACCACATCGCAATAAAGATGGACAGAATTTTATCAGAACGAATCCAGTAGGGATAAAAGGAATGTTTTTTCCTTATTATCAATTTTTTGGATTTAAAGATGTTGATGAGAAAACTAATCAATATTATAAAGAACTTCTATTCAATCATTCTTATCAAGACAAATATTGCTATCACCATGAGTATGAAGATGGCGATGTTATATTTGGAGATCAGTGGTTAACTGTTCACAAACGATGGGCTTGTGAATTAGGTAATAGAATGATCTATAGAGTTTCTATGGATTGGTCTAAATGTCTAACTATCTCATTGTAGTAGGTATTTAAAATAGTATTACAGTACTCAATTTTTTCTATTCTGAATGAGTCACCTATCATACTTTGTAGAAAATCGATAATATCTACAAATCTTCTATCAACTAGCATAGTACATAAATCTATTGAATTTTGTGTAGGTTTGGTATTAAATTTATTTAACACCAATTTATTACTGTTTTCTTCTGTCCCGGGGTAACATGCGACATTTCTATCAAATTGATATTTCAACCCTCTTTCAGTCGTTGGAATAATAGATAGTTGTTTTATATTATATCCTAAACTAATCATTTCATCGTACGGTATAATATTGCTCCAGGTATGCATACCATATATCAATCTCATATCTTTTATATCAACATCATTATTACTATAAAACTTAATATCATTTGTTTGATGTTTCCATTTTTGCTGTTGAGCAATCAAATGAGTTGCTAAATTTTCAAAAAAATAAACATAATCAATAGTAGATGAAGGGTCACACTTGTCTAAAAACCAATTCACTATTCTTTTTGGAATTAATATATCGTAATCAATTTCTCTTGAAGCTGCATTCTGATTTATTGTTGTAGCGGATAATATTCTTGAATTCTCATAGTGTAATTTACTATCTAGTTCAGCCCATAATCTTAATAACAGCTGGCCAGATGAACCAGGCATATAATCTATTAAAATTAATTCATTGTTTTCTAGTATTGAAAATTTCATGTCACACTAAATCAAGTAGAATATTATTTAGATTAGGATCTATTTTTGACACCCAAGTGTTTATTGAATAAATTTCTAGTTCTCTTTTATCTTCACCTCTTTCAATAGAATATTTAAAATCAAACACTTTTATTTTACCATTCTTATGTGTCATATTGGCCATTGCATTATTAATTTTGTAAATATTATTTTCTTTGAAGAACTTAAAAATTTCAACTATTTGTTCTGATGCGTCAGGTATAATGTGATTTAATCTAGTACTTTCATGCTCGTACCAAGTCAACAAATCTGGATTTGTCCACTCTTGTATTAAATAAAAACCCGGCTCGTCTTTTAATTCACCATGCTCGTATAATTCAATTACCATATCAGATTTTAATTTAGTTGACCAATGTATTTCAGTATTAAAAAGTGAGGTTATTCTTTCCATAGATGTCTCAAACGGTTTTTTGCCGGTTATAGTAATACTATCTGGTTTATAAAATTTTTTACAAAGACCTGCATCCTTGTCTACCCAAACTTCAGCGGCCGACCCGCGGGACCCATTATCTTTTTGAAATAATTTAAACATTTAATCTAATCAACGATTACTTAATATTACTGCTACTAAATGAACTCTTGAACCTTTACTCCCATTAAATGCGGTATGTCTTTTTGTAGTATCTGCTATATGCCATTTGTTTAATGGTAAAGTCATAACTTCATCTTCTATTACTAAAAAACATCCTTCTTGTGATACAATTGGATAATGTAACCTAGGAGTATCATCAACATGCCAACTCAAACATGTTTTTGGTTTCAAATTCATCAATCTGATCCTACCTAATATATATCTTTCATTTAACATATTAAAAACTGTTTCAAAAGTTGTTCCTTTAAATTGACTGCACATGACCGTAAAGTCAGATTCATTTAACTGTTCTGTTTTTATAAAAAGATTACTAATATTATCAATACCGTTAACTGAATCTATTTTAGAATTATTCCAATCAAACATTAAACTTCCTGCACCTTTGTGAAAATCATGTTCAAAATTTGGTATAGAATTTAAACAAATTTGATTTTGTTCTCCCCAGCTTAACACCTTTGAACTTATTAATTGATCAAGTTCTATGGATAGTGTTTCGAATGTTGGTAAATTTACTTCAGTAAAATATTTCATTTGATATTATATTAATAATGTTATGGTCTAATTAAGCATTCAGTAACTCTATATTTAATTCCCCAATTAATCTGTTCTATTATATATTTTGCAGCATCGCTAACTTCTATATATGATTCAGGGTTACAATCTCTTAATACCCGTTGAGTACCTACCCAGCCAAATTTAATATTAATTACTTTGCATGGATCGTCTAAATGACTTAATTGCTCAGAGGCTTTGTCTAATGCAATTTTGTGTGCTGTATACATGTGGGGAAAATTTTTGATTCCGCAAGTAGTGGATGAACCTATATTAACTATTATTTTGTTGGAACCTTGCCAAACTTTAAATAACTCGTATAACAAAGTTACCTGATTAAAATCAGCGTATGCATTATTGATGAATACATCACACTCAATAGACTGTAATATTATAGATTCTCTGTTTTCTTTAACTGTAATATCATATCCATTACTCTTAGAGAACCCTATATAATTTGATTCTAATAAATTAGTCAATGCTAATCCTATCCCTTGAGTATGACCTGTAATTGCGTACTTCATACAAACCTTTTGAATCCCCAAAGTCTTTCTTTGCACCACCAGCAGTTATTACAGTGTCCTAAAAAATCAGCCGGAGGATTTTCTATTTCGCAGCTTCTAGTTAATGGAAATAACGTTTCTGTTAAGTTTAAAGAGTGGTACATTTCAGCTATTTTTATTTTATCAATATTAAAAAATGGAAAACAAAAATTATCATAAATTATAGATTTTACTATTAACGGGTCTCTCTCCACATGTTCAGTATTGTCAATTGGTGTCAAAAAATTATCTGCTATGTCTTTAGGAGGATTAGCTGTTAATCCTGCATATAATTTAGTTATTTTTTTATTTTCTAACATTTCATTGGGCAATCTAAGTAATTTTTCATTATTTTGTACATCAAGATATACTACATGATGATTTATATTATTGTTTTTGGTTAACTCTACGCACTTGTCAATTACATTAGCTGCAACTTTTGCCGGTAATCTTCCCTTAAGGTCTGGTGCTAATGTAAATACTTCAAGTGTTTCTTTTTTATTTAATAGTAAAATATACAATAAAAGGCTACTATCGGTTCCACCGGAGAAATTTATTCCTACGTTCCCATCAAATAATGGAATTTCTACATTTTCTATTATTATATTTTTCATATCGTCCTCTTTGGCAATTTACTATCGGCACTACTTACACATGAATTACTTATACAAATCATAGGCTTATCGAATAATTTGAATCCAGTCTCTATGTTTCCCAGTGGAGTATCAGTGCAACTATAACTACGCTTGATACTACCATCTGGTTCTCTGATGATTATGCCTTGAAATCCACTATTACATTCCCAACCTTTAAAATTGTTGAACCCGAACGCATTGAATCGTTCTGCTTGATCCATGTACCATTTCTTACCGTATTTATCAGTGAATTCTACTTGCATGTGTGCAGGCACACTACTATCATTTTCTCCTGCCATGTGAGGAGGAACTTCAAATTTAGCTTTTGGTCTATCATTCCATACACGCTTCTTTTCAGTATAAGCACGTTGCGGCATACCATTATGTAACTGTTTCATCTGTTCTTCAGTATACCCACTGACTACAAAATTAGCAGTAGGATCGCTCTGCGGTTTCAACGTGACATTGATTCCTTGATTGTGGAAGAACAATGCATTCTCGTAGTCTTTATCAAACCATGCGGGAACCATTACCATGTTGATGGTTATCTGTACATCATGTTCTTGACAGAATATCAGTTTATCTGCAAAGTCTTGCATCTTCTCAATCGTGTCAAGATGCTCTGTGTGTAGACTCGCCGTGATGCTAGCACGATGAAATTTCTTAGCATGTTCTACATATGTCTCAAACCATTTCATATTCCTAGAACAGTTACTGGTCATATGTATGCTAGTGTAATTAGTATTGTCTACATCATTCGCTAGATACTTTAGTATGTCTAGATATCCAGGATGAAACGTAGGTTCACCACCACTTAGACTAAAATGAAAACTATTAAATCCATTAAGTCTAGCTTGAGATTTTATCTCATCTATAGTACTTAAGCATAACTCTGTAGGTCTATGGTCTTTCGTATCACTACGGGCATAAGGCCAGCAATAGCTACATTTGTAGTTACAAAATCTACCTAGCAACCAACTGACGGTGAATAGGTCACGATACAATAAAGTTCGTTGGCCTACTTGCACTATATCTTTAAATGGGATTTTAGTGAAATCATAATCACTGTATTTTAAATCAGTCATAATATATATGGGGCCACATTAAATCCATGTTTGGACAATAACGACAAATTCTTTTTGTGCCAAACAATCAATTCATCATTAAATGATGAATCATAGTCAATATCAAATATTTCTTCTAAATATCCTTTAATAAAGATTTTAGAATAATCAATAATAGTAACTCCTCTTTCTTTTAATGCTGGGATTTGAAAATTTGAATAGGCTTCAAAATTTCCCATTATTTTATAAAAATACTTATTATATAAATCAAACGGAGTTGAATTAAAAATTTCATTAAAGGTAATGTTTTTATCATATTTCATATATGCAATTACGTCTAACTGCATTCCGTACATAATCGTTATGTTATTTTTTATAACCCAATCTAGTCCATTGTTTAACAAGCTAGACAATTCAGCGTCATTTATATACCTACTACGGTCATGCTCAAAAAATTTAATTTTATCATTCTCTTTAAGGCAGATATGTTTAACTGCTAAATCTTTTATAAATAATAAACTTCCTGCATAAGTATACCATTTTTCATTATCAGCACATATCAAATAAGTATTTTCTTTAGTAAAGTATGAATTTGATAAAATATTGCATCTAAACAAAGGTGGCTTGTGATCTTGTTTTAAATAAACAATAGCCTCATTTACTTTGTCTTTTATGTTATACCCTAAAAAATCATTTTTAGTTTTTATGACATTGATTAAATCAGTAATTGATGAATTGTAAGTAAGGTTGCAATGATATACTAAATGAAAAAAATATGGCAATCTGACTAAAGTTCTATTTTCTGAAGTTACAATAACTTGAGTAGAAACATTATTCCTAAATTTTTTAGTATGTGTCGAGATTAAATTAGTTAAAAATTCACCACCTGCCCCTCCACCATACATGAGATAGTATATTGGATAATTGCATAATGCTTCTAAAATTAGTTCATCATCATTCATATATAGCTCCATGTTTTTATTAAAGTAGAAACAAATGGAAAAATATTAATCCAATCTTGTTTTTGATTTATAGCTAACCGATTAAATACTCCTACTAATTGTTTTCGTGTTTCATTGAGCAACGATTCAGACATTATCATACGAGATGAGGTACAATACTTCTCATAAGAATCAAGTTTTTTTAATATTTTTTTGTCCCCGTTAGCTTTGTTTTTTACAATATCAAATATAGTATTCTGTTGCCGTTCATCAAGTAAATTGATATTGAAAAATGCTGGGTTATATACTAAATGACTAGTACCAGGATTTTCTATGTCTCTGTTTATCTTCTTATAGTTTTGCTTCTTTATCCATATCATTAAGTCAGAGTAATGTTCCAGTGTTAATATACTTACTGTAGTAGAAGTGAACACAGTAATGTTTTCCGCAGATTCATCCAACATTTTTAAATTTTGTTCAATAGTTTCCCATTTTGAAGGGTAACGAACAGCATCGTTAGCAATTCCATACGCATCTACACTAGCGCAAATTCTAATCACTTTGAATTTTTTCCACATGTCAAACAACAACGGAGGGAATACAGTTAAGTTCACGCTATATTCTAACTCAATGTTTTTTGCGTAACCTTCTTCTATCAACCTATTCAATAGATAATGATGGTACTTAATTATTAATGGTTCACCGCCACCGAACTTAATCTTGTTTAAATATTTTGAATTTTCGATTAATGCATCTATCTTATCTTTGTCATTGGCCCAATCAAAGTCGCTATCAGCTAATTTCAGATTGTAAATCTTGTCATCTACAATAAAATGATCATGTCCAGTTATCTCTTGATAATCTTTATACCATAAGGTAGATTCACCGGGAAAACACATTACACATCGTAGATTACATTGATTTCCTATCCTAAGGTCTAGTGAAACTAACTTTGAATTAGTTATCGTACCGTCGACGGTCGTGCTGTTGATAGCATCATCAATAGTAAATGTATCTAAATGTCTTTTAGTTTCCCAATCGTTTCTGCTGTTACTTCCCGTACTAGTATCAACCTCACACCGCTTGCATTGTTCTGGCCACACCCCATTTAATATATCTTTGCGTACTTGCTTAAGTGTGTCACAATTTAATACATTGTCTATGTTAGCTAAACTATCTGCTTTCAATGTCACTTTATCTTTGGACAGCACGGTATTTTCATTACTACCACTTTGACTATGGGAACACATACGGAGTGTTCCGTTATTTTTAATTGCGACATGAGTCCAAGGTAAAGGGCACCACATATATTCTTATTTGTTATTGATATTTATACAGTATAAATACGCTGGGAACAATACTTATGCGTGATTCGGAGAATAGACAATATACAAGTGAATGGCTACAACATGAACGCCCTCAACCCATGTACGATTCATCTATCAACAAACTATATGAATCAGTTTTCTACACCAATCCGGCATACAATGATGATATAGCTAATGAATTCAAAATAGAATTCATACATTTTCTTAACAATCATTCACTCAGTAAATTATCAGGTATTGATATGTTCCCTCATACTGATATATGTGTGGGGTGTACCCAATTTATTGATGATATCTATCAGCGTGTAGGTACCAATGATGTTATGATATTTGAAAATGATTACAAATATCACTGGAGATTGAACAATGACATTGAATATGTTACATTAGATACGCTTGTTCCAAATAAAGAATTGATAATCTCTATGCCTTTCCCTGCACACGGAGATGTGCATCCATTAATGCATACTATATTAGACCGTTGCGAACAACTAGATATACCCGTGCATTTAGACGGTGCATGGATAACTTGTAGTAGAGATATAACATTCAACTTTGATCACCCTGCTATCAAAACTTTTGCTGTAAGTCTAAGCAAAGGTGGAATGGGCAATGATAGAATAGGTGTACGATTTTCACGCACTAGACCATGTGGAGCGATAACCATAATGAATGACTTTAATATGAATTGCAAAAGCCTGTTACATACTGGATTGAAGTTTATGCAAGAGTTAGGTTCTGAATATTTCTGGAAAAAATATGAGACTAGATACTATAAAGTATGTGAAGATTTCAATCTAATACCCACTAAATCTATACATGTAGCTAAAACAATGCAAGGAAAAATCGTAGGTATCAGACCTTTGTTGAGATGTTTATAAGAAGTATTTCTCTAATGATGGAATTATATCAACTATATCTTGATTACGTTCTTTATCTAAAAACTTAGTATAATTTACAAACTCTGAAAATTGAGTTTCGTGCAGGTCTTCTTGATTCATGTATGTAAGAATTCCAGTGTATATATCATTTGCACGTTCAATTAACGCACTGTCAATTTCAGATTCATTTAATTTAATCATAGATTCTTTGTATCTAGTTTCTATCTGAGTTTTTATCTCAGGTGGCAGTACCCTAACATTTAATGACAATGGACGATGTGCTACATGATGTGATATTATAGGACGATTTGACCTTATACTATCTAGACCACTTTCAAATATTTTCCATTCAACAAAATCAGCTATATGTAAAGCATTATATGCGGTAACTGTAACGGTCAACCAGCATTTTATATTTGTTTGAGTCTCTACTAACTTATTTAATTTTTGTAGATTGGGGTATAGTTGACTCCATTTAACAGGCCATCTTTGATATTCGACTACCTTACCAAATCCATCTATACTTACTCCTAACTCTACTTGCTTGAATTTTTTCCATAATTCTAATGCTCTTTTGGGTAATGTGGTTCCGTTAGTATTATATTCTAATTTTATATTTTTGGCAACATCCTTGTCTATGCATTTTTGTAAGAACTCGTAGTGCCTCTCTATCATTAATGGTTCGCCTCCTGCCATATAAACATGCCGTATGTTAGCCAAGTTACTCTCAATTTGTGTCCAAAAATTCTCTGAGTCATGCCAATCATAATCATTAGTAGCAAGTCTGCCTACGCTGTTTCTAATAAGCTGAACTTTTCCGTGTGTATCATTAAAGCTATCTTTTCCAGTGTAAGAAGCCCATTGCTCATACCAACTATGACTATCAGTGGGACCGCACATTCTGCAAACTAGATTACATAGATTTCCAAACCTCATGTCATAAGATATAACCGGAAATTTCTCAATATCAATAGTTCCATCATCACTAGTATCATTTATTACATCATCTAATGACATTTCCCAATCAGCAATAGCATAATGTCTGTTGCTGGTCAATCCATTGTTTTCTTCTACTGTGCATCTTTTACATTCAGGACTCCATTCACCTACAATCATGTTCTTTCTAAGACGCTTCATTAACTCTGAATTACGTGATTCATCTAAATTGGCTGTTGCAGCATTAAATGTAGTGCCATCATCTCTGATAAGGATTCCCCTATTAGGACTTTGATTTGCTTGACAGCAAACGCGAACATCTCCGTTGTTACGGAATGCTTGGTAAACCCAAGGCAAAGGACAAAACGTATCAGACATAATTTAAGTGCTCATTTCTTTTAATAATTTATATGTAATTGGACTAACAATCTCTAATGATTGATCTCTCATTTGATCTAATTTATTAGTTATCTCAAAAAAATTAGTAAGTTCATGTGACAAATCTTCAGAGTTCATAAATTTTACTGCCCTATCTAGCTCCTTACAAAAAAACTTGTAATTAATTTCTTGTGTTTTTGTATTCATAATTCTTTCTTTATATGTTACCTTGCATTCTTCAAAATAGTTACTTATAAAAAGTTTACTAGTTAATGGAAAAATTTTAATATTATAACGTGCAGGTCCGTGTAATAAATGTGAATCAAATTTTGTATCAGGGAAATTTTCAAATTTCCATAACATTAACTCTGGTAGCTGTAACAGGTTAAAAACCATAATGGTAGGAGATATAACTGTTCTAAAATTTCCTTTTGCAGTAGTTAATTTAGACAAGTTATTTTCAATCTGTTTCCATTTACTTGGATATCGTATATAATCATTTAATTCTCCGACTCCATCAATACTAGGAGCAATTTGAATCAGTTTAAAATGTTCCCATAGCCCCCATGCTTTTTTAGGTATGTTAGTGAGATTAGTCATTACTTCAATATAAATTTGATTAGCATAACCCAATGAAATGCATTTTTCTAAAAAGCTATAATGATTGTCTATTAACAATGGCTCTCCGCCTATAATAAAAATATGCTTAAGATTAGGTATATGCTTTTCTAAATTTTTCCAAAATAGTTCTTGTTCATGCCAATTATAAATATCTGTCTCTAGTTTTGCTTTTTCAGTTAAGTTTGTTATAATTTTTAATTGATTACCCGATTGATCAGTAAAATAATTATTATTAAATAAAGTAACATGGTCATCATACCAAGCACTGGAATCAGTTGGGCCGCACATTCTACATTTAAGATTGCATAGATTACCAAATCTTAAATCTGCATATTTAATGGGTACACTAGTTTCATCTATAGAACCATCTTCATTCGTTCTAGTTACTGCATCATTTAATGAAAATTCTTTATTCCAATTCTCAATCATCTGTATTCTATTACTTCTATATCCAGTAGATTCTTCTTTCACGCACCTACTACACATTTTTGGAGACTCGTTAGCTAGTATAGTTTTTCTTACTTCTTTTAGAATTTTGGAATTTCTAAACGTTTCTAATCCATCTTTGGCTATATTAAAGTTTTCACCGTTGTCTTTTGTTATTGAACCTTTAGTAATAGAGGAATCTGCTTGACAACAAACTCGTAAATCACCGGTACTCCTAGTGCTTACTCCTATCCACGGCAACGGACAATATGTATTAGACATAATTAGGAGACCATTTCTCAACTAAAGCATCTTGCTTACAATGACATTCATGTTTATATGTGCAAGTTATGGGTTCTGTTGGTAAAGTATATCCAGAATAAACATTGCCTATTTTTCCACCTACTCTTGGCCAGCATCTAGATATATCACCATTTGGATCAATTACAAAACGGTCTATTCCTGCATTGCATTTCCAATCTGTAAAAATGTTTTTTTGATTCACTACTAAACTGTTCCAATTTGCTTGAACTCCGTTTAAAAAAATATTCTTTGGATATAAATCTAACCATGTTGGAAAACTAATAATAGAAGTTTTTTTAGGATATGATCGAATGTACTCTAATTGACTTTCAGTATATGGATATAACTCATCGCATATTAAACTTTTTCTTACGGGTTTAATATCAATTAATATATCTAATTTTTCAAATTCCTTAATAGCAGTTAACCCTTTTTCCCAATAATCAGGCGTTATCAATAATGAAACCATTGGGAAACATTTATCTTTCATTATTTTAACAACCTGTACCAAATGCTCAGTGTCCACTTCTTTTGAGTGCCATGAAAACAAAAACATTGAATTGCTAGACTTAAACTGTTCCCAATATCTGAGAGTCCTAGATCCATTGGTGTTTATTTCAATCACAAGATTTTCATGTGAAACGCTATCCATAAATGCTTGTAATTGCGGCCATTGTGTGGGTTCCCCACCTATTATCTCTAAACACACATGTGAGTTTTTTTGTCGTACTTTGTTAATAAAGTTAGCTACAGCTATATAATTTATATTCCATCTTTCAGAACCATCATTACTATTTGGGTGACAATAATCACATGTATAATTACACACATTATGTGGTTTAAACGATATCATTGCTATGTTTTTTGGACCAGAATTAGTTAAGTGAATAGGTATCATTTAAATATATCTTTCATTTCTGGAAAAGTGTCATAAAAATTAGTACCGCGATATCTATCAACCTTCTCGAGGTAGTCTTTAGTTTCTGGTAATCTCACGCTCCAATCATCGCTTTTCATAAAGCTAATCATACCGCGCAGTCTATCAATACCATAAGACGCAACTTTCCAATCTTCTTTGGTTACTTTACCTTTGTGCCATGATGGAATACCTAACTCCCAATTTTCTTCCCACCACGGTATGAATTCTTCATACTTGCGTTCGCACTCATCTTTGAACCATTTAGGCAATATCTTCACGTTCAAAAATGCAGGCCAATAGACAAAGTGATAGTTGATGCCACCCGCACCGAATGGCCACATATTTATTTTCTTGAAGTTCTGCTCTAACTTCCATTTTACAAAGTCTGGAATGTAATAAATGTTCAATGCGTTGACTGCACATGCAACAGTTATCTCTACATTGTCGCTAGTCTGTGTATCTAGTATATGAAATACTTCTTCTGTACGACTCCATTTGCTTGGATAACGTATGTAATCGTTCATCTCATGTATACTGTCTACACTATAGTGAAAACGAACAATCTTGAAATGTTTCCATAATTCAAATAAATCTTCACGCCATTCTACTCCGTTACTGTTATAGCGTATCTCCATATCTTTAGCATATCCTTGACGGATGCATTCTTCTAAGATATCATAGTGTTCTTCAATGATGAGACTCTCGCCACCTGCAAAATACAATTGCTTCATGTTTGGAATCTGTTCATAGAACTGTTTCCAAAATACTGGATTATTCTTGTGCCAATTATAGCTGCTTCCGTTTGTACTTCCTTTATTATCCCATTGCCATATCTCTTTTACATTCTTATTTTCAATGGTAGGATAGATATTTTGCCATTCTTTAATCCAACCTGAACTGTCATGCGGGCTGCACATGATGCAAGCCAACTGACATTTAGTTCCAAATCTTAAATCAATATATGCTAATTGAGGTGGTACTTCGCCGTCACTTGTTGTCTCAGCTAATAACTTATCTAAGTCAACTCTTTCTTTCCAATACTTAGTTTCCCACATGCGTTTGCTGTTATGTCCTGCTCGTTCCTCTTCATAACACTTGCGACAGCTTGGTGGTTCTTCACCGTTCAACATCTGCTTACGCACGTTCCTCATGTAAGTACTATTCCAACTAGAGACAAAATCACTCACGTTCAGATTATTAGGACGACCTTCTTCATCTTTTAATATGCCTACATTACCACCACCAATTTTGTCATTAGTGATGCCTACACTACTAGCGTTGGCAGTACAGCATACACGCATCTGCCCATCTGGACGAGTGCTGAGATGTACCCAAGGTAAAATACAGAATGTTTTAGAAGTCATTTAATTTTATCAGTTCAGGGATAGTTTCCCAAGTGTTTTCATTTCTAAGTTTATCTATTTGTTTAGTTGTTTTGATGAATAAATTTAAGTCTTTGAAATTAGAAGGTTTTGATAATTCTGCTAAAGTTTGTTTAAATTCTGAAATTATATTTGTTGAGTATTTATTGTCATATATATTTGCAAAAGATATAAGGTTATCGGTAATTGTTTTTTTAAATTCATCTGGAAGTACGCTTACGTTGTAATATGCAGGAGCTTCGATTAAATTAATATAAAAATTATTCTTTTTAATTATCTTTGAATCAGTTAGATATGTAATAATATTAGGCAATCTACTAACATTTAATACTCCTACTGTTATTCCAATGCCAAATTTAATAAAATCAAAATTAGATAATTGTTTTAAATTAGATTCAACACTTTTCCATACTGTTCCGTAACGAACTAATTCAGCACGATCTCCAATCTCATCAATACTTGCCCATACACTTATCTTTTCAGAATTCCACTTGCGCCAATAATCTAGTATGTCTTTTTTTCCATATGTTAACGTAGAACAGTTTGTATTGTATCGTATACGTACATCAAATTTTTTATGTTCTACTAACATATCTAATATTTGCCAATGTTCAGGCATCAATAAAGGTTCTCCGCCTGCAAAATATATTTCTTCAACATTATCAATTTGACTTTCTAAAAAATTAAAATCAATAGGAGTGTTTAATACTTTGTTTTGTTCAGATAACCATTTTAAATTAATTGCATCTTGTGTCCATGCGCTACTAAATGCAGGTCCGCAACTACGACATTTAAAATTACATAGATTGCTAAATCTAAAATCCCAATACTTCAAATGCATCGTAGAACAAGTTCCGTCAGAATTTGTTATATTAGGTATATTTTTTAAAACATCTAAATAAGATTCATTGCGAGAATAACGATTACTTTTTCCGGTAACATCTTCTTTATCAAAACATGAACTACATACAGTTGGACGAATGTTATTCATCATCTCACTTCGTAATTTCTTCATATTATCACTGTTCCATATTTCATTGATAGGTTGTGTATTAAGATCACCGGCATGGTAATGCGGTTTAATCAAACAACACGGAACTACTTTACCATTTGGTTGAAAGTTTAAATGCACCCACGGAACAACACACAATGTTTTAGAAGTCATTTTTTATTTCTTTAAATGAAATGTTTATACTATCATCTCTTACATCAGACTTATCTATGTTGTCATTTATTTTGTCACTACAAAATTTAGAACAAACTGATTTTTCATTTTTCCAACTTTCTTCTATTTTTTTCATAGCTTGACTATTTTTCATTTCAGCTAAAGAATATTTTTTACCATCTAGCTGTTCATATAAAGGTCCTAAAAATTCTGTCACTTTATTAATATATGGTTCATTTGCTATCCAGCAACATGGAAAATAGAAGCCATGAGCAGAAATATAGTCTGATGTTAATCCTTTTTTACATCTAGGATAAATTAACATAGCGCCTCTGTACTTCTTGCCAATCTATCGTTGGTGTTAATGGATCTTCACTTTCATATCTTACACTTTTTACAATGCTAAATTCATGGAATCCTAATTTTCTTGCTAAGTATATACCTTCGTCAATATTGTATTGATTATACTTAAATAAAATCCATTTCCAAATTATTTTAATATTAGGATTATATTCTACTAAAGTCTTAATACCGTTTTCAATAGTTTCCCACTTGCTATTAACTCTATATAAATGATTGTTGTTTGGTAATCCATCTATTGAAAATACAATGTTGTCACGATGGTCAAGTATGCTTGCTGTTTCTTTCCACCAATCGATACTTCTAAATGCACCATTAGTATGCATACCTATACTCATGTGGGGATGTGCTGTTCGTATACTAGATATTAATTCGTGAAATTTAGGGTGATATATAGGATCACCGTGATTGCCACACATGACAAACTTCTTTTTTCCCTCAGCTAATTTTACGGTAGTGTCAATATCACAATCTTCTAATTTAATATTATCAATTGACAATGTTCGCGGGCAATGCGGACATGCTAACGTACACCTACTAGTAGGTTCTATGTGTAGTACTCTGTCATCTATCCAAATATCTTCATTATTCATGCTATTTAAATAACAAATTCATCTAACCATGGAAATAAAGGTTTCCAATTTAAATTTCTTCTTCTATCTATATCATCTAGTTGAATTTTTAGTTCTTTTACTAATTCAGGGCAATAAGGTTGATTATTAATAGTATCACGATATCCACTAAGTTTTTCTTTGAGATATTCAGATGGTGCAACTGCAATCATCCTGTCAAAATCTTCATCAAAAAACCCATTAGGAAATATATCGGCTCGCAAATAAGTCATATAGTCAGCAAAACTAAAAGAAATTTCAATTAGCGAAAGATCATTTGTTGTTCTGATATTGTTATAATAATTAATTTTTTCAATTAATTCTGGATATGTTTTTATAGTTAAGTTGCACATAGTAGAATGTACTACTAATTTTATTTTAGGGTATTCTGCTATTAACGTTTTAAAATTTTCTTCCCATTGAATTAAATCTAAACCATGTCTAACATATTCTTCTTGTGGTCCCCATGCATCAATGCTACAAAATATTCTAAAAGATTTTATATGATTTTTAGTAACTAAATTTTCTACTTTATCTAATATTTTTCTAAATTTAGTATTTGATACTTTTAAATTTGAAAAAATACTAAAAATTAATTCAGGGCATGGATTTGTTTCAAAAAATTCTATATTTTGTTCAAACTCAGGTTGAAAAAATGGCTCACCACCTAACAAATTATATTCTCTTATAGACAATGCATTTTTTTCCAACCAAGCCCAATATTTTTTTACTAATATGGGATAGTCTTTTTTTCTGTCAATATGTTTATCTAACTCTTTTTGTGATTTTAAATTAAATTTAATATCTTCATTTTCCCATACCGTGCTATATTCTGAATTGCAATAAAGGCAAGCCATGTTACATAAATTATTGAAATATACTTCAACAATAGTTGGCGATACTTTAATAGCTTTATTATTATTTAACAATTCAACAGCAGGTTTTACATAGTGTTTGCTAGTAGGATGCACGTTTAAATTTACACTCATCCTATCACTAATGCCACCACTCTTTTCAATTTTTTCGCAATATTCACATCCTTTGCCGGGCCAACGGCCATCTAACATATCTTTCCTGGTACTTAATTTTAAAGGAGTATTGTGAAAATCTTCAATGTTTTCAACTGTTATTTCATCGGGGTTTACTCTATGACAACTGTTTGTTTTTTTAGCATATATATTTATTGAACTCCATGAAAATTTCCACACACAAGCCGGTTCCGGCATTCCATATATATCTTTAAAATTATTTTTCATATGAGTCTTCCAAATCCCCATTTTCTTTCATGGCACCACCAGCAAGTTTCACAATGTGGTGTTGACCAATCATAAGTCTTAGCTTCGCAACTTTTAGTGATTGGAAATAATGTATCCATCAAGTTAAAATGATTATATAATTCTGCTATTCCTTTTTTATCTAAATTAGCAAAAGGTCTATAACATCTAGGTCCCGGCATAACTGATTTTATTTCTTCTGTGCGGTCTCTCCTAAAATCTCTCTCGTCTATCACAGCTTCATTAAATGAATTGCACACTTCAGGTGGTGGATTGCAATTAATACCAGTGACATGGCAATCAATAATTTCATTTTTATACGCTCCTTCAGTCAGTATATCTTGTGCATCTTGTAATTCGGGTCCTTCCATTACAGGATCACAATGTAAATGTTCACTAAATTTGATATCAAATTCTTTCTCACAAAATTCTATTACTCTTTTACTAAAAATAAATTGATAAGGTTTTAAAATATTGACCGCAGTTATAGGATGTATACTGATTTCTGGTCTTTCAGTTACTTTATACTTCGATAGTATATAGCAGATCATGGCGCTATCTGCGCCGCCTGAGATTTTAATTCCCACTTTATTGAATTGTGGATCTATAGTAAAATCTATATCCTGTTGAGAATTTTTGATAAACATGATTACTTAAATTGTTCTGTGAATACATCAAACTCTGTGCCGCATTTTTGTGAACACACTTCTAATTTCCCTGCTGCTACACTAGATAATTTCCAACTTGATTCTATTTTTGAAAATAATTTACTATTGTCAATAACATCACTCAAATCGTTGTTGATAACATCGATGCCTTTTTTACCGCCTGTATTATCAATTATGTGCCAAATTTGTTCTATTCTGTAATCTTCATGCCACCATTTATACATTCTACCTGCTGTCCAGCAGCAAGGCATAAGCAGTCCTTCGGCAGTGATAAAAATATTACCTTCTTTAACAACCTTACAATCTATTTTACAACTGTCATAGTATTTAGTCATGCTCCCGTGTTGAGCAATTAATTCTTGTTCTTTGGATAAAACACGATTTTGAAATTCTTCTTTAGGTTTTTTAAGCAATATAGTTTCCGTGCCTTTCCGATTTTGTGCTTGATGTTCTTCTTTTCCTTGATTTCTTGCAGTGCTAAAAAATCTAGCAGTTTTCTTTTTAGTAAATTTTTCACATCCCCACTCATTTGCTAACTTTTCGGCTTCTTCCACTTGATGTTGATTGTGTTCAAATATGATATAATCCCATCTTGCTCTGCCACCTGCATTGATAAAACTACGCATACTGTTTTCTACTATACTCCATTTAACATTTTGGCGATATAGATGATTAGTATCTACTAACCCATCCACAGAGAATATTACAGCACCTTTGTTGTTGTATATCTTGGCTAATTCTGTCCACCAATCAGTATCTCTAGCCCCTGCGTTAGTATTCATACTGAGCCACATGTTTGCATTATGTTCTCTAAAATATCGAAATACTTCTAGTGTATCTCTAGCAACTATTGGATCACCTAAATTACCGCACATGTACATTGTGTCTAGCTGACTAATAAATTTTGTGGAGAATATCTTTTTGCAATCATCTAAAGATAGTTCAGCATTGGTGATGTGTTTATTATCTTTGCCACCGTTCTCGTTGCGGTCACACATTGGACATGCTGCTTGACATAACTGTGTTATCTCTAAATGAACTTTCTTTATATCTTTTGATTTATACATTATTTTATGCCGATACGCATATATCGTGTGTACTTATCAAGCGCCAATTCACCTTCATATAGCATAGTAGACATTGGAGATTGTATTCTAAATTCTTCTAAGCTATTAGAACAATTTATATGATCTTCAATCTCAACGTAGTTATTGGTTTGAAGTATAACTATCTTATTATTAGGTATGTTATTGTACCAAACATCAAAATTATGTATATGTTCACAGCTAGTATTGATGATGGTGTTTGCAGAATCAGTTAATTCTAATTTACTTCTATCATATCTATGAGTTTCATATTTAAAATTTTCATAAATTAGATTATGTATATCTACTGTAGCTGCTTTAAATTGCCAATTATTTTTTACTTTTTCTCTGTTTATAGTTTCTGCTACTCGTTCACACAACGGATCAATGTCAAAGCTACGAATTTTATCTATTATGCAACTACTCTCAAATAACATTGGTGCTAATGTAGCATACCAACCAGCACATAAAAATATGATACCTAAATCTAAGTTTAATTTTTCTAATTCAGATACTAACCATCGTTTACTTTTTAGTTGTCCCCAGCTTAACGCATCAGACAAGTCAGCACCCTCATTATCAACTGCATTGCATAATTGACTAAACAATTTGTTTTGAGTTAAAACAAACATTCTTCCAAACGTATCTTTATCATCTGTCCAATTAATTGTCATCAAATTTCTCCTTTAACCAATCAAAGTTATTAATCTTTGATAGTGCTAGTAAATGGCCTTTATTTAATGTTCCGTATGATCTGCCTTGAATTGCACCAGCAATCGCATATTTACCATATGGTCTATCAGCACCCACTGTACACCATGTTTCCAATCTATTAAATGTTTCCTCATCGTTCTGTCTGTCAATGACTTTACTTGCTAGTTTGCAACATTCTCTAAATGCACTACGCCAAGCACTAAATGCGTCAGTATTGAAATTTGTTATGTTGCTAACTTCAAATACGGGCTTGTACTTAGTGCTGATACTGGTGGTCATGTCAGGCTTACTCAAGTCCATGTTGATTGTTAACTCTCTAGGGAATAACTTGATGCCACCAAATCCATACTCTAAGTCATTGACTGGATTCTTACTGCGCCAAACATAAACCCAGTCCATCTTGTCTGGATGAACGATATAGTCAAAATTAAAATTCTTGTTTATTACGGCATCACCATCTACTATCCAAACCATCTTAGTGTTGGCTAACTTAGCAGCAGTAATATGTGCATTATGTATACCTTTAACACCGTCAACTCTTTTTGCTCTTGGGAATCTACGCTTAAGATTAGTCCAATTCTCCTCAGCATTAGGTTCATTGTATGTTACCATAATAATATCATATTCATACTCATTAATAGTATCAACTGAGTGTATCGTTTTGGGTTGTCTATCGGGGTTGAATTCTAAAGTTTTAATGAATTTGCTTTGTTCACTAGTAAATGGTTCACATATTGGGATAATGCTACCTAAAGTTTTGCATTCGTTTACTGCATCTAACACTGACATTTTTTCTACCGTAGATTTATACAAATCATTTAAATAATCAAAATCTCTTACTTGAGTAAAATCCCAATTTGTATATTGTGTTTTATAACATCCTTGTCTAGCACCTAATATAGCCCATATGCCATTATTAACCTCTATTCCAGTAGTCATCCAAATTTTTAGTCTATTTAAATTACCTATGTTTAAGTCTGCTAATTCATCGACTTTAATTCCGTTATGCAAGCACATCTTTACCCCTTCACGGAATCCAGCACGCCATGCTTGCAACTGGCTAGTATTATTGTGTATTATAGAATATGACTTATCTATTGCCATATAATTTAATGCCCAACAAAAATCTACTTGAGTCATGGGATCATTTAGATCCGCTGCCTCATGTGTTTTCATATCAAGCATTGCTTGTACAGGCCAACATTTGATTCCCCCGTTGCCGTACAATAAACCGTTGATGATATTCTTACTGGGCCAACTAAAGACTGTTTTACTGTCATCGATTGAATCATCTAACACTAGTGTCTGATGTAGATATTTGTGGTCAATAACCGCATCGCCGTCAATGACTGATACTCGTGGGGTAGTTGCTAATTTTGCAACCGCTTTGTGTGCAGCGTCACTACCTTTAACTCCATGAACCCTTTTGGCATAAGGAATTTTTGTTAACAAATCTTCCCAATTTGCTTGTGCATTTGGCTCATCATAGCTAAGATAGACAACATCGTATTCGTAGATTTTAAATTCTTTACTCATACGAATATTTAATATAAATAAAGGATGATGCGTAATTTGTGTTTTGGGTAAATTGAAGGTTGACTTCTATTCAGAACTACTATATAATACACACATAAACGCAAAAAACACTATGTAATTTGCAGTTATTTTTAACCAGGACTAAATAGAATACTATGATGAATAAAACTTGTTACATGCCGAAACATACGGGGCTATGGTCTATAGAGACCTTAGCGGCCTTTGCGGTATCATATCCTACAAGTATTCGCGGGAATGATAACCAAAGAGGAGCCCGGGGAGAGGAATAACTAGTTACATCATAACAAAATTTATTCAACCCCTGGGAAACTAAAAAGTCTCAGGGGTTTTTCGTTGTATAAAAACAACAAACAGAGTTTACAGTAAATGGATACTCTGATATACTAAGGGTTAATTAAGAAGCAACTACAAAGTTGCGTAGTGGAGAGTTAGATAGTGTGTATAGGTAACGAGGACCTAGTCTGCACTTAAAACATGGACGAACGGGCGGCCTAGAGGATGAAGTCTCTTTTGTGAGATGAAAAATTCTAGCGTATTGAAACATATTAAAACACGCCCCTAGTAGCAGTAGCGAATCAAGGGTGTAATGTTGAGTGTGTTTCAATACACACATTCGCAAGAGTGTGTTAACAAACATGTTGGGGTGTCGCCTAGTGGCCTAAGGCAACGGTCTTTGAAATCGTCATCATGGGTTCGAATCCCATCTCCCCTGCCAAATTTATTCCGTAGAATCCGAGCATGGTGCACGGACTTGACTGTTAATCAATGACTAGCTGGGATCATTACCCAGATACGGAGCCAATTTTAGCCCTTTTCGTATAACGGTATTACGCCTGTTTTGTAATCAGGATACGGCAGTTCAATTCTGTCATGGGGCACCAGTTTTAGGATAGCAACAGCAAATCAAAAAAACTTTCAACGTTTATGAAAAAAAATGCTATCCTGTTTTATTATGCGTGGTTAGTTTAACGGAAAAATCAGTGGTTGCCAACTACTAGTCAAGGGTTCGACTCCCTTACCCCGCACCAATTTTATGCCTGGTTAGTTCAGCGGAAGAACGTCTGCCCGATTAGCGGAATGTCGTAGGTTCGACTCCTACACTAGGTACCAGTTTAAGGATAGGTTCAGCAAATAATTTAACTACTACTCTGTAAAAGTAAAGGAACGGTTCGACTCCGTAGCCGCAAGGTTTGGTGTAACGGTAGCACTATGTTAAAAACTATCCTGTTATTTTATATTCCGTGAGGCAGCTGGCGTGGCCGATAGTCCTTCAAACTATTGAGATGGGATCAAAACCCATACGGAATACCAATCAATGCGACCGTAACTCAGCTGGATAGAGTACTAGGCTACGAACTTAGGAGTCGGGAGTTCGAATCTCTCCGGTCGCACCAATTTGCTCTTTTAGTATAAAGGTATTATAATACATTGGTAATGTATAGACGCTGGATCGTTACCAGCAAGGAGCACCATATAAGAACACACTGCTTGCCTGACTGCAAAAGTCGTGGTAAACTACAAGAGAAAGGGGTTCAAATCCCCGGGACTGGTAGTGTGTTTCTATATGGTAATATAGCATAGTGGCTAATGCAACTGCTTCATACGCAGTCTATCGTTGGTTCGAGTCCAACTATTACCACCAAACAATTTTGCCTCTATAACTCAGTTGGTAGAGTATCGTGTTGATAACGCGGAAGTCCTTGGTTCAAGTCCAAGTGGAGGCACCAAAATTTGGGCTGCTAGTATAATGGGATTACACTGGCCTTGCAAGTCAGTTATTGGGGTTCGATTCCCCAGCGGTCCACCAAGTTTTTATGGGTTGTCAAGGTTGGTCTCATGCACGGTGAATAGCCGTAGGAGCATTATCGAGTGTGCGCCACCGCACTCTTGGTCTGACAAGGGTTCAAGTCCCTTACAATCCACCAAGTTTTATCTGTGTGTGAGAAAGTCCGGTCTAATCTACTCGCCTTGGAAGTGAGAAATCGTAGGTTCAAATCCTACCGCACAGACCAATTATTTACGGTGACCATAGTGTAAAGGTTTAGCACCTCGCTCTGTGAAAGCGATAGAATGGGATCGTTCCCCATTGGTTACCCCAATCATGCCCTGGTAGCGCAATTGGTAGAGGCAATGGTCTAAGAAGCCATCAAGTGCGAGTTCGAATCTCGCCTAGGGCACCAAACAAATTTACGCCCCGCTGGACAAATCTGGCAAAGTCGCTTCTCTCAAAAGGAAGAGTTCTCTCGGTTCGACTCCGAGGCGGGGCACCAAGTTACGGTTGGCATTGTAGAGTGCTATGCGCCTGGCTCTATGGGTTGACCACCAAATTTCAAGCTAGACGGTAAGATTGAGTCCCAAATAATCTAACACAGTTTTGGTTGGCTGTGTGACACCGCACACGATTATAAGGTAGTATAAACTCTCTTACACGAGACAACCCAATGAGTCTGAAAGGATAGTTGGTTGCTTGAAAACCTATTTGCAACTTTAGCTGATGTGGTCATAGCGGTGGTCTGAAGAACCATTGAAAGAGGTTCGATTC